AAGTTTATGTCGTCTGAGTTGGTGACGACCTGCGAACCGTCATCAGAAACGTTGGTGCCCCCTGACGCGTCGATGGTGAAAGCGCCACCTCCATCGTCCGTTACAGAAAGATTAGAACCGAAGTTAAGATCGAATCCGGAACCAACACTGGTTCCACCGTCGTTTACGGGAAGAGCTACATTTAGCGTTTGTCCGGTTTTTACGAGTCCACTACCTGCATCGATTTGACCTGCGGCGGAGAATTGAGACCAGTTAATAGCCGTAGAATCAACGGTTATCGGGTCGGAAGTAGTAATAATGTAGGAAGTATTGATGTTGGCCGTGCCCTCTTCTACAAAGGTAAACGTGCCGCTAGTAACTTCATCGTCTTCGTCGGCGTCCTCAGACCGGGTCCATGTGGTGGGGTCGGTGGCCGTGTTCGCCACGTAAATGCCGTTCTCTGCAGTAGCGTTTTGATCTTTAAGAAGCACTCGGTCTCCATCAGAAAGCACAACCCCGTCGATGGGATTTGGGTCGGCGTTAGCCGTTAAATCAATGTTCGTTTCATCTGTAGCCGCACGTACGCTTTCTTTTAGATCCAATCCTTGCGCCACGCCATCGACGTAAACCTTAGTTGCAAGGTCCGAATCTTTCGAAGGAGAAGTAGACGTGGAAATGGAAGGAAGGTCAGAAAATTGCAGCCTGTTGTCCCCGTCGAGCCCAACATCCGAAAGGTCGGTGATAGCTATGGTAGCAGAACCTCCGAGAGAAGCCGTATTTCCGGCTACAGTCACGGTGTTGTTTTCAAGTTCTACGGTAACGGAACCGTCTCCATCGCTCGTAGCTTGTACATCTCCGGTAAAGTTAATGTCGTCCGTGTTGGACACCACTTCACTACCATCGTCCGAAACGTCGGTTCTTGTGTCCGAAGATCCAGACCCGGAAACCGTTACACTACCATCTCCATCGTCTGTAACGGAAAGGTTCGCGTCAAAGTTTATATCCGTTACGTTCGTAAGAACCTGAGAACCGCCATCGGAAATGTTAGCTCTGGTGTCGGTTCCACCCGTTCCATTTATCGTTATCGTACCCCCGCCGTCGTCCGTAACTGTGAGATTCGAGCCAAAGTTAAGGTTAGTAATGGCCGTGTTAACGTCCACTCCGCTGTCGTCAACGTTAAGCCCCGTTATAAAGTCCGAATTCGAATTGTCGTACAACGAGAGGTCGTCGTTAACCGACACGTCAACCTGCCCGGTAGTCGGGCTCGTAACGTCAAGAAGTGAAGCGAAGTTGAAGACCGAAGCACTGGTCTGAATCGTGGTGGTGCTGTCTTCCACCGTGGAGCCTTCGAGATTTCCGGTAAAGTTAATCGTTACCGTTCCGTCTCCGTCGTCAATGACTTCGAGGTCAGATCCAAAGTTAACATCCGAAGGCTCCGCCAAAATCTGGCTTCCATTGTCGGAAACGGAAGAACCTTCAACTCCAACAAAATTGAGAGCAAGCTGCTCGTTAGCTACGTCTTCAACGACATTTATATTGTCGCCGCCAACAATTTGAGATTGGTTAGCGGAAAATACTCTAGAATCCGTAAAGAACAGATTTGTAGAACCCTCGGTTACGTCATCAGAAGTGTTCGTGGTGGTGTCAAATACGTCGTTGCTAACGGAAATGCTTGCTATTCCGGGACTTCCAGATACGTTAAGCAAACCCGTGAAATTGAAAACGTCGGTGTTAGGCACGATAGAGGCACCATCGTCCTGCACCTCTGGAGCGACGGCATCGAGGTCTCCGTCGAGTTCTATTGTGATCGTGTTGTTGTTATCATCGACACTTAGCGTTATGTCCGTTCCAGATTGAAGAACGCCGCTCGTATTTGGATCTGCGGTATCCGAATTGAAATCCCCGTCTCTCAGGGTTTGGAAAACACGATCTTGAGTGAAGTAGAGATCGCTCGCGCCTTCAGCTAAGTCGTTCGTAGTCGTTGGAACGGCCCCGTCGATGGCCGACGCAGTTACGAGAGCCGTGTTGGAACTGTTGTCGGGGTTGCTCGTGACCTCGTCTACGTCGCTTCCCTGAATGGTTATCGTATCGCTAAACGAAACCGGAGACTGGAAATTAGCTTGATCTTCGAAGGTGGCCGATCCTTTGAACGTTGAAGATTTCTCAACGATAAGCTCTTCGAATATAGAAAACGTAGAAGTCGAGTCATTGAAAAGGACCCTCGTGAGAGAGTCCATATCTGCTATAACGCTCTCCGAGTCTCCGACGTTGAAGTTGGCGGAGGTGTCATCAATTCGAGCTCCGGGAAGCGCCGTCACAAACACGTCATCGTTTCCCGAACTTGAATTCTGGAAGTCGGAAGCGGAAGTCGTGTTTGTAAGAACGTAATTGCCAGGATGGAGCGTAATATGCGCCCTAGCTAGTTTGCTCTGGTCTTCGACAATGAAGTCGTTCGTACCTGATCTAGCAAAGTCCAGAACTTCTCTGGCTCTGTCAATAGCCCCGTCGAGATTTGAGAAGGTGGGGGGCGAACCTTGATTATCACTGGCTATATCAGTCTCTATTGTCTTCAGACCACCGATACTCTCGTCGCGGACATTTTGCCACGCTACCGTAATTGAAGCGACTATGCTCATGCTTGCTTTATGTCATATCACTTTGTATAAACCTTTTTCATCTGAAGAACCTGCGCAGGTACTTGCCGTACTCTCTGGAACGAACTCGATTTTGAACGTAGTTCGCTGCATAATGAATGGTGGACAGAGCCAATTGTCGCTCCAGTCCCCGGTTCGTGGTTTCGTTGATTAGTTCCGGTTCTAGACGACCATCAATAACGAAATTTCTGTTTAAAAGATCGGACGTGGCTCTCTGACAGAACGTGTTTGCGCTTTCGTTGTTTTCCAAAACCACGGCCACGTCGAAGACCCGAGAAACCACTACGGTGCTTTCTATTCGGCTGTAGGCTTCGGCCCAAAAATTCGAGATTTCCTTTTCGGGGTCCGCGTATTCGTTAACGTATTCAAAGCACTCGTCATAATTGGACATTCAGTTGTTAGCTCATTCATCCTCGATCCGAATAACTTCACCTGGAAGAAGGTTGTGTACCATTTGAGTGTTACCGTGTTCCGTGTTCACCGAATCCGAAAGCTCGACGGTATACCTGGAACGTTGACTTCCATAACTGAATGGATCTCGAACCCGAACCACCCCTTCTTTTCCGTCAACTTGCTCTTGATAAGGCGTAAGGTATCCGCGAGAAATCTCGTTGAAGTCAATTTGGACTCTATCTCCCACGTCCGGGGCATTGGCCTCGTCCTTGAGTCTGGAAATCACCTGTTCGACTTCCTCTCGGCGTTCCTCTCTCACGTCTCCAGCCCTTCTCATCCATTCTCGAATAACGTCTTTTGGATCTCCCTCTTCAACGGCACCAGTCATCTTCCTAAGTGCCTCGATGGGAGTCAAATCCGTTTTCTCTGCCACCTTCTCGCTTACTAGCCGAAGCTTCTCCATCGTACTTTCGTTTTGGCTGTTCTCTTCGACAGATTTCTCGACGTGGCGGAAAAAGTCTCGATAATTTGGACCTTCTTCGATCATGGCTTGCCTGTCATTTAGTTCAAAGTTAAATATGAGAGAGACCGACATAAATAGAGTCGATTAAAGAAGGACGGTCCAATCCTCCAGCTTATCGACGAACTCTTCTACAGACAGGTCGTCTCCTTTATCGGACTTGATCTCCACCTCTTCCAACTTGTTCGGAAACCTTTCGGCTATATCTTCAAAGAGGTGAAAGCCTTGACTCGGATAGAAGGTGCCGTTAAACGTCGAGAGTTCTCCAAGCATATAGTTGTCCGAATACAAGTTTTCGGACTCTTTGACCATTTGCTCAGGGAGTAGAATAAAATATTTCATTGATCTTCGGGAAAGTTAGGGTTTCGTTCGTCTTCGCCCTTTTCCGGGAAGCCAATATATACAGCACCGCGTTTTTCGCTTACTTGATATTCGACGTCGTAGTGATCACCTATCGTGTCTCCTTTCCACTTCTTGTTGGCCGGAAAGGGTTCTGATGTGAAGATTCGAAGAAAAAAGTCTCGAATGCGTTTAAGCATGTTGAATAGATTCTATTCTTTTGAGAAATTGTCTTTCCTCGTTGCTAACGTCGTCCAAGACTCCGAAAGTCTCGAAGCTCTCGTAGGACGATGCCATAGCAACCACCAGTACAGCTTTGGTAGCCAAAGAAAAGCCCTCGATTTTGGACAGTTCCGACCTTTTTATCCTAGACAGCTTTTCTTTGACTTCGTCCGATGGTAGATAGATTGAGTGATAGCCCTCGCAGATTTCGACACACTTTTCAACGTCTCTGCTGAAAAACACAACACGTGTGCGCGGGAGTTTTAAAAGGTCTCTAGAGGCACTGCGAATGAACCTGAAATCCGAGTCCTTCCCGTACCTGCCTTCACCCCAGCGAACCGTAACTTCCGTGTCCGGAGACGAATCTCTCCGGTCTCTTACGACTTCAACCGAATCCGCCTCCTGAAACACAGGCTCCGTGAACTTGTTAGAAAAAGCAAGACCTTCAAGGGGCTCAACTCTGTATGGATAGTTCATGGTCTTGTCGTCTTCCTTTAAGTCAGGTTCGATGTTGTCGCTATTGAGGGCTCGAACGAGATCACTGGAGTGGGTAAAGCTTAGTGGCAAGCCGTAGGCTTCTACGATCTCAGAGACTGCGCTGGGAACCAGAGGTGAAGGAGGGGGGAGCTCTCCGACAAAGACGAGCCTTTCGGCTTCCATTTCTCCACAGATCCAAGCGGCCATGACTATCTCACTCCCTAAATGAAAAGGCCCACCATCCCAATCAAGGATAGATGAGCCTTTTTCGAAGTACTGCCTTTGTTCGTTAAATTCAGACCTGTCAAGCTCCAAGTTCCCGCTTTCGGACCTCGCTATCGAAACGTCGGACTTTGGATGAGGTCCAGAAAGAGAAAGTAAGGTGCCTCTTTTGTTTCTCGCCATTCGTCTGGTTCTTTCCACCAGAGCTTTGTCCGAAAAGTCGGATATGGCGAACACTCGCCTACCTTCAATCTTGCTCTTCTTCATTTTGATAATCGCTGGAGTCGAATTGTTCTTTATCCTTGACTCGGTCCACTTCTCCGATAGGAAAGAAAATGGTCCTCTCCTTCCAAAGCCAAGGCGTACAATCTTCGAGGATTCCGACCCTGTGAATTCCGACGAAGTGCGAACAAAGGAAAACGTCGGGATAGTCTCCTTCGTTCCATTCGCTGCCCTTGCTTAACACCACGGGACGCCCTCGGTTCTGTCCGGCTTCGTAAACCATCTTGAACGGGTGATCTTCGGCGGGACGACGGCACAAAAGGCTGTCGGCCTCAGAGTGCTTACGATAGAACTGGATGGCGGACCGAATGTTTCGGTACGTCCTATTAGGATAATCTACAGGAAGCGTCACGAAATCGTCATCGTCGTTCATGTTCATCTTGTTGCTCACCGGGATCAAAACGTCCCGAAGAGGTGGCATGTCGAGAGAATGATCTTCGCCCGGTTCAGGATCTACGGCTAATCCTTTGACTCTCGTTTCTCTCACCTGCTCGATTGCCCAATCCTCGTTGGTAGCTACAATAACTCGCTTCTTGAACTTTCTAGGTATGTTGTCGAGCGTTAAGGGAAGCAGTTCTTCGTTGGCTCCCTCGTAAGGCTCCATGTGAGAAAAGATAGGAACTATGTAATAAACCATTTAATCTGTTTCTTTTCTGAGTTCGTCGATTTTAGCGATATTATCGGAGTGATGAATAGCTGGAATGTTGATATCGAGCTTGACGTAAAAGTCGCCTTGAGGCTTGCCATCAAAGGTCTCGGGACCGCCCATGCCTTGGAATCTGAAAGTAGAATCGAGTTTCGAGCCGGGTTCTATTTTGGTGCGTACCGTCTTTCCATCCAAGGTATCGACTTCCACGTTTCCTCCGGTCATGGCGTCCCAGACCGAAACTTCTTTCTTGACGTAAATGTCGTTCCTGTTTTCTCTCCAAAACTCGGTGTTGTTGGAAACTCGAAATGTGACCTTCGAGCCTATGTCGGGAAAGAACATTTCGGTTCCGTCCTGAGTTCCGGGAGGAACGCGTATGGTAGTCGGACCGATGTTGAGACTTTCTTGTCCGTACACTGCGCTTTCAAAGCCTACGTTCACTACCTTCCGCTTTTTGCTTCCACCACCCACGGTAGAGGAGCGGCCAAATCCGGCCTTGTCGGACCAATCCTTGAAGTCCCGGAGCATGTCTTCTACGCTCTTTTCCTGACCGTAGTTGATATTCGGGTTACTTCTAAATCCAAAGTCTTCGGATTCGAACCCGCTCCCCACTTCGCCGTTTTCTATACGCTCGTAGGCTGATTTGATCTTTTTGAACTTGTCTTCGTCTCCTCCACGGTCGGGGTGATGTTTCTTGGCCTTCTCTCTGTAAGCGTCTTTGATCTCTTCTGGAGAAGCGTTTTTGTCAACTCCGAGAACCGCGTAAGGACTTTGTTTCATATCTGTTTTTCAATTGCGTCTATGGCGTAATCGCTGTTGACTTCAATCCAGTCTGGTTCCCACCTGCTGCCGTTGCATCGCGGTCTTCTGTTTCCGATGTAATATTTCTCTTCGCTCTCGTTGTACTTGACTTGCTTTTCTATCTTGAAGGTGGCAGAATCGCTTACCACGTGAACGAGATCCGCCGTGGAGTAGCTTCAATCGGTGTCTGCGTGTTTTCTGCGCTGCACTTCTCTTGGGTGGTAAAGATATTCCACCAGCATCGAAAACCAGACAACGGACGAAAGAGCGACTACCAGAACGACGAAAGCTCCGAGAAGCCGAAAGACTATCATGGAACTTGATATTCGGTAACGAGTTGAGACCTTCTGATTCTGTCTACCTTGAAGGTTCGGTACGGATAGCCATCGAAGTTGAAGCTATCGAATCTTCTGTCGTACCACCGTTCCACGTCTTGGTAATCGACGTCAAAGAGAAGCGTCTCGTCGCTCAAGAATTGAGACTCGAAGTCAAGCATATAGTTACCGATCTCGGCCATGCTCTCGGCAACGTCTTGAAGCTGCTCCGGTGACATTTCACCGAGATCAAGAGCATGCAAGAGGTCGTCTTGGACGCCAAGCACGAGCACCTTTCTGGAACTCAGATTGCCATCCTGATCCTCATAGCCAAACTTCGCTATGTCTCCAGAACTGAAATTGAAGCTGCTGTAAGATAGCGTCTTTCCAAAGTTGTCGCTGTGGCTCATGCGCCTTTTCTTGTCCTAAGAGTTCAGATGGGCTGGTCCATGAAAATTCCGTCCACGTGATCGTCCCGGACCCCGAACTTCCGGAGCTTTTCTCCGATTTCGGAGCGGTTTATCTGCTCTTCCTCGGGTTGGCAAATCATGACTCCCCGAGTGTCTCCAGCCTCAACCAACTCTCCGTTTTCTTCGACGGAATAAAAGTATCCGGGCATCGGCGCGGGATCGTAACCGTATTCGACCAGATCTCCGCTTTCAGTAACGTGCGAATAACGAGACATAGCCTATTTGAACAGGTGAGAAAGAGAGTAAACGCGTCTCCTGGCTTTTTCGTCGTTAGTGCACCAGATTAAACGGAACCGTGAACTTCCGGTTCCGTGAAGCACGTGTTAAGACTCGTTGAGCTCGGGTTGTGGCCCCACGAACTTGCTGTCAACGTAGGGGTCCATGCTCTCTGGATAATCGAGGAAGGTGTTGTGATCGCAAAATGGCATCTGACCGTGTTGCTGAGAGAATGGGCAGAACGCGCACTTGAACTTGTCCGGGTCCTTCTTGAACTCGCCCTCCTTCTTGCTTCCGTCCTCGTTGTAGCAGGAACTTATGAACTCGTTGATCTTGCTTTCGACCCTGCTGAGAGCTTCGTCTCCACTCGGGGGCTCGAAGCTCTGGAACCTGCCGAAGTTGCCCTTGTTTCGCTTTAAGATCAAATACTCGATATCCACCATCGAAGGTCTGATCCCAAGTTCTTGTGCGAAGTAGAGCTTGTAGGCCAGAAGCTGGTCGGTTCTCTTTTTCTCTTTTCTCTTCCATTTGTCCCAACCGTCCTTCGAAGTCTTGAGGTCTATGATTTTGTACTTTCCCGTGTCTTCGTTATAAAGCACAATGTCGAGATATCCTCGCCAGTGAATGCCATTCTTTATCTCCTCGAAGACCTTGTGTTCGATCCCAGAAAGCGTCGTGGACTGAACCGGGAAGTACTTGGATCTGTTTGATTTCAGGTGCCTAAGAATGTCTCCTCCGTCTTTTGCGGCTTTCACCATTTGCTTCTTCGTGATCGGAAACTCCACGTCTTCGTCCCAATCTTCTCTCTTCTCTTCGAAGCTTTCGAACATCCTGTCTCTCAAGTCATCAACGAGATCAAGTTTGCTCGCGGCTTGAATAGAGTCCTTGTACAGAACTCGAAGGTACTTCTGGATGGTTTCGTGGACGGCTGTTCCAAATATGAAGTGGATGCTCTCGTCGGTCGGCCAGTTCTCGTCTCTATACTTCAGTTGCCATTTTCTTGGACAGGAACGCCAAGTCTTGAATTCCGTGTGGGATACGCTTGTGCTCATCTAATAACTTATTTTTAGTTCTCTAGCCGACACGTAAGCCCTCTTAAACGTCCAGAAGGCGACGAAGGCCGGAACGAACACTGAAATACCGAAATTGAATTTTCGAAATCAAGAAAGCCGCTCGTTGATGTGGCTGGAAACGAAGTTTTAAAAATCCTTAACAAGCTTCTTGATCTCCGACTCCGAAAATCTTCGGACTCGATGTGGATCGGCTCCACGTCGGAGGGCTATTACATCATATCGTGCGAATGCTTTATCCAGTTTCCGTACCTTTGCTCAAGTTTGAATCTTTTCTTTTGCATTGATACCTTAGGTGGTGTCGAGCGTTCGACATGTGGTTCATACCACTCGACCATCACCTCATCAACACCGTCTTGAAGTTGACTTGCTACGTGACGGTACTGATTGTTATTATATTCGATCTCGGACCGATCTTCTCCATCGGCTCCCGACGTAACTTCGCGTTCGAATTCGGTAAACACTTCATCGATGCGCTCGTTACGTTGCCGATAGAACTCGTAAAGAGTTTCGGGGAGATCGTCGTGCTTGACTTGTTGGGGGAAGTTGTTATCCATTATTGTCACCAGTTAATTTACTCATCATGTCTTCGTACTTGTCCGAAAGGTCGTTTTCAAGCTTATCATGCATGCTCGACACGTTGTCATCGCCGGAATCCAGCATAGTAACAATGTTACCAATCCAGTCAATGCCATTGGCGAATGCACGAGCCGCTTCTTCGCGACTTGGTTCAACGACGCCCATGGCCTCTTCCGTGTCACCGTCAAGAATTTCGATGCGATTAGATCGCTGTTGGGTCTGCTTGTTGGTATCGGTATATCGCCAAAGCACAGTCTTTCCAAGTCTATTGGCTAACTGCTGAGCTACCCAATTGTTGAAGGCTTTTCCTTGAGGAAGCTCTTGAAGCTTCCGTTGGTACTTTTCCCTCTGCTGGGGAGTAAGCTCGGGACCCTGTTGCTGATTGTTGGGGTTAGGAGGATTCATCATTATCTCTGTCTCTGGTCTCTAAGTCCAAAGAGTAGCCTATGCGAATGTAGTTCAGGGCGTCGGCAAACCTGCCTTCGATGCCCTCGGCTTGCTCAATATCTGGATCTTTTGCGTAATTAGCTAGGGCGAGAACGTGTTTCATGAAGTAAACCGCCCAAACCTGCATCGGATCAAGATCAAGCATGTTAGCTATTTCCTTGAAGTTGGCGTGAACGTCTTCTCCGTACTTGCCACTGTAGGCCGGGTTTTTGCTTTCCTGAATCTCGTTGGCGACGGAAAGGATTTGCTCCATCCTGTCCTGAAACTGTTCGAGATTGGTGCTAGTACCGTTGACTCCTTCTTCAGAATCTTCGATTCCATTCTCTTTCATTAGTCTTTTCATAATTGGAGGATTAATACCGAAGTTATTTTCTCCGTTCATTTTTTGAATCTTTTAACTTGTTCAGAAAGTTTATCGAGAAATTTGTGATACCCTTGCGGGGTGAAGTCGCTGCGTTCAAAGTCTACTCTTAACGTACCGTTCTGCATGTTCTCGTCTTTAAAATGAATTTCGCCGGAAAAAGAGTCGGATTCGGTGTCGTATACGAACGCTACCTTGCATTCGGCGTTAACGTGATCTCCGATTTCTTTCACCCACTCTCTCACTTTTCCTATTCTTGACATATTAAAGCTTTTTAATCTTCTTTAGCTTGTCACGTTCTACACCATACTCGGACAGAATGTCTACAAGTTCCTCTTTTCCATCTTCAGAAGAAAGCCAAATATCAAAGTATTCTCTGACCTCTTCTTCCGAAGCTTTGAACCTTTCTTTTATGAGATCGATTGCCCAATCCGGTATAGAGCGTTCGCGAGTATTTGACGATGGAGGCGTGTTGTAATAGCCGTCGTCGTAAGGAAGAAGCTCGGCATAAAGCTTGTAGACGTGCTTGTCTTCCATTTCCCTAACACAGGGTTGGAGCTCGTTCAGGACGGGAACGTATTCGAGCCTCCCCGACAAGAACCGAGTAATCATGAACGAGCTCCAACTTTTCTTGCTTTCACGAGACAAGTTTTCCCAATAGTCGGGGTCTTTTCCCGTTTTCACAGCATCAAGATGGTCGAAAAGGCCCTGTGCCATAAGTTATTTTGCGTTTATCATTCAGTGTAGTTCAACGACTCTCTTACCGTTTTGTTTCAAGAAGCCGGGTTGCTGGAGTCGTCGTAATCGGTGCTATGAAAGCCGTCGCCTTTGAAGTGGGCGTTGGGCTTTCCAATAACGCGATCAAAAGCGGCAACCGCCGAGTTATAAGGCTCGCCGCACTCTTCTTCTATGTCCACGGTCTCCGGACATGAAGGTGGATCGTCGTCGTAGCTTTGAATTCTCTCAACAACTGCTCCACACTCTTGGCACTCGTACTGATAAATCGGCATACCTTATTGGTTCCTTGCATGATCGATAATAGCCTGCTTCTCTTCTTCTTCGAGTTCAAGGACACGGAAAAGAGACTCCACCGTTACGGTCTTGCTCTTGTTTTCCGCGAAGGAGTGAGAAAGGTCCCCAATAGCTTCGATGGACTCTTCCCACTCTTCTCGCATCGATTGAATCCTCTCGACGGAATCAATGAGAGCGTCGAAGCTTTCCCTTATGCTTTGAAGGGTAGAAGTGTCGGAAGAATGCGCGTGCTCCCAAATGTCTTCCATTTCGTCAAGGAATAGCTCCTTGTCGTTGAATCGGTCGAAGCTATCTTCGAAGTTTTGCTTCCCCGTAGCCCAATCAACAAAATTTTGATCGAAAAGTTCTTGCCTATCCTTGACGGGTGGCTCTTCTTCCGTCGTTTCTTCGACGTTTTGGCTCATGTCTTTGATGGTTTCGAGAATGTTCTCTGGAGCCTCGGTGTTGTCCACCTCATGGGTACCAGAAGCTCGCTGAATCTCAATGGCTCTGGATTTCAGTTCGTCGATCTCCGCCATAATTTCTTCTCTCACTTCGGGATCAGAAAAATCCCCGGAACGAACAGCTTCATAAAGAGAAGGTATGGCCCCTTCGCCATCACCTTTCAAATAAGCTACAAAATAATCTTCCTGATCTGCCGGGTAGTCTATAATTTCTCGCTCTAAACTATTTCTAAAGTAGTTAATGGCAGTTCTAACACCATCGGGGGTCTGCCACCTTGGATTTGTAGAAAGCTCGTTCGAAATATATCGAACGAAAGACCTATCTTCGTTGGTAGTTTCCGTGCCAGGAGTAAATTCTTGCGTAACACCTTCGTTACCTTTCGCTTTATCGTTTTGAAATTGGTTCATGTTGTTCTGATTTTAGAATTCAAGTTACTCTGATTCGTCCGTGAGCTTTTCGAGGTCGGCCCTTCTACCACAGCCGAGACAAGCAAAGACCTGCACAGGCTGGATACCGCCTCCTCCGGGTGGAGCGGTAGGGTGAACGGATGGAATGACCTTCATCTGTAGAGCACTGATGAAAGTCTCGTTTCCGCATTCCTTGCAGCGGACGGAATCGAGCTCTCTGATTTCTTCTTTGGAGAGATCGGGCTGCTGCGGTCCACCTTGTGGCGGTCCTTGTTGTCCGAGTCCTCCTCCTTGTGGAATATTTTTCATAATTCGTGTTAGGTCGTTTCTATTAATTCGATGATCAAGTGCATGAAGTTGATTTCCTTATCGACGACCAGAGCGTCTCGGTGCTGAGCTTCGGAGATCGCTATCAGGGCCTCCTCCGGGTTGTCCGTGAACTCGTCCACATGTTCGTAAAGGTGCCTGAACACTCTCTCGTACTGGTTCACGTCGCTGTCCTGGACGAGTTGCCGAATGTCGTTAAAGAGACTGTTTCTACTCTTGTTGGAGCCGAGAAATTCGACGAGCTTGGTTTCGAAGTTGGCTTCGGCAATCGTAGCCTCGTCGAGTTCCAACACCCCTTCCTTCGTCGTGTTCAACTGAGCGGTGTTGATGATCTTGCGAATATCGGGGTGATACTTGTCCACCAGTCGAGCTACGTTCCTCTTCTCGAAATCAACCTGCTCCTTCTTCAGTATCTTCGCCAAATGTCCAGCCACGTCTTTCCGAGAAGGGGGCCGGACCCGAAAGGATTGGCACCTGCTTCCGATTGGCCCGAGGACCTTCTCCTTGTAGTTGCAGGTAAGAATGAACCTCGTGGACTCGTGAAAAGTCTCCATCGTGTCTCGAAGAGCAGCTTGAGCATTTCGGCTCATGTAATCGAATTCGTCAAGAACGATGATCCTAAGGTCGTGCATCGCAACGATAGATGCAAACCGCTTCACTTCGTCACGGATCGTGTCGATCCCGCTTTCATCCGACGCATTAATGTACATGTCGTCGCAGTCGATCTCTCTCGTGATAATGTCCGCCAGCGTGGACTTTCCCGTACCAGCGGGACCGTAGAGGAGAATGTGCGGAATGTAGTTATCTCCGATCCAGTCCGAAACAGTCTTCTTGATCTTTTCGTTCCCGATATAATCGTTCAAGGAGCGGGGTCTGTACCTCTCAACCCAAATCGAAGCTTCGGACGCTTTGTCGTCTTCTGTTTCTGTTTCGAAAAATGCGTTCATTTAAGTGTGATCAAGTTGTTCAGACAGAATGTAATAAGTGGTTTCCCAACCTTCGCCCTCGAAAGAAACTCGACCGAGTCCTTCTTCGGAAATCTCCCAATATCCGGTCACGTTGTCTTGGTTAGCCTTAAGAATCTCAGCGAAGAGATCGGCTCTGAACACGACGGAATCGGACATAGGCTCGAAGTCATCGACTGGAACGGGAATGTTAACCTTATTGCTGCTTCTACCATCGCTGGTTTCTCCTACAACAACGTTGACCCCGTCCGCAGTAGTCTTAACTCCGAACTGGTCTTGATTGATGGCTCCTTCAGCAGAACGAAAATCGTCGATGAAGTCTTCCGTGATTTCCGTTTCTACTTGCCAATCGGGAAGATGCTTAAGTTGAGGAGTGTTGGGAATAACGTCTAGACTGGCAAGCTCGAAGTGGATAGTTTTCTCGCCATCGTCAAGGACCATGAGTCTGAATTCTCCGCCACGCTTCTTCAAAGATACCGAGAAGTCGTCTTTGAGAATTCGGACCAAAGCCTTGAGACGCTTGGTATCAAAGATCCCGATAGTGGAGTCCTCGATAGGAAAGTCTTGTACTTTTAGGACTCCGAAGACAGAGTTATCGGGAGAGACGAATCCTGTGAATAGTCCACCTTCTTCGATCTTCCATTTGACACGCTTGATTTCGTTGCCGAGGCTGTACCTGTTGATTGTGGACAGCATCCGGCTCTTACTGAGCGTATCAACCTCGTCGTCGGTTTGTTGCTCCAAAGTTTGTGTAGCCATATGGTTTTGTAACGATTTGTTTACATTCGGTGTTCCTTGCTCGCCTTTTAAATAGAGGCTTGATACACCGAGATCTGTGAAGAAAAGAAGAAGCTTGTATCAAGAAAAGTCGAAGAAACGACCCGCCGCTTTCTTTTTTGCCGATGGAAATTCCCAATCGATGGCGGCGTAAATGTCCTCCAGCTTCGATTTCAGAACCTTTTCATACATCTTTTCGTAATCGGCGTATTCTCTCGCGAATTCCAAGATCTCGTCGGGGTTATCCATGGGACGAATTCCAAGCTGTTCAAGCCCCAAAGCGTTCTTTTGGAGGTAAACCCAGCGTATCTTGTCGCCGTTTTCTATCTTTTCGTTTTGTTGCTGAATATCGAAATACTTGAGTAGGTCGTTGTACGCGAGAGCCGACTTGAAGTGCACTTGTGCGCCTTTTTCGTACTTGGCTATCGTATCCGTTTGCCATTTCTCCAACTCTCCGACTCCCGTAGGGTTAGCGATCCGATCAATAGGCTCTTCTCGGAGCTTGCTTTCGAAATCTAGGATAATGTCGTCAATTTCCTCCTTGTCGGCTCCTCGAAGGATAGAGTTCACAACGTCCTTCATGACCTCGTTGAAGGCTGGAGGGAAGTCGCTGCGCACGAGCTCGATGCCTTTGGCCTTCAGCTTCGATACGTCTTTGCCCTCGTCGTTCACGACCCACATCGCGTACCGCTTTTTGACCTCCCACCAAAGCCCACGAGAAGCTACAAGTTCCTGTTTGATCTCGAACCAGTGACCTTCTCGTGGCACGTTCAAGATCTGTTCTGCATAGTAGTTGTAGGACTTGTTGATGTAGTCCTCGACTTCTTTCGCCTGTTCGATGGAGTCGGAAATGACGTGGTCCTGATCCGCGTTTCCGGTGTCGTAATCGAGAAGAGGAATCGCGGAGTAGAAAACGCTATCAGTGTCGGAATAGATGCAAGATTGAAGCACGTCTCCACATTCGGTATTGACGGCGTTCTTGCTGTAGAACTGATCTCCAACCTTTTGCGTGTACTTGATGGTGGAAACTCCGGTGGCTGTGGTAGCCTCAGCGTTATCAATGTCGTAAAACCGAAAGACTGGAAGACCGAGAACTCCGTAAATGGAGTTAATAAGAATCTTTCGGTTGTGCTGTTGGCTGTCGTAGTACTCGGCGTCTTCTTCTCTACCCTCTTCTTCTGCTTTGTTTCTGAGCTTCTTATATTTTTGCCTATTGCTGAACCATTCTTCCAGGATCTCGGGAATAACGCCCCTCTTGTCTCTTCTATAAACCGCCCCATTCGCTGCGACTTGATAATCGTTGCTCCGAAGCCAACTCTCGATTTCGGACACGGAATCAAACGTCCTGTAAGCATCAACGTCGAATATCCAGACCTTATAGTCCTTGTCGGGCTTCTCCGCGAGATCGTAGGCGTCCCAACCGTAGATCTTCGCCACTTTGGTCTCCGGGCTGATGTTCAGGCTCATAATAATGCAGGGGTACATTGACGTTAAGTCGAGATCAAAGATCCAATCGTAAGTCCCCGGCGTTGGTTGCTGGACGTAAGCACCAGAGAATTCGAGCCCAACCTCCGCCTCGTCTTCGGCTGCGAAATCGATTGGGTCTTCGAGTATGAAAGTGTCTTTTTCTACATCGACGTACCTGACTTTCCCTTTCGTGGTCTTGGTAGAAGCTTTCGGAACGCCAATCGTCCCTTTCTTCGGAACGTCGTTGTGAATATCGTCCTTAGCTTTGATCTCGTTGGAGCCCATGGGGTGGTAGCCATCGACCTCAAACTTCGTTCGCCCCCTCTTTTTGTCCGGGGCTACGACGTCGTTCCGGTGAAGCCTTTTAAGAATAGCTCCCTCAATGAACCTGCTCGACATGTAAACGTCTTCGTAAGGGATGTAGCCAAGGTGAGAAATGAAACGAGCCATTTCGATAAATCCGAACTTCTCGTCGAGATCGGCTACAAGCTGAACGTCTTCGAAGTTGTAATCGATGAAGGTATCGATATCGAGCCTCTTGAGATCGTCAAGGTCCCGGACAACCTCGCCATCGACTTTCATGCCTTCATAATCGATCTTGCCCCTACCAAGTTCCTCTCTCGCTACGTGGTCTAAGGCATAACTCGGCTGCTCCGAAAACGTGAAGTTCCGATAAATCTTGAGGTAGTCGAGACTGGATATTCCAGCGAACGTATAATCCTCATACTCGTTGTTTCGTTCGTTGTATCGAACCTTCTCGATGGGAGACAACTTGTTAGCCATCGATTCTCCCAACACCTTCTTGATGCGTCCGTAAAGGTAAGGCTCGTCAAATTCGGTGTTGTTCCAACCAGAAATGATGGTGGGGTCAGCCTCTCTCCAATGCCTAACGATTCCGCGAAGAAGATCGGGTTCGGAATCGAAGGTCTCGATATCAACGTCTTTTCTGTGAGGATCCTCGATTTCGCCCTTCTCGTCCAGGATGAGTACGGCTTTCTTGTCTCGTGCCTCGTCGTAATAAGCGACTGAAGTGACCTTCTCTTCTACATCTTCGGGGTCCGGAAAGCCGCCCTCAGAAGCGACCTCAATGTCGTAAAATAGCTTTCTGTGGCCCGTCGATGGTTCGTGATCATCGTAGAGATCGGTGAGAACGCGGGTAGTAATGGGAACGTCGGATTCTTGAATCGCGTCTTCCCCGTAAACGTCCTCCAACTCCTTCTTCTTCGACCAACTCATTTCGGACTTCGGGATCTTCATGACGGGCTCCCCCCACATAGTCTCATGCTCCCCGAACTCGTTCTTAACGAAAACGTAGTTGGGGAAATCGAATCGCTTATATCCGGCTTCGTCGTCCCAAAGATGAACAGTGGGCTCGTCGCTCCATTTGTCTTCTACATAGATGTTTTGGTAAATGGTATACCACCTCTCTTTTTTGAAATGCTATTGAAAAACGAAGAAAAGACAGCCTCGTTCCGGGCTTCACTAAAGCTTAAAATCGAAGTGTTGCATAGAAGATCCAGAAGGCCGAAACCTGAGACAATCGAAGGTCAATCGCCTTCCGATCTTGTCTCGAATCTGAGAAGTGTAATCCTCGCCTCGCCCTCTCTTCAAATACCCGACAGTTAAATGAGGGCTGTAGTCGTCATGCTCGTTCGTGTGTGGAAAAGAAGAAAAGACGCGATTTAACTGCCTAAGCTTATCGGATTCAATGTCGTATTTCAGAACGTCGTAGTCCGGGTTGTTATCGAAGGTGGAAGCACCTACAATTTTGATCTCGACAGGTTCTCTTACTGACTTGCAAATTCGCCCCACGAGATCGGAATGAACCTCGTCGTGAAGGCCGTACAGAACAGTTACGTGCGGGTTGACTTCGAGACCCGAGTTCTCTTCTTCGCTGTACACGTCTTCCCTGTCGATACAAGAAAGAACGCGACTCCACCCGTCAGGCCATCCACTAGCCATGACGCATCCGTAATCGTAAGCCATAGGTCATTCTTCGGAGTTGTTGCGATTGGGATAAACCACCTTCATGCCTCCAGAATCAGTGCGAACGTATCGCTTTTCTTCGTCGTCTGGGGAATTGGGTTTGTTGTTGCTTTTTTGGCGTCGAGGACCGGACTTTGACTTTCCGGTATAAATGCCTTTGTGGTCGCTGTCCGTACTTTTGCGCTGCTGCGCCGCATCGTCGAAGCCTTCTGGAGTAGGGGGCTGGACGAATCCGTCGTCAGGCTCCGCGCCCTGTTCCGGGTCAAACTCGTCGGTATCCGGAAAATCGGACTCGTCAGGAAGAAACTCGTCTTCATCAAGCTCGAAGCCTCCTTCGGCATCTGCTTGATCAATTTCGTCCAGAAGGTCGTCGATTTCCTCCGAAGAATCGGTGTCCTGCTCTCGGAAGTGAGTCTGCGTGTGTTCTTCGCACTTTTCCAAGATGTCCTCTCTTTTAGCGTAGGAAGGTTTAATCCAATTGCCAGTGAGAGGATTAAGTACACGTCCGGTGTCGGGATCTCGCTCAGGATATTCGCTCATAACATAAAGTGCTGTTTTGTTCAGGTTTAAGTAGCTTCATGAGAGAGCCTAAAACGGAGAACGATTTTCCCTTGCGCTTGGACACACGCGCACGAATCTTTAATTTAGTCGATGTTAGCCGATTTCTTTACTTCTTCGGGGTCGATATCATCGATGATTTTGGCAAACTGTTTCTTCGCCAGATACTCCACATGGCCGTCGAAGCCATAATCGGTGTGGCCGTACCGAGTCAGAGTGTCGGTGATAAATTCAAGAACATCGTTCTCGGTAGACACTTCGGATACGACGGAAACTCCATGGCCCTCCTCCAGATCTATTGTGGCTTCGAAACCTTGTGGAGAGTCCGGTGCTCGTCCTCCGACGTTCACGTCTCCGTCCACCTCCATTCCGGGAACCGCACCAGAAGAACCAAAATCGTCCATCTTGACCTGTTCATCGAGCTTCTTGGTGGGGTTACTTATGTCCTCAATGTCGGAGCCTTCGGAAGACTCGACCTCGATGACGACCAAATCCTTCCGTTCGTCTCGGACTTCCGCACTAGCGGCCACCTCGGGTGGATTGACCCACATTCTCCGAACGAGCTTCTCGTTCTCGTACCTGAACTTCATGTCTCCGATATACCTGAGGCTCTCGTCTCCTTCTTCTTTATCTCTCGGAAGATCTCCAGTAAAGTCAGTCATAACTTGTTTAAGTTTTGTATTCGTTAACGTACCACACGATAATGCCCACGACCTCTTCAGCAGTGGGAATGCCATCGTAGCCTGAGTTCCAGCACTCAAGCAAGTCTTCGTCGATGCTTTCTTCCACATCAATTGTCAATTTTTCCGGACCGAGACTATCACCATCACAGAGAACAGTTCCGTCTTCCGAGACGGATAACGTTCACGTCTAGATCTGTGCGCTTCTGTGCAGCTTCAATAACGTGTTCCCACGCCTCGTCCACAGTCTCGAACTTTTGTTCCTCTTTACGCTCGACCTTCGATTGCATAGTATCATGCATAACATTTTTGCTCTTTAGGACTCGCTATCTTCGTTCGAAATACGCTCCAGGATCTGGGCGCGTTCCTCTTCGGAGTACGAAGTCCAATTCGCTATCTCCTCCAAGGTGCGCCCACATCCCGCGCACTTTCCTTTCTCGATTTCACAAACGTTAATACAGGGTGTCTCCATTAGCCGCATTTGCTCCATCCACAGTCCTTGCACTTCAAGCATCCTTCGACGAAAGCGAGACCTTCCTCGCTTCCGCACTCGGGGCAAGATTCCATCCCGCCATTTCCGTTGGAGTGGTACTTGCGAAGAGCACGGAGAACCGCCTGATTGAAGCTGGCAACGGAACCTTCGCTCTTGCCAAGTTGCTCGATCACGTAGTCAATCTTGGCTCCGTGACGTAGAGCAAGGCTTACCATTCTGGACATGGCACGCATGGTACCGCTTGGAGCGAGCTCCGTAATGTCCTCGATGATTTCGTTACCATCGTTGGCAAGAAGCTTGTAGTGCCCACTTCCTACCTTGCGAATAACGCCCTCGTCTACTCCTTGACCGTCATCGTCCACGAAGCGAACGGAAATTCCGGTGTCTCCTCCGGTCTTGAGAGCGAAGATCTCGTAAGGATCGTCTTCGAGGAACCCAACCAGAATCTTCCAGTTCTCTCCACGGAACCTAATCTGGTGAATCTCGCAATCAACGTCCTGTGGACGATCCGGGGCGTCGTTGTGGAGAATGCCGTCGTGATCTTCGTTCCCAACGTCGCTTTCTTCGGATAGTACAGCCTCTCGACTTCCGGCACGATAGAGCGTGCATCCCTTGCAATCCGATTTCCAACTCTGCATGTAGACGTCGTTAAGAACATCTTTGTCAACGTCTTCTGGAAGATTAACTGTAACGGAGATCGAGTGATCGATGTGCTTCTGGATTCTGCCTTGAAGCTTGACCTTCGACACCCAATCAACGTCTTCCGTCGTAGCTCCTTCGTAAGGACTCTCGTTCTTTAGTTCTTGGAGCTCTTCTCGGGCTTCGTCGCTGTCGGCTCTACTAAGACGGTCCTTAACGTCTTCAGGATCGTAGCCTTTCTTCTTCATCCAGAGCTTGAACTTCTCGTGAAAAACGGGAAACTCCAACCACTCCGTATCGTTTTCGTCCACATAATCGGGCTCAACGTCTTCGTCGTGGTTGATCTTGCGCTTCCTAAAGTGGAAAGGAGCATAAAGGTTCTCGATTCCAGAGGTAGTCTGGGCGAGAAGACTGACCGTTCCGGTAGGAGCGTTAGTAAGAATAGAGACGTTACGCCTCCCGTGCTCCGCCATTTCCTCCCAAAGCTCGGGGTCTTCCTCTTTGATTCGAAGAAGGAACGGGTTCTCCTTGTCGTTCTCGTGGTCCCAAATAGGGAAAGGTCCTCGCTCCTTCGCCAGCTTCACGCTTTCTCTGTACGCCGAAAGCTTCAAGGTCTTGTAGATTTTGTCCGCGATTTCGAAAGACTCCTCGCTTCCATAACGAACTCCGAGAGCGGCAAGAACGTCACCAAGAGCCGTAGTGCCGAGTCCGGTTCTTCGGGCCTCAACTGCTCGTTCTTTGATCCTCTCCCATAGGTTACGTTCGATGTTTTTCACGACTTCGGACTCGTCGTCTTGATTGATCTTTCGGATGATAGCGTTCACCTTTTCAATCTCGATCTCTACGATATCGTCCATCATGCGCTGCGACTTCCTCACCTCTTCGGCAAACCTGTCGTAGTCAAATCGAGCGTCGTCTTCGAACGGATTCTCGACGTAAGGGAACAGGTTAATAGCCAAAAGCCTGCAGGAATCACCGTCTGGAAGAGGAAGCTCCGCGCAAGGATTCGTGCTGACTTCCTTGTAGCCCTCGTAATGACTAGCTGGACTTTCTTCCCAAATGCGGTCCATCCAAATCATGCCGGGTTCTCCGCCACGAGCATCGCCTTCGCCGTAGTTGCTTTCCACGATTTCCTGAAAAAGCTCCTGTGGGTTGATGACCTTGGTGAATTCCGCGTCTTCGGGCTCCGCCTCGATAGGGAACCTAAGCACGTACTCTTCATCTCCACGCTCCACGGCTTCCATAAACTCGTCACGCATACGCACGCTTATGTTCGCGCCCGTGACGTTGCCGGGTTCTCGCTTCAGCTTCACAAACTCTTCAATATCAGGGTGCCGAACGTCAAGCGTGATCATCAAGGCACCCCTTCTTCCGGCCTGTCCTACCTCTTCGGTCGTGCGGCTGAACCTCTTGCAGAAGGTCGTGATTCCGGTGGACTCTCTGGCGGCGTTATTAACCGCTGCGCCCTGTGGCCGTAGGTGAGAAACGTCGGTTCCACAACCGCCCCTGCGCTTGTATACCTGCGCAAGCTCTTGATCGGTCTTCATGATGTTGCCGTAGGAATCGTCGTCCGTCTCTCTGATCACAAAGCAGTTGCTCGTGCTCATAAGTTGGAAAGGATTCCCAACGGCGGACATTGGCGATCCCTGTGGAATCGGTCCTTCGAAATCCCTCAGCAGGGAGAAGAGTTCAGATTCCGGGGTCGGATTCGGAAATTTTCTTTCTACCCTGCCGAACTCTTTGGTAAGGCGTTTGTGCATGTCGTCGGGGTCCTTCTCAAAAAGGTTCCCCTCAGCGTCTTGGAGTGCGTATTTTTTCAAGAACGTAGAAGCCTCCATATGGCTCCCGTTGTAGTATTCGAGACTTTCTTGCAAAGCTTCGTCGTAAGAATAAACGTCTTGTAGATCCATGCTTCTTTAATTCTTTTTTATTTTGAAATTCTGAAAGATTCAGGACTTCTCTATGAGAGACTGAGAACCCTCGTTCTCGTTCATAGATTTGTCCATCTTGTACTCTTGATAGGCTTTTGAAATTTCCTCTCTCTGTGCTTGACCCTCGCTTTTGTTCATCTTCGCCAACAGACGCTTACCCTTGTCGCTTTCGGGGTCGAGAACGTTGATGGTCCCGGTAGAGGTGGACATGAGAGCGGGATAAGTCTTGCCATCGGGACCGAATCTAGACTTGGCGACGTGAATCCTGGCAGTATCGGTAAGCTTGTTCGTGTCCGTGCGAGCCAAGGTAGCCATAAAGTCCGCGTTCATAGCCTTCTTCCAACTATCCGCGATTCTATCTTTCTTGACGATCTTGTCCCCAACGGCTGATCTCTGCGTCTGAGAAACGGTCCATATAGGAACTCCGAGTTCACCTCCGAGACGCCTGAGGTCTTTGTAAATGTTGCCCATCGTCCCATAGGCGTCGTCCTCTCTTTGCGTCTTCAAAGGCCGAAGAAGGTCGGCATAGTCAAGGATAACGAGATCCGGCTTCCACTTCACAACACCCATTCTTTCAAGATGGGAATAGAGCGTTTGAGTTGTGGCACCGTTAGCTGGCCAGTGTTGGATGGAGACGTTTCCCGGCACGAATTTAAGTGCCTCCTTCACGTCTTCTTTATTCTCTGTAATCTCGTTCGGTGGATGACCGGAGAAGATAGAATCGTATCGAAACCCGGTCTGCTTCTCCGAAAGCTCCAAGGTGTAATGAACGACCTTGAAGTCTTTTTTCATGGCTTCGGAGCCAATGTGCGAGAGAGCCCAAGTCTTCCCGGAGTTGTGGTGGACCGTGAAGTCGGCGGTCATGTACAGGTGGTCCCGGTCAAGCAGGAACCCGTAGTAGTCGCCGTGTCCCACGGGCTCGATGCTGAACCCGGTCCTGAGGCAGTTCTTCTCCGATTTCCTCTCCCGTGACTGCTTTCGTTCGAGTCTGCACAGCATGTCGTCGTCGATCCCGGTCACATATGCCCTGTAATACTCGCCGCCCCGGATATGTTTGGTTCCTCTGGACACCCGGTAGCCAAGGCTCCGTGCTATGAACGTCACGTCGTCCGCCAACTTCTCGGACGCGGAGACGTAATCGTATCCGTTCTTGCTCAGGTGGGCGTCGGCGTCGAACAGGCCAGCAAGGAAGGTCCTTCTGACTTCGGGGGAACCGTACTTGTACTTGTCCGGCACGAACTTGTCCTCGCTTCCTTTGCCGTAGAGCCCAAGGGTACGCACGCCATCGAGGACGGGGTCGCCCTTGTGGTCATTGGTGATAGGGACCACGTAGTTGCCATCGTCCCTCGTCTTAAACCCAACGTCCATACCGTGGTCGGCCTCGCAGTGCTCCATTAGATAGTCTCTAATGGTCTCGTCTCCCGTCGTGACGGAGAAGTTGTGACCCGTGAAGCAACCGTCACCGACCAGAAGGCCAATGAGGTAGGGGTCAAGCTCGTACTTGTAGTCCTCAGAACCCTCGAAGGTATCGACGGGCTTGCGGCGAAGCTTGTGGACATGCTGGAACTGGTTAGATTTCTCGATGTACTCGCCCACCGTCACGTTCACCACACCACCTTTGCCGTGGCTGTATCCGTCGCTGCTGTTGACGAGCGAAAGCACATGGTCCTTGTTCACCACGAACGGCTCTCCACCACGGTTGGGCGTGATCTCGTACATCTGCTGCTCTCCCCGGCGAAGCTCCTTGACTTCTCTTGGACTGGAATCGGGTCCCATGAGCTTGTCACCGACCGCCACATTCTCGACCTTTTTGACTGTGCCGTCGTACATCATGATCTCCGTACCAGCGGCGTGACAGCCCGTGGCTCCCATAAGAACTCCGATCTCTCCCGGAGCAAGTCCTCCATCCAAAGCTTGATCGTCTAAAACTGGCCATCCAGTAGGTATCGTGTCACGGGCAACGCCTTCCATTCTGGAATCAACGTCCTCCATGTAGTCGTGACCGACTTCTCGACTGACTCCAGCGGAAAGAGCTTCGTTAAACTTGGAGCGGATAGTTCCGTATTCTCCGGAATCAATCAGGGGGATGCAGTCCTGGACGGTCTTTCGAACCTTCTGCTGCTTGCAGAATTCGAGAAAATTCTCCTTCACCCAATCGAGGTCTGGAGATTTCTTTTTCTCCCAAGCCTTACGAAGATTCTCCATAATCGAAGCTTGCATGGAATCGGAAGGCACGGATTGGATTTCGGTCTGAAAATACTCAAGTTCCGGTACCTCCTTGTACTCTTCGTAGAATCGAAGTACGCGACCTACAATCCACTGCTTTCCTTTCCCATCAAAATACTGCGGTTCTAAAATGTCAATGATTCGCTCCAGAAAAGCCTTGTCGGAAAGAATGGCTCCGATGGCCTTTATCTGAAACCGAGTGCCATATTTTTCTGACAGCTTTTGTTCACTCATACACTACTAATTTCGTTTACGCATTCTATTCAAATCAGCGAAGGTGGTCTTAAGCCAACTGTCCATTCCGTTGATAGCGGCCCACATCTGGTCTTTCATGAACAACTCACGAAAACACTGCTTATCGAGCTTCGGTATGTCTTCTTCCGCTATGTCGATAATCTGGGCCTTCTTCTCCGCGCCAATATCAACATCGTAGAGTTGCATAAGCTTCCAATTTCGGCGGAGAATATCTTCGTTGTCCACGACCTTTTCGTAGATTCTGCTTTCATCGAGCCTTTCCTTAGAGAATTCAACAACGTCATCAACGGTCTGTGGCTCTTCGTCATGCACGATCTCTCCGAGGTGCTTCTGGACCCTCTTTTCACCGATACCGTGAACGCCGGGTATAGAATCGCTCTTGTCTCCGTCTATCATTCTCCAGATCACGAAATTGCGTGGAGGAACTTGGTACTCTTCCACGACTTCTTCGGGACCGTACACGGTCTTTTTTGTCGGGCTCCACACCTCCGTGCTGTCGTCAACGAGTTGCAGAAAGTCTTTGTCCGTTGACATGATAGTGACCTCGTGCTCGTCTTCCTCGTAAACCTGCCTGGAAAGATAAGCTATGACGTCGTCCGCTTCGATGTGGTCAATAGACATGAGAGTAACGGGAAGGCAGTTGAGGTACTCAACGGTGCGGAAAACCTCTCGCCTCATAGCCTCGTCTTCGTCCTCGTCTTCGAAATCGTAGTACCTGTTGTAGTCCGTGCCACTACGACCGGACTTGTAGCCACCAAATATCTTTTTCCTACGCTTGCTACCACCTTTTCCGTCGAATACAACAATACATCTGGTGGGGCTAAACTTGCGAATAGCGCTGCCTATGGACTTCAAGCAACCTCCGATACCACCGATATGAATGCCCTTGTTGTTTCTCGTAGGAGATACGGCGAACGATCTGATAAAGGTGTTAAGACCGTCTATAGTGAGAATACGGTCGTTTTTCCCTCTATCGGACTTGTTCTCGTGGGCCTCTTCAACCCGATTCAGTATCTTTTGATATTCGTCTTTCATGAGAAAAGTTAGCTTTGGAGTTGAATAGGAAGGGCCGCCCTAGTATGTAGGACGGCCCATCCGCCGATCAGTCTTGTCCTTCACCTTGGTATTCGGTGTCTGATCGGTCAACCCATCCCTCTTCGTACTCATGGACTAGGGTATCTTTGAGAAGCCTTTCCATTTCCTCTCGAAGCTCGGGGTCCTTGTGGAGCTTGTTAGCGAATCCGCCCTCCTTCTGGACCTTGAGAGGCTCGTCGTCGCCGTCTTCGTAGAGATCGGACTTCAAGTAATACTCCTTCTCGTCCGGGTCTTTGCGAACCTTGTACCAACCACCGCTGTTGTGATCCATGTAGCCAGCATCTTTGAGAGGTTGCCACCAACTACTGTAGTCGTCGATTCCGTTCGTGAAGTAGAGATCGAACGAGCAACGTCGCTCCGGTGGAGCAAGCCTGTTCTTCACCACCTTCGGTCTGATTTCCGCTCCGACAACTTCTCCGCCGTCCGTGATGGACTTCGATCCTCTCATGTGAACTTGGACGCTGGCGTGGAAATCAACTGCCTTTCCACCGGGCGTGACGTGAGGATCGCCGTACATGACTTCGGGATCGACCCTCACCTGATTAGTGAAGAGAAGAAGAACGTCTTCACGGCTCGTGATGCCCGTTATCTTCCTCATAGCCTGAGAGAGAACGATGGCCTTGTCGGTGTTGTACCCTTCCTGCTCGAAATTGCTCTCGATTTCGTTTTTCGGAACCGCTCCAGCGAGAGAATCAACGACAACCGTGACTGGCTTATCCTCGTCGTTTTCCTTCGTCTTTTCAATCACGGTTTCCACCATTTCGAAAATGTCTTCGAGCCTGTTCTCAGCGACGTAGAGAAAGTCGCCCGAAGGATCAATGCCGATGGTCTGGAGAAAGTCAAAGTCTGCTGCGTGCTCAGTGTCAATGTAAACCGCTGCACCACCCATCTGCTGACAGTTCGCCATGGCGTGACTCGCGATCAAGCTTTTACCGCTTCCGCTTTCTCCGAAAATCTCGACGATCTTTCCGCAAGGAAATCCTCCACCGTCGCGCTTGTTAGAAATGATCGTGTCCAGAACGGTAGATCCGCTTGGAATCCAATGCTTGATTTCTGATGGGCTCTCTTTATCGTCAAGCCTGTATGCTACCTTTCGTCCTTTGTCTCCTGAACTCTTGCTGTTGATTGACTGAGATATTGCGGTTGTAAGGTCTCTTTCATTTGCCATATTGATATGTCGTTTTGATATTGTTGATTCATTAAAAAAGGGGACGCGACCACGCGGTCACGCCCCCCTCTGGACGTTCTTAGGAGGACAAACTACCCGTCTCTTTAGTCAAACATGTCGTCGAACTCGTCCTCGAAGTTGGCAGAATCCGTGGACTCGTCGTCGCTTCCACCACCACTGCTGCTGGAAGAGGAAGAAGCGGTAGGAGACTCTTCCTCTTCTTCATCCTCGTCTTCGCCTCGAAGGTAATCCTCAAGTGCGCCTTGGAGATCCTCTTCGGTGGGAACGTCGAAGACGTCCGTGATGGGTACCTGACTGTCGAAGAACTCTCGAAGCTTGTCTTCACCCTCAGCGAGAGGAGAGGTGACGGGCTTCGGGTCAACCCTCGTCTTCGGGAAGTTGGTGTCGGACTGAGCACGGGGAATGTACGTAACCTTAATGTCTCGGCCTTCGTGCGGATCCGAAAGGTCTCCCCAATCGTCGTCGTTGAACTTCGTCAAAAGCTCCTCGAAGATGGTCTTGCCAAAGCCCCAGAACCGGACTCCTTGATCCTCTTCGCCGCGAACCACGACGGGGGCAAATGTCCTGCGCTTCGGGAACAAGGTCTTCCACATTTCGTAACCCTTCTGTCCCTTCTCGCGACGGACCTCGTTCGCGAAGTCTGCGATGGGATCTTCTCGGTCAACGAACTGGCCAGCCTGCTCGCTCGGGCCGGGGAAGGTCTCTACGTCGTCGAAAGAAATGGGAGACAGGAAGTTAGGCTGTCCTGGAAGCTCGTAGTGAAAGTAAAGCTCGATGAACGGGAAGTCCTTCTGCCACCTGTAAGGAACGAGACGAACGATTTGGTCTCCCTCGTCAGGCTTCCAAAGGTTATTAGATTTGCTCCCGCTGCTTCTGAGATTCTGAAGCTTCTTCTTGATACGGTCTTTGTTAATTGCCATAAGGTTATAGCTGAGTTATTTGTAATTCGGTATCTGTAATTAGTTATTAGTAATTGGTAAATGCGCATCGAGAAAAGGACCCTCTCGAATGCGCTTTTAAATATAAGGACGACACAACCGAATTCGGGGGGGTCGTCGGACCTTTCCGAAGGCTTCAACTCGCCTTCAAGAGTTCTTCACGAGAGTCCGTTTACAGACATTTGGTCATGTAGCGAGAAATGGTGCCACACACCAGCTTCTTGATAGGGCGCTCTCGCTTAAGATTTAGTCTCCGCTCCGCCCAGACGTGGGTGGAACGGGGGTGCCATCGCTTTTGGGAAGTGAATCCGGCTTTTTGGGCTTATGTCCACCACGGTTAGTCGGATAGGCCCTCGTCGTGCGGTATTCAATGTGGCCGCACTTTACACAAGTTCTAAACTGACAGCCCTTGTTTTCTTTGGGAGAAAGACCTTCCCAAACCGTGTACTGATGCCAACAGCCGTCAAATACCCAACCAGCGAAAGAAGAAAAGAAACTACCCATTATGAATGTCGATAGGTGACGTACGCTTTGTCAAGGTCGTAAGGAGAGAATTCGAGAGTGACTTCGTCTCCGGGAAGAACGTCGATATGATTCCGTTTCATCTTTCCTGACAAAATTCCCAGGACCTCCTTACCATTAGAATTGACTTCAACCCTAAACTGCTGATTTGGAAGCTTTTTGAGGACTGTTCCTCGTTTTTCTATCTTGTCTTCTGACATATTTCGTTTATGCTTTTAATTCAGATGCCTCGACTCTGTAGGCAGAGACGATTCGTGCGATTTTGTTGACGTGCTTTTGAAGCTGGTCCACGTTTCGTACCACATCGTCGGCTTCGTCAAGCTCTATAAGTTCTCGTCTAATCTCAGAGACGCTTCCGTCGATCCTCTTAATTTCTTCATCAATCCTGTTCAACTCGCCTCGTCTTTCTTCCACCAGTTCGGTAACTATGGCACAGAGCTTCAGGAAATTTTCTCGATTAAGATCTGGAGGATCGATAATATCGTCCGGCTTCAGATCGTCAATCTTTCCCATTATCGGAACATCGATATCGGGAGGTATGTTAGAGATTTCGTTTCTACTCATAGACCTGACGCTTTGAGATACAGACGTGTACGTGCTAGAGCGTTCGTGCGCGGACTAAAAGAAAAGAAAAGGGCTTAGTACCGACTATGGTTGAACGTCGAATCCGAAGTTTTCTTGGAGCTTTTGTACCTTTTGGGCAAGCTCGTAATCCTCTCGGTCGATGGCGTCTCGTTTTAGAGACTGGACGCCTTCTTCTGCCTTGTTGAGCTCGGCGGTAACTGTGATTTCTTCGCTCTCTATGATGACATAATTCTCTACGTCATTTTCAAGCACATACTCCCAGCTTTTCAGAATGTGTCTTCCAACCTCATCTGGGTTTTCTTCCAACCACCGTTCCAATGTTTCGACCGATTCGAAAGTTTTCGGATCCATATCAAAAGTGAATACGAGAACGAGCAAATTCCCAGTCTCCTTCTTCGTTCTGATTTCGATAACAACCAATTTCTCCGCAGATCTTTTCTGTGTACTGCTCTTCGGTTTCCACGAAATCAGCGTCTTCGAGAAGAAGCTGGACGGTCTCGGACTTTAATGTAGCTTTGCCTTCCCAACGAATCTCAGACTTGAGATCGTCAATGAGTTCTTCTTGAGTCATAACCTTTTCTATCTTGTGCGAAAACTGAAACAAATTAGATATCGTCTTGTTCCGAGTTCAAGAAAGCTTCATCGTCGTCAAGATCGATAATATCAAAGAGTTGAGTATCTATCTTCTGAAATTCACCGTTGTTCGTGACGAGAAGAGAATTTCTATAATCTTTCCAGGGAACCGGATAAGTCTCGTCCAACTCGCCATCGTTAAGATATTCGATGAGCTTGTTGAGAGCGTTGATGGTGTACAAAGTGTCCGTTTCTCGTTTACGGTGTATAGAAATGGTCTTGTCCAGGTAGTCTTCGTACCTGTCTCGTTTGATGTTGTAGGTGCAGAACAACTCGTTAGGCTCCCTCATGTTCTGAAGGACGAAAACTCTACCATGAACGATTTCGTAATGGTCCACGATAGCTCGAATAGTCCTCTTATGATCACCCTTACGAGTGAACGTGCATAGCAGTTGTGTATCCTCTTCTGACACGATACTTCGGTTGGTTCTTATCGTTCAAAGTTATGTATCGTGACAGGAAACGGAATGACTCAAACGGCATCGGCCATCGTGGTGCCTCTGGAGGTCTTGACCTTCATTGTGTCGTCACTCATAACGTCGGTGGCTATCGATTTTACTTTCTCCACCTCGTCTTCCGGACAATCAAAGAGGATAGAGTCGTAAGTGTAGAGAGAAGGAATCGACCTCATGTCCGAGAGCCGATTGAATATCTCCTTCATCCGTTCCGTGTTATACTCGGTTTCGTAAGCCTGTATAGTATAGTTGAAGGCTTTAGCTGGGTTAAACCCATTTATCTTTGTTGCCGTTATTTGTCTTCTGTAAAGCGGAGTAGAAATCAACCCATATTCCTTGTACACGCTCCAAATATCTTCGGTCAGTTCTTTGACACCACGAAAGAAATCGAGTTCCAAGACTTCTTCGGGCATACCCCAAGGATTGTAAATCAGTCTGAAAGTAAGTTCTTTAGACTCTTTGTATTCTTCGTCGTTAAGCTTTTGCTTGTCGAAATAAAGGCGTCCGAGGTGCTTGTGAAAGCTATACTCGGGGGCGTCGTAATCGATAAGATTCGAAACGAGACGAAGATGAAATCCGTCGTAGTCCACGTTCAAGAGAACGCCGTCGTCAAACCTGCTAACAATCGCTTCCCTCTCTTCCGGGTCCAGAGCAGCGTAGTTCACACCGTGATTAGCGTTAGAGGGACGTCCGGTAGAGGTGTAGAAATTGTATTTAGAATAAACGAGATCGTCTTCGTCCAGAAGATCAAGTGGACCCAACCTGTCCTCGAAGACTTCGGGGTCCACGCGGGTACCGTGCCGTTCAAGACGAAAAAAGGTCTCCAGCATATCGCCATTGTATTTTCTGAATGGAGTCTTGTCTAATGCAGACCCGTCTTCGTCTAATATGCGTTCACACCTGTCTATGCGGTTCTGCGAAATCTCGGCCAACCTCATCAAAGGACGATGAAGATTCTTGGCGTCTCGGGGGAAGAGAGAAGGGGTCGAAAGTTCCGGTGGTTCGTTGTGCTGGAAGTAATAGAGAAGAGAACAGTCCACGAGATCGCGGAATGGAACTAAGTGAAGGATTCTCTTCTTGTTTAGACAGAACTTGTCGTCCCCGGTATTAAGTTCCAGCAGAAGCTTGGGATTTATGCAAGTAGCGTCGTTGTGGGCCACTGGTATCAAAGCTTCTCGGTTTCCCGCTCTTACCAACACAAAACACACGCTGGATTTGGCGGGGTCAACGTCACCACGAGTTTGAACGGCATCGAGAAATACTCGGCCATCGAAGCTTTCGTAGTGCTCCAGAAAGTCGTAGAATTGCTCTTCTGTTTCAACCGTTTCTTTCATCCCAGAATTGAAGTGGGTCAGAAAGCTTTTCTTTTATGCCTTGGTTCTCTTTCGAGATTCGATCCAGAGTCCTGAGATTCGTGTCTTCGACTCCGCTGCGAATTTGAAATCCGGCATCGTTAAAAACGTCATTCCTGGGTCCCGAGATCCGCCACTTCAATGAAAATCTGATGAAGAATCGGCTCGTATTGAATCTACCGTAGCTCCCTTCTCCTACCTCCACGATTTTTCGGGTACCTCGACGACGAACGAAGAACCTTTCGAACCAAGTACGCTCATAGTCGGCCTCCGTAGGCTGTGGTGTAATCTCTTCCGGGAATTCTTCGGTCGTGTTGGTGTAGCGTTCGTTAGAAGAATCTAAGTAGCTATCGATGGTCATTATATTTCTATCGTGTCAACGTTCCGTGGAGGAAGAATTCGTACCCTTTTGAGAAGTGCTTCCTTCCCGTCGTGATTGATGTTCACGAAGTCTTCGAGGTCCGAAACGTAAGCGTCAAGGAATTCGGAGGGCGACTCTTCCAGAGCGGCTATGGTATCAAAGTCGAGATCTCCAGTAGACCGAACGTCTCTCCCGATACGATTCAAGGAGTCCTGAGCAACCCCGAAAGCATCCGAAGCCGAGAACAAGATGTGGGTATCAAATATCTTAGCGGCAACGGTTCCGACCTCTAACCCTGGATAGTTGTGAAACGTCCATTCGCGTTCTCGAAGAATACCTTCCGCTTCCCTTCTGTTCAAGGATTCCAAGTCCACGAAAGGAAATCTAGACTCTCGAACACCAAATCGGGTCTTTGTTCCATCCCTAACCAGCCGTTCTACGAGCCTTGGCCCTTCGTTCTGAATCATAAATCCGGCAGAATACCGAAATCTATCGATCTCCGATATTTGCTCGTCAATTTCCGAAGCCATCTTCCAAGTTTAGTATATTTCTTACAACGAACTTCGCTTTGATTTCGGTGGTCCAATCGTCCTGAGAAACGTCGTGAGTGACGCTCTCGATGGTATAAATACCAGAAGAATTAAAGAATCTGGGCAGATTCGTAATGTCGAAGACCTGATAACCAGTGAGGCCCCCTATCCCATCTAAGGTAAGTTGAGCGTTGAAGTTGATCACTTTATTAGCGTTCTGGGCGGAGTGTTCGCTCTCATCAGCCTGTAACTTACGGTTCAGGTTAGCTGCCGGAACCGTAGCGTTCTCAGCCTCTCCAGGAATTCTGTAGGTCATGAACTTAAAGTTCTGTGACCCTTGACCTCTCGGGGCGGCAATCTCGGCCTCTCTCGTGTTCTCGCGCAAATCCTCAATGTCGGGAAGAAAAGGACTCAAAAGTATGTTTGCGTTGCTAGCTCTCTGATTTTCGAGATCCAGAAGGCCAACGGTAGGAGGAGAGCCCCCATGAGAAGAGGTGTCAGAAGTCTCCGTTTGTTCCGTGGGCTCGTTGCCTCTCTGTCGCTTCAAGTTAGACAAAATAACATCTCTACCGCTAACGTGCTTCTTAAAGAACTGAGCCGTAGAGTCGTCTCGACTGTTCTGGGCCGCGTTTTCGTCCGCACCAGTTAACTCAGAGTTCGTCTGGGCTACTACCTGCTGTTCCATCAGATTGTCAAGATTCGTATCAACGTTCCAATCCCTAAGAATGGAGCTCTCTGAGTTCGGTTTGAATTCGAAAAGTTGGTCGTCATCTAAGAACTGACTCGCGGTCTTGTCGGGAACCGCGTTGTTGTCGATAATTTTTATCAAATTAGAGTCGGCCACCATTTCAAAGTCCCAAATTTCGAATGCGGCGGCGGAAACCCTTTCCAGGAGGTATTTCAAAGCATCAAATATGTTTTCGTTAAGACGAAAGGCTTCTATTACGGTTTCGTGGTTCATATAAATGTTATGCATGAATCCCCGCCTAAAGCCTTCGGAACCGCTGTTTATGCTAAAATCATCGCTAAAGTATTCAGATACCGCAGATTTGTCACTAAGTTGCCTAAATTGGGGATTTTGAGAAGCCGCACGGTTTCCAGCGGCAACGAGGAAGACGAGAGGGTCAAGAGAACGTAGGTTCACCGGGCTTCCATCTTGAAAGTTTTGGCCTTCTTCGACGTAATTCGATATAACGGAAGAACCGGAGTCAAGCTTAAATGTAGAAACGTTGTTTTCTTCACTTACGAGACTTGCGTGGCGGTTAACGAGTCGTTCTAGAAGTCCCCAACTGATAAAAAATACCCCCGCAGTATCGGAGTCGTCAGATCTGGAAACACTACCTCCGATCACGCTATCACTGACTACCTTAACTATGTCTTTGTCTTTTACGATCTGGTCCGTGTCGGAAGCTTGCCATTGATCACTAAGGAAAAGCTCAAATCGCTGTTGAAGAAACTCATAAAAGGTCTTTCGAACCCGAGAACTACTTCCCTCCTGTTCGGTTTCGGATCTTCGGCTCTGTTGCGTTCGAGCCCTCGTGTGTATCATGGTGTTCGAGACGTGCTTAATCTCGGTAGTGCAATTGTATTGTCCCCCCTCTGCAGCAGAAATGTTGAAATCAACTATTGAACCGACTATAAAAGAGTATCTACCTTCTCCCTTTCTAAGCTTTTCATACTTCGGGTGATCGTATCGAGTCAAAAAGTCCAAGTCCCTTTCTCTCTGGTCTCGTTGCGTATTTCCGCCTTCCGTTCTGTCTTCAGGTTCAAGTTGGGAGAAAATTTCCGTAACTTCGTCAACGTCGGCAACGTTAACGGTAGAATTTTCGGGCATGTCGGACCAGCCCCAATCCACGACTACGGTTCTTCCCATATTCAAAAAGTAAGGGAACAGATCCTCGACCTGCTCTATCGAATTGGCGACCCACTCCACCTGACAGTCCAGACTCTCCATCTTTTCCTCGACGTTTATCGAGTTGATGGTAGGTTCGGCACGAAATAGTTCTCCGGTATCGGACTCCCTGTTGTAGAGATTCTGGAAACCAAACTTCAACTCGTCTTCAAGATCAAGAGAACCGCCCATTAGAATCTTCCTGTTTCCATTGTCGGGCTTGAAATTGGAAGTCATTCTCATCCACGGGCTCTTCGGTTTCTGAAGCTGAATACGGTCGTCCCGCCTCGTTTCGAGTTCGTCGGTAACGAATCTCTGGAATGGAGCAAAGAGAAGTTGTGACATAAAACTATCTGTCGTTTATTCTTCGAAGTTCATCAAACACCTTGGACTCGTTTCGGGGGATGCGAAGCCTCGTGTTAGCGGGAACCGTGAGATCCCCGCGTCCCAAGTTATTGGCTGCGGCTATGATCCACCAAAGAGTAGCATCACCATACTGCCTGAACGCTATACGATCAAGCCTTTGCCCGGACTCGGTGTTTATAACGATATCGTTTTCGCTTCTGTCCACGTCCGGTAGAAGGGTAGACTCGAAGAATCGGTCTCCATTCTCTTCTAGAATTTCGGTATCGTCGTATCTTGAAGACATATGTTAAGGGGTTCTAAATTCAGGGTCAGTTCTGCTGCTGTCGGGAGTTCCGGAGCTCTTGTCGAATTCAGGGTACGAACCACCGTCTCCAACGAGTTCATCTGCAGCGGATTCGAGATCGGGCGGAGCGTCCCTCGGTGGTTCGTCCGTTTCCCCACGACTGACGGGATCAACAGGCTCGGGGGGCTGAGTGGTGGCGTTGGCCCTCGACCTTTCGTCAAGGAACGGAGCGTCGTAAAACTTCTGACGAGCAACGGGTACGCGCTTCTGAATTACTTGCCAATCAACGTCAACCTCGATGCCTTTGGGCAATCTTCCGACCTCGGGATTGATCTCCCAATCCATGTCTTCATTCACGGAAATCGTGAGGCTGTTGAAATACCCGAAAACGTCGTTGAACATGTCTCCGATTGTAAGTCGAAGGAAAGGCGGAACCATGTAGGAGCCTCCACCACGAGCGGGTTCGTATTGAGCGGGTGTAGTGAGCCCCTTGAGATAGTTGAGCTTTTCCCAAATGACTTCGAACTCGGTTTCGGAAAAAGGCACCACCTGAAAAGAAAAACTGATGGTGTTCGAGTATCCGCTGTATCTATGTGCTTGTTCGGGTCTCCCGCTATACCCTTGCTGCGACCACTCTGGAGACAAGTTGTCACTTATGCCCTCCAAGAAAGCCCGAAAGATGATCCTGCCTTCGTTCGGTATATCAATGAATTTGAAAGGGATAAGATCACTGTATCTGTTCTCTTCGGGTCCGAATTCTTCGGCTTCAAGGTTAACGTCGGGACCAATGGCGGGGGGCTCAGCATTTACAAGATCGAGATACTTTTGTGGCGTCGATTCGTCCCCGACTCTAGCCCTAACTGAGTAGTTGGGAAGACCTCGGCTTCTGCTGTTGTCCTGAACACCACGATGAAGAGGAGTGGTGGGTCTATCACCTTCATCGCTCCTCACCACCCTGTTCTCGTAAAATACCTCGGGATCGGTAGATCTATTCTGCATCAAAGTTCTGACTGTTCCGTCTCCAAAGACCCTTTCCGTCTGATTCAAGGTCCTGTCGGGGTCGTGGAACGGGAACGGGGCTCCATCGTTTTGTATGGTACGAACAAGGTCGATAATAGGGGTAGCCTGTTCTCCGAGACGAGGAGGTACGAATCCTTCCGGCCCAAAAGAATCTCGATTATGCACCTGCTCCACGTTCAAAACGTAAGGAGCGCTGGGGTGGTAAGTGTCAACGAGCTTTCTCCCTTCTGAATTCGGACCTCCTTGTGGATCGTAATCCTTAGTGAAGAGATATCCGGTAAGCTGTCGAAGACTAAATGCGGCACCAAATGCAGCCAAGCTCTCCTTTTCCGCTGTGCTCGTTATGGGAAGAACGTTAGAAGACTGAGCTTCCAGACGCTCCTGCACGCGATCACGAGCCTCTTCTCCCTTGGCATCGGGGAGCGCTCTCTGTGCTACGGGAGAAAGCCAGAACAGGTTTCCTCTTAGCTCTCCCCATTCAGTTTGAACGGACCTGTCATCGAGTTCGTCCTCATACCTGCTACTTTCGGGGATATCGAAAAGCGCGGAAGCGGCAGAACCAACCACTCCACCGCCGTCCAAGTGTCGGGTGATGCCAAGTCCCGGCCTGTCGGTCATACCAACAGCAGCGGTAGCGGGAAGAGAAGAGGGGTCGTAGATTCTAGTTCTTCGACGTGGATTTTGCTGTTGCAAGAACTGCTGACGGGCGTTGTAAAGCAAACCTCTAGCACTTCCGAGAAAACGCCCAATACGAACCGTGTCTTCTGCCACCGAACCAATCGGAGCTTCACGACTGTCCCCCTGCTTCAAGTTCTGAGTGAAGCTGTTACCTCCACCAGCTTCAGGGCGACGAAGTACGAAAGGGGCACCCTGATCTTGGGCAATAGTGAAGAACTGATCGAAGTCCCCTATTCTCTCTTCGCGATTGAGGCGATCAATGTCGTCTTCACCTCTTCCACGTGGTCTAGAACCGGGGAAGCGGTCGGGTTGATTATCGTCGTTCTGTCCTATGTTCCCTTCGGCTTCAACCCTGCTTGGAGCTCTGTCGTCGTCCGCTTCTACGTTACCATCGGTTTCGGTCTCTTCAGGTCTTGAGTCCTCGCCCTCGATGTTACCGACGTTCTGGACATTTTCAGGTGGCAAGTCTTCAGCCTCAATGTTACCCGTGTTCTGAACGTCTTCGGGTCCTAGATCCTCGGCATCGATATTCCCGACGTTCTGTACATTATCAGGTCTTAGATCGTCGCCTTCGATGTTGCCTTCGGTTTCCGGTTCTTCCGGCCTGTTCTCCTCTTTCGTATTAATGTTATCGTCGGGATCAACGTCCTCGGGCCTGTTTTCCTGTCCAGAAGCTATGTTGTCATCAGTGTCGGGTTCCGAAGGACGTTTTTCGTCTCTGGGACTTATGTTATCTTCAGTACGAGGTTCAGCGGGGCGCTCTTCATCCCTCGGGCCAATGTTGCCCCCGGTATTCGGAGAATTTGGCCTTTCCTCTTGCCTCGATTCTATGTTATCTTCGGTTTCGGTCTCTTCCGGACGACGATCCGGGCGCTGTTCAATGTTCTCTTCAGTTTCGGCATCCTCGGGACGACGTTCTTGCCTGGATTCTATGTTTTCTTCTGTCTCTGCTTCTTCGGGTCGGCGGTCGGGACTCTGTTGTATGTTGCCATCGGTCTCAGCACCTCCAGGGCGCTCGTCTTCTCGGGTTTCGATGCCGCCCTCCAGTTCCGTGGAATCCGGACGGCGATCAGGCTGTTGATCGATGTTTCCTTCCGTACGGGGATCGTCTGGGCCGCTGTCGTCGTCAGCTTCTATGTTGCCCTCCCGCTCCACGTTTTCCGGACCGTCTTCGTTGAGATCGATGTTGCCTTCGGCGTTTACGCTTCCGGGACGCTGATCGTCCCTTTGATCTACGTTTCCTCTTACGTCGGCGTCGTCTGGTTGTGCATCCCGACGAGCACCTACATTTCCGTCCGCGTCCACGTCCCGTGGACGATTTTCGTCTCTGGAACTTATGTTGTCCTCAACGGAAGCGTCGTCGGGGCGCTCGAATTCTCTCGCTTCTATGAGCCCATCTCTGTCCGGAATTCCAGGTTGATTCTCGGTCTTCGGCGTTATCACACCATCGGAGTCCACGTCGTCCGGCTTTCTTTCTCTTCGGCTTTCTATGTTGTCCTCGTTCTGAGGCTCTTGGGGACGTTTACTGCGGTCAGACTCTATGTTTCCGGATTGCTTGAATTCGCCAGAGGTCTTGTCAAATTCTCTTGGCTGAATGTTTCCTCGGCGTTGTGGGGAATCCGGGGCTCTGTCGGACTTTTCTATGTTGTCAAATGCAGAACTATCTCTTTCTTCTCTCCCTCTGGACTCAATCGAGGACCTGTCAGGCGGGGAAGGTCTGTTCTCATCTTCAGGGCTTATATTGTTTCGTTGTTGCGCCCTGTCGGGACGGTTGGAATCCGGAGAGTCGATATTATCTTCGTTTTTAGGCTCGTCGGGAATGTCCCTTTCGCCTTCTTTGATAAATTCGTCTAGATCTCGAAAAAGTTTTTTGCCCATTCGTTTATCCGCTTACGAGATTAGAAACGCTGTCTCTCGAAAGTTCTTTGTTAACCTTTCTGTTGTTAAGATAAATGCCAATGTCTCCTCGGGCCAAAGCTTCGTTAAGCCGTTGCTGGTCATTGAGAATCCGCTTCAATACCGACACGACGTCGTTAAGGCCGACTGCTTCTCCGCCACCTGCGCCGCCTTGTCCTGCGGCTCCGCCCTCGGCGGTAGCTCCAGTGTTCACCCCACGGACGTTAGGAGTAGCAGCGTCCGTATCAACCTGAACCGAAAGATTTCCAAGATCCTGATTGCTTATTTGGGAAAGTTCGTCAGACACCCCAGAAATATCGATTTTGTCCAACATCGCCATGGAACTGGCGAGAGTACTTACAGCCTTAGCTGTGGATTCAACCCCAGGAGCTATTTCCGCGAGTCCAGAAAGGGAACTAGTCAGAGTAGCTGCTACCCCCGCTCCAACTAGAGCCAACGGTGCCGCGTATCCTAGAGCAGAAAATGCACCAAGCAAAGCGGTCAACCCACCAGCTATGCTGAACAAGTTTATTCCTTGAATATCGTTAAGGCCGCTAACAAAAGATTCCCACACAGGCACTAGTCCTTGAAGAGCTTTAGAAAATACCTGAGAGGCCGAAGCAAGAATGTAAACACCACTAGCGAATGCTATAAGGAGCCCTGCTCCAGCGGCGATAACGGGGGCAGAAGCGGACATGGCAGAAGAGATCGCTATGATCGCCCCCCCAGCAATTGTCATAGCCCCCAAAGCACCAGCGGTAGCATAAAGAGCATCTGTTGGAACTTCAGCGAATTGCTGCGCGGCCTCGGAAAGAATGTAGACGCTGGTAGCAAGAGACAACATCAAAGCAGATATAGCCCCCGCAGTACGGAGGTCGATGGCGTCCGTGAACTTCGACCAGCTTGAAGTCATCTTTCCTGCTCCATCGGAGATCGTGTCGGAAGCCTCGGCCACGGCCTCTCCGCCTTCTACCGTGGTAGAAAAGAAGCTTCCCATTCCTGGAATCGCCCCACCAAGGGTGGAAGTGAGAGAACCTATGGCACTACCAAGTCCTCGAAAGGCAAGCGTGGCGGTTCCTATGGCTGCAGGAACTCCCACTATAAGACCCAAGACGCTTCCGATGCTAGCTTCAAACCCAGAAACGTCACTCTCGGCTTGTCCAAACAACTCGCTCAAAGTATCGAAGGGCGATATCAAGAGTTTGAATCCCGTCGCCAACCCTTCAACGAACGGAGTCAAAAATCGAATGGTGTCCGTGAGAAGAGGCAGTGCGGTTTGCGCAAAATCAAGAAGAGGTGGCCCAAGTTTCTCGATGAAGACCCCACCAAGCTTGTTGAATTCCCTCGTCACCTGCTCGACTGCATCAGAACTTTCTCTAGCCTTGAGAACATCAGAGAACGTAAGATCTCCAGACTCGATAGCGTCCATCATGTCTTGAGTCCTCGTTCCCATTTCACCAAGAGTCTTCTCGGCCACCTGCATTCTCCTAATTTCTGCGGTTGACATACCCAAGGCGTCTTCAAGAGCTTGTCGTCGAAGAGGCCCCATTTCCATTACGTTGCCAATAGAAGAAACCTGATCTCTAAGTTCGCTAACGGTTTCCTTCGTTCCTTGGTAGGAAGCCTGAATAAGAGAAGTAGCATTAAGGTGCGTTCCGGCCATAAGATTAGCCTGTTGGAACGCCTGTACCGTTCCCGTTATATCGTTAAGAGCTTGCTCCTGGAAATCGACGACAGAATCGAGACTCGTTCCAAGAGCTCTAGCTTCTACTGCTGCTCGGGCGATGGATTCGGCAGAACCACTAGCGAAGGTCGAAAGCTCCTCGCTGCTGGAAGCCACGTCCTCCATAACGGCCTGAGCGTTAACTCCCACAGCATCAGAAAGGCCAGCGGCAAGAGTCATGGCGTCGTTGGCGGAACCGCCAACCGAATGTGCAACCTCGGTGAACGCGGCCTGAAGTTCCGTGGCTCGTTCAGCCGAAATGCCAAGCCTACCAGCCATGTTCGCGCTCCTTCTGGTTATAGCATCAATGTCGCCCTCCATAGCCGAAGTAGCGTTCTGTACTCTGCCGAAGCGCTCGTCAAGGGTCGTTATAACGTCGGCTGCGGCGCTGGCTTCAAGTCCCGCTTGTCGGAAAGCTTGAGACTGCCTGTTTGCAAGAGCTTGTACCTCCTGCATCCTATCTCTGGTAATGCCCATTTCGTCTCTGACGCCACGGGCGGCCTCCATAGAAGCTCCAAGACCGTCTGCAAGTGTGCCCACCAAAGCTCCGATGGCTACCAGAGCCCCCAAAGTACCTACGTTGAGAGCGGTAACAAGACCAGTAGGCCCGGATATAACTTCCACGACCTTCTGAAAGCCTTGTCGCATCCGACCAGATTGTTCTACAAGCTGGGTAGCCATGGAACCAGCTTGACCGAACTGTTGGAGAGCGGCGCTCCACTCTTCTTCCGGCATATCAAGATTGGAAGCACGTTCCAAAGAATTGACAGCTCCGGTCACTTTGTCTGCGGCAGAGCCAGCTATGATGTTAAGCTGTTCCGCTATTTCTCCAGCGTTCTCAAGTTCACCGCCGATCTTTTCCCGAATATCCTGACCCAGCGTCTCGGTGAGGTTGTCTATGTTGTTGGTAGCTTCTTCGATGGAAACTTCACCCTCCACGGCTCCTTGCCTTACTTCTTCCATGGAACCTATGAAGTCCTCGAACAGACTAGATATACCGAGGAGGCGTTCTTGAGTTATATCCCCCCTCTGAGACAGAGCTTGTAGGGACTCGTTAAGCTGAGACATGACGCCCTGAGCAGGTCCGGCGTCAACGTTGACCTGAGGAACATTGGAACCAACAAGTTCCACATCCATGGCGGATTGAACAGATCCCGAAAGCTCCTCCATTTGGCTCCGGGTGTTATCAACCAGAGCGGACATGGCATCCTCCATTCTGTTGGTGGAGCCTTCTATCGACTCGGCGTTTTCTTCCGCCATTCCTCCCAGAATCTCATCTATCTGATCGGAGAAGGTTTGAAATTGGTCTTCATCGAAAGCCATTCAATTTTAGTCTTTTCTTGCCATCCGCTTCAACCTCTCGGCGGCGTCGGAAGCCCTTTCCCCGGCTTTTTCAGCCTTCTTGATGCGTCGTAACCTTTCTGCGGCTTTAGGATCTTTCTCGGCAACTCGCTGGATAACGTCTTCTTGTGTGCGTTCGTCCGCACCAAAGAAAGAGCCAACGAGATCTCGAATAGAATTGAATATTCCCATAAAAAGCATAATTATTGCAAGGCGTCCAGAACGTCTCCCAACTCCTGAGCGTCTGGTGGGCCTTTGCTGGATGTAGTCTCGGATGGTGAAGGTGAACCTCCGCCGTCCATTCCCTTCATAGCCTTCGCAACGTCCTGCGGTGGGCCTTGAGGAGAACCACCACCGCTGTTTCCATCCTTCTGCTTCTCGATCTGTTCCTTTTCTTCCTTCTTGATTTTGTCAAGCTCTTTGACCATGTATTGTCGGATGTAGATCGGCATTTCGGAATAAAGTTCCTTCCAAGAAAAGCCACCGTCCGTGTGGTATATGAGCTCAAGAATTTGCCGATTAACCTTCGGCATGTGGTCATCGGGTAGGAAAAAAAAAGGTCTCATCGAGGGGAATCTGAGTCCACTCTCGATGAGCGCAATTGTAACACTCGAAGTCGAATTCAAGGTCAAGATCAGGGTTAATTTCTTGGACTTTCTCTCTTAAAGCCCTTGAATCTCTGGCTGGCATCTTCTCTACGAACCTTCTGATCTCGGTTTTGCTTTCGTCGCCGTCTATGGCGTCAATCAAGTATCGAAGCCTCGTAGTCATGTTGGTAGAGACCTGCCTAGAATCGGCTCTCTGTCTACCCCTGTTGTCTCTTTGAGCGCTTCTCTTCACCCGGTCAAGCTCCGTTCGTATCTGCTTGATATCACCCCGCGTCAAAAGGCTAAAGGTGACGTTGTTTCCCGTTACAGGAAGTTCGAATTCGAACTCGGTCTGGTTCCTTTCATATTCTTCAAAGGGAACGCTTTTGCTTTCGATATCTCGAAGATTGACCACGTCCTGAGTAGTCTCGGAACAGACGGGGCAGTTGAGTTCAAAGGGATACTCTTCTCCATAAGCCAGAATTCGAACGGCCATCATAACGCCTCCAACGTCTCCATTGAGCATATCTTCAAGCTCTACTCCCTCTTCAACAATGACGTTTTCGAGAAGCTTGTCGATGGCTTCGTTACGTTGGAGCAAAGTCTGGTCGGTGAGAATGTCCTCGTCAGCTGCCGTCATGTGACGGATTTCGACCGTACCATCGGACAACGGGTGACCCTGAGGGTAAAAGTATCCCTCGCTGGGTATTTCAATAGGCTTCGATTTGATGTGATCCATAACTTGATCGTTTGTTGGACTTCTGATTCGCTTTTAAATACACGGAAATGGCTCGTCACGTCGAGAACGAGCGAAAAAAGGACTAGTTAACCTTTTCTAGAATTGAACGATATCAATTATGTCGATGAGGTCTTCTATCGACTTCTGTAGCTTGTGTGGAGAGACGTTAAAGCGAGAGGAAAGCTTCATCAAAGCACTCTCCGCACGCAAGAGTTGTTCGAGCTCCTTTTCCACATCAAGAAGACTTTCGGGTTCGAGATATTTGAGAACCCGCTTTTGAAGTGAGTTGCTGCTTTCTTCTATAAGATGCTTCTTCTTCATCAATTGTTAGGCATCGAGGATTATGTCCACGAGATCCATAAGCTTCGAGATTCTGAGGCTCGTGTTACGCCTCCTAACGTAGCTTTTCATAATGTCCTTCAAGTCGCTTCGAGCTACATCCCCGGAAGGAAGGGTCTGGTTGAGTCTGGTCTTCAAGAAGTTCAATGCCTCCTTCTCGTCGTCGGAAAGTTCCCGCGACCAGTCGTCAACGATAACTTCTATCGTGTCCTGCACGTACTGCGAATCTGCGCCTTCTGAAATGCGGTTTCCGCTTCTTTCTCGGGACTCGCCCCTCCAATCTGTGGTCTGGAGATACTCGTCTTTGAGAGAAGCGCAAAACCGTTCGGGCTCGTCGAACTTATCTTCCATTTCTTCCATACAAGCCGTAAAAAAGCCCTCAGGATCCGACTTCGTTTTATCTGTGAGACTTCTCGCGAAGCTCATGAGAGAGTCACGGTCCCAACCCGGAGGAAGGTTCTCGAATCCAATGTCGTCTTCAAAAAGTCTATGGATTTCCTCTCGGACGATTGATCTGAACTCTTGCTCTGTTAGTTGTTTACTCATAATAGATGATTATCTGTTCCAGACCCAATCGACGAAGTCTCGAAAGTTCACGTTTGCAGCTTGTCTCCGGGACTGAACCTATCTCCAAGCTCGTCGTGAACCTGTCGAAGAAAGACTTCGGGATCTGGAGGCAAATCGAAATTCTCTATGACGTTCAAGATACGCTCTTTGACACGACGAACGGACTGAGATCGCCCGTTCAAAGCTTCTCGAACCATGCTTTCAAACTCGTCTTCGGTTAGCCGTTCGGCCATAAGACTACTTAAGCTTTCTGATGGCTCTCTTAACTACCCTTTTAATAGTGGCCTCGTCAAGCTGTTCCTTGCCGAACTGATCGGGCTCGAACCACCTGCTCCTGTCTTCACGCTTGTTCACGTCAAACTCGGAGATTCCGGCCTTGTCTTCCACGTCTTGATCCGAAGTGTCGCGGTATCGAACATACTCCTCGGCAATAACGCGCTTCATGGCTTCTTCAAGAGTTTCATCACCCTCGGAGAAGTCTTCCACGGTTTCGTACCAACGGCTACCGCGATTTTCATCGGAGTCGTATGGAACCATCCGGTCGGGTCTGTCGGAAACACCTTCAACAATTCGCTTCATTTCTTTTTGAAGTACTTGCTTTAGTCTGCTCATATCTTTTTGATATTGAATAATGTTCTACTACCGAAGCGTTCTTTCTATCTCTCTTCCGAGATCATCGAGGCTGGAGCTTCTCGCTATGTCATAACCGTCGTTGTGGCTGATTTCGGCTTTCCAACCACCTGCGGCGCTCTTTTTCAAATTGCTGATGTTGGCGTTCTGCATGTCATTGTCGATTATGATGGAATCGGTAGCGCGATTGTACTCGGCTCTGCGGACTCCGAGACGGGAAAGGGTCCGAACGAGCTTTTGGTGAACGTCCGACCCCACAGCTTCGGAAATGCTTTCTTCCTGGTATCCTTCGGCGTCAGGAACGTCTTCGGTAGGAACGCAGTTCGGTACCTCGTTTCCGTTCTCGTCGGTTTTCATGCCGACCTGAGTATATCCTTCCCAACAGGGGTCCTCCTCGACCTTCTCTTCTATTTGTACGTCAATTCTCTCCGCATTTCCGCTTCTAACAACGTCGAGTATGGCTTCTTCGTCTTCGGGTGAAACGCCTTTAACGGACTTTCCACTTTCGTGACCAGAAACCTCCACGACTTCCATCACACCACCACTGTCCATAACGACGCCAACTTCCAAGTCTTGAGGTTCTGCCGAGATCTTGTAGGTGGCGTAGACCTCCTTTTCTTGTTCAAACAGGTCGCGAATTTCTTCGGCTACTATCCTTCGAAACTCTGATTCCGTAAGCTTGTTCATGTTTGTCTTTGTCCTTTTGTTTATTTTATCCTCCCGCTGGCTGAGGGGACGCTTGGCTATACTTTCGCTTCATTTCCTTATTGCGGGTAATCTCTCTGTGGTAAAGCATCCTGAGGTCCTCGGTGCTGCCGAGATCGAGATTCTCGTTGTCCACAATCCACTGAAGGCCGGGTTCTCGGCTAACCAGTTCCCTCACTTTTGCTGGCTTAAACGCTTCTCCTTCGTTAAGGCTTCCCTTGCTCTTCAGAAACTTGGCAAGCTCTTCCCTCACCATGGTTTTAAGTTTGTTAGAATTTAGCTTTTCCATGAATCTTTGTTTAAGTTAAGTTTAGGTTCACACGATTCTCTACTCTCGTTAATAAATATCGTGTCAAGCGTAGTCTTGAAGGTCTCCCGACAAAGTAGGGCTGTAACTCATCTTGCTAATGAGACCACCTTGAATTCTATCTCGACGAAACGTCCTGTAAGCTTGTTTAGCTTCCGGAATTCCCTTTACAACGTCATAATAGAAGTCCTCGCTCTTTCCTATCGGACCAGCTTCGAATTCTCTTGGAAACGTGCGGTCAAGCATCTGGGCCGCCATGGGAGACAAGTTGGCGTGAATATTGGCAAAAAGCTTAGCTATGTCCCTTTCGCTCATGTAACCAATATCGAGACCGTGAATGAGTCCGTTTCTGTTAGGGTCAATGACGAAAAGCTCTCGATCTCTGTCGTCTCCACTTTCACTCTGGTATGGGAATTGAACGAAAATGCCGGGTTTGATTCCAGAAAGAGAAATGTTCTCTTCGGCTCGCATGTTGGAGCTGTGATCGTAGTCTCTCGGAGACTCCAAAAGGTTTCGAAGCTCCTGGATTACTATCTTTTTGAATCTTTCTTCGGTGAGTTTCTTCATGATTTTTGTCTTGTTATACCGTGGCGCTAATGTCTTCACCAGAAAATTCGTGGTCGAGAGCATACTGAGCCGGATTCGAGTAAGCCTCTCCGGGCATTCCACTGGCGGTAAGCTCTCCCGTGGGATCTCGTCTAATCTTGTTGTTGTATTGAAGACCCTTTCCCAAATCGAAATGCACCTCCTCATCGGAACTTCCCCTTTCGTCGGGGTCTATGGGCAAAGGATCGTCGGCTGCGGGCTTCTCCACCTGCATGTAACCAGCCAAAGCCGGGATTTCAAGGGTCCGCTTCTGTCCAGGTGGGGTATATCTGGTGCTATTACCACCAGAACCCGGAGCATCCGGAAGACCAGTAGCCTCCGTTATCCTTTCCCTGATTCTTTCTTTGAGGAGATCTTTCAATTTGCTCATGCACAAGACTGGTAAAGAGATTCAATGTCCGACTTAGAAGCGGAACCGACCGTGTGGCTTAAAGCCTCTCCACCCGTAAATGCCATTAAAGTAGGAACGCTGCGAATGCCGTACTCTTGGGCTAATCCGGGAAGTTCGTCGACGTTAACCTTAACGATCTCTGCACTAGCCTTTTGAAGAGCGGGTTCCATCTGTTTGCAAGGTCCGCACCAATCGGCATAAAAGTCAACGACGACGCATCCCTGGATGGCGTCTTCAAATTCTTGTCTGGAAGTAACTTCTCTCATACTATTATTGATTTTTTAATTCTTAAATGCCCGGTGGATTTCTTCCAGCGGGATCAAAGTAGCTCGCGGACTTGTGGCCCTGCATTTCGGCATCCTCCAACATGTCCGCAAACTGTCCGACGAGCCGAGACGTGACGTCGGAGGGACCGAGACCACCTCGGTCTTCAATCACGACGTATTCTCTCTGGAAAGCCTCTATTCCATCCGGAGTTCTAGTATCGGCATCGGCGGAAACTCTGTAACGACCGTCACCAAGCTTTTCAAGTGTGATGAAGGTGGTGTAAGTAAGCCCACCTTCGTCGTATAGGTCGTACTCAATCTGGTCCCAAGTTCGGGAACGAGCTCCGGGCGAAGGGAGAGAAACCCTCTGCCCAAGCTGACTTGCTACCTCTTGGGCGAGAGAAATGAGAAACTCGCTTTCTTCTCGCGTAACGTCCTCTGCGCGACTACTTCCGACGCTGGAAGGTCTCCTACCAGAATTACCAGTGGAAACTACTTCCGCCTCGCTGATGGTTCTCTCCCCAAGCACCTTTTTCACTTCATGGGAAATGAGGCTTTTCAATTGAGATTCTGAAATCGTTACTTTGTTCATCGTGTTCTTTGATCTTAATTAGATGATTCTCTTCGAATTCTGTCACGAAGAACGGTTTTTCCGTTCTCTTTCATAATGGTTAGTCGCTGATTGTTATGTGAACCAAGTTGCGATCATGCTCTATATCCAAAGCCCTTATTCCGCGTCTTCCAAGCTTCCGCATCTTGTCTTCGCTGAACTCTGTAGCGGGTATCGTGATCTGATAACCGCCCATTCCTTCTCGCGGAATCTTTTCTATGTTTTCGATGTTAGCGTCAAGAGTTACCACGGCATCTTGAACGTGCCTTGGATATTCTTCAAAGTCACGCATTTCCTTGATGACCTTTTTGACTTCTTCTACAACTACGGATCTGAGCCGAGATTCTGGTAGCTTGATCTTGTTTGACATAAGATTGTGAATTTTTAGACTACATTAGAGTTCTGAAAGCGGACACTATATCAACCTCTTGCGAAGGGTCGTCGGAATACCCGATTGTAGTTTCTAAGAAAGTATCTCCTCTTTCTCCCAACATCCCACCACGAGCTTCGATGTTGATTTCGCCGCTTACCTCGTAGATCAAAATCCTACCCTCGTAGAAAACGTCTTGGCGGTCGTTGTAGAACTGATAATCGGTTTGAACGGAAAGTTTAGTTTCGACCGTATCTTCGAACTCAATATCGTATGCGCCTTTGAGCTCCTTGGCGAAATAGTTGAGAATGTCCCGAACAAACTTCTGAAGATACCCGTTAGCGCTGAAATCGGGACTTTTAACTCTACCAGTTCTGAATTCCAAGTTTTCTCTGACCACCTCTCGAACGAGAGAACGGATAGGATCCAACTGCTCGCTTACTCGTCTTACGTGCGATGCGGCTTCGGAAGCAAGTTCTCCAACGGTGTCTCCGGAAAACATGCCGCTTCCCGTTGGGGAAGGCTCCCTTGGAACCTCGGTGTCGGAGGAAATGTAGGTGATGGAAAGTTCACCGCGACTTTCGTAAAGATCGCGGAAGAACCCGGTGTAATTTGGCATAGTAACGATACTCTGTCTACGGTCATACTCCGCGTCGATGCCTTCTCGTTGGAGTGCCTTAACAAAGCGCTTATACATGTCGTCGATCCTACTCATAAGAACGTTTTTAGCTTTTGTCGGTGAAGAAGATGCTAAGTTCTAAACTCCCGGAAATAGGAGTTTGTTTCGAATTAGAACTGCATCAATGGATAATCGAACGTTAGCTCCATTTCGATCTCGTGGTACTCGTCGTCTCCCCAATCACTGGTTCCGAGATCAACGTTGGAAATAAACGCACCCTTCAAGGTCCACTCCTCAATAAAGGCCCCGGTTGGGTCCAGAGTGTTGTAGGTCACGTCTCTCTTGTAGAGGTCAGCGTAACCGTCTCTCCCGGTTACGGCTTCGTGGTGAAGACGAACCCACTCCATCACGATCTGAGAACCGGACGGCGAAATGGGGTCGTAGAGAGTCAGGTTGATGGGGTCGTACTCTTCAACCTTACCCTTCAGCCTCCTGTTGATGTTGATGTGAGGAAGAGTAAGAGTGTTGAAGCTAATCGTAGGACGATCCGCGCCCTTGATCAAAAATGTCGGGAAGCCCTCGATGAAGAACACGAATTGGTTCTTTCTCTTGGGCTCAAATTCCGTAAAGAACAGTTCGTTCTCGGGAAGAACAGCCATAAGGTTTTCTCAGCTTTAAGGTGTAGATAACCAGTCTGGGTTTTATCGATTTTTGAGCTTGTTTCTCATACGCTCAATGACGCTCCTCGGAATGAACTCCGCAAGATCACTGTCCTTAGATAGGACAACGCCTCGCTCGTTTCCGAACTCTTCAAGGAGCTTTTCTTCTCTCGCTGGGCCAATTCCCTTAATATCCTTCAAGTCTTCAGGAACCGAAAAGCCAGTGTCCGCCTCGACCTCTTCTTCAGAGTTTTCGTCCTCTTTCACTTCTTTTTCCTCACCCTCGACGTCCTCCGTGGTCTTGTCAATATCGGATACAGGTTCAGAGCTTTCAACAGAGGACTCGTCTTCCCCGAAGTACCGGATATAACCGAGTACTCCAAAAACAACGAGAATCGCCAAGACAAGCAAGATAATAGGAAAGATCATAATAACTCTTGAGTTTATTGAGCGTCCTGACGTTATTAAATATAGAGAAACCAGCCTTCACACCTCGTGAAGGCTGGTCCCTGAGTAGAGTCCGAAATTTAGGGACGAAACCTAATTCACTTCTTGCACCTCACTCGGAGCATAAAGATACTCGTCCTCGGTATCGGTGACATAAATCGGCTCCGGGTCGTAGTCCCAAACTTCGGTATTCATGTTCTTCGCCTTTTCAGCTTTCACGACTCTTCCTTCGTGCTTTCCTACTAGAATTCTAACTTTGCACTTATGTCCGTATCCCATGGTTCTGATGCCTTAATATGAATCAAATATAAATTATGTGTATCTGAAGACTGTGCAAGCTACACAGACTCGAAGACGGAAGGTGGTGGAAGACGTTATCCCAATCGAAGACTACCTCAGGTTATCCACTGTAGAAACCACGAGAGAAACGGGAGCGCAGATGAAATTAATCAACGCTGCTTCCAGATAATCGGAAGTCTTCGGTCGATTTATACTCGTGGACAAGTAGACAGCCCAAAGAAAGTGAAAGAACAAGATATAATAAATCACTATCTTACCCGAAGGGACTATCGGTAAAGTAAGAAACGATAATCATGATGAGCGCAAAAATGGAGTTCACAACGAAACATCCTACTTGATGCTTCATGTCGGGATCGTTCATCTTCCGATTCCGAGAAGTAGAAAAGCGCCCCAAAGAAGGTGGAGAAGCAGAGCGTAATAAATCATAGCTCTACGATTTTCATTGTCAAAAAGTAAAGAGTAGTGGAGATGGGGGGAGTCGAACCCCCGTCCGTGAATCCGTCGTTGTTGCCTGATCACAGCCATAGCACCCCATCTTATTCGCCAGTCATCCTCAGAGTGCAAGAGGTAGGCGCTGGCATAGCTTGTCCTTCCCGTTCTTTACAGGACGCCCGACAAGCAAGGCGGCGTGATTTATCACGATCCACCGATGTGTGTCACCTGAGCACAACGAGACCTGCGGCGTGTTATGCGAAAGGCCAGCCTGTTTCTCGTTTTCCCTATCGGTGTCGGGGCTCAGATGGAGCGGGGACCGACGTTAGGTCCCCTGACTCACCCTACGCGTGGACGAGCTCGCGCTCGGCCCCGTGATAGAGGCTCTCGCCATCCATCTGGGCAAAGTCCTCTGCCGTGAATCCGGCAGACTCGTAAGCAGTATCAGTGCCAATTGTAATTCGCTCGAATTTGTTGATAGCGCCCGTTGCGAAGCGCTAAGCTGCTGACAACGCCTTCGGTCGTGCTTCACGTCGAAGCCGTGTCATCCCCATTTTCAGAAGCGGTCGGACCTAACCTCAAGGGGTTTGCCTCCTACTTCCAGTAGTAGTGTGGACGCAAGGGCTCGAACCTTGCAACTGAGCTTTCCGACCCTTCCAAGGCTCGATCTCTCAGCGGCCAACCCATCGACCACTTCTTCCTTTATTGCGCTCCTTTAAATAGAAGAAGTCATGAGCTTGTTTCATCCTCAGCTATCTTCTCCATGATCTTCACAAGCGCTTCATCGTTGAGTTCAGAAACAACGTAGCTAGATTGGTACTGAACGAACTTCATCCCCAACCAACCACAAAGAACGGCGAGAGCCGTCACGTGCCAAGAAAGCGCTATCCAAGCGCATATGGACACGATTGGAGGCACGTTATCGAGAATCTGATCAAACAAACCTCTATTCTCTCCGTATTCCGCTATCTTGACGTAGAACTTGACCATGGAGTCAGGTTGAACCACGGAAGCAAGCATCATGAAAGCGAAAAAGATGCCAACACAAGAAAGTCCAAACCAAAAAAAGAGAGCGATTACCCAAACAATCCAAGACGGAAGATTGTACACTACAGAAAGACAAAGAATGGTAGCGGACGAAATAGATATCACTCTTTCGCTGGTAAAGTGATCCGAAAATCTTCTTAGATAATTCTTCATACGTCCAGATCCTTGTAAGTCAGGGATGCAAGTTGCTTGTTCTTGAAATGAGGGGTCTTGGTTATCTCTCTTCCAAACCAACCGGGTGGGTGGAAGTCGTCGGAGTTCATGGACGCCTCTTCGAACTCTACCTCGATGGTTTGAAGACCTTCAAGATCACCCTTGTAAATATCGAGTTCAGCCAAGTAAGGAAAGTCTTCACGGTCTACGATATCAAAGATATACCGAGTCTTTTCGAGTTCGGCATTCACGGAATCCCACAGGCTTTCGGTTTCCTCCTTTGAAGCAAAGATGGTCACTTCTTCTCTCAAGATACCTTCACCCTTCTTGATTGTGATCTCGTCGTTGGACTTGTGACCAACTCTACGCAATCGAAGCTCCTTGAGATTACCGACGATGATGTAACCCTGACGAATTTCGTGAGTTTCCGAAACTCCGGTCAAATCGGGAAGCGTATCAACTAAGAACTTTCGTTCTAATTCGCGCATCAGTTAACCTCCGTGATGTGATCGAAATTGGATGAATATTCGTCTTGTGCCGAAGAACGATCAAAGAAAACGTCTTCGACACTTTGCACGTGTAAAGTTCCGGTGTCGGTATCTACGTATTCTACTTTATCGCCGTCATAAGACCGAAACTCACCGACCTCGAAACCATCGTCAGAAACGATGTATACGGTCATAAGTAGTTAGCGTTTGGTTGTTGGAGAACCACCTTGATTGCGTGTTCTGGAATCAGAAGCTGTCTTTCGCTTTTGACGCCGATCAGAATCGTGACCGAGACTGCCTTCTTTCAGGATTCGCTGAACGACCAGATTCTTCTCTGCGTCTTCATTATCCTGGAAAGCTCTTAAATGTCGTTCTTTAGGTCCCATATCGATGATTGCTAAGTATGAAAAATGTTGATGAAAGATTCAAGTTCTCGCATGTCGATATCCGAGAACATTTCCGGTTTTCCGTTATCGACGGAGTAGTCGTCAAAGTAATAAATACGAGCTCTGACTTGATCACTGACCTTAACGTTCGTGCCTCGCTCCACAAGAAAATCGACGGACTTGGAACCGCTAATGGGTTTGATCGTCAAGTCCCTCTTGACTACCTTCATGTCTCTACGTTCGAACGGGCGTGATCGCCAATGCTGAATGTCTCCGCCGTTAGCCAAATAACCAGCGAGCCACCTCATATAGTGTTTCTTCGAGGCGTCGGAAGCTGGAAGCCACTCGTGTTCCGGTCTTCGTCTTGCTTTTTTATCGCGATTCATCCTTCTTTTCTGTCATGATGAAATCGTGAATAACGTGACCAGAATAGCCGTAAAGAGTAACCTTGCTTAGCTCGACTTTTGAGGTATCGGAAGCGTGAGAATGAATATAGGGGTCGTCGTCAACCTTGTCGATCATATCCTCGTACGAAAACACAACCATATCTTCGGTTTTCGTCACTTGATATTCGTCGGAAGGAATGACGCGCTCCGAAGTACCCGTAGGCCAAAACGCTAGAAGCAACACTATTACCAGCACGGAGACGAAGAGCCGACCAACAAGGTCCATGCGTGGAGTAACGGGTTCGCGAATACCCGAAACGAAGACCTCGTAGACCCACTTCACCTGAAAGAACAGAATGACAAAAACAATCGTCCAAAGAGCGGTTTCCATATCGAGTTAGAGCTTAGTTTCAAATCGATTCCTCATCTGATTGACCTTCGACTCCGGGACGCCATGAACTGACTCGCCCCCGTGCCTGTTCTCTTTGACAATGCTGTGCACCCTGTATCCGTGCTCAGAAGCAAGCGTGTAGTAGCGAAGGAACTCCCAGACCTGAGTGAAGGTGTTATGGACCACGATGCGGGGAATGCCGTTCTCCATCGAGTCTCGAACCTGCTGTCGGCACCACTCGTGCGCCTCTCCAAGTTTCGAAGGATCGAAGTTGAATGCTCCGTCTTCGTAAAAGAAGTCGTCGGTGGCTACGATAGCGCCGTGCGGACCCTGAATCATTTCGGCAAACGTAGTCTTGCCCGATCCCGGCACTCCACGGACCAAAATCAGATCCTTGTTGTCGTGTGGGGCTTCCCAATTGTCAACGGTCTGGACGATCTGGTCAACGAGATTCTCGAAGCGTCCAATGGCTTCCTCGTGCCGCTCCAGAGGCTCCAAGTGGTCGTCGGACGCTTCGGCGTTCTCCCTGTAGTCCAAGCCGTTGTTCTCGAAGAACGAGATCATGTCGTCGGCTTGCTTGAAGAGCTTGCCCATCGTCCAAACCCGCTCACCGAGACGCTCCGCCTCCTTCTTCTTGTTGTGGAGCGTGTTCTCGTTCATGCTGTCCATGAACTTGATGTTCATATGCTCTTGGATGAGCCACCGAATGACGTCGGCACGAAGATTGGTGCCTTCGCAGAAAGCGTCGGAAACCGAGTCCCAATAGGTCACGGACTTCTTGGCGTGTCCGTAGCTGGTGATGTATCCACCGCTGTCTTCGGACTTCCGGTCCGTCGTCGGAATCTTGCCGATATCATGGAACGCGGCGACGAGCATAAGCTCGTCCTGCTCCCTGCTTCCGGCCTCAGTCCACTGACGGAGACTGTGTGCCACGTAAGCTTCGTGACTGTATACGTCCCCCTCGGGGTGGTAATCCTTCCTTTGGGGGGTATCCTTTAGCACGTTAAATTGGTGCTGAATAACCGCGCTGAGGCTCATGGCAAAGGTTCCTTCAAATCAATAGAAAACGAAATGTTCCTTTTTACCTCGCAGTCTCTTCGACGGCCCAAATCTCGTCATCTACTGCGGGGGTAATGTTGAACACCGTATCTCCAGCCTTCATCCTGGCTCTCGTGGCATCAGAAAGAACGTCGCGGAATTCCTCGTCTAGCTCCACGACCAGTCGTTCATAAAATGCCACCGTAGTTCCCTCAGTCTCCATATCGCTTTCTCCTTGTCCAAGGCGCTTTTCGTACCTTTCTCCATCAACTACGAAATAAGCCTTATCTTCACCAATAAAGTTCGCACTTTCGGACCTTACGTCAATGAGAAGAGCATAACTGCCCTCGACGTAGACGACGAATCCCACAGCCGCAGATACCTCTTCTCCGGTGTTTTCTACCACGGAAACTTCCGTGGTCTTGCTGGAAACTACCTGCTTTCCGGTGAATTCATCAACCTCATTCCTATCGATGAAGGACGATGGATCTTGGGCAAAAGAAGTCCCGACTAAAAGAGAGAGAAGTAAAAAAGCCAAAGTGAATGTACGTCGCATGATAATTGTGTTAAGTTGTTTAAGTGAAAATGTGCAAATCGAACACGTTACAGACTTAGACCGATTAGTTGCCACTCGTCACCACCGTCGTACTTCACTTTGCACACGTAATTTTGCCGAACATTCGCTCCGAAAGAATTCTGAGCATCAACGTATCCCGAAACCGCGTATGTGTGATCGTCGAGACTCTTCACCTTGATCTCGCTCTTCCAAGGAAACTCGGCACTAGATGGCGATTTCAATCTACTCTCAACGAACTCTTGGCACATAACGTATGCCGTAGACTCTTTGTCGCCCGATTCTTCACCACTTCCATAGACTGCGGTGAAGAGCAAAAGGGCAACGGTAGCTCCAGCAGCCGTCTTCACCCCCCACCGCATGTAGACGATAAGAAGCCCAAGAGGAGGAACGAGAAGAAGAGCGGGAATCAGAATCCAATTGTTTCTCCACCACTCTTCATCTTGCGTGTTCACGGGTTGGGGGGTTGGTGATTTCAAGCTAATGCGCCCCTTTAAACGGAAAACACGTGTATACGTTCCGAAAGACCTTCAGCTTCACGCGATCTTCACCGAAAGTAATCAATGAGCCGAAACCCAATCTGCTGACATACAATAACGTACACCGCGAAAATGACGACAGACACCAGACCGGACGAGAACCCCATGACAGGAGGAACCGTCTGCATCAGCCAGCCCATGAAAACGAAGGAAAGCGCGGCCCAGATGAAGAGAGCTACACCGAATTCATCAAGCATGGTGGTTAGCTATGTTATTCAATTAACGCGTTCTAGAACCTTTTCTCCGAAAGCTAAAGATTCTCCAACGTCAAGTTCCAAGATTTCGAGCTTGTCGTCGTACGAAAGGTCGTTGACCTCGAACACTTTGTCGAGATTCACGGGATTTTCGTTGATCTCGTAGTCTTTCTTCTGGCTCATAGGTAGAGGGTGGTTAAGCATCGTGGTCTGTGTATGTTTCGGAAATCCAGGCGATGTGTGTAGCGTCCTGTGCTATCTCGTCGTCTTCATAACTCGGCATGACCTTATAGTCCGTGGACATCTTCCCGTCTTTGACAAGGAGTCCGAAGCCGTCGTCGTCGGTAACAATACCGTCTTCCACATGACTTTGAAACTTCCAACGCTCTATTACTTGCGCCCAAGGCGGGATCTCGGAGCTATATTCAACAACGTTCCACCACGGCTCCGCCTTTTCCTGCAAGCTGTCCAGCAGTTCCTTTTGCTTCCGGTCGATGTAGGAGCAGCGAATCGCCGTGCTCAACAGAGACAGGAGTTCGTTGCCATCGTTTTCATAGAATCCGCCTCTCCAATCGCCGTCTCTCTTCCAGAACGAAACGTGACAGGGTTCGGTGTCCGTCCAGTAGTGAAAACGCCCGTCGTCGGTTTCGATATAACAGACTTTGCCTTCGAGATCTTGGGACTCGATCCAATCAAAGACGGAAAGGACATTGGACCCAACCAGCCAAGCCCCCCACCTCGTGTCTTCGACCTTTCCGAAAGTGAAAAGGTTCAAAAGCATGTAGACGAGCATGGGAAGGGAGTGCTTCAATTCCTGAAAGAATGTCATCATGGTCTGGGATTCGCTGGATGATCGGGGTTCCAGTAAACGTTCATCAAGTCTTCTTTGGAAAGGATAGGAACGATGAAATACCGTTCTTGCTCCTGTAACCCCACGACTCGTTTAATGGCATCGTCAGGCTCCGACATGTCGGTTCTACCATCGTGAGAATGCGTTTCAACCCCTACCTTATGGGCAACTTCGTTTGCAAAATAGAACCGGGGTTCCAACACCCTGAAAGAAAAGAAATCGTCGAGGTCGTAGAGTTGCAAACGAACCAGTTGATCGCTTTCAGAATCGGGAGACAAGACGTCGGCCCAAAAATCTACGAGATTCGAAATCTCCTCTATTCGCTTAGAGCCTTCTACGTCCTTCTCCAGCAGAGTTTCTATCTGCTCCGAAATAGACTCAACAGCGTGATGGGAGGTCCGGTAGATATCCCGGACCTCCCCCACGGTGTCCCAAAATTCGGACTTCTCGACTTTGTAACCTTGATAGACTAAAGACATAGCCTACCCGTTGATGAGCCGGAACTGGTCGCAACCCGCGCTCTTCGGTCCGTTGTCAATCCGCTCAAAGACGGTATTGGTTTCTGGAGACGAAGGATAAGGCTTGTCCGACTTAGCAGCCAGCGTCGTGTTCAACGACTGGTACTTCTGATCTGTGTTGAACTCCGCCAGATCGGTGTCGATCATTTCCGACAGAATCTGTCCCGTCGTCATGGGACGATTCCCGTGGAGGACGAGAACCTCCTCGGCAGCTTCGGCGTGTGTCATGGTGTCGCTAGAAACGGCAGTACTCACGGTACTAGTGATGGTTTGTTAAAAAGAATGAACATCCTGTTAAACGTAAAGGGAACGGTCTTGTTCCACCTTTACAAAAGCTTCACATCGCTGGATGAAGGAACGATGTAGTACCCTTCGCCTTCAATCCCTCGGATAAGAGACCCGTATTCACCAAGCTTTTTTCGGATCCCCTCGATATGAACGTCAAGGTGATTGTCTTCAAAGCCACTAATATAGTTCACCTTTTCTTCCACGAACTCAGCGTCGATTGGCTCCGGAGAATCGTCAACAAGAGCACGGAGAATGTCGAACTCGACGTCCAAGAATCCCAAATCTTCTCCATCAACGTGAACAGTCTTGGCACCGTCAAAAATGTTGAACGGAAAATCCTTCTCGCCGGGATCGATGATGAAAACCACGTCATTCACAACGTCGTTAGCTTCGGAAACGTACTCCAGAAGCTCGTCCATGTTGCGTGCTCGGGAGACGAATTGGCCACCCTTTAGACGCAACATTGTCTTGATCTTTCGCAACACGTCGCCTCTGTCTTCATAGTCTACGGTGGAAACCATGGTCTCGGCTTTCCCGGACTTCATGTAGGCGACAAGAAAGACGAGGTCCTTCTTGCTAAGAGAATGCGTAACTGTGAGTTCGTGCATTAAAAAGGTCTTTATTCCATAGAGTAAAGTTGCTTCTTGATGCTTCTCGCCCCCATCTTCACCTTGTAGACGGGTTTAGTTTTAGTGATCGTTTCCGTTTCGGGACGCAGAAATTCGGGAAGATCCGCCGTCACAGCCTCCAAAAACAGCAATCTTTCTTCGGTGAAGTCGGTTTCTTCGGTTCTCGAACCTTGATGAAGAACCATATCGACCCTGTAAGTACCGCCATCCACATGGAAGCAATTCTCTTGCATCAACACCCGGCGAACTCGGGCTTCCGGAACTACCAGCCTCTGGAAGCCCTCGTTCCATCTGGAATAGGTGAAAGTGTCCCGGACCTCGAAGGTCTGCTCAGTTAGGACTCCATTTGGGTCGTTGTCGAGCAAGCACCTGAACTTCTGAACCTTCAAGGTCCGATCTTCCGGGACTAAAACTTCGGGCATACTGCTATACAAAAATTAAAGGGTTTTATCGATCACCGTTAGCGATATCCGCAAGCTGCTGCGAATACTTCATCATCGCATCACGAGCCGCACTGATCTGGTTGTCAGTGAGGTAGTGCTTACCGTACTTGTCTCGGTTCTCCACCACCTGCTCCGCGATGCTCGTCAAGAAGTTGGCATCGCTGCTGCTAAAGCCGACGTTGTTACGATTCGTAGTGGACTTGGTGCGCTTCTCGGACTCGGTCTGCTTGTCGTAAATCGTGGTCAGACCACCGATCAACCAACGGTCGCTCTCCTGCATACGCTCTTCGATATCTTCGCGTGTCCACTCTTCGATCTCGTCTTGACTGCGAGAATAGCTCATGGGCTTCGGGTTGGTTGGTGAAAAAGCCTCTTCACCCAATTAAACCAAACCGAAGCCGGGGGGTTCCAGAAGTCTACAATCTTCATACGCGCTTCACAGGATCTTCGTACATTGAAGATGCACGTGAGCATCGAAGAGAAGATCCTCCGATCTCTAGACTAATATCCTCGGAATCGGAAGGTTGTTCCTCCAATAGCTCCCTAACGTGGGAGCCGTGGGGCCTCTGGACTTCACAGTCGATCATATCGAACCTGTCGTCGTTCAAAACTTCCCTCTTGTTGACTGTGCTTTCGTCGTACTCTTCGTAAAGCGCCATGACTTGATCTCGAAGACGAATCTCGGCATCTACGAAGTTTCTAAGCCTTCGTGAAGCCATGAACCATTCGCTAATAAACCTACCTTCACTCTCACGACCGTCACCTATTCCAGGATTCTTGATTTGCCTGAGACCCCTGAACATGCAGTGAAGCTTGCTCTCCATATGCCGAGACATAGGCACGGTATGTTTTAGCCTCACCGTATTTCGAAAGTCTCTGAGTCTATCGTCGGGGGTTCTTCCCCTGTTGCTAACTTCACCGATCTTCGCTTGATGTTCCGAGTTCTTGTGGTCTTCCATGAAGTAAACGTAACCCCAAGGATCGTCTTTAACAATCTCGAAATAGGTACCTCGGTCAAACACCATGATTTCGGCCCAATCTTCCTTCCGGCTAGTAGCGGAAGCAACGAGATCTTCATGGGGCTCGTGCTTCAAGTCCGGTTTTTCGTCTCTGTTACGGAGGTTATACTTGCCCGGATTTGGCCCTTGGGTATTGGGTTGGGGAACTTCTCCGATCTTCACCAACGTTCCCTCTCCTTCAAGGTTTTGAACCCCGGAAGCAACTGGGTCCGTCATGTCGTGCTTATTAGTTTCATACCAATTATTTTCTAAGACAACGTTGGCGACTTCTTCGTAACTGTAGCTTTCTTTTCCTTTAGTTCTGTTAAGATGCTTGAACGCTAGAATAATAGCTTGATCCTTCTTCATAGACTCCTGTGTTCTCATCGTTAAACAATATATTAATTAATAATATGACTGAAATATACGAGCACGTGACGTGCACGAAGCAAGGAGTCAAAGCAAGATAGATCTGAGCTTCGCTTTGAGCTCTCTCGCGTTAGAGACTTCGGAATCGCGAATTATGCCCAAGTGGGTGTCGTCTTCGAAATCTTGAATCTCCACCCAAGCGGGATAAAATATGGCGTCAAAAACGACATTCGCGTCCCCGGTGTACCACATTTGCATGATCTCATCGGGGTCCGTCGAATCAGCGGGTTCCATCTGGGCGCTTTCGAGAATACTGAAATCGTCGTCTGCACCCACTAGACTCGTGAAATGTAGTTGCATTCGTTGAATATAAGTCCACTGAAAAGAAACTACTCTTGTTGGTGGTGGACTTATGTTCGGACACGCTTCGGAGCCCGGTCCCACTTGTCCTTAGATCGCATCCACGTAGAGGCTCGCTTGCGGTTGCCCGTTGCTACGTTAACCACAGACTCGTGACGCTCGACGAGCCCCAAGACTTCTTCCTCGTCTCCGACAACGTGGAACGGGTAACTGTCGGACATGAAGCCGTCGTTTTCCTCGACTTCGGAATCGTAGCCCTTGAAGTCCAAAAATTCGACGATACGATCAGCTTCGCGGCGACTTTTGGCTTTCTTGTAAACCATGAGCTCCTGTGGTTGGTGGAAAAGCTATCGTCTCACCAACTTGAACAAAAGAAACACACGGATGTTCCCGAAGGCTTGTTAAGCCTCTATGAAGAAACTACCAATCGTGCACCTGAACTCCGGGAGACGGGTCATCGACGTTCCTCCACTTGTCTATGTCTTCGGAGTCTTCCCATTCGGAAAACAAGTCTTCGAGAAAGGTGTCGATATCGTTGGTAATATCAATCCTGGAGGGCACGTTGCCGGGTCTTGCGGAACTGCCAACATCAACGTAGTCTGAAATGTTCTCTTGGAGCCTGTCCATAAGATCCGTGCTCATCCCTTCGAACTCGGAACCCCCGAGAAGAAGAGCAGCATCGGAAGTCCAGTAGTAGCCCTTCACAAGCTGACCTCCGAAAGTGTCCCAGATCTTCTCTTTACAGCTTCCGCCACCGTCTTGATTCTTAATCTCCCACAGACCGTTATAGAAAGGCTCTCCTTGCGATCCCGGAAGATAAAGGTGGCCGTCGTGTCGGCAATAAGAGTCCGTGATCTCGTTCTTAGCGTGAACGAAAGGCTCCTGTTCCACATAGACCGGGCAACCCCATTTTCTCGTCTTCAAGTCTTCGAAGGGGATAAGTTCTCCGCCGTAGGTCTCAATCGCTCTTTCGTTCAGAGGATTGCTCTTCGTGGGAGCTTCTTTCGCAGTTCGGTGATCAATCTTGATAAAGCTAACACCGAGACGCCGAAGATGATGAGTAACAAGGTCTCCTACTTCCTGCTCCTTCTTCTCTCCGTTCTCGTTCTTGCAATGTACTGGCATATATAACTGAATCTTGGTTCGCCCCCACTAACAATCACGGCGGACTTCAGGTTCCACGAAGCTTCTGTTAAGACGAAGCTTCCCTGTAGGCGTTCCAGAGCTTCATGTTCCGGTCTCTAACCTTATCGGCAAGCCTCTGAAACTCTTCATCAGACCCGGAATCGTCGAGGAAGAGGAGAGTCTCTACTACAATTCTTTCTTCTGAGTCTAACTCACTGTCTGTCTTGGATCGCTTACTTAACATGTTAATCAATTGCTTTCGGAGTTCAAAATAACGTTTTTGTTATGTACACTTCGAAAACAAACCACGAAAGCAAATCGTTCCGACCTACACAGAGTCTTGACGTTTAACAGAGTCTTCATGGAACGGCGGGGATAAAAGACGAGTTGAACTAAAGCGCATTAGCTCAAAACCACCGACCCCAAACTCATGCATTCAGAAACGCAAAGAGCCCTCGATCTTATCAAGGATAAAGCGGCGGAAGACGAAGAGCCGATAGCCTTGTACGAGAACTTCAAGTCAGGCATCGACTACGAGTACACGATGCGCCCGGACGAGTGGCAAGAACTCACTTCTCCTTCAGGACTTGAGGCCATGTACGACAAGTTGGCGGTAGCAGAGCCGAACGGGGATCTTCACATGAGCCTCAACGATCCCATTGAAGAAGTTGACGAGCGTGCGGACACCAACGTGTTTGCGCTTCAAACGCAGGTAAGAGACGATATGGAGTACAAAGACGTGGAGTCCGCAAAAGACATAGAAGAGGGAGAAAAGGTGCACATAAAGCACGAAGATGACACCGTGACAAAAGAAGAGGTGAAAGAAGTCCGAGAATTGACCTTAGAGACAGACAGCGGGTCTTATTCTCGCAAGACAGGAGGCGGTTGGGGGCCGATCAAATCAAAGATAGTGGTCCCGGAGAACTGACTTGACGTTCTCTCGAATTACCTCCCTCAATTCAGTAATGGAATCAAAATACGTGTTCGCCGCCCGACGAACCCTTTCTACCGTGTCTTCTCCGTTCTGGTGAGTTATGTCTTCAACTTCATCGCGGTTCGAAGACAGGTAGGGGAATTCGTCGGTGGCGGACCACGTTACTGAAATATCTTCATCTACGGGCACCGGACGGGGTGTAACGTTGATGGAGAAAAAGCCGTTGTTAAGGTTGAACTTTATTCTCCAACTTAGCTGTTCAGTCTTTCCGTACCAGCGCTTTAGTGCTCCAGAATATCCTCTTCTCGCTTCTTCAAGAGCATCCTGGATTTCGATAGCTGCCCGTTTTTTGGCATCGTCGCTGGCGTCTTCGGTCCAGACTCCTTTTCTACCGACCGGGATATAATCGAGTGACATTTAATTATCCGTTATTAAGTGGCGGGCTGAGCGGACTGCACGTCACCATTAACGAGTACCTCCTTGTCTCCGGTAGACTCGTTAACTCCAATGGCTTCAACCCTTGCCTCGTTGTATCCGCCGTCTTCAATGTAGGGCGAAGATCCTCCTTGCCCGACAACGGCAACGGCAGGCTCGTCCTGATCGGTCTTGGAACCTTCAGCCTCAAGCTGAACGTCGTTGGAGCCGATCCTGACTACCTTTACTTCAAATCGCTTTTCGCGACCGTTGGGATCCGGGTAATCGTTCTGAATTGTGAGGGTTACGTTTCCGCCAGCGGCATCCGTGTCAACGAGAAGGATAGACCCCACGTCGCTGCACGCAACGTTGTAACTGGTGCTCTCAACGCGAGTTACACCGTAACTGGCTCTGTTCTGATCGACTGTAATACCAAGCTCGGGACTCTGAGAAAAAGAGAACTTCTGGTCAGTCGTAGCAGAGTTTCCGTGAATAGGGCTAGAATTAGTGGACATAAAGTGTTAAGTTATTCGTAAATTACGAGTAACGGTTGGCTATTGGTGAAAAGTTCCTTTAATCGAGATCTCCGAAAATAAGAACTTCACCGTCCACAAGGTGGCGAACGGTGGCGTGACCATTTGCTTGAGAAACCTGTTGCTGGGAACCATCGACGACGAAAATCGAAGCGCCGTTAATTCCGGAAAAAGTAACGGTTCCACTTCCGTTGTTCACAACTTGAACCTTGAAGTGCTCGGGAAGTGGGAAGTTCTCGGCATCCACAGACACGTCAACGTCTCCACCATCGGTGTCAACGAGAAAGGTGGAAAGCTTGTCCTCCGGGGTGATAGTAAAACCACTAGAAACCTGCACCACGCCATCGGTAGGGGTGGCTGGCGTAGAAGAGACGCCGCCTTGATCACTTCTAGTAATGTTTCTGCGTACGTCCGTGGTAGAAGAATTTCCGTGAATGAACATAATAGTTGTTTCTGGTTACGTTTGTTTTGTAAATATCAGTCAGAGCGCTTTATTCGTCGTTAACTTGTTCCCACTGGCCGTCGTAGTTTTTTCCGCCCCACTTTTCTTCGTCTCCCTTGTCAAGGGCCTCCTTGGGGCTCGTGGACTCTGCGTCTTCGTCCACCCAATCTACAAGCTCGTGACTGAGAAAGCTAACTCCCTTCTGTTGATTCAAATACTTGTGAAAGTCACTCGGTTCACGACTCATGATAATAGGATAATTTTATCTGAGGCTATGTCGATCCAGTTGCCTTTTATCACTCATTAGTAATTATTGGATTAAATGTTTTCAAATTCCGCACCAGTCGGTAGAAGGTTGAACTGGATGCTAACGAATTCCGCCGTACGTGTGGGCTGGAGGAAAATCTGTCCTCGGAGTTCGTTTCTGTCAATAACCTCTGGTGGGTTATTGTCCGCGTTCATTTCTACCCTAAAGGCAAAGAGACCCTGCTGCTGCTGAATGTTTTCGAGGAAGGGGTTCACGATGTTCTTGAACCTGTTCCTCGTAGCGGGTACGTTCTGCTCGAATACCAAGAATCGACTGGTGGAAGCAACGAACTTCTTAACGTTAATGAGCAACCTCCTGACGTTCACCCTGTCGAGAGCGGAAGGAGCGACTTGAAGCGTCTTCTGCCCGAAGACCACAGTACCCTGTCCTTGGAACTCCGCAATTGGGTTCACGCGGTTGCTGTAAAGCTCGTCGCGCTCGTCCTTGCGGAGCCTAAGAACGGGCTCAATGACCTCGGGGATTCCTCCACGCTCAAGACCAGCGGGTGCGAACCACTCTGCCGAATTCCTGTCGCTGAACGCGTACACTCTCGGAATTACGGCGCTGGGTGGAACTTCTCTCTGCCTTCCCGTATCCCGGTCTCTAACTCGGACCCAAGGGAAGTAAGATGCAGCGTAGTTGGTATCGAGAGTCTGAATGGAATTCGTAGCCTCCTGAATCGTAGCATCCGGCCCAACGGGATCGAAGACGTAAAATACGTCGCCTCGGGCTTCCACCATATCGATACCGCTCTGAACAACGGTCTGGTGCTTGTCGTAAATTACCCCAGGAGTAGCAAGCAAGTTAATGTCGAACCTGTCGTCGTTGGAGAGAATCCGGAAGGCGTCCCTGTAGGACTCGGCTCCGGGAGCGTTGTATCCGGAAAGATCGAGTCCCTGAGAGTTGCCCGAAGTGATGTCCTCGCCAAGAGCAACGGGAGTCGTTGGGTCCTGACCATCGAATCCGCCCTGGAAAGCTACTGCAAGATTTCGCTCTCGAACCGGGAAGCCTTCTTCCGGTCCGTCTCCATAATCGATGGACTCGACGGTGCCACCGTTGTTAACGAAGCCGTCGCTGAATACGAAGTTAAAGTTCTGATTCAAGAGATCCTGATCTCCAACGGCTTCTTGGTTGTTGGCGATAGCCTGGAGGAAGGTCTCGTTGTCCTCGAAATCAAAGTCGAACCCGTAGTTGATGCGGGTATCGAAGATAGCGGTATTTGGATCAATGTCGGCCACAATGTCCTGCTCCAGAGTATCGGTGCCGTCCACAACTTCGGTATCGGGATCAGTGACCGTGTTGATTTTTCGAGTCTTGAGACCAGTAATCTGGTCCTTGAAATCAAGAGGAATCTGGTAGCTTTCAAAACCCCAAGGAATGAGGTGAGAAAGCTCGTTCCTGTTGCCGCCGTTAGCGTCTCGAAGCTGGTCACTGACCGAAACCCTGATATAGTCGCTGTTATTCTCGTATTCGCCAACGTCTCTTACCTTTTCGCCATCAAAGACCCTGTTCTTGTTTCCAATGACAGAAGCGATGAAGCTATCACTGTTAGGGTCGAGGTTTACTGCGGTGAAGGACTCCAAAACTTCTGGGTTTCTATCGCTATCATCAAACGCTCGAACAACGACGTCGAACGTACCGTATTCAGAACCGGGTACCTCTGATGGATACCTAATCGTTTGAAGCGAAACCTTAATCTCTCGATTAGAAGCCTCTCCATCGCTCAACGTGTGGAAACGAACAAGCCTCTGCCTGTCGGTTCCGGGCTGAGCGGGCTGCTGGTCCTGAGAAACTATCCAGGGGGTGCTGGCATTGTCGTACTGCTTGTCGGAGTAATCGATTTGAGCAGAATTGAACTCCACTCGCAATTCCTCGTCGAGAGTACCAGAAGCCTCGTCAATGATTTCGGCCCAAAGGTTTGGGAACTTAGACTTAAAGAATATTTCTCGCACTCCTTCAACGCTTCCCCCAAAGAAGTCGAGAACGTAATTGTTGTCGGCGTCGTCCAGAGAAAGAACGTAAGTCGTAGATTCTGGAAGCTCTCCAAGAGTAGCGAAGTCAGGGTTTCCAGTATCGTCAAGTGCGATTTCGTACTCAAGAACGGAACCTTCCGCCCAATCGGATACGTAGATCGATCCTTCCGAAACCTGATCTACAAGTCCACGAAGATCGTCAACGTCCTGAGAAAGATCGATTTCTCCACCGAAGGTAACTGTAGAACCGACGTCGTAGGCGTTGTCCAATCCAAAGGAATGAACGGTCTGATCAGAATCTGCAACCAAGAGCGTATTCCCGGAGTCTACGATATCGATGCTGGAGATCGAAGTAAGCTCGGTGGTGTTCGTGTAGCTGGCGGCTGGAGGAGTAGTAGCACCAGCGAGATCGGGGAAGACTCCACCGCCAAGATCGTACTGATGAACCGTGCTACCACTACCGGAAACGAAGAGCCTGTTGTTGCTCTGATCTATCTCGATGCCAGTAGGCGCGGTAGTCTCGTTACTAACGTCAAGCTGGCTGGTGAAACCAGAAATGGTGGTGATATCGTAAGCGCTACTAATGTCGTACTCGTAAACCGAAGCGGGTGCGCTCGAACTTCCCACGTAGAGAAGAGTAGATCCACCGTTGGTTATTACCAGATCCTCCGGGCTTGGGTCTTCGCTGAGAATCTCCTCAGTAACGAACGAAGCCGAACTAACGTCATATGGAGTAGAGAGATCAAATTGAGCGACACGACCAGTACTTCCGTCGCTGGTAGTGGCGTAAAGCTTGCTTCCGCCATCTGCCAATTCGATATCGGTGATATTGCCCGTAAACCCGCTGAGAGCGGTGTCACCCACAAGATCCGTGAAGGACTGGTCAACACCAGCGGTCTGAATTTCGAGCCCGAAGCCTGTAGGATCGTCTCCATTGGCAACGATGTTAGCACCCACAATCCTGTCGTTATCTTCTCGCAGGGAACGTGTAGGCACAAGCGTTCCAAGAGTAAGGTCTTGTCCGGGATCATCCGTATCGAGAGCCCCGGCAGGAAGTTGAAGCTCAATAGCCTCGGCCTCGTATCCCTCAGAGCCCAAAAGACGAACTACGTAAGCGCTACCCGCGTCTTCAAGGTAATTTGGAACTGTGAAGTCGGTGTAGAAGTCTCCATCACCAAAAGTCTCGATGTAGTCTCGTGGGCTGTCAACCAAAACGGGTTCAAAAGCGGGTCCCTTAGAGGTTCTTCCAACAAAGGCTCCAGCTATCTCTTGGATACCCTGTGGAAGAAACGTAAGGTCACGCTCCTGTGTGAACACGCCCGGAGACAAGAATTGCTCTTCAGCCATGATACTCTGTTTTTATCATTAGTTTTTGGGTGCGTGTGTATAACTGTTACCGACCCAATTCTTCTGGAGACAGAATTTTTCCGGACTCGGGATCGATCCCAACGTCACCGTACTTTTTATAAATTTCTCTCATGAAGTCATCGTGTTCGGACTTCACGGTTTCAAGTTCCTGCTTTATGTCTTCTCTTTCTTCTTTCTCGTTCTCAAGCTCATCTTCCAAGGCACTAATGTAAAAGTTCTGCCTTCCATACTCGAACGTGAGATCGTATATCTGATCTTGAAGATCGTTCAGCCTCTTCTTTTCACTGTCGGTAAGTTCATCATCGGGCATAACACTTTACACTTTTTGCTCGTGTTTATATATCACTCTTCAACGGAGAAGCGCTCCCTCTCTATGACAAAGTCAAGGGAAATGATCTCTATAACCCCGACTGGAGAAAAGGAAACCTCAATGTTAAGGCGGTTCGGAGCTCTCCTTGAATCTCCTCTGTTAGATACGGGATCGACATTGACCTCGAAATTGCTGACTCCACTTCTGGATTGAACCTCGCCAAGAATTTCAAGCAAGTTAATACGCAAATTCCGTACCAACTCAGGAGTAGTTTGTTCAAAAAGAAAGTCTTGGGCAAGATCCCGAACTCTGGAAACGATGGAAGAAATAAGCCTCCTCACGTTCAAGAGCTCCCTCGGCGTTTGCCCCCTCGCATCCTGGAAGTAGGTCAAGTTACCCCAAAGCAAGACGCCGTAGTCGTCGAAAAAAGAAACGGCGTTGAAATTCTGATCCTGCAGATTGTCTAGTTGATCACGACTGAGCCTGAATTGAACGTCAATTACGTTAGGAACCTGACCCCTATCGATTCCGGCTGCAGCGAACCAAGGAGCGGTTTCGGCGTCAGAAAGAGCAAAAGTTTGCGGAATAACCGAAGAGGCCGGAACGAAATCGAAGTCTGTTATCTCTTCTTCCACCCAACCGAAGTAAGTGGCCGACCGAGAAGAGTTAAAATCTATGCCTGAAATATCTCCGGGACGATCTCCGAGTTCATAAGAGTCGAAGACATAGGCTGCGTCCCCCCTTTCTTCCACCAGATTGTCGGCCTGTCTTATGAGTCTTTCATGATTCTGAAAATCAAGCTCCGGGGTAACAAGTAAATTAAATCCTATGCCAGCCTGTGGCTGATCTAAAAGCTCGTAAGCTCTTCTGTAGGCTTCTTGACCTCCGCTATCTCTCCCCTTGAAGTCAAACCCAAACGTGTTCTCGGGGCGTATGTCTCCTCCGGTGAACACCTCTCTATAAACGCTCTGTCCATCGGTTCCCCCCTGGAAACCAAGACTGAACTTTCGCTCCGAAACGCTGCTCGTGTTGGGATCTATGCCAGCCTCTTCATCGAGATAAAAACCGTCGTCCATGGGTTCGGAGTTTTCTGGAACGCCTTGAAATATGTTGTTATTCTGATCTTCTCTGAATTCTATACCGAAGTGAAGCTGATTTGTAAGATCTGCGCCTCTATCAGGTCCGGCATTCACGTTTCCGACTTCAAGATAATCCGAAAGGGCACCGAATCGCTGCTCAGTCCTGTATACTGGAGTCTGAGTGGAATTCAAGAAAGTCCTCTGATAAGAATCAAATCCAAACGGCAAAATATCAGAATCTGCGGCTTCCAACTCATCAGAAAGTTCTACCCTGATATCGAGGGATCGCGGCTCGTACTGCCCAAAGCTCTCGACCCTTCTAGAATTAAAGTTATATGAAGAAAACTTCGTGCCAATCTCGGATCCGATGAAATTTTCATCTTCCGGGTTGAGAGACAAGTTATCGAAGCTTTCTATTATGTCTTGGTTAAAGTCTGTATCGTCAAAGTCTCGAAGATTCACAGTGAATGTAGGCCATCCACTTTCGGAGAATGGAGAACCTATATCGGTAATCGAGATCTTAAATCTTCTATTTTGAGTTTCACCGTCTCCCCTAATAAAGAACCTGAACAAACGAATCCTCTCTTCCCCCGGAAGAAGCTGCGACTCTATCCAAGGAGTCCTCGGAGAATCGAAGTTGGGGAAAGTGAGAGGATTGGGTGAATCGCCGCTCTCCGATATGATGAGATTAACGAGAGACTGAACCGTTACGTCCCCGATGATTTCTCGTTGTCGTCGCGGGAAATTCTGATAGACCCTGATTTCGGGAGGAAGAACTCTGGTGATATACCTTGGACTTGTCGGGTCTAAGCTTAGAAGAAACTCGTCCAGAGGGTCGTCCTGACCGGGGGTATCGTTCTCGGTGAAGGTCTGCAACGTGAAACGCTGTGCAAGGGCTTGTGTATTAGCGGTTGGAGAAAGAATGCGAGTCTTCGTAGGATCGGCACCCTGTTCTCTCTGATATCTGTCACTGAAAATGAACACCGCAAGAATCTGTCCGGCCTCGGAATCGATATTGGCCCAATCTACTCCAGCACGTCCTCGAATAGAGATAGTAGTAGGGTCCCAACCATCGGTAGCGATGATTCTAGTGAAGTTGACTCGATCCGTCTGCTTTAAAACCTCAACTGCGGAAAAAGTAGAATAGGTAGTGGGCTCTCCGAATATTTTCTCAAACTCGTCAACGGTCCGAACTTGTGTCGGTACAAAAACGGGACCCCGCTGTGCGGGTCCAACTATCATAGCGTTCGTCTCGTCCTCGACCTCAGGAACTACGAACTCGGTTCTACCGCTAACATCTACTCTAGCGGCGGTGTTTCTGGGATCTGCTACAAAACTACTTCCGTTCATAAAGATTTATCAATTGTTTGGCCTACCACTCACCGTTTCTCCAGTAACTTCCACTTTAGCGGGTCCAAGCTTCTTTTCAGTTTCATCCTCGTCTGGGATGTTGTTCGGAACTACGAAGCCATCGAGATCGAGACTGATGCTAGCTTCTACGTATCTGGTCTCGTCGGCCATTTCTACCGAAAGATCAATAGAATCAAAATTGGCATAGAACACGTTCTTTTCTTCGTCTCCCCAATACTGCTCAGTTCTATACTTTAAAGCGTCCGTGATCTTGTCCATTTGCCACCTATACTCGGTGAATATCGTGAGGTCGTAAGACGCTTGCACGTACTCGGGCACCCGCGAGACTTGAAACTCCTTCACTGGCTTTCTATCGTTCAGCACGGAGAAATTGTCATACCTGTTCTTAGACGAGTAACGCTGAACTCCAGTTACGGTACGTCCGAGAGAAGTCAGAGTATTGAGGTGTGGCTGGCTTCGAATGCTAGGGTTGTCGGAGAAATCGGTGCGATCAATGACTATTAGAGGAAGAAGCACCTTCTCTTTCACGGATTTCAAGTCTAGATTCTTCCTAGCCCACGTCCAACGCTCTTGGTTGTCCCAGATAACGGGGACCTTCACAAGCTGGCCGTCTTGCTTAACGTGAAAGTCGTAATCCTCATCAAGCTCGTAGTTTACGGCCCAATCCATCTCGGTAGAGCCGATTTGAAAATTATAGTCGTCCTCGTCCGTATCTCTACGAAGCTGCTTCTCTCTCTGGATTTCTCGCTGTCTCTCCCTGTTCTTTCGGACCTGCTCTTGCTGCTCGTTGAACCTGTCCGAAAGTTGATCTTCTCTACGCTCTTCGCCTCCGCGAAGCTCTTCTTCACGTGATCTTGAAGCTCCGTCGTCGTCTCTTATGTCTCCAAACTTGTCCTTCATAGGTTAAGGTCTGTTTCTTTGAACGAGTTCAATATTAGAATCGCGTGTGCGCTCGGCGTCGGCTACCAAGGAGTGCCTGTAGAAGTACTTGGAGCCGAGAAGCTCGTTATCCACGACATTTTGAATTTCGAAGAACTCTTCATCCCACTCTATGAAGTCTCCACGTTGTGGATAGAATTCCTTGTCTTTGAGGCGTTCGCGCTGAAAACCGAATTGAGCACTTCGAAGCACGTCAAAGGTACCTCGATCCTGCTCCGTGCGCTGGTCTTCGGGAACGACAAGAGCATGAAGCTGCACGGTTTTAGAAAACGTCTTGCCCTGCTCCGTGGTCTCTCCCCGAAACGTGGACTCGGTAGAATCAACGTCCATCTTGTAAAGCTGAACAAGCACTTCGACGACGTCCTCTACAAACTCTTCATTTATGCCCTGAATGAAAGCGAAGTCTTGATCGGAAATGAAAAAGCCCTCGTCGGTTTGACTTGGACTTTGTTGCTCATCATCTGCCATATGAGTTTATAAATATATGGTAAGTGTGAACAATTTAGTCAGCTTCGTCGCCGTATTTGTTGACGAATCCTCGCTTGTCGTCGTCTCCGACGAACAAAGTCGTCATGCCTCTGCTGGGAACAGTGTCTTCTTTGTCAATTATGGTATCGTCGTTCTTTCTGAAATCGTCAACCCCGGAACCAGTGAAAGCAACGGTTATGTGAAAATCGGCTTTGTCGTACCCAAACCTTTCGCGTATGTCGTCTCCTTTAGGCCAATCTACGACAAAGAACCACTCTTGCTCGGAGCTTCCACTCAATCCGCTGGATCTAGTTCCTGGACCTACCACGTGTCCAATGCCTTTGGACTGCATGTTGCCAAGATCTATCTTTCTGGCTATCTGCAGCATGATGTAATCGAAGGTCCTACCAAGCACTTCGCGAGAACCGTTGTATCCCCGTCTTTGTAGAGACCGGAAAAACTGGTTTCGAAGATCCCGCATTTCGGGAGCAGTGAAGAGAACCAAGTCGAAGTAAGGGTTGTGCTCCAGCTTTCGCTGTATAGCCATTTCGGGAACATACTCCGGAACCTCCAAAGATTCGAAGCGATAGACGAGTCTGTTATCAACGTGGGGCTTTGGCATGTCTCAAGTGGTAAATAGCGGCGATTTATCTAATCTCGACTTTTAGCTCAGACCCGGATATGTCCACGCGAGCAGACGGAAACTGGCGTTCAACAAACCTTTTGTAGAGCTTGGCTCGAATGTTCTCGTCTTCTCCTTCTTTCGGTGCGGCGTCGATAAAGAACCCCTTCAACTTCTCGGGCTCCATAAAGAGTTCGCTCCTGTTTTCCCAAGCATGCCTAGCGATGGAAACTACGGTAGATACTACCTTAAAGGGCTTGCCCTCGTCCGTAACGGCACCGAACCTGTCCGGAAACTCGTCCGAGTGCCTACGATCAAGCTCAAATTCTATGGCCAGATATTCAGGCATGAAATCTTCCACCGTAACGTCATAGGTATACTGTTCGGTCTGGAACGTGTAATAAGCGCCGAACCTGTCAGTTCGAGCCAATTTCCATTTGTAGCCTTCCGTCGTGTTTCCAATCTCCTGAATGACGAAAGATCGGATAACGCTTCTGAGTTGTTTCATATCGACTTATCCTCTGCTGTTGTCACTTCTGTAAATGAGAGTAGGAACGTGCTGCAAGTACCTGTTCAGGTTTTCAGCCATGTCAGCTTTACGCTTGATCCTTTCCTCCTTGCTGATCTTCTGGAGCCTGTCCTTGAGATTATCGACAGAGCGCTCCATTTCCTGCTGTGCTTGCTGCTTCAAATCTTGACCATCAAGTTGAAATGGGTCCTGAGGACTCGGCATGTCCGAGAACTTGGACCTTACGGTACCAAGCTTGTGTTTCGCGACAGCGAGAGCGTACTTGTAGATCCAACGCTTCCCGCTGGCGTTGATGTACCTATAAGGAATGAAGTCGTAAGGAGCGTCCGAGTAGTCGCTAACAACGTTGTTGATTTCGTCTCCCACCTCAGCACGGGCCGTAGATTCTCCAACGACTTCGACCCCAAGCGCTTCGTCCTTGGGAACGAACTCTACCCATATCCTGAATCGAGAGTGTGGAGAAGGGTGAATCTTGATCTTGTCTCCGATTATGTCGAAGCTGTAATCGGAGGTATAAATCTTGTCGTACAGGTCAGCTTGCTGTGTAGCCAAGGTACTGTCGTAGAGCGGGTACATGGTGTAGTACGGAGCAGCGTCAACGGCATAGCTCCCGCCGCCTTGGTTTGTATACCCCGCTCCTCCGAGTGCACCGAATCCACTCAAACCTCCGAACGCCTGACCTCCGCCCGTTCCGCCGCCGAATCCAGCTCCACCCGCACCACCGAAGTGACCGTGAACAGAAGAAGGAATGCGCTGGTGAAATATGCGGTGGATGACCACTTCTTCTTCAACGGGAACGTACTCGAACTCGTTCATGGAGGTTTCCCGCGCTACTTTGATTTCACTCTTGGTATAGATCTGCCGATTGACTTCGGTTTCAAAGAATCCACGTTCCCAAGTCACATTTCCGCCCTCGCGACCACGAAGGGGTCCTCCGTAATCTCGGGCGAGTTGCAGCATCTGGCCACTACCACCGGAGGAGACCCAGCGACCCGTCAGATCTCTATTGGCATCAGAGCCAAGAATAGCCTCCAAGTTGTCCTGGATGTTCTGGTCGTTAACGAGTCTACTGAATTCGTCTGTGGCCTCTTCAAGAGCGGCGTAAAAGTCGCGCTCGTCTATTTCTATGCTCATAGTAGGCCAACCAAGACGCCTTGCAGCCCAGAGAGTGAATTTCTTGGCGTCCTTTCTGAATTTGGGGTCCTTCTCGTACCGACCGAAGGGAGTGTTGTTTTCAACTGGCAACAGGTCTCCGGTATCGACGAGTTCTGGATTTATGTCGGGGGGATTCTCGACGTCGGGGTCAAGCCAAGGTCCTCGCGGAAATTTAATCTTAACAGCCATTTAACAAGGAGGTCTTAGAAGCTTCATAGCATAACAGTTTCCTCGCTTTTATATAGTAAAAGAAGAGCCGCATCAAAACAAAAGGACCCGTATATATGGACATTTCTCGACTTAACAGCCGCTGGATACGTGTTAACTTCAGCGACGATTTCAGTTGGCATAAGGTAAATGAAGTGAAGAAAATACCGGGACGAGAATACGATCCCGAGACCGAAGACTGGAAAGTTCCATTAAAGACGAAAGGCAGTTGTGCTCAGTTCTTGCACTTCTGTAACGAATTCGATATAAAGCTTCCGGATTCAATCGAAAAGCTCATCAAGGAGCTAAGACAAGACTTTAAAGAGCGAGAAAGAAGGGAAGCTCGAAATAGGGAAATTATAAAAGGCGCGGACTCTTCTATCGATAGAATTTATGGAACGGCTCGCGGAATGCGGCTCCGAGATTACCAGAGAGCCGCTGTTGAATACGCGGCGGAGAACAAAAGAGTAATCATTGGGGACGAGCAAGGGCTCGGAAAGACCGTGGAGGCCATTGGTACCGTGCAGCACCTTGAATCCTACCCCGTACTCTGCGTAGTTCCCGCAGCAGTGCGTCCCCATTGGGAGAAAGAGTGGAACACTTGGATTCCGAGAAGAACGGTGAAAACGGTAAGGAGTGGAAGCCACTCAGACTTCCGTGGAAGCATCGTAATCTGCACCTACTCTTTGATCTACAAGTTCACCGACAGATTCAAAGACCACGGCTTTGAAGCATTGATTTGTGACGAGAGCCACAAGCTCAAAAATAACTCCGCCAAAAGATCAAAGGCGGTAAGGAAGATTTCAAAGGACATTCCGGTCCGAATGCTTCTTACTGGAACCCCGTCTATTAACAAACCAGCCGAATTCATCAACCAGCTTAAAATACTTGGGGTCTTCAAAGATGCATTCGGCGGCTGGATGCAATATACCGACAGATACTGCAACCGTAAGGATTCCCAATTCGGCCAGTGGGACATATCTGGGGCATCGAATCTTGAAGAGCTCCATAACAGGCTCGTCGGTAACTGCTACGTGAGAAGAAACAAGGACGACGACGACATACTGGACGAGCTTCCGGAGAAGCAAAGAACGGTGGTGGAGCTCGATATCAACAACAGAAAGAAATACGACGAAGTAGAGAACAACCTCGCCAAGCATCTGCGGGAAAAGTTCAAGGAGGACGAAGAGCTTTTGGAGAAGATAGAGCACCTGTCGGAACCCCTGCAAGAAGCCCACAAGGAGCAGCATGCGAATAGAAGGGTTGAACAGGCGCTCAACGCCGAACACCTCGTCAAGATCAACGAGCTACGAAAGGTAACGTCTCGTGGAAAGTTCAAAGAGTCGAAAAAGTGGATCAAGAACTTCCTGGAAAGCGGCGAGAACCTGCTCCTGTTCGCCCACTACAAGGAGACCACGAGAAAGCTAGCAGACGAGTTCGACTGTCCAAGAATCACGGGAGACGTGAGCACCAGCGAAAGAGAAGAGATCATAGAAGAGTTCCAGGATGGACAACACCAGCTTCTGGTCCTGAACATTGAGGCAGGAGGCGTTGGTATTACCCTGACGGAAGCCTCGAACGTCGCGTTCGTCGAGATCCCGTGGACGTTCGCAGAAATTGAACAGGCAGAAGACCGTTGTATACTGGAGGGAGAACCCATAATGACTGAAAATGGGTGGGTTCCGGTAGAACAGGTAGGTGAAGGAGACCGCGTCATAGGTCACGATGGAAAGCCGCACGAAGTCCTGGATAGTTGGGACAGGAAGGCAAAGGGATCACACGCCCACAACAGCAAGAGCATAACAGAAATAAGCGTAATAGGGTGGCCCAAGAAGATCAAAACAACGTCAGACCATCGAATCCTAACGAACGAAGGATGGACTCAAGCCGGGGATATACACCCTCGGGACGAGATCAAGATGCCGGACCAATACGAGGGAGAAGAGAAGTCATTCGTGGAGGTTTCGAAGAGTAGCAGACTACCAAGCGAATACGAGACTCCGGAACAGGAGATGTTTGGAAGTCACTACGACGCCACGTACACGAAAAAGAAGACTACCCAAAAGAACCACGGCTTGATAAAGATACCAGACAGGCTGGAGCTTACAGACAAGATGCTGTTCTGCCTCGGCTACTATGTTGGGAATGGGCACTGCTACACTGGTACGGAAAAGGGGAGGTACGTATCACTTGCGGCACACGTCGATCAGATGAACACCCACCTCACAGAATGCCAGCAGTGGTTCGATAAACTGGATATAAACTCCACGATAAGAGAGCACAGCGACCGCGACGGATGCGAACTCAGAGCATACTCCGGAGAACTCGCGTTATGGTTCGAGAACAACTTAGGAAGAAAGTTGGACGAGAAGACCGTCCCGGAGTGGATTCACGAATGTAGTAAAGAGCAAAGAGAAACGTTCGTGAACGGGTGGTTCGAGGCGGACGGATACGAGAGAAGAGGGAGAAAGCAAATCATTACCGCCAAAAAGGATCTCGCCAGTGAAGCCTGTAGGCTACTGATGGGACTTGGCAAGAAACCATCAATAACCTATGGTGAAGAGTCCGGTTCTTACACGGTTGGGTGGACAGAAGGCGTAGACCCAACCCTCAAGGTGACGGAAGTGAAGCACAGGACGTGCAACAGACAAGAGAGGGTGTATGACTTGACCGTGGAGGACTCCAACTCCTTCGTGGTGGGTACTTCAGCTGTCCACAATTGCCACCGCTTTGGTCAAAAAGACACGGTGAACGTCTACTTCATGCTGGCCGACGACACCATTGATCGAGAAATGTTCGACCTCGTGCGCAAGAAAAAAGCAATTACTGATCAGGTCAACAAAGGAAGAGAAGTCGAAGACATTGAGCAGCAGGACATTATGGCTGGAATCGTAGAGAGAATTCTCAACAGGCAAGAAGAATAGTCGGCCTACCAAGGCTTCGAATGCCTATCCTTTTCCCTCTCGGCTATCTCGTTCCAATACTGCTCTTCCTCTTCCGTGGCCTGACGGACGTTGACTTCCTTGTCCTTGATGCTTTGTATGCCGATAGACATAACGTCAGACAAGCTCTTTTTATACCAACCGTCGCGGCCATGACGCCAGATCTTTCCCGGCCCAGCATGCGGTGCTTTACCGGAGTTGGACCTCCACATGCGCTTTTCACGATGACGCCACTTGAAAGAATATTCAGTAATTTTCATAGGTCCCAATTTGCTGATGAAAGAGAAGAAGACGACGAGTTGTCTTCGACGGAGGACACGTTCCCGCACTCCGCAATTCTAAGCCTCGAAGACGAAAGACTCCCCGGACGACTACCACTCGATCCTCCAGATATTTTGAAGGTTATGTCTTCCTCGTCCACTTCGAGACCTTTTTCTGTCTTGAGATAAGTCCGAATCGCTTCCTTTACTTCGGAAGGCTCCAACTCTATGTTCATTTGCATGACTGTGAGACTTTAATTCTAAAATATATTAATATAGAAACGGGGACCGCAGCACAAATCGCCACGGTCCCCGTCACCACCACCAACCTACTCTTAAAGATCGTCTGTATTAATTTCTTGAACATCCACCGCCACGATTTCCAAATCTTCGTCACTTCGAAACACTTCAGGAAATCGAACGTGAGCCTCGGAACGTATTCCGCGTTTCGCGGCATCCGCCGATTCTTCGGATCGATTCTGCACGAACCTCATAACCCCGCTTTTGTCTCCCTTCACGTTGGCAGATGCTTCGTAGATCACGTCTTGGCTCATGTCAAGTAGCGGTTTTTTCGTCGTTGTTGCGCCCTCTTTAACCCGCTCAATAAAAACGTGTTCCGAGCAGAAGTGTGAAGCCGACGTGAAGATTAGACGTTACAATGAATGTCGGATTTTCGATCCATCCACTCGTTCTCGTCAAAACACACGTTAAGACGGTCCGGGCGGTCTTCGGAAGCGTACTTCACGTGCTCTATGACAAGCTCGTTTTCTACCCGGTGGACGGAACGACCAACACCGGAACCCGTAGGTGTCGGGAGCAGGTCCTCGTCATAAGAACTCGGAGTGGTATTTCCAGTTTTGGACATGAAATAATCGAAAGCCTTGGTGCCTTCTTGTATCGTAAGCATGAGACGTTATAGCTGGTTTTGCAGTCTTGAGACGCGGAAGAAAGAAACGAAGGGGTCAATACCGATATATTGTATAGAACGAAAGAAAGACTACGCTAAAGTGCCTATCATTTCCATCATCTTGTCCGCTCCCTCCTCAGTTCCGAATTCAAGGCGAAGTGAATTACGGTTGTCGGTTCTGATGTTCACCGTACCGATTCTGTTGGCGACTTTTCGGACCCTGTCTTCGAGCCTTCCCCCGATCTCGCTTTTCTGAAATCTGACGGTGTGTGGATCCTCTTTCACAACTTCAATCATGACAACTCTAGTGACCTGTGATTCTTTATACCGAGAAGGCTCCAGTTTGGCTTTGATACGTGGGCTTTTAACCACCCACTCACCACTGGAGCCTTCTCTTGCTTCTCGAAAAAGTTGAAACCCTTTGCAATTTTAAGTATGCTGCCAGAAAGATTCGTGATATAATGCCTTCGTTAAGCTTTGATGAAGCTTCTTCAAATGGGGGGTAATTGACACTCGGAGCTTCATACGTAAAGAGCGGACAAGATCAAAAGCGTTACTTGCAAAACCAGTCACTGAACATAAATGCCAAGGTAGCGGGAGAAGTGCTTCGGCGTGGTCTCGCTGACCAGTTTCGGACGCTGCTAGTTCTAAAGACGGTAGCGGAGGGAAATGGCGCGTATTTCAAGCTAACGCCGGACTTGAAGAAGAAAATAGCAAAAGTACGCGACTGCTCCACCAGAACCGTAAATAGAGAAGTACAAAGACTACGGAATCTCGGTTGGGTGGGAAAAGACAAGAACGGAACTTGCTATATCAGAAGCTTCGACTTCATTCGAAGAAGTCTCGGTGTAAAGTCGAAGACTGTCCACAGAATCAACGTCTGGTTTTGCGTGGGAGACGGCCAATTCTTTCGAGCCGTGCTTTTCTCTATATTCCTCGGAAAAATCGTAGCTAACAGGAGATTCGCCCTAGTCCGAAAAACGAGCCGGACATATCAACAGGCGGGTTCCCACGGCTACAATCCGGGACTTGGAGAACAGTTCTCGCCCAACGCGATCAGCGTCTCGTTCCTGGCAAACAAGCTCCAGAAGTCGAAAGCCACAATACACAGGTGGAAGATGAAAGCTTTGGAGGCCGAGATCATCGACAGAGAAAAGGGAAAGTACGAATTCAAAGGCGAAACCAACCTGTCCAGAATACAAAGGGCTTTCCCAAAGGACTCCCACAGGACCTACCTTTCGCATGAGAGCGGGTGCGTGTGCGTGCGCCTGACGGACGAAATCGACGTGAACCTCAGCTACAAAACCGCATCCGGATGTTGACAGCCTTGAAACGAAAGCAGAGAGCACTCTCTCTGCGGCGTAGGTACATTTGTGCGCGTGCGTGCTTAGAAATCTCCGGCCATCTTTTGGATTTCTATCCAGTCGTGCATGGCTGGGGGCTGTGTGGTAGCGTTTAACACGGCTCCACCCGGAGAAACGAATATTATTTCTCGTTCTTCATCGGGAAGCTCCACGGCCCAACAGGTTCCTTCGACTTCAGGATTTGCTTGATCCGTAAATTTCTCGTTCAGCCACCACTTGACTCCCTTGTCGTTCACGTAATCGGGCTCTCCGCTGAAGTACGGCTTGGGTATATTAGACATAGTGAAATATCTCAAGCTCTCCGACTTTGTTGCCGTTTACGTCGGTTAGAGGCAACCCAGCACCGTTAAGAGGAACCTCGTCTTTCAAGATCATGCTCTTGGCTTTGCCGAGTGCTTCGTTCAAAATACGGCGGCGTTCACTGAAGTTATTCTCGAATGCCGCCGAATCTTCGTTGAAATGAAACTTTATCTTTGCTTTCATGCTACTTGAGGTACTGGTGGATAAACGTGATGATCTATGTATCGCGGGTTCTTGTGAAATTGAGGAATCTCCGTGTCCACGACGACTTCGGACCTTTCCACAACTTCATCGGGCTCTATATATCCCTTCTCCAGCAGGTTCTCGTACTTTTCTTCCGACACGTGCTCTTCTATTGGAATCTTCTTGTCTTCGCGCTTTATGCACGCGCCCCTCTTTCTATGAGTCGGAATATCGTTGACATTGATATTGAACTCCTGAAACAGGAACTCCTGCTTTTCGTCAAGGCTCATACCTTGGAGGCGCTCGTGCGCGTGACCACGACTCGTCTCGTCGGCAAGCTCAAAGAAAGCCACCGAGTGCACGCAATTGTTCCAAGCGTCTTCCTGTCTCCAGATGAAGTAGTCCAGAACTTCGGACTTCGGAACCATAAACACCCTACCGTCAAACTGCACGGGTTCTCCGAGGACGCTCGTGAACTTCGACCCCGCGTATGAAGCCAAGAGGGACGCCATCTTTTGTGTCCTGTTGGCAAGAAAGGGCTCGTCTGACGCCGGGATGTAAAGAGAGATTTCGTCCGATTGGACGTAAGCAACTTCCGACCCCGTGCAATACTCGAACACTTCCATCGCCGTCCGATTCATCATCTGCTCAAAGGACGGGTCGAAAGGTTTCGAGAATTCGTGGTCGTCCGTGAGCGTCGAGAAGTTGTGCCCGTCTACTCGGGCTATAATGTGAGTGTTACGAGGCAGCACTTGTTCACTCGACTGCTCGTAGTTTCGCATTCTTTCAGGCCGTGGCGAGTTCATATCGTTCTCATTTCCTGTGCTAGGGATTCAAACGCTACGCGAGTATCGTGGAAGTTGTCACCAACTTGACAAAGCAGGTTTTCATGCTCGTCGTAAATCTCGTCTCCGATTTCAGATTCGATCTCGTCCAGCATTTCTTTGATCTGCTCTACCATAGCGTCGTGGAAGGGACCGAGTTCTGGTTTCCCGTCTCGGCTGTGAACGGGCGGACCTTGGAAAGAAACAAAGCCCTCATCAATGATCTTCTGCAACACTTCTTTGGCATCTTTTTGGTCGTAGTTCTCTTTCAGGTCTTCGACTACGGCCCACTCGTTGCCTCTGTGCTTAATGATGTAACCGACTCTATACTTTTTGTAGGTGAAAAGTTCTTTCATGATCCAAAGATTTCGTTCGTGATTAGCTGAATTTCCGATGGATCGACCCGTTCTATATCTTCCACTATGGAACCAAACCAGTTCACAACTCGTTCAGCTTGTTTCCGTCTTAGGGTACTTCCAACGGGCTTGGATCTCCAACCCGGAGTTCCGAGAAGATCAACCACAATAACGTACTCGTTTCTTCCGTGCCAACTGTCGAAAGTCATGGCGAAAGGTTCCGACTGTTTCGCCATCTTTTCCATGGCTTCGGTACCACCTCGCCTTTCACACCACTTTTCTACGGCACGTTTCGTGTTGGAGTCCGTGTCCGGACCTATGGCTTTCCCTTCCAGTTCTACTTTCGGCATTTTAGTTTATCAACTCTACTCCAAAGAAATCGAAAGTGGCGACAGTGGCGATAGGATTGCCTTCATACCACCAAGACAGCGTTTCGCGACTCTTGCTGACCTTGAACGTGCCCTTGTTTCCAACGAGATCCCGCGTCATTCGCAGGGACAGGGCATCGGCCATGCAGTGCTCTTGGTAATTGCGGTAGGAAATGACAGCGACCCAAGTGGAATCCACGCCGTCCGAAGATCCCATACCGGGAGGACGAGTAACTTGACCTCGGGCGTCTCCAACCCAACGCTTTTCGGTTCGAAGATTTCCAAGGTGGGCATCAATCGTCTCGGAAGAAACCGAATCGTCGCTTTCTCGTTTCATGAACTCGTCGAGAAGATCGTGATCTTCGACGTGCTCCTTGTCAACGAGAATGGTTCCGTCCGTGACGTATCTGTCGTCGGGGTCACTTTTCAGACCTCTCCAAGTCCTAATTTCCCGGTCCGTCATTTCCGAAAGCGGTGAAAGGTCGGATTTGGAGATTTCAATCGTGTAAACAGACATCGGGTGGTGTGTGGTTTTGGATTTAGCAGCGCTTAATTTCGAGTTCTACCTCGTTTCCAACTTCGTGACAATCGGGGCAGTATGCCTTTTTGCGGGGCTTGCCGTCGTAGTAGCAAGCCCAAGAGCATTCAGGACATTCGCGCTTCCACTTTGCCATAGCTTTTCTGGCTTCCTTGGGAAGCTCGGTGGTGCGGTTTGGGTTTGCGCCCACCTTTCGAGCCCAACTTTTCCAAGCTTCGTCGTGTCCGGAGGTACCTCTGTCTTCGAAGTCCAGAGCATGTGCTACCTCGTGGAGCACAATATCGACCAGAACCTCTTTGCTCACTTTGTCTTCGTGATCGATAAAGAGGGAAGCCGAAAGCTCGATTATACGTTCTCGGCACTTGGCACGCCCCAAGGTCCTGCTGATATCGTTGTTGAACTCAACGTCCCACTCATCTACGGGCCAATGGGCACCCGAAGCGTGAGTTTTAAGAGCAGACTTCGCGATTGCCTTGTACTGGTAGCTCTTCATGGGCTCAGGTTGGTTGGTGGTTGTTTCCGTTTTTCCACCCGTTTACACGCGTACGCGCCCACGCGGTTTCGCTCTCGCGTGATGCTTTACAAGGCCTTCACAAAAGCAGGTCTTTCAGCTCTTGCAGTCCATGCACCACCTCGCAGGTGCATTCTTCTATATTTTTGACTTCGTACCTTCCTCCTGGATGAATCTGAACGACAATCTTCGATCCCGGTTCCAGAAATAGCACGCTGTCGTTGTTTATGACTTCGCAAGCGTGCTGTCCCGGTCCTTTCAGGGCTTTTGCTACTTTATCGGTTCCCTTCGATTCGGCAACCATGGCATCTTTGGCGTTTATTCAGGTAGCGATGGGCGCTTTTATGAATGGACCACACTTGTAGTTTTCAAGCTCGACTCCGAAGTCCTCCAAGGTCTCGAAGTCGAGATCAATAGAAGGAGCGTTGTAAGCCGGGAGATCGATAAACTCGCGGCACTGCTCCAAGTGATTCTGGTAAACGTGCGTGTCACCTCCAATCCAAATAAACCTTCCGGGTTCGTGTCCCGTGGCTCTAGACATGAGCAACAGCAGGAGACTATAAGATGTGAGATTGAAAGGAACGCCGAGAAACATGTCGGCACTTCTTTGGTACATCTGAAGGTGAAGCTTCCTTTTGTTCTCTCCGGGTTCGCTCCAGAACTGAAAGAGAACGTGACAAGGACTCAACGCTGCTTCTTCTGTTTCAACGGGTCCGTGGTACTGCGGGTTCCAAGAGCTTACGACGTGCCGTCTGCTGTCCGGATTGTCTTGAAGCGAACTTTTGACCCTGCTTATTTGATCAATGGGCTCGTCGTATCCAATGACGGGCCAGCTTCTCCACATTTTGCCATAAATCGGACCGAGTTCATTTCCGAGAGCGTCCTTTTGGTCCCTATCCTTGATCTTTTCCACGTATTCCGACTTTGAAAGCGGCGTAGCGTCGAAATCCTTTTTCGCCACCTCCAACACTTTATCCTCGCTCATGTCCGCAACTTCGTCCATGTCATGAATTTTGACCATGGACTGGCGAGACATTTCAGCGAAATTGGACAGGTAAGCGTCGTAAGCGTTCGGTGTCCAGATCGATACCTCGTCGTCAAGAAGCGGCTTTATGTGGGTTTGTCCACGAAGAAACCACCTGAGTTCTGACACTATAGAGTCAAAGACTACACGTTTCTTGGTTATAATAGGGAACGAATCTTCGGATACGTTCAATCGAATTCTGCGCCCAAATGCACTTCTCGTCCCTGTGTTTGTCCGGTCCTTTTTCTCCACACCTTCCGAGAGAACGCTTTTGAGAACTGAGGTGTATTCTTCGTCTATTCTAGCCATTATATTATTTTCTGAATTCTAATTCGATAGAAGAACGCCTGTTTGTCGCTGGTTGATTGGTAACAATACCCTGTAACCGCCCATTATCGCCGTTTTTCTCGTTGTTTCTAGCCAGTGCTACTTTGAATTCGTCTTTGTCTTCGTTACTCGTAGAATTGTGCTGGCTGTGAAACATGGGGTCTATGTCGTGGAAACCGATCTTGTCAAAATCGGGCTTGCCATCGAAGTGCCCGTTCCAAGTTTTCTTCCAGTATATGGCCTCGACGTGTTCTCTCATTTCCATCGGATTTCCTATATTCGCGGCCCATTTAAATGATATACAGCTTGAAGGATTTGACTTCTTCAGCTTGTTCTTCATAAATTCTACGTTAGTTCCGAAGTTATCAGCCCACCTGAACATCCACCACTCTTTCGACACTTTATGTTTCAGCTTGTCTCTCCACTCTGGAAGTTCTTTCGCATATTCATAAGCAACTTCGGAAAAACTGACGGTACGAATAATGTACTCTATTTCCCAAGGTTTTAGACTGTTAAACAGAGACTTGGGATGTACGCGGTTCTTTACCATTTTTAGAACGGATCGTATTTGCCTTCTCGAACTGCAATTTCTGTTAACATTTGATACACGCGACTACTATAATTTTGCCACTTGTCCGTAGGCTTGCGATCACCGTCTGTCAAGATTTCGGTGAGACCCAAAGCCACTGCAGCGGACCTGCTCTGCCCCGCCAAACAGTGAACGTGCAGCGTGTGATTTTCGTCCTCCGTAGGTACCGAGTTTTGAACGAATCCAAGTATCTTTTTTGCGTGACCGCTATCAAATGACGACAGCCCCGTCATATCTCCTTCCGTGTCGTGAAAGTAAGTCCGAAGAAGCCTACCGTCAAAGTCTTCGGAGTCCAGATCAGCTTCCTTTCCCGGAGCCTGGATGGAGATCATGGAACTGTTCTCTTTCTCTTCATCAGAAAGATTCTCGGCCTCCGAGAGCGAATGGATCTTTACGTTGATCATTTTATCTGCTGAGTTCTATTTCGAGTTGTTGTGGTGGACTCACCGCTAGTGATGGCGGAGAGGTGTCGGTGATTCCAACGTGCATAACGCTGTAGTTCGTTTCAACGTAGTCCTTGAAGAATCTGTAAAAGTCTCCAAGAATGCTTGTACCCTCGTCAACCTCTTCCCGGTTTTCGCTTTCGTAGTTCATAGCCCTCGCGCCGAATCCCTGATATTCTATGTTGAAAGCTTTGTCAACTATGGGGTCCGGAGCGTCTTCTATTCCGAGATCGGGGTCAAACTGTTTAGCTTTCACGTCTATGTCTTGAAGCTGCTGAGGTGGTGTGGCCAGTTCTCTCGAAACAAACTTCCACTCGTCGTTGTTCTCAATGTCGAAAAATGGAGCGTTGCGAAGTATCTGTTCGTTGCTAGTGCTTTGAAAAGTCTCCGGTCCGAGGGCCGTTAAACTGTTGATCTGGTCTCCGGGAACGAACAATTGTAAATTAATGATGGCGGTCACGCTTCCAGATGTGGTACTGTCGGTGACATATGGAGACTCGAAGTCGTAGAAGTATGCATTCCCCGTAGCTACTACCTTGTCGTTGTCGCTTCCGGAAACCTCGAAGGTCACGTAATCGCTGTCGAGTTTATCGTTGAAGAAGTCTGCTAGATTTTGGGGGTCACTAAAAGAAGACGGCAAAGACTGCAGATCAAATGCTTGCTCGTCGCTATCAATCGTGAAAGTGGTAAAAGAGACGGATTCGAATTGTCCGAGACCAAAAGTAGAGTCGTCGTTGAAGTCGTGAACTAAGAGGTCATTGGCTATCGTCTTGACATAAGCGTTTCTGCCCCATTCTACACCTATTGACTCCGATATTTGCAGATCACCTTGTCCAGCGTCGATGCTCGTTTCGAAGTCGCTAAAGGGGGCATTCGTATCGAGGTTCATCGTGGCTTCGAATAACACGGCTCCGGTTGATCCCCTCGTCGTGGTGTTGGGAAAGTTGAAGGTTATGTCCTGTTCTTCCAATTCTTCGTTTGCCGTGGCTCTTGGGCTGAAAACGCTTTGAAGTTTGTCTTCCAAGGAGTCTGTGGGATTTGTCTTCCAGACAAACCTGTTCTCGGGATCTGGGTTCGACACCGTGAAGTCTATGTCTTTGAAAATCTCCGCGCTTTCTGCCGGGATGATCGTTGAAACGAGGACTCTTCTAAATCCATTCGGAGCATTTTTGGGAAGAATGTTGAATATCGGAATGGGATTTCCGCCATCCGGGTCTGTTCGAACAGGAAATGTCTTAACGAGACCCAAAACGGCTATGGCCTGGAATACACGGCTCAGATAGCATTCCGTCAAAGTTCTTCTGTCGGGGTAGGAGAGACCGCCTATGTACGGATCTACGGGGTCTTGACCGGGATCGAGGATTTGGTTAATGCATTCGTCCGCTACGCCGCTGTTTTGGATCAGAATCTTTGCGGCGTTGGGGCTGTAGGTGTCGGGTAGGTTAGAGTAAAACGTCTCCGCTATTGGGCGAAACGCGGTTTCCGCATACAGGTTCTTTTCTTGATCCACGATTCCCCATTGAACCTGTACCGCTCGTTTCTTACCAAAGTTAAAAGAACGAGCGGCTTCGATTACGTTATCGAGCCCGAAATCCCGATAGAGTTCCTTGTTCTTGCTGTTATTCAAGACCACACCATCGATATCTCGGTCTACCAACTTGTCGTCTTCAAAATCCAGTCTACCGAGTTCTACTGGAAACTCGTCGTCCGCAAGCAGCAGGAAATCGTGTATCGTATCTGGATCTCCTTGTATCATAACATTTTCACAAAAGCTTAAAGAAACTTCACGACCTTCAGAGTCGTGAAAGACCTGACATGATGAAGTCCTGGGAGGTTAATTACTTGAAAGACTTGCTCAAAGACGGAGAAGTGTATCCTGTCGGTGCATCTTACCAGATGATGGTCTTTAAAGACAGGATTATGGTGGCGTTACCTGAAAGGACGGAGAAGCCCGATTTTCTGCTTTCGAAACCTGATTTTCCGAAAGACCCAGACGGGTGTGAACGCTACTGGTGGGGCTTCACAGACGAGAAGCTGGGCGTTGAGAAGTAAATTACTCTATTTCGTTCATCGGATCATCGAACCACCACGGAACTTCCGTTTCTTTTATTCTTCTGCCATACTCTTCCTTGTCCGGCGTTTCTCTTCCCTTAACCACGTCTTCGACGAATCCAAGCGTGATCGCGTTTGCGACAATATCTCCGCACCTCGCAGTCACCTCTTTTTTAAGTCCATCGATGATGATGCTTCCAGTCACGCCAGCGAATTCTGAATAGAGCTCGTTCGGTACTTCGATTTCTCTCGTGGAATACACGAAATCGTAGTGGGTCATCGGGAAGTTATGGACAACGTACTCGTCTCGAACGCAAATCCGCTTGAACCCCGCTACGTTGATCCACTCGGCGTACCCGTTTTCCGAAAGAACTTTCGGTTCTCCGAACGTTTCGGCAAGCTTCTGGGTATATTCCGCTGGAGGGTCGTGCGTCCACCTTTCCGTAGCTTCACGAACACGCTCCTGTTCTCGGATAACGCGCCTTACGTTTTCTTTGATGAATTTGCGCAACGACATAGCTATCTTCCTTGATTTTTAAGTTCTCGCCATGAATGGAACGTCGAGCTTCTCAGCTTCTCCGTTCTTGATTTGTCTTTTAATCATTTCGCGACTTCTGGCATTGTCGATAGCGACTGGCTTCCCGGACTCGTAACCAAGAATTCGCTCGATCTCGATATCTTCTCCGCGTCGAACAACGTCAACGGCAAGCATGTCGCCGCCGTAACGGGAGTCGGGGTTAGCTACTCCATAGACTTCGCCCTTTTCTTCTGCGGACCGCCTACCGCCGACACCCGTTCGTGCTCGTGCTTCTGAAATTTCTTCTCGTACCAAATTCTTGATCAAAGATCTCAATTTGGCTTCCTTACTCGTCTCGTTAAATCTCATAGTTATTATTTGTATTTATCGCTTTTCCTTTTTTCTCCATCCGAACGTTCGATGTATCCCTGCGCTTTGCAGCTTGCTCTTTGAGTGAACCCCATTTCTGACTTCGGGGTGTTCTTGCAGTATTCTTCGCTCGTCTTCTCTTTTAGGATTTCCTCTCGTACCAAACCTTTAATCAAGGATCTTAATTTGGATCTTTTGCTCATAATTCTTTGTAAATTTGGTCTATCCTTACGTAGTTTCGTTCAAATTTTATCCGCCAGATTCTCGATAAAGTCTTTGGATACTACTAGCCGCCTGTTAATATCGTGAATTCCTTCTTTATCGACTCCACCTATCTGTTCGAAGACCTCGTACTTATCGTCCTCCAGCTTTTTCGCACAGACATAGATTTCATGGCCTTCCCCTTCGTCGGAGAAATCGGAACCATCTTCATCGCATTTCTGTCTGAAAACCATTGTTGTCGCGGGTTGAAGTCACTTATAAGTATCAGCCGATATGAAGCCTCTTTGAAGACCGGAACAAGACTCATGAACGTCGGTTAACAATAATCGCACGAAGGCACTGAACCTACAAATTACTTTATTGATTTTAATATGAGTGATACGTTAGAACAACCAAGAAGTTATGCGGACGTAGTTGTCGGCGGACAAGCCGGAAGTGAGGGAAAGGGCGCACTCGTCGCTCACCTCCTCCGAGAAGAAGATTACGCCGCTGCCGTACGTCCCGGATCTTCTAACGCCGGACACACGGTTTACGACGACGAAGGAGAGCCCTACGTTCATCAAGTCATTCCATCAGCAGCTACCGTCACCGACGACGTCCACTGCTACATGGCCCCCGAATCTTCGTTTGGGCTCGACGAGTTCTTCGAAGAGTACCAAGATATGGTTGATCGATGGGGAGCCGAGAATGCCCGAGATCGTATGCGGATTGACAAAAAGGCCGCTATCATCACGCATGAACACCGGGCTACAGAAACGAACAAGAAACTCGGAAAGGACATTGGTTCTACGGTTCATGGTTGCGGCGCTGTGCGAGTGGAGAAGATCTGGCGCTCCGCTGGAGACGTGAGACTCGCTGAACAGTACGAAGGTCTCGACGACTTCGTCACCGGACGACGGGTTCCGGAAATGCTGACCCAACACGGACAACGAGACGAGTCTGTAATCGTGGAGGGAACGCAGGGTACCCTTCTTTCCATGAACCAGTCTCCTCACTGGCCGTTTTCTACGAGCCGTGACTGCGTGGCGTCTTCTTTCCTTTCTTCTTGTGGGCTCCCACCTTCGGCTGCGAACGACGTATGGGCGGTGTTCCGTACTTACCCGATTCGAGTTGGAGGGTACAGTGGACCCATGGACGGAGAAGAGATCGACTTTGAAACAATCGCTGAGAGGGCTGGTCACGAAGTTCCTCCAGTAGAGTTCACTTCGGTCACGAACAAGAAGCGCCGAATCTTCGAGTGGTCTTGGGAACAGTTTGAGTATACTATCACGCTCAACGACCCCAACAAGCTCGCGATCACGTTCATCGACTACCTCAATGCTGACGACTTCGGCGTCGAGGAATGGGAGAACCTGTCCGATACTTCCAAGATGTTCGTTCAAAAGGTAGATCAGAGGGCCGAAGACATGAACGGCTCTTCTGTCGAATTCTTGAAGACCGGACCGCGTCCTGAGCACAGTATCGTACTCTAAACCCATGGGTGGCAACGCTCTAAATGTGGAGACCGAAAGGGCGTCTCCACACCATTATCTTAACGTCTTTGTTCAGGTTCAACACAAAATTCTGAACGAGTGGCCTAATGCCCAATTGTACCTGCCGCGCAAGCACAGGTACAAGCAGGACCATGGAGACCTTGATCTCCTCGTCCGGAGGGACACGGTTGATCTCTCGCGGGATTGGATAAAGGAGAGCTTCGGCGTCGAAGAGGTCCACGTCAATGATGGCGTCTGGACTTTCGGCGTCGGGCTCCCTTTCCCCGCGAGTGACACTTATGAGGTAAGCAATCTACAGGTTGACCTTGTCACAAAACGTCAGGAGCATTGGGGAATGGCGAAGGCGTTCTTCGATCAGAGCGGACTTGGCAACCTCCAAGGCAAACTCGCTCGTTGGCTCAGGTACAAGTGGGGTTTCCAAGGGCTGCGAATGCCCGTCTACAAGGACCCCGATGGCGAAAGGAGCATCAAATACGGCGAGTACGTGCTCACCCAAGATCCCCAAGAAGCCTTCGAGTTCCTTGGTTTCGATTGGGACAGATTTGAAGAAGGCTTCCAGAATATGAGCCAGATCTTCGAATATGTGAAGTCGAGCGAGTACTTCTGCCGGGAGCCGTTCATGCCAAAAAATATGACCGCCGACCAGAAACAAAGGGACCGCAAGCGTCCCGTTTGGGACCAGTTCGGTAGTTACCTTAAAGATCTCGAAAAGCTTGGTGAGCTTCCGTCGAAACCCGACAGCAGACCTACGCAGGAAGAGGCAATAGAGAAAGCGAAAGAAGCCTTCCCGTTCTGCGATCTTCACGATCAACTTTCTTTGGACAGAGAGCGCGTGCTACTTCGGGGAAAAGCGAAAGAAACCTTCACCGGACGCGATCCTATGGAGGAGTTTGGCGTGGAAGGCAAAGAGCTTGGAGAAATGCTCAGCAACTTCTACGAGACCTTCAACACCTCTAGGCACCGCTACGAGTGGTTGGTGCGAAACAGCCGCGAAGAAGCACTTGAGCGGTTCAAATTCGCAAATTCCGACGAGTTTGAAGATGTAGATCTCGAAAAGGCCCAAGGCGACGAAAAATCAATCACTATGGGTAATCGCAAACGATACTAAATCCGTTCACGCAACTTATGGACACGGAACAGTTGCACGACTTCATAGACGACGCGATTCGCTGGACAGTAATTGGCACGGTATCCTTCATGTTCATTTCCGTGAGCATGGTATCGCTCGTCGTATCCATACCCTTCCTTATCGCGCTGGCTCTGTGTTTGATAACCGTGCTTTTCATTTCTGGAGCCACATGGCTTGTGATTGTGGTTCCTAAAGTCGCTTGGGAAGAGTACCAGAACTACAAAAACAAATAGCATGAAAACAAGCACCGATCTAGCGTTAAAACGCGAAGAACTTATTGAATCCGGAAAGCTTCTGAACACCGCCGAGACCTTTACCGCCCGCGTGTATGTGGGGCTTTACGACACCGAAAGTGATTTGGAACAAAGTCAGATCAAGCTGCGAAGATCTTGTCAGCAGTTTGTTGAAGAAGTAGGTCTCTGTGTCAACGTTCAGGAAACGGTCTATCAATATGGCTCCAATAGAACGGGAGGAAAAGAAAAGGGAGCAGTTGTTGAGCTTATACACTATCCTAGATTCGAGCATGGGAATCCGGAGGAGAAGATAACCGTGAACGCGCTGGACTTGGCGGAAATGTTGATGGAAGAATTTCATCAAAAGCGAGTATCAGTAGTAACCAATACGGAGACTTACACTCTTCAGAATCCCGACCACGAAGACGTGTTGTAACGTGGAATTTTCCGTTTTCGTTGTAGCCGTAGTTATCTTAGGCACTCTCGTTGTGCCGAGAGCTACGTTTGTCATTTTCTGGTTGTGTGCTACCGAAGTTGTAAGTGGTGTCTTCGCGGGTCACGAGATCATGGCCGCTTTCGCCTGGATCTTTTTTCCGACCGCTTTGATGACGGTTTTTCTCGTAGAATCTTTGTTTCCGGAAATGTCTGCTGCATTATATGTCCTTTTAATCTTCATGGCAGTCGCTAACGATTTAGAAGAACAAAGCAAAAGATACAATGACAGTTTCTAGAGAAAAAATACGAAAATGGCTCGATAGGAGATCAGATGCCAAGTATATGACGATCCACAGCGATAATTTCTCCTACGAGTATTATCCGTCTTATGTTTCTTCTGACGAAGAACTGGAAGACGAGATCAAAGAGGCAAGAGAGCGGAACATGCATTCTATCAAAGAAATCTACTGTTACGACGACGATATCGAGCAACAACTGGATGAAAACAAGACTTGGCATTCACCATGAAAGGACTTTTAGAGGATTTAAAAGAAAGGATAAACGTTAACACTCGTGCTCGTACGCGGATAAAGAGAATGAAGAGAGACGAGCCTCTTCCCATCGAGCAGGTGCACGAGAACGCGCCCGAGTCTTGCAGAGACAGGGTTCGGTATCACAGGAATCTCTATCGCTACAAGATAGTCTACAAACGAACTCGGATTCCTCTTCTTGACCCAAGGCTGGAAGACCTCTAGTGACTTTGTTTGTCGTCAACTTCCGTTTCCAGAATGATAAAGCTTAGCAACCTTCTGCAGAATATTAAAGAATTCGGAGTGCGGATTGGAGAAAGGATGCCGTCTCTTTTGAAGTATCCCTTCGCGACTGTGTTTATCCCACTTCATTGTATCGTCGTATCTCAACTTATTGCCGATTTAGTCGTCGGACTCGGTATCATCGCTAGTGTCCTGTTTTTCACGAAAGTGTTCGCCGTTCCTCAAGTCATTTTCATCGTCACGGTTCTGTACCACCTCTCTTGTCTCGCTCTATATCCCTTCTTTTTGGGTTTAGCTGAGACCAGCAAAAACGTGATAGGGAACACTTTGAAGGGTTACGGCTACGCCTGTCTACTTCTGCTTTTGACTTGGCTCATGCTACCTCTCTTTTAACAGCTGCTTCATAGGCGCTTCACATAACCTACGGAACGGCCTATATCTCTGCACGTGTAAATGGATGAAGCAAGCTTTACCAACCACCAACTAAAAGAGGTCACCATGATTGGTCAGATGCGAAAGGGAGAGGACATTGAGCACTACGCAGACAAGAAGGAGGAACAGGAAGCCGTTCTGCGTCGGGAGAACCTGCTCGATGCCCTCAACGTTGTCGATTCACAGGGCAATTGGATTTTGGGAGAGATCTTCGGCTACGGATTCAACGCCAAGGTCTACACCGAAGCCAACGAGAACTACGGCATCACTTCTCACGGTGCCGATGGTCACATTTCGAAGCTCACGGTGAAGGAGGATGGAGAGAAGGTGGTATTCAATTATGACCGTGGTTTCGACTCCAGCGATCTTTCCGTGACCGAAGAGGCGGACATTATCGAAGCCATCGAACTTTACATCAATCGCAACCTGTAACATGTCGTCGCTCTACAACGAGCCTTATCACCCGCTGAAGCCCCCGAAGTCAGAAGAGGTTCGAGACGCGAAGCTCATGACTGTCAAGAACCTCTCGGGGGTCGAATGTCGAATTCATCGGCTTTCGGACAGGTACTTCGGTGTCTTCGAGATTGAGGGCACGGTCTTCATGACCGAAGGTCACGACAACAGAGAAGATGCAGAGGAGTCGGCGGAGCAAGTCGCAAGTCTTTTTCCGGATAATTCGTAGGTTCCCATGTTCGTCAAGTTTGGAGCCTTAGCATTTCTTGTCGTTACCGGAGCGTGTTGGGCAACTGCCCTTTGGAGAATGAACGAGCCTGGAATCCGGCTTTTCCATACCTTCGCTGGCCTCATAGTCATCGGGCCGTTCCCGCTTCTTCTCTTGTGGCTTGTGGAATACGGGCATCTTCCCGCCTACCACGAAGGCTATGCCCTTTTGATTCCCGGAGGTCTTCTTCTAATGTTAGCTGTAGCTTTCATAGGCGACGTGTTCAATCTTTAACATGGAAAAGTTAGGAACTTACTACGGCATTAAGAAGGGCGGAATTATCAACGGCTACGGTCGTAGCACGGGTAGAATGAGCGAGTGGAACGTGTCTTCGTACTCGAAGCTCTTTGAAACGATGGGTAGTTGGGACAAGCTCAAGTTTAACTGGTATGAAGACCAAATGAGAGAGAAATTCGGTGGGACTCCCACCAAGATAGAAGTCTTCAAAGAGAAAGTGGACAGAGAAGATCTCGAAAAAGAACTTATGAACGCGAAGAAGCGCACTGCGCTGGACAAACTGAACGAAAAAGAAGCGGAAGCGCTCCGAAACCAGATGGATTCCGAACCACCGAAAGAGCCGAACAGAAGCGCGATAACGGGAGGCTACGACGACCTTTCGTTTCGTGGTCTGGTTCCTACGAATTCGGAGGGGAAGATCATCAAGAAAGATGGCGAAGTGGGCTCTTGGAAATACAACACGTTCGAGAATCTCTTTAGGTCTCATGGAAGCAGGGGGTTCCGCGCATCTACGCTTTCCAAAGTACTTTCAATAGCGACAAAGAACGAAGGGGACGTTATGCGCATTCTGGTCCGCATGCAAGATGCAGATTACCAGAAATTGAGGGAACTCGCTAAAGAAGCGAACGCGGAGAAAGGGAAGTCAAAACTCGATCCTCAAGAAAAAGAAGCACTCGGAATATCATGACTCGTTACGGAGTATACCACCTGTCTCAAGATCTTTTGGAAGAAGACCCGGACCTTTACGAGAATCTGAATTTCGGGGACTTCGAAGGTTCGTTTCTGGAGATTCGGGAGCATCTGGACTTCATCGCCACTGTTGAAGATGTGGAAAGTCCGGAGGAGGTATTCGAGGCTACTCAGAACAGGGATGAGAATTGGTCCAATGAAAGTAAAGTTACGGATCTTCAAGACGAGAGCCCACGATCCTCGATGGTGGGCGACGTCTTCGTTTCCATCAAAGGAGACGCTTACATGGTCGATATAGATGGATTCAAACGCATTTAACACCATGCCCCACTTTAACAGAACCGAAATGACGAGCGACCAGATAGATCACTATTTCGAAGTTAGAGAAGCCAGAAAAGAAAGGGGGCTTCCGGTACACATCAAGTCCAAGATTTGGGACCGAAGACGTGGGGACGAACACCCTCTTCTCGGCATGCGTCTACTCAATACTCAGAACGATGAAGAGTATGTGGTAGATGAAGTGACGAACGAGTGGTACGACGGTTTCTTCATTGGCCTCGTGGTACGAAAGATGGGCACCAACAGCCACGGAATTCTGGTTTGGGAGAACGTAAGTAGCCGAAGTTCGTTGATAATGGAAAGTATCGAAACCGATAGAGGCAAATACGAGATTCTCGATTACGATTCCTGAGATACCCAACGACTTCTGCGCCTTGAAGGTAGAAATAACGCTATGATTACCGTTCTTGCATTTATTCTCGGCGTCGGAATTCTGGCCGCCACCTTCACTCGTAGCATATATGTTACGTTGATAGCCGTAGCGTTGTCCGTTTCGGTAGGGCTCCTTTTGGCGTTCGAAGATACACCGAGAGTACCGGAACACGAGGTCGGGCGCGACGTTGTGCTGGTGGACTCTTTGACTTCGAATAGAGTTGTAACGGGGGACTTTTTCCTCGGAAACGGAGAAGTGGATACCAGAGAGCGGTATGTCTATTGGGTTCCAGATTCCACGAGAAATGAAGGCGCGATGCGTCGTCAGGTGTTGGAAAAGGAGCATGTGGAAGTAATAACTGGAGCCGAGAGCCCGAGAATTGAGTTCGTGAAGTACCAGAAGAAACCGACCTATTGGAAACTTTACACCCACGAAGTCGTAGCGCAGGTATACACTTCAAATTAATAAGCCGCCATGAACAAAGTGTACGCGGAAGCGGTGCGAAAGAACCTGAGCGGCGAAGAAGAGGTTCAATAGGTACCACGTTGCACAGAACCCAAAAGAAACCTCAAAAAACAGACACGTGCTATTTTATGACGGTTGCTGAAATCAAGTCGGAAATGAGATCGGAAGAGTACGAAGAACTGTTGGAGAAGTACTCCGATCTCATGAAGGGCCTCTTGGAAGAGGGTTTTATGATCGTAACCGAGTCTTCGTACATGGACTACCACAAAAACATAGAAAAGACTCGAACCCACCGATATCTCGGCGTTCAATGGAATGGAGAAGTTAAGAGACTAAAGTACAAAGACGAAAAGCGAAAGTTGAGGCACTTTGCGGAGCACCAGCCATCGGATATCGTTGTACAATTTGAACCCAAAGAGTCCGGAGAAGGAGAGTTCGTGGAGGCCAAAAGACTCAGTGAATTGGAGCCGGGTGTAACCAGTCGATTGTTGACTCCACTCCTTGACACGATTCGGACGAGAGAGCAAGCAGCAAATTACTTGAAAGAGAAGAACCAGATGCTGAAAGAGTTTCTGATGAAGCTCGTGTGAAGGCCACGAAAGTCCGGAACAGCATTCGGTCTCGTGCGTGAAAGATGGTGCACAAGAGAGAGAAACAAACCACCACGAGCCAATGAGTCGGGATCTTTCGGACGAAGATCGTAACGCTTTCAACAATCAGGCTGATCGAGTAGTTGACGCTCTCGACGGAGTTGAGGAAGTAGCTCGGGAAAACAACTCTCGTTCGGTTCAGGTTACTCTTTCTCGGGGAGACGAAATGGCGGAGCTCAAGGTACTGCCTCGGCACCGCTTTCTCGCGAAGTCCTTCTTTGGTACGGAGCGCGAGACCTTTTATCGCCGTGACGATACCGCTGATTTTCTCGATGATCTTCTTCTTTGATAACACGATGTTTCTTCTTCTGGCGATGATTGCCGGGTCCATTATCGTTTTGGCGGCAACTTCCGGCACAGTATTTTTTCGAGGGAGCGACAAAAAATCGGAACCAGAGACAATCGACGAAATTGTAGAAGAGAAGTTCACCGACAGGCAGATAAAGAAGACCAAGATTGGGGCTGAACGCGACTTGGTTTCGAGGGAGGATAGGAAACCAGAAACGATGCACGAAGCCCTGCTTCACTTTGCGACATAAACCACGACTTGGTTGGTGATGGCAGAGCGTCCTGGCGTCCCACACGGGAGGCCGGGGCGTTTCTGTATTGGAGGATGCCGATATACAGAAAGAGGGAGCACCGTCTCCGATGCTCCCTCTCCGTTAATTTCCGTAAGTTCGTCCAGATCCCGGACGAGCCAAGACGTTACACGTTGTCGTCGTTGGCGATAACAACGAGTCCGTAGAATTCCGGACGTACAATCCTCTTGGCGTACCTCGTCATGACTCCACGGCGCGGCGTGAAGTTGTTGGGGTCGTAGACGATAGGCGTCATCATCAGTGGCACGTAAGGTGCGTAGACCGCTCCGGTTTCGAGGAAGTTCTGGCCTCTAAACCCGACGAGCATGATGTTCTCAAGCATGTACGGGTTCTTGTAGACCTGAAACCTGTTGTAGAGCGTTCCAACGCGCTGGACACCCATGGCGAAGTTGAACTCGTCGCCTCCGGTGTCGACCCTGTATCCCTCGATGCTCTCAAGGATGGTAGCAACGTCAGGGGAGCAAACGATGAAGTTAGCCCCACCTCGCATCGTCTTTTGGTGGATGCGGTTGCTGACGCGCTGGATCTTGTTCCCGAGAGTCTCGAACCACTCGTTCTTGGTTCCAGTGTGAGTACCACGGTCCTCGAACGTTCCGGTGTTCTCGTTGTACTCGTAGCCCGGAAGTGCGCTCCAGTACTCCTTCGTGAGCGCGTTCTGAATGAGCATGTCCAGAATCTCAAGGTCAATCTCCATCGAGATGTACTCCGAGAGCATGGAAGTAAGCTCCGCCTCGGCGTCAATGGAGTGGTAAGCGTTGAGGTCCTGAGCAAGCTCTGGAGTCCAGACTGCCTTGAGCTTCCTCGTCTTTGCGACGATTGGTACCTGCTCAAGGTCAAAGTCGATCTCCGGAATGTCGAGGATCTCGTATGTGTTGTTGGTTGCGTCACGGAAGCTATCGGGACCGTGAGTATCACCACCAGCAACGTTCGGGTTAGGAGAACGATCTTCGAAGTCACCTCGGTCGGGAGCGTCAGGCTGCTCGTGCCAGATGACCGTCACGGTGTCTCCGGAGTCAAGGCCGGAAGTGACAGAGCCATCAGTGAAGTCGTCCGGGGTTCCGTTGTCGTCCCAAACGCTTTCGGAGACCTGAGCTACGAACTCCACCTCGGTGGGTCCTCCACTTTCGTTACGTGGGTTAGGCCCACCGCCAGCGTCAACCTGCCTCGTGTGACGTGGGAAGAACTGGTCAATCCTGTCGTCTTCGATAACGAAAGCTCGGTGCCCGTCCATGTCCGCCGTGTTCTCCACGTCAACCGTGACGAGAGCGAGACGGTCAAGGGTGAGGTCAAAGTCACCGTCTTCCTGAATTACGAGGTTCGGGTCAGTGCGAAGCCTCTCGTTGACGAAGCTGCCACCGAGATTGGTAAGTGCAGTGACGTCGAGAACCTCTGCGCTGTCGTCCGTACGGTCGTTGATCGAGTAACCGAAGCGTCCCTCACCGTAAAGACCTCCTTGCGGCTGCTCCTCCGTCGAGGTGTCTCCGTGTACGAAGTCACCAGCGTTGAACTGACTCTGGCTTGTTCCGTATTTGAAATCGAGGTAGAAGATAAGGCCGGAAGGAAGGTTCATCGGCTGAACCGAGACAAACTCCTTGGCTACAATTTCACCAAAGATGCGGCGAACGAGAGGAAGAGCAACTCCGCTCCACTCCTCGCTACCTTCTGAGGTTCCGGTGCGTGTCGCCTCTTGAATTAGCTGATTATACTGGTTCTCCAGGAGGACGGCGACACCGTGTACTTCGTGATCGTCTTCGAGTCCGTCCAGGAGTCCCGTTGGTGCCCACTTGTTAACAAGCTCTCGACTCTGTTCGAGAAGAGCTTTCTGAGGTGAGCTACCCTGCGAAAATTTGGATAGATCCAACTGAGTGCTCATTTTGAGTTGTGTTATTTGGTTCTATGTAACTGTTTGAGAATTTTGTTAATTTAGTCAACTAGTCCAGCAAGCTTCTGGAGTCGGTCCTTGGTATCGGCGTCCTCGTTGAGGATCTGCTTCTTGTCCTCACTTGGGGTAGTGCTTCCACCAGTCTTCTTGGAACCGAGTCCACCCTTCAGAGCTTCAACCAACTGGTCCTTCTTGGAGGACTTCCTACTCTCCTGGATTTCCTCCTGTCCGTTGTCGTTGAGATTCTCGGAAAGGGTCTTGTAGACCAACTTAGCTTCGCGAACGCTGGAGGTCTCATCAAACGATTCGATGATCCTCATCTTTTGGCGCTCGTCGAGCGTGTGCTTCTTGAATAATCTGTTGGTATAGAGGAGTTTGCTGTTGATGAGATTGACCTCATTAATCTTATTTCGCAGGATTTTGACTGCCTGTCGATGTTTCTTAAGCTCCTCTCTCAAGTTCTTGTTCTGCTGACCGCTTCGGTCAGACTCGAATAGACCGGAAACTGAAATGTCTTCCGTTACAGGCTCTTCGGAATCAATATCTCCTGTTCCGCTATCTTCCGATCCAGCGTCGTAGGGCTCAGTGGAAACGTCGAGTCCGTCACCATCTGCAACGTCTGCTGACGTGTCGTAGGGGTCGGAGACGTTTGCTGTGCCGGGACGCTCGGGCTGGTCAACGGTACCTGATCCGAACTCATTCAGATCAATTTCATAAACCGTCTCTTCCATTTCTTCTTCTTCTTCTTCTTCGTCTTCCATTTCCATGGCGTCCATGAACTCGTCCATGTCCATGCCAACCATGTCCATGAACTCACCCATATCCATATCTTCCATTTCTTCCTGGTCCATCATTTCTCCGTGGCCCATCATTTCGTCGTAGTCTCCCATTCCTTCACCATGGCCCATCATTTCATCATAGTCGCCCATGGCTTCTTCGCCATGACCTCCCATCATTTCGTCGTAGTCGCCCATGGCCTCTCCACCGTGTTCGGCTTCTCCGAGAACGTCAAGGAAGACATCAACCATTTCGTCTTCGAGTTCCTCGGAGAGTTCGTCCTCCTCTCCAAGTGCCTCTGCAATCTTGTCTACGTCACTCATGTTAGTGTTGTTTTGATCTAATTCTGAAGTTAAGTCCTCGATGCTGTCATATCCACCTTCGAATTCGTCGGTTTCAAGGTCTTCATCATCGTACTGATGAGGGTTTTGAGAGACCTCGTCTGCAGCATCGGGGTCCGAATGTCTGTCGTCGATTGTAGCCGCTTCAAGGAATTCCATTACGGAACCCAGATTAAGCTCTTGTTGATCTGAGATATCTTCCGTTTCCTCCATTTCCTCCTCTTCTCCTTCTTCGTCTTGCTCCTCATCTTCCATTTCATCTTCGATATCATCAAGGTCGAGTTCTACCTCTTCCCCTTCATCTTCATGGCCTTCTTCCTCTTCCATTTCTTGTTGAATGGTCTGAGAGAGCATCGACTGGAGCTTCGGAGTAAACTCTTCTTCAAGGTAGTCCTTGGCATTTTCAATTGCTGTCTGCCGAACTCTCTTGGCATCAGCAACGGACTCTCGGAAGAAATCAGAGTCTTTGTTCTTGCTCATATCAGTCTTTGCGTTTAGTGTACGGGGTTAGAAGTCATTCGTGACTTCAATTACTACGAGGATGTGTTCGATACTCCGTATTGACGACGACAGAGTATTCGAGCTTGTCCTTCACCCTTTAAGTATAAAGCTCTTCACAAGCTTTTCGTTTGATGATCTTAGAGTGGTCTATCAACCCCGAGAGCATATCTTCTGATATAGCGCCCATTGTATAAAGTGTAAGATGTGGGTATCAAGGCGTAGGAGGCATTCGAGCAGTTTGAAATACCCAAATGCGTGATTTCGTCGTATCGGAATCGCTGTCAAACAAAACTCTAACGTATCGCCCGAAAGTGACGACTTCAAACGTGTTTCCGTCAACCTCAACAGTATTAGAGATAGAGACGGTCTGTTCTATATCAACTTCGTCTCCGTCAATGGACTCCTGTATAGTGAGAGTTCCGGTAGAACCCTCGTTCACTATAATGCCAGAGATCAGGTTGTTTCCGAATGTGGCCTTCCAGCCAGAATCCAAGGTACGACTCTCGGACATTCCATTCGGAAGCTTCTTCTTTATGAGTTTTTTGCGGGGTGGTATAACGTCAACCGACCCTCTGTTAACTTGATTGCTTGCCATGGGTTATTCGATGTTGAGGTGCTTTTCTCTTTTCCAAGGCTGACTCTCGGCCATAGCCTTGCGCATTCTGCGCTCTTCAACTTCTCTCTGCCTCCTCTTCTCTTCCGAAGGTTTGGTGTGATATTGATTCAATTTCCAGTGAAGAAGACGCTTGGACTTGCCTACCCTACGATTGAAAACCTTTAGGGCCTTGTCAACATTGTCGTTCTTGACTTCGACTCCAATTCCGTTATCATGTTTTGCCATAACTTGCTTAATGTTTTTGATTCATGCTATTTTCTCTTTCTCCTACTTCCTCTTATGCGGCTCTTTGCGGCATCCGCCATGTGCTCTCCTACATTTCCTGCTGCGTAGAGTGCAAAGAGCCAGCGGACGAGCTCCACCCAAAGAGCACCGGACAACATTCCGAAATAAAAGAAAAGCGTGGCGGCTATGAATCCAATTACAGCCACGTGAAGCTTTCTGGAGGTGAGCCTTCTTTTCAGGTCTTTCTTTATGTCCTCTTTTACTATCTTTTCTCTTTGCTCTTCGTCACCCATAGCTCTTTTTATATTTCTGTAAATGGGTGTAACGGAGCCGTTTGGCTTTTTCGTTATCTCATGTTCTTGTATTTTCGCTCTGTAGATCGGTCTCCAATGACGTAATCGTCGAAGACGGTCTTTAGAGTCTCTCGGCTGGGTGAATCCGGGTCTTCTCCCTTCCTGGTCGCGGTGTCTCGAATTGTGTGATTAATGAACGTGTCTTTGTCTCTAAGCTTTTTCATCTTTCTCGGGTCAAAGGCTATTCTCTCTTTTAGCACCCGCTTCACCGTCTCTCTGATCTTGGAACGGAGTTTGCTTTTCTTTGACTCCTGCAACTTTTTCTCCCCGACTCCAAAGTACCTGTCGAAGATCCTGCCAATGTCGTCGTAGAGGGCCGTGAGCCTTTCTTGATGTTTCTGAGCCTTCTCCGCTTCCTTCTTGAACTTTCGGACTTTCTTGTTCAACTCCTTCACGTTCTTGTTGACGGTCACTTTATCGAACCCGTCAGACTTCTCGTTCAGGTATCTCGCCGCAAACTCCGCAAGGGCATCAAATTTCTTCCCAAGTTCTTTCAAATCGACTTCTTGATATATGGCGTCACCATACTCGGTGAACTTCTCCATTTCTCGGAACAGGATCTGTTTCTGGTCCTCGGAGAGCCGATCATAATTTTCAAACCAATTGCTGTCGCTCATGTTACCTATCCTCTCATTTGAGTCAGTTTCCTTCCGTCGATCTCGTAGTCAAGCGGGTGAGAACCGGAGTCCGGCTCTTCTACGCTATAACCTTGCTCTTCCGCCCACTCGATGGCACTCATAAGGGCCTGATTAATCGTCCTGCCTTCGAAGTATTCTTCAATTTCGTAATCCTCGGCGTCGGGGGCAAGAAGCCCGATTTCGACGGAACTAAGACCCGTTCTTCTGGACTTCTCGAAGACCACCTCTCTTGCACTCGCCACGAGCTTCTGCCGGATAAGGGGCCTGTCTCCTTCCGAGTATTCGTACAAGTCCCATGCCATACGTTCGAGATTGTCAACCTCTCGCCCGTACTTTTCTTTAATAATCGGCTCCGCTTCCTCCATGCCGGGGGGCATGAAAGTCTCGAAGAGCCGGGTCAGAACGTCCTCTACAAACTCTTGCTTCTGCATTTTATTCAACATCTGGGTCTTGAACGTTCAACTTCTTCGCCACGCCCTCAATATCGGGGTCACTGACGTTATCGTAATATCTGGCCACCGATTTTCGGAGAACCTCGGCCTCCTCGGAAGTAACCCCGAGTTCGAGACCATCTTCGGATTCTCCAAGCTCGTCCGCCAACTTGTCGATCATAGAGTCCTCGATATTTGGCGTTTCTTCCTTCATCTGGTACTGCCTCAGTGCTTTCTTGACCGCGCTGGCTTCGTGATTGTTAAGGTCAAGATTTTCCGCATTTTCTCTTAGGGCAAGTTCCCTTGAAAGCTCCTCGTGAATTATCTTGTTAAGGAAGGTGGCCACATCGTCTTCAAGATCTCTGTCCGTTGTAAGGCCATGGTCTGTATCAATATCTGTCGCAATATCTCGGGCCTTTTCTCTCTTTTCCTCGTCTTCTATTTGACTTAGATCAATGTCTCCACGACTAGCGGCCACAGCCAAGTGAATCGGGTCCGTCTCTGCGCTCTCGGTCAAAATCTCGTCTTCTGCAAGGTCTGCAGCGACGTTGGCGGTATAGTCTTCGTCGTCGATGGGGATCTCTCCGAGTGCCCTCATGTACTCTGGCCGGATTTTCTGGATAACGCCATAAGGATCGGTTATCATGTTTTCCGCCGTTTCCTCCGTAACGGCCACTTTTCCGGAACCCGGAATCGACATGTCCATCCAGCGGTAGTCCTTCGAGTATCCTCTTGCTGCTTTAAGACCAAACTGGACTACGGGAGAAAAGTCAACCTGCTCGTAAGCTTCTGCGCCGTCTTTCGGCATCATGACCAGCACGTTGATTGTGGGGTTATAACAGACTTTGTTGTACCCGTTGTCGTGGTGAACGGTTCGGTAAGTGACGTTATAAACGTCCGTTAGGTCCAGCCACCTTTCTTCTCCCGAAGCCTGTCCGGAAGCATACTCTGCGGTGTGAGAGAATGGAGACCGGATAGGCGTGGTACGGTTAGAGGACGAAACTTTCATGTAGTCCTCCAAAAGTGTTTGAAGTTCGTCCTGTACGCTCATAGAAATTCCAGTTAGTTATATTTAAGATGTAGCTCCGATTTCGTCGTCAACGTTAATGTCACATTGTCCTCGGAAATCGCAATTCATTTCTTGAATGATCTCCGACACCCTGTTTTCGACCGGAGCCCAAACGTCCTGCCTCTTTTTCGCTTTCTTCGCTTCTTTGATAAGGCGTGGATCGGAACTTTCGTTAATGCCTTCGGGCTCCATGAACGCTCCGTGGGTCGAAGGGTTGCTGACGAAATCGAAGGCGATGAGCTCGAAGTCGTCGTCGACGATCAACGTTCCATCGGCGCTTTCTTTCACGCTTCCGAGTCCTCGGGAACTGATTCCTACATTAACGTTGTTACGAAAAAGGTCTTGTAGAATATTTCCCGCAGGAGTAGAAAGAATCTGGACTTCACCGACGAGGTCGTTTCCCTGCCACTCCACCGAAAGCACGTTGTGGCTTACGTTCTGGAGATTGACAACACTGTCGTCCGGGTGGTCGAGCTCCCCCAAAGCACGTCTCTGCTTCACGTTGTCACGCCTGTAGCGCTCAACTTCTTCTTTCAGCACGTCTTTGGGGTATATCCTCCCGTTTTGATTTTTGGCTTCTGCACGCTGGAGGACGCCTTGAACCACCATGGGTTCGTTGTTTTCTGCAGCCTCGTCGAGCCTCTGTTTTTGAGGATCGAATGGCATCCAATCAATAAGAAGCTCTTTACCGTCTTCTTGACTCATATCTGTTACTGTTCTTTAGATTCAATGACTTCGAGGTGTCGAGGCTCGAAAAATTGACCATCTTCCTGGCCTTCAAGAGAAACCCAATATCTGTTTTCGATCTTTTCGTCGATCTTTCCTTTCCTGTTCGCCCCCACGATTTTCACCGAGTCTCCGACGTCGAGTTCGTCGTCTTCCGTGGTCTGTTCCAGAAGTTCTTGAGCTACCTCAGGAACGACCTCTCTTATCATTTGTTCAAGTTCTTCCTCGGTTATCTGCATATTAGGCCCAAAAGTTTCTTTTTCTGTAGAACTCGTGAAAAACGCGAGCAAGCTCCGCTCTGATGATTTCAACTACCTGTTCATACTCTTTATCCGTCAACTCTTCTTTCAGAGACTGACGGTCATCTTGGAGCATTCTCTCGGCCTCCTCCTTAATGAGACCTTTAAGTTCCGATTCTGTTATCTTCATTAATCGAGGTATTGAAAAACGTCGTTAATTTCTCTCGCGTGTACCGCAAGTTTGCCCATGATCCAGTCCGGAAGCTCGTCGTTCTCATCGATAAGACGAGCAAGCATTCTGGAAAACTTGTTAATGGTCTGGAGTCGTTTAAGGGCAGTCTTACCGTCGTTGTCCTCGTGTCCTAATTCTTCTCGGATTTGGGACCGGACGGTTCTGCGGAGTTTCTTTTCCTCGTTTTCATCAAGAATATCTGAAACACTCATATCTTTTCTCCAAAATAAGCAAGACCAGAAGGTGGCCTCGTGTTTATCGCTTTGATCATAATCGTCGCAACTAAATCGTGACCTGAAGTTTTCTAGGTTCGATTCTTGATCCCGCTTGATCTCCATCGAGTCGGAACCGAACTTCAATTTGTTCACGTTCCCGGTGTCCGGGTTTCTGACGTAAACGGCAAACTTCTTTTCGTCGTCGTCAATTCTGAATGGATCGTAAAGTACAACATCTTCACCCTCGTATTCGGCTTGCTCTTGATCCGGAAGCTTGGGGGTGTCGTACTCGTTGTCTTCGTTTAGGGGGTAATAATTGCTTTTCTTTCTATAATCTTCAACTCCACTGCCTCTCATGGATCTAATCTTGTCAAAGTACCGACGAAGCTTTTCTGACTCTTCATCGTCGAGTTCAGTATCCGGGTCTTCACTGATTCCTCCTAACCTTCTTAGAATCTTTAGCCTATCAAATCCTTCCATTATTCATTCGCCAACATTTCTAGAATTTCGGCCAACTCGTAACCGTAAGTGTCGAGAAAGTCTTCTATGTCGTCCTTTCTTTTCTCATCGTCCTTATCGGAAAATGCGAACGGTGTCTGATAACCGGGCACATTGGCAGTGGTGGTTGCCTCGTCGAGTTCAGATTTTATAAACTGCCTTACTACTTTACGAAGCTCTTCTTTGTTGTTCATCGCTGTCTTTTTGCTTTTCGAGTGCGTTTTCAATGTCTTCTCGAAGTTGGTAGTACATCATGAGGTTACTGACTTCGTTGTCTTTAACAATGCCTTTGTTGCCTCCGATCTCGTCAAGAAGCTTTAGGGCTTCGTTGACCTTGATCTGCACCACCTTCTCGTCAACCTCACCAATAAGATTCTTAATGTCTTCTTCGACCTTCTCCGCCTTTTCGTTGACGAATTCTCTGAGATCGTTAGTATTTGAGACGTTGTTAATGTATTTCCGAAGAAGCTGGCGTTGTTCGGGAAGGAGTGTTCCGTACTTTTCGTTGAACTTCTCGATCATGACTTTCTGAGTCAAGAGGCGAAGATCGGAGCTTTGCTCCTGCAGCCTCTCCTTGACCTGCTTCTCGATTTCGTCTTCTCTGTCACCAGCGGACTTCCCGGTAACGTGCTCAACGATTGTGTACTTGGAGCGAACGACGTCGGAAGGATCATACTCCACTTCTTCGTCTTCTGTCATGGCCTTGAAGACTTTGTAGACGCTGGCGAGTTCTCTGTAATTGTCAACTCTACTCTTAAAGAACTCTTTCAGGGGATAATGCTTCTTGATATCCCCAATGACGTCGTACTTTTGTTCGTGGAGCTTGTCGAAGTCCAGCCTCTTTCTGGTCTCCACCACCTCTTCGATGAAATCCTTAGCTTTATCTTCGTCAGGAAACGTCTCCTCCATCAAAACCCGATAAAGGTTGAGCTCCTTCGAAAGCTCGTTATCACCGTCAAAGTGCTCTTTGACGATATCGATGGCCGGAGACTCGTCTCGCTCATTTAACACATCAGCAGTAATCTGACGTGTCAACATTTCGAAGATGAGGCCAGTATTCCTGTATTTCTTATGTTTAATCTTCTTCATAATGCGTTGTGAGGTTCGGTCTTTTTTATATATCGTCCAGTGGATTCTCGTGGCCTAGAACTTCTTCTTCCTGCATCCAATCAATGTCTTCCAGCATGTCATCAACCTCTTCTTCGGTCAACGACTCTCTGTTGAACTCTTCTCGTTCTCTTTCGTAAGTCTCGCTGATAAGCCGTCTGTGTTTTTCCATACCCTCAGCGGAAAGTGGACCAGTTCCTTGGTATTCGTGGTCCACGTCTCCCGGAGTAGTCCTCATGTCGTCGCTTGATGGCATTTCGTGAGAACTGCCAGGATCAAGAGGGTTATATTCAGGGTCTTCTTCTTTTGGAACGTCTTCGTTCTCTTCACCCTCAAGATCAAAGCCCTCGACTTCACTCTTTCCACTCATAGCTAAGTCGCCGGGAGTTCCAAAGCTTTGTCCCGTCTTTATTGGATCGTTACCTTCACGGGTAAGCTGGTCTTTTCTGAACTCTCTCTTCCAATCGTCGACTTTAAGTCTTCTTTCTCTCTCGATCTCTTCTTCCGTCATGTTGAAGACGTTCTTCATAATCCAATCCGTAGAGTGGAGATTTCTGTCTTCAATGTCACGGGCGAGCTTGTACTTTTGTTCGAGTATATTAATTCTCTGTTCCTCAACGAAATGAGAAGGATGTGTTAGCCCGAGTTTAAAGTCAACGAGTCTTTCGTCTCGAATTCCCTGAGAAAAGAGGTGGATGATACCAATCTTCGTTAGCTCAGAAGTCATGACCTTCTGAATCTGCTCCACCATATTTGCGAACTTAATCGACTCCTGAGCAAGTGTCGCTTTCCCTTCGATATCTCTTTCGTATCCGAGAAAAGCGTTGGGAACTCGGAGACCGGACATGAGCTTTTGTCTCAGATATTCAATGTCATTAATCCCGTCCCAATTGAGTCCTCCAAGAGTGTTAATCTCGGTAGCGTCGTCTCGACCCCTCACTGGCATGTAGTAGTCGTCCATCATGTTCATGAGGTTAAAGTCGAGGTCGTATTCCCCGGTGTCCGGGTCCACGAGAGGCTGGGACTTCAGCTCTTCAATGGTTCTATTGATATAAGGCTCTACGGCTTTGGGCTCTATGTTACCAACGTCGATCTTGAATACCCTTCTTTCGGGCGCACGCATGAGCCTGTGTATAAGCATAGCGTCTTCCATCATCGTAAGACGACGCCAAGTTTGCCTTCCACCTTCGAGAACGGAACGTCCATATGGAGCGTATTGCGTGTCTCTAAGGCTGAAGTGAGCGAGTTCCCAATAGCCGAACTCTTCTTCTCCACCGGGGCCATCGTATTGAAAAGTGACTTCGTATGGATCGGAAGGATCGTTTCCTTCTACTCTAGTAACATGATACGGAGACAGAGGTTGAACGTTGATAACCCCGTAGCTTTGCTTGTTAGAGTAGTCAATATCGACTTTGAGATAGGTGTCTCCGTATTTGACCATTTCTCTAACCCAAGACCTGAGGTTGTGCTCGATATTGAGAATATCGTTGTACAGGTTCTTGAGGATACGCTCCACGCTTGCATGTGGGGATTTGATAGTGACCACGTCTCCGTGCTCGTCCTTTCTAACGGACTCGTCGGCATAGAAATCAAGAGCCGAAGAAACGATGGGGTCTTGATCCATGAGTTCATAATCGTGGTACCTGTGGAATCTCGGATAGTCGTCCGGATACGGACTACCGCCTCCGATACCGCCCCCAAAGCCTTGGGTTTGGCTCCCTCCTCTTGCATTGTATCCGGCGCTTCCACCACCTGCGCCACCGAAGCCACCTCCATTTGAGTAGTCTCTGGATATGTCTTGTATATTGGAGGTATCTACGATTTTGATCTCGTCTCCCCCAACGTTTCTTACAACAACGTTAGAAGAGAAAAGGCGAGATAGAGCATCACGCAGTCCCGAATCGGCCATAATAGACGAAGAAAGATTATTCTTTTAATTTAAATAGATCGCTTTGAGTTTATTTGATAGGGTTCTCGACGTCGTCGCCCCAAATTATGTTGTTGAATTCATCGTCGAGGGAGTATTGAGGCTCAGCAGGGGCGTTGTCTGCAAAAGAGTTGCCGAACACCTTGATTTGATTAGGCCAGTTGCTTCCCACTGAACCAGATATAGAAGGTGAAGAGTTCCCGTTTCCGCATATGAGCCAAGAGTCGTGAAGAACCGGGTCTATTTCATTAAAGTCGCCAACGAGCCTTATTGGTGAAGACTGTCCGGTGTTAGAAACGTCAACTACGGAGTCCTTAACGAAAAGTTTGGTAGAACCTGTACCGTCTCCGGAGAGAACGATCCCTTTAACACTTCCACGACTCTCGGTGTTTCGAAGAACAAGCAGACTTGGAGAAGCTTCAGTCTCGAAATCGAGAAGATAGGGAACCTCGGTGAAGGAATTTCTTATTACTACGTCTTCGACTTCAAAATCAAGTCTCCCCTTGAACGTTTCCACTCTATCGCTCGTATTAGCTCCGTAGGCGAAGCTAGCACCGAATCCGTCATATATTATGGAGTTGATATCGGCTTTAACTTCTCCACCACTTATGTTCAATGCTCCTCCACCGTTAAAGACGAAGGCACCCGGAGAATCGATAGGTATGGAACCCGTGCTTTCAAGGCCGTCTTCCACTACAATTTCGTCAAAGTCAAAGTCCAGTCTACTTCCGCCTGACGCTTTGACCAGTCCATCGGCGTCTCCAGACATAACAAGACGTTTGCCCTCGACCGAGACTCTGGAACCTGCGGCATTAACTGCCAGAAAAGAATAAAGGTTCCAGCTGTCCCAATCAAGATCTTCAGCTCCAGAAGGTGGGGCTATTCCCGTAGGCTGTGGCTCTGGGGGCTCAACTCTTATCTCCGCATTCCCAAGAATTTCCATGTTTTTTGCACCGCCACTAAAGTTCTCTCCTGAAACGTCCTTGTTATCGTCGAAAAGAGCGTGTGGATAAATGGAACCTCCGTCGAAGTTCTTGTTATACGTAACGGTGGTTCCATCGAGAAAGTTCCAAGTCACTCCGTCCACGTACAAGTTCTTCTTCGGGAAGTATTCTCCCGGAAACACTACCACGGTATCTCCTGGGTCTACCTGTTCTACGGCCTCATCAAGGGTATCAAAGCCGAAGAACGGAACTTCCTGTCCAGAAAGAGCGGTAACGTCTCGTGGATAAATGCGAACCCTCGGAGCTTGTCTTTCAACTTCCGTGGCATAAAGGTTCGATATTTCCAAATCAGCTATATTTTCTATTTCGCCTTCGATATAGCTGTACCTGTTCGTAATGTCGTCAACATTGTCGTACCCGACCAAAGCTCCGGGAAGAATCGTGACCGTAACGTCAGTGGGTATTGTAATCGGCCCATCGCTGGAAAGCGTTGGCTGAAAGTCACCGGGGTACAAAACAACATGATCTCCGCTTTCCAAGCTGGGTGGACTGATTGCGGGATCGAACAGGTCAACAATGTCTGAAGGTTGCTCAAGTATGCGGACGGACTGTCCGATTCGAGCTACAGAAATCTGTCCAGTTACTCCCATATCCTATTGATTTGAGTATTTGAAAGCGAAAGGGAAGGGACCACCCCGGTCAGAGGTCCCGGCCCATTCGCTGGATGTTACAGTAGACTTTTCATTTCTTCTTTGACAATCGGGTACAAAACCTCTTCTTTGAATTGCTCTCGCATCTTCTCCCTCCTTTCTTCTTCTTGTACTTTTTCGCGAAGGTTCCTATACGCGTCTTCGAATTCGTCACAGAGCTGTTGAAGTTCGGGGTCGTTATCGTATTCTTCTCGGACCCTACTGCTGAAGTATATGCCGTGTTCGTGCCAAACGCAGTGTAGGGATTCGTGAAGATCTTTGTGTTTCATAAGATTTGGCTTTTGGTTTTAATCTAACAACCATCTTAGATCTTCGGTGCCGTCTCCGACCTGCTGGGTGTACGGATCTTGTCCACCCGAACCCCTTGGAGAATAGGCGAGTTTGTTGCCCTTGATGTTAGACACCGACTGTTTGGATCGCTGCATGAGTTCTGCCCTGTATTTCAGAGCCTTGTCTCTGACCCAACAGGCAAACGCGGCTGCGATAACGAGGTCGTCGTTGTAGCCTTCCATGTGCTCTGGTTTTTGCCTCGTTCCTTTGTTTTTCCAAATGAAGGTGTGAAGCTCGTCTATGAACCTCTGAGACTTACACCGGAGCCATTTGTTGCGCATGAATTCTTGAAGCCTGGAAATGATGAGACCTCTGGTGTTGGTGTTCGTGTCTATTCCGGGCTTTAGATTTTTGTCGCTTGCGTGGGCAACGTCTTTGTCTATCTCTACCAACTTTAAGTCGTTACTGGTGTAGAGAAGGTTGGGGTACTGTCTGTCAATGACTTTCTGCATCGCCGCCCAACCGTAGCTGTCTCTCTCTATGACAAGAAGAGAGTTGTTGTACATCGTGCCGTAAGTGACGAGCAGGTCTCCGAAGTCAGAAGGCGGTATCTTGCCCTTGTATTCCGCCACCTGCTCCATATTTCTGGCCTTGTAGATCTGGAAAGTAGAATAGTCGGAAGCGTCTCCTCGTGCAACGTCGGAAGCCATCATGTAGACGGTTTCGGACTGGACTGGCTCCCATATCCAAACGTCGCCTTTACCGCTACGTTGCTTCTGAATTGGGTCTTCAACGGCTTTGTTTTCGTACCACTTGATGATCTTCTGGTCGATGACCGTATCTCCAGACGTGGAGAAGTCGCAGTCGCAATTATGTGCCACGAAATGCTCGGTGACATATGTGTGGTCTTCCTCCACCTCAAGATTAAATACCTTCGTCCTCTCCGAATCTTCGATTTCATTAATTCGGCAAACACTGTAATCTCCGTTTCCGTATGTGTGCCCTCTGTCGTTCTTATCTCTGAATCCACCTCCTACTACCTCGGTTATGCGGCTGCAAGACTGACGTTTCGTGTCGAGGAAGGATGCCACATGCTGCGTGGATTTACAATCTACTTCTTTACCTTCTATTTCCTCGGTCTTCACCTCTCTAAACTTTCTGGAGACCAGAGGATACCCGAGGACAGACGCTATGAAAATAACGTCGTCTACAATGTGAGAACTTGTGCTGGAGAGGGTCTTGTTCGCGGTGTTGGTGAGGCAACCGTCGCCCTTCATAACACCGTCAAGGACTCCTTCAAAGTAATCTTCAGAGCCGATCTCATACGATAGATCAGATAGCCCCTTGTCCTCTCCGGTACCAGTTCTCACGAACTTGTCAATGACGAGAGACAGGAGCTTGTTGCAAACCGAAAGGTGTCTACCCCTTCCCACGTTCTTGCGGGTCTGGAAGTTGGAGACTCCAAACTCGTCTTCTACAATTTTCTTTACTTCATCGGACCACTCGTCGTTTTTGTCGTGAGTGAAGACAATTCGCCTGTTGTTTTTCTTCTTGTAGCCATCCGCCAGATATAGCCCGACGAGATATCCGAAGTCGTAGTCTACCTCTATGTGGCTATTGATCTTCGTCTTGTGCTTGTCCGAAAGCCACACCTTGTCGTCTCCTTCAAGGATAGAGTGGCGGCCCTCGTAGTCCACGTCAGATACGTTGAACATGGAATTGAACTCCCACTTCGGATTCGAGACGTTGGAAGGGAAGTGAGAAAGTTTGTCGCCTTCGGAGAAGTCCCCGAATTCGTTCCAATTGGTATCGAGATCCAGAACCGGGTGGTCAAGTGTGACTCTGCTCTTTTTCTTGTTGAGGCTGGTGTTGAACCCAAGCGTTTCGGCCTTCCGGTTGAAGGTTCTGATAACTTTCCTGAACCTGCCCTCGTGAGTAAGGACTCGGTCCCCGACCTCCACGTTTCGAATGGGAACGAATCCTTCGTCCGTATAGATCTTAGTGTCGCCATCAAAGCACTCTCTCGCAGCTTTCTTTTTGCCCATCGTCTCCGTCTGTTCGTCTCTCCAGTCCTGATTTCTCTCGGGGTGAAGGCTCCAGTGAAGCTTGATGGGGTGAAAATTGTTTTCTCCTTCACCGACCCAAGTTTCAGGATCGTTAGAAGTCTTTTCAACTTCGTCTCCCGAAGTCGCTTTCTGCCACATTTCGTGAAACCAAGTTCCGACACCCGTTGGCGTAGAGAGCACCATGCAGTCTCCATCACCAATGTCAAGGGTGAGGTTAACGGCGCTCCAGACCTCTTCGGCGTTGTCGATGAACGCGGCCTCGTCAATGATCACGAGACTCGCGGACTCCGATCTTCCGGCCTCTTTGGTGGTTGACTCCGCTCTAATTCTGGAGCCATTTTCAAACTTGGCTGCGAGTTGATTGTCAATGTCCAAGCCCTCCTTCATCCAAGAAGGAAGGTGGACGCGCATATTTTTGACCTTGGAGACGATGTTTTTGGCCTTGTCCTGTTTATAGGAAAGGGCCAAGACCTCTTTGTTCTTGTGGAAGGTCATTAGCCACAAGGCGTAGGCTGATACGAGGGTAGTGAGACCCATCTGCCTAGCCTTCAAGACGATGTTGTACTTGTGTTCCAGAAGATCTTCGAACACTCTATCTTGAAAATCGTAAAGGTCGAAGAGGATTAGCCCTCTCTTCTGATGGACGATGTATACATAGTTCTGTATGAAATACCTCGGCCTTCTCAGGCACTTGAGGTATTCCTCCATCCTCTTCTGTCTAAGAGTCTTACCATCACTCATCTAGACTTTTTAGGAAAAGAATTGCTGTACCTTGGAAGCCGTATCCCTATCGATTTCGTAGGCTTTCTCTTGGCTTCCCTCTCTCACCACCACCTCAAACTCTTGAGGCGTGTTTTGCTTCAAAGTGATAGAGCTTTCATTGTCTTCGTAGATCACGACGCTATCGGTGCTCCGGTTCACGTCGGTCTCTTGAAAAGCGCTTTTGTCACTCGGCTGGTTGTCGCTATGAGGCATACCGTCTGGATTAAACTCGAATCCGTACTTCTCTTGATCAGAAGTCTCGGTGTACCCAAGCCCGCCTTGAGTATTGATGGCTGGCATATCGACTACGCCTCCAGCTACTTCTTTTAGTAGTTGCTTAAACTTGCTACTTTGTTCTGCCATAATGTGTTCTAATTAAAAGATTCATGCTCCGCCAAGCAAGAAGCCAATGACTATGCCTCCAACGGTCCAAGCATATCCTCGGATTCGGAGCCAAAGGTTTTTGTCTTCCAACTCCTTAGCTTCATCTTCGCGGAGTTGAACTCGCTTTTTAGCAATATCTATGCGCTTATTGCTAAGTGCCAAGAGCGTCGAGTCCTGTCGGGCTTTTTCCCGCCACAACCGGATTTGCTTCGATTGCTCGGTAATGATGCTATCCTGAATAGTGACCTTTTCTGAAAGCTCGTTGAACTCGGACTGGATGTTCTGAATGGCTTCCACGGAAACTGTAATGCTGTCCTTTTCTTGTGCCACCGCAGGTTGTACGAGGGCAAAGGAAAAGCAAAGCAAAAAGATGTAACGGTTCATTGTCCTATTTGTTTTTATCAGAGAAATCTTCTACCCAATCTTTCAGTTCTTCGGGATCGTCGGTGTTTTCTCCCTCAACGTTATCAAGGTCTTTCTTCAACTCGTCCACTTTATCTTGGGACCTTTCGATTTCTTCTTTAGTCTTCTCCTTTTCCTTCTTGACCTCTTGCTCCTTGTTTTTAACTTCGTCCTCTTTCTTTCGAAGCTTCTTGTCGGCCTCTTCGTATGCCTTACCGCTATCTCTACCAAGAACGAAATACAAGACGGCAAGTACGGCCACTGCCGCTCCAACAAGCCACTCCCAAATTTTAGCAAGAATTTTCCACATGTTAACTCAGCATTTTGCGGAGCGTGATACGAACGGCGCTCCTAATCTCTGTTTCACTCAGACCCTCCTTAACCATGTCGGGAGCAGATCCCGTGAAGTCGTCAGGTTCGAAGTGGGATGCGATCTCTTCGTCGTCCACGTCTTCGATGGAGTCCGTGGTTTCGTCCCAATTAGCCTCAATGAAGGAGAAGTACTTGCGCTTGCCGTCCTCGGTGAAGCCAGCAAGACCGTCAACTCCAAGCTTGTCAATGAGACCAGTAGTAAACTGCTGAAACTCGGTCTCTTCGTTGAGGACGCTACGGACGGCGTTTCGAACGGCTTCTCGCACCCTGACCTGCTCTTCAAAATCAATTTCGTCGATAGCGTCGAGAGCGTCGTCGAAAATGTTGTCGTCGGGATCAATGTTCGCCGCGTAAGCAATCATGCCGCTAGCCTCCTGCTCGTCTCCTGTAGCGTCTACAAGATCACGAGCAAGCTGTTCTCCACTGTCGTAGGTGTCCGAAATGTTTTCGTCCTGAGGAACATCGAGAAGATCGTGCATCTTTCCTTCTTCAACGTCAACGTCGGACAGATCTTCGTCCTCCATAAGAAGCCGCGCTAGGTTTCGCTTCTGACTCTCCGTAAGTCCTTTACTGTCTGAGCAATTACAACTCATGGTTTACTGTTGTTGTTCTTTAATTCGTTCTTCTATGTCTCCATAATAAAGGAGCCCTCCAAGCAAATTCGCCTTCTTGTTTAAATAGTCTATCTTATCCTCAGAGAGTTCCGGTACTTCCCTCATATGATCGACACCCAAAACCCCCACTAACTTCTCGTCAAGATTCTTCATGCTGCAAAGGTCCATAGCTCTAGCCCCCCGCTGTCGAAAAAGAACGTCAACCTCGTTCGGAGATTCTTCGTTTTCGGAAGCGAGATATCTTATGTGATCGTGTTCAGAAACGTCCAGAACCATTTCAGAAAAGAACGAAACCAACATGTCGGAAAAGGTGTTCCTTTCTTTAGAAACCCCGGCAGAAGTCACTTCATGGGTGACGGACAGTTTCTTCATTGAATTTCCAGAGTTCGGAGGGTAATACTGCTTACCATTGTGAAACTGAGCGATCCAAACCCTGTCAGCTTCTATGGTATCTAGTATAGTCTTGAGTTCCTTGTCTACCTTTTTTGCATACTCTATATGATCACCAAGATCTTCTTCATCCCTTCTACCTTCTTCGTTATCGTCTTTAAACTTTAACCTGTAGTAGATGTAGGAAGAAATGATTCCGCCTGCTGCACTAATGATTGCAGCCGCGATCTTAGCGATAAAGTCCCACATCATGATTCAATTAAGCTCAGGTCTTTGCCCTCCTCTTTAGCCTCTTCACGAAGTCGTTCTACTTCTTCACGAGACTCTTCGAGGTGCTGTTCAAATTCCTCTATAAACTCTTTTGCGTCATGAAACATTTCTTCTTTCTGTTCTTCCGAGATTTTGCTCCACTCTATCACCTGTCCAGACTCCGTGACGTCGTGGTTGGCGTCCATTTGACTTCTAAAACTTTCGAGACCCTGCTTTATGTCTTCGATCCAAGATTCCTTGTTACGAAGAATGGTAAGCTTCTCGTAGAGGTCGTAGAGCCCCTCGACCTTAAGTTTGGTCTCGTATTTTTGGACGCAGTCCATACATTTTCCCCTCTTCTTGTAAAAAGACTGATCCATGTCGTTCATGATGACTTCACATTCGGGACAGAAGAGAGGTGTTCGGATCTGTTGAAAAGAACTAACCTTCATGGGTCCACCTCGACCCATTTCCCAGAGATCCCCGCTCTCGTCTTTCCACTTGTCTCCAACCTCGGCGTCTTTGGGTCTGTGTTCGTAGACGCCGTCTTCGTTTTGATCCGGGTCTTTATAAGCCCCTCCGCCACGGTTGTAAGTCTCGGGAACTCTAATTTGCCGTGGATTTTCTGGAATGCCACCCTGTAGGATAGTTTCTAGGGCTTCTCTTTGCTCGGTGCTTTGTGTTTCCATAACTTTTTAGATTCGCGAATTAATTCACTTTGTAAATATAGAACCAGAGAGATCACTCCACGAACTCTTCCTGGAGCCAGTGTGTGCGTGTAGGTCCAAGCGCTATTTTCACTAGGGGAATCAAGGACTCTTCAACCATGAAGGTTTTCGTGTAGTTCATAACGCGAGTCCAGCCATGTTTGATTTTATGCTCCGCAACGGCGGTAGGAATCTCCCCCATAATCTCGGCGTTAGAGTCTAAAAACCCGCGCTTCGCTAACGTAGCGTCTTTTATCCAAGAAGAGACGCAATCCGTGTAGATCTCAAGGCACTTCATAAACGGTTTTACATGACCTTCAGAGTCCAGGTCGTGAATTATAGCTTCGAACACCTCGCTGGGGTCGTCGAATCCACTTTCTCGACGAGCCGCCAACTCTTCCACTACCTTCTCTCTGGTCTTGCTCTTGTTTGTGAGGACGTCGGCATTGTCGAAAACCTGTTGTCGGACTTCGACTTTCAAGTTCCTGTTCGCGTCCTCCATCGCGTTAGAGAAGCGATGCATATCCTCGTTTTCTTCCGTGAATCTGCTTTTGTCCACGACCTTGGCGATAGCGTCGTTTTCGGTGTTGCGAACCACGTAACCTTCGGGCTCCCCGGCTCCAAGTATGCTGTCTTCACTTTTCAGCCTTTGGTGGAGTTCATTCAAGGTATCACACTCCATGAAGTCCGCCGATTTCCTCAGCACGGTAAAGTCCGTGTGAGACGTGAGCTCGGACGCCAGATGCTTGAGACGGAACAGGTGGTCTTCCGGCCTCTCGCCATCGATGAAGAGGTCAAACAACACCAAGGCTCCGTCGTCGTCAAAAAAGTCGGGATCGTACTTGACGGTATTGGTGTGCGGGTATGGCAAGAGCTCCGCGAAGATTTGAAAGTTGGACTCGGAAACTGGTGTCGTCCAATGCCTCGTTTCTACGTCCTCCAAAGAGCGATGGAAGCGCTCGAAACCTTCAAGATAAGGCACGTCCGTGTGCACGGAAGCGTCGTACGCGGGTGTGCCTCTCTTAGTTTTGGTGAAGAACTCACCTTCGGCGTCCAAACCGAAAGAAAGGTTTTGTCCGTCTATCTTTTCACTGACCTCGACCAGACCGAGAAGCTTTTGGACCTCCTCTTCTTCCAACTCGTCTATGTGAGGTATCTTTCTTTGCCATTTGACTTGAGACATAAGGTACTAAGAACCGACTTCAACAGAAAACGAATCTTCTACAATTTCTTCCAGATCTTCGTTCCAGAAACCGTCGCTGGAGAGCTTGTTCTTGTAGTCCAGAAGAGCGTGACGAACTCTGAAATCGGGAATTCGAGTTCTAGACAAATTACCCAACGTCCCGAAGAAGGAAGAAATGCTATGTTCTCCTAACCCAACAAAGTCTTCGAGAACGAGAGCCCAATCTAGATGTTCTAGACTCCGCATGTTGGTCAACTCTCTTTCCAGAGTTTTGGCGGCGTACTTTCCGCTAACAGAGCCGACGCCAGCTCTGTTAACGAGGTATTTGCGTTTAACGAGGGGACTCGTATCGAAAAGCTCGTCTCGGACCTCTTCGAGACTGGAAAATTTCTCCATGTAGTCCATCAGATCTTCTAAAAGACGCAAGTTCTTTTCTTTCCGGGTTCTGCTGTGTTTGTCTTCCAGACGATCCATAAGACCGGAAAGATCGTCGTGGTCCGGTGCCCAGACGTAAACGGCGAATCCTTTAGTAGCCATCGAGAGTCCGAATACTCTGGAAAAGCTGCGAATGAGTTCGGTCCTGTGAAGACCTTTGATTTCGAATTCAACGTCTCGACGAGTTGAGGGAGAACTATAATATTTGAGATCCCGGAGATATCTGAACATCTTTCTGCCTGGATCTCGTTCGGAGATCACCAAATCAACTTGAACTGGCTCTTCGGTAACTTCGTTATTGAACGATACCGAAAATATGTTCTTGAAGAAGTGCTTGTGAGGGATCTCCTCGTTTTCGAAGTGTTCATGAAGGTCCGCCCTTACGTCCAGAATCGTGTCTTCTTCGTCTTCCGCCAATACCAGAAGGTCTAAATCCCCTGCCTCTTCTGGAGCGGAAGGAAGACGCTTCAAGATGGATCTTGTGGACCCGAGAAAGGCGGTTTCAGGGTGATCCAAAGAGCCGATTTGCTCCAAATGGGAACTGAACTCTTCAAAGACGCCCTCTACCTTCGATGCAGGTACAGATGGAGTGTCGAATTCGCCGGACATATGTTAGTAGCGTGTGACCTTTTGCAAAATAGACTCACCAAATGAACGAGCATGGGCTGGTCTTGTTTCCGCTACACAAGATCTTCACTCGTCTCAAGACTTGGCTATTCTACCGGACTTGTGGATAGCTCGTTCCAGTTCTCTCTTGACGTTTTTGCTGAAGTTTACCACATTACCTTTTTCGTCTACTTCAACGCTTCCCAGACACTGGAAAAGAGACCTTCCATCATCTTCATTGACCATAGTTACTATCCATCTTCTTCCGTTTTCGCAGTATCTGTCCGCGATGGAGCTATTTTCAAGCTCCGATCTCAGTTCTCTCTCCGCTAATTCCAGTTGGGTCTCGTTTCCGACTTCCCGTTTTCTATCCAGCTTTCTTGCGCTTCCTCCATAGCTCATAAGTTCGTCCTCGTTTTCAGCCACAACCACGTCTCCATCTTTGTAAGAAAAGATAAGTCTGTCGTTGCTGGAAGCCGGGGTAGAAACGACGCCGCGAGAAATCTCTTGAATCATTTCGTCCAAAGTGTCGTCAGACTGGTCGGACTGCTTGTCGTCAATGTTCTCCAATTCGTCTTCAACTTCTTCGGCTTCCTCTTCCTGTTCTTCGCTGTCAAGTTCTGCCGTATCTGGTTCGCCTTCCTCGGCGGTACCCTCTTCTCCAGCCTCCTGAGCGGTTCGGGCCTTTCCAACGGTCTTTGCGAGCCTGTCTTCTATGTTCAGAGACTGAATGAAGCCCTCCTCTTGAGCTCCCATGTAGTTGAGAACTTCCCACCCCACTCCGTCCGCGATTGCGTCCATGAAAGACATGTAAGTCTCGGTAGGATCGTCAACCTTCGACTGAGGAGAAACACCGATTGGATAGAAAGAAGTGAAGGGAAGCCCATCGGATTTCAAGTCGTAAGGTCTTTCGTCCGGACCTTCATCAAGAAGAAAATCTAGGACTTCGTAGCCAAACACGTTAGCGATGGGTTCCATAGTGTCCTTGTAATCTTCTCTGGTTCCATACCAAGTCGTAGGCCCATCGTCTATAATATTGCTACCAATTGTCAACGTGCTTACCTCCTCGTTTAGCAAAGCCCCGGAACCGGATCTGACGAGAAATTCCGTAATGAAGTTGTCGGGAAGAATCCTTCTCTCCGTCAATCTTCTGTTCATCATGTCGTACACGTTCTCGTCGAACTTGCCGTACAGATACTCGAAGAATTCCTCTTTGTCGCGTTCGTCAACGTCCTGACTTCGGAATACTTCAAGAATGCGCTCGGAAGTAATGGGGTAGCCTTCGAATTCAAACGACTTTTCAGATACCGGATAATGGTACCGACCTCCGCCATCGTGATAGTATTCACTGTCCCACTTCTCCAAACCCAAGTTATCTTCGGTGGCGAAAACTATTATATCCTGATCGTCTTCGAACAACTCGTCCAGATCTGATGGATCTTCCGCTTCCACGACGTGCTCGTGCGGAATGTCGAACAGGGAAGTCATTATGTCCTTCTTCTGACTGAAGGTAAAGGGGTTCTGTCGAGGCTCTACCCTGTCGTTAGTAGCTATGTGCACCTTGTTTCTTCCGAACCTGTTAACGAGCTCTTCATAAGCTTCGTAGTGGCCTCTATGAAAAGGCTGAAATTCGCCAGGGAGTACGACGTTAAAGTTAATATCAACGTCTCCTTCAAATTCGAACTCTATCTCTTCGTTTATGTCCGAAAGAAGGCCAGATGCGGGTTCTCGCGGCACGTGGAGTCTGAGGACAACGGCCTTCGCATCACCTCCCATGGACTCTCTGATGGCCTGAACGGTGTGTTTACCGTCAAGTATCCTGTACTCGTCCGACACTATGACGGGCTTCGCGGTTCCATCCTCTTTTATGCTCTCCGCTTTTTCTTCAACCACGTCCTCTTCGAGATCGGCTCTATTCAGAGCCAATTCCGACACTTCCATTCGCTCTACAGTGTACAGAACCCCCCTTTCGTGAAGACGATCTTGAATCTCTCCGATTCTTTCTTCATCGACTTGAGGATTAAGCTCGTCTTCAAGCACGAGTTCGGCTACCTGTTCTCCTAAATCTTTCGGGTCCATAGTTGTTCTTTGGTTGGATTTGCCTTCTTTCTTAGGTATCGAACCTCTCATCTGCTCCAGAAATGAACAAGCGATAACTCGTCCATACTTAAAGGCGAATCAGTCATACAGCGTAATACAATGTTAAACATTAGGCTAGAATCGGAACAGGAGACCTATCTCGATAACTTCATAGACAACAAGTCAGAATATGTTAGGGGTCTCATACAAGAAGACTTAGAAAGTGAAGAAAGAGACGTGAAAGCGTTTCTCGAATGCGAAGAGAACTTTATGAGATTCTACTCAGAATACACTCAAGATATTGGAATTGAGTCCGTGCGCCGATACGACGAAGAAATAGGGTATTACTTCGACAACGGCAAAAACGTCTTCGTAAACAAAGGTAGGCAACTTGGCATTACGTCCATTTTTTCTCTGTGTGCACTGTGGCACGCGGTGTTCAACCCAGACAGAAGAGTAGTGATGATGTCTTTTTCGTTGAACAAAGCCCGAAATTTGACCAAACGAGTTGTGAAAGAATACAGGGCCGTTTCTCCGGTCGGCATGATGCCGGACATATCCACTCATCACTCGTCGTACAACGTCGAGTTTGAAAACGGGTCTTCCGTAAAAGCAGAAAGTGGGGACTACGAAGTGATGAAAGACCTCGAAGAAGGAGATTTGCTGATAATAGACGAGATGGGACACATTTCCAGTCTCGGACCTCTACCCGAACAGCCTCAAGTTCTCGTGTCTTCTACGGGCATAGCAAAAAACCATAATAATTATGAGACCATGTTGGAAATGACGAAGCCCGGTGGAAACTTCGAATACTTGGAAATCCCGACAATGACCTCAACAAGTCGTAACGAGGATTGGTTCCAGAAAACTGAAGACTTGTCAGAAGGAGAAGGAATACCTGACGAGCATAAAGCCGTAAGAGAAGTTAGAGATTGAACTTATCGTCCAGGAACTCTCTGGCTTCTTCGGCATCGGGACCGCTGATCTCGTCGTCTTGAACCTCAACGTCGAAGCCCTCGTCTTCGAGATAGCCCTCGATTTCGATGGTGAAGTCCTGCTCTATCACCTCAACGTCTCCAGCCTTGATAACCACGCTGGTATTTTCGAGATCGTGGTCCATGAGCTTAAAGACGCCGTCCCACTTGTTGATAGCGAGAGAGTAGACGTTTCCGTTCACTCGGACGTTATACTGACTAACAATGTCGTCGTCAGAAGAAGTCGTAAGAGAAAACGCCACCTCTTCTTTACCGTCTCCGAGAGCTCCCTTCGCGGCCTCCGCCGCTCTCAGTATTAGATTGGGCGAAATCTGCGAGTTCTCGATCTCGCCTTCGTTGTACTGTACGGTAATGTTCTCGGAAAACGGAGAATAATTGTCAAACATATCGGTTAATATTGGATTGAACTGAACTGCTCTCCGACGTTGATATCCATGAGGTCATCCACCTCGTCCCTCATAACGTCGATGTGAGAAATGACAACGATGAAGTCAAAGTTGGATTTCAGGAACTCGAAGAGGTTGTAGACGCTCGACATGTTGTCGCTGTCAAGGTTTCCAAATCCTTCGTCGATAGCGAGAAAGTTGGCCCTTGGAAGATTCGAGACGTTCATGAGTGCAGCGCGAATAGCAAGACCACAGACGAACTTCTCCATTCCGCTTCCGAGTTCAACAGCCCAAAAGTTGTCTTCGTCATAGACGATATAGGCATTGATGTTCTTTCCGTCCATTTCCAGCATAACGTCGAAATTGACGATCTGACCGAGAATGGAGTTGACGTGCTGCTCGATCTGCGGAATGAACTTGCTGATGATCTCGTAAGGAATGCCGTCTTTCTTCACAGATTGGATGTAGTACTCGTAGGCTTGGAACTTCTTCGACAAGCCACGGACCTTCTCCATGTCGTCTTCGGCTTGGTTCCTCCTTTCTTTCAACATCTTAATCTCGCTGTGAAGATCTCGGAACTGGTTGTCGATCCTTTCCATTTCGGATTTCACTTCCGTAAGCTCCTCATCGAGATCGTTGATTTCTCCTTGAATCTGGTCGTTACGTTCTATCTTGTCTTTGATCTCGTTGTAGCGCTCGACCTTGTTCTCGATCTCCTCAATGCGCCCCTGCTTGTCTTTCTTCTTTGACTCGATCCTCGAAAGCTCGACCTGCAAGGACGAGAGCTTGTTCTCCTGCTTCTGGAGCCTGTTAGACTTGTGTTGATAAGTTTCGTAGTGATCCGAGATATCGGGATTTAACTGCGCTTTCTTTTCTTCTATGGTACTTTCCATCCGGTCTTTCTGTTCTCGCAGATCTTCGATCTCCTCCACGAGTTCATCCAACTTCTTCTTGTCACGCTCGTTTCGAGCTACGCAGTATTCGCACTCGGGATCGAACTCGGAATGTTCTTCCAGATGCTGCTTTTCCTCCACCGTCTCTGAAAGGTCTCTCTTGACGTACCGGAGCTTGGTTTCGAGGTCCGAAATGTCGGCCTTCGTCTTTTCCTGCTCTTTGTATGCCCTTTCAAGTTCGTCTCCTTCGTGGTCGTCAAGCCACGACTCCAGAGCTTCAATCGCGTGGTTGATCTCGCGTTCCTTGATCTCCTTTTCTGAGATCTTGTCTTCCAGATCTCCAACCTCTTCTTTCAAACTCACGTATTCGGCCTTGAGTTCCTCAACGTTGATATTGGGCTCGTCTTCGATATCTGAAAGCTTCTTGTTGAGCTCCATGATCTCCGAAGTGATTTCGTCTCTGCGTTCGTCCAAGGATTCTCGCTTCCTATCGAGACCACCAAGTTTGCCTGACTTCTTCTGAATATCCTCCTTGCAAGTTTCGATGGTCTCTTGAAGTTCCTCCTTGTCGTGTTCCTCCAGCAGAACTCGAATATCTCTGACCTCCTTCTTCGCCAGCGAATAGAGTTCATCGAACACGTCGATACCCATGAAACGCCCAAGAATGTCCTTTCTGGCGCTCTGGCTCTTCTCGATGAAGATCGTATTATCGTTCTGGATGCTGAGGGTGGAGAGGATAAAATCCTCGTATGCCCCAACGTAGTCTTCGATGTTGGAGTTGGTCTCGTACCTCTGGTTTCCATTCAGACTTGTCGTGGTTCCGTCGTCGTTGATCCTGTAGAAATCAACGTCCACGGGAATGCGTCCTCTCTCCTTCTCTCCCTTTCTATGGATGATGTACTCGGTGCCCTCGATCTCGAACCTGAGCTTGCACTCGAACCACTCCTTGTTGTTGTTGAGAACTTGATTGGTCTTCGAGGCACGGATCGACTTGTCGAAAAGGCAGAAGCAAAGGGCATCGAAGATAGAAGATTTCCCGGTGGCGTTCTCCGAAAAGAGCCCAATAACTCCATTCATCTTCTCGAAGTTGATGGCGTTGTCCTCACCGTAGGAGAACATGTTGGAGAACTCGAAACGCTTTGGCTTCCACCTTATGTTGTTGGCAAGATCTTCCTCATCCAGTTGCTTGTTGAGTTCGCCATTGATTTCGCGGATCTTCTCGACGATATCGTCAGTGGCGGGAAAGTTCCTGGAAACGTAGTCCGTTATCAAGGAGTTCTGGTAGGAGACGGAAGAAAGATCTCCGATAGAAGCTGCGTCTTCATCCTCCGGAACTGAATCCTCCTCGTCCTCCATGCGCATCACCGAAAGCCTCTCGGGATCGTAGATGTTGCGGACGTCCTTAATGATTCTACGGACTTCAACACCGCTAGTTCCTTGAATGCGGAGACGAAGTCTCGGTCTTTCGGGAACGTCCGGGCGGACGGGGAGCACGGAATTCTCGACGTCGATGGTGTAGAAACCATAAGGGTTGTCGAGTTCAATATATTCAGGCTCGTCTTCATCGGTGTCCCAAACCAGAAAACCATGGCCTCTATCTTCTCCGTGGTTCTGCTGAATGGTGCTACCAACGTACCAAGCTTCCGGCCACTTGCGAGTTATTGTAACCGTATTTTCATCACTCATATTAGAATTAGATGTAAAGATTCACTCAATTTCCCAACCAGCTTCGAGATACTCATCGACTTCGCTTTCGGGAACCTCCATGGCTTCCGTTCTGGACTTCACGACTTGTTGACGCCTGTGAACGTCACCAAGAAGAGCATAATCGAACCCAATGAAAGCATGCTCTGTAACTTCGCTATCCAGCACATAACCGTACTCGGTCTCAGACTGATTAACAATGTCGTGAAACAGAGCTACCTTGGTGTACTCGTCCGGGATTTCTGAAGCCGGAACGTACTCCGAGGGATCGTCCAAAAAGCTCATGTGAGAAAACACCGTATCTCCGACTCTGTACAACCCGCTCTCGTACACGTAGTGAACGTTCTCGTGGTCCAAAGCCGTTATGATGGGCGTCAAAGCATCGAGACGATCAGGATTGTTGGTCATCATGTCGTGATTTCCGGGCGTTAAAATCACCGGAACCCGCTCTCCGAGATTGGAAAGAAAGTCCACCACCATTTCCACGAGCTCGGGGCTCATGTCGGCTTTAGAGTGCACGACGTCGCCCACTACTGCGGCTATGGAATTGGGATCCTTTCTTTCGTCTATTTCTTCGTAGATCTGATCGAATACGTGCCTGTATTCGTCGTGTCTCTTAAAGTTTCTGATGTGAAGATCAGCAATATGAAAGACGTTGCTCACTTCTTCCAAATCTATAGGCAGATCTTGAATTTGAGAATCCATATTAGAGAAGTGTTGTAACTGGTCCACAAATAAATATACGCCGAAGACACGGCGCGAGATGAACTCTTCTTGAAGCCTCGTTACGTGGACCAGAGGCGACGTTCAATGAGATCGGACCTGGAAAGTACCTCCGTGTTTCGAATCAATTCCCAAGTCTTTTTGAATCCGAGATCGTCCGGGTCCTTTCCTGCTGGTAAATCGACGACGCGAACACCTATTCCTTCTTCTATCAGACTCTCAGCTATGTCCGTAGCCGTGTCTCGCATGTCGGGATCAAGCACCACATTCACCAAATCCAGTGAAGCCCTTATAATCCGGGCTTCGAGCTTGTCGGAAAGACGATTTCCAAGAAGTGGAACACAGTTTCTCCGGACGCTAATGGCATCGAAAGGACCTTCCACCAGAGTTAAAGGAAAGGTCCAGTTGATAGTGTTTTCAAAGGGAATAATCTTAGATTTAGGTGCCGAACAATTTTTGTATTTCGGCTTTTGAGAGCTCCATATGGCTCGACCAACGATATAATTCAATTCCCCTTCGCTATCGTAACTAGGGATAACGATGCGGTTCTTGTACCTTCCTTCACCGCTATAACCCATGCGATACTTCACAATATCACCGTAGTTCACGCCCCGCTTTTTGAGCCTATTGATGGCGTGCTTAAACAAAATGTCGTTCTGGTTCTCCCAAAGCGGAGTGAAATCCTCCGGTGGATCGATAGAAACGCCTTCCTCTTCTTCGTCCTCCTCGTCTTCGGAACTGACATAAGCGGGAACGTCTATAACTTCTTTAAGCCTTTCAACGAGCGTCTGTGGGGCACTGGTTTCATCCAAAAGACTGAACAAAGATCCCCCACTCTTCTCGCATACCCAACAGTGCCAAGCTTGAAAGGTGTCACCATCCGGGTCGAGATTTACCCACAGCTTCTTTTTGCTTTCCGGATGCTGGCACCAAGGACAACTAAAGGCGTATTCTCCGTTTCTTCCCTTCTTTTCGGACTCGCTGTCAACGGCGCTTTCTATTATGGAAATGATCTCCTCGTTCATTGTTGCTCAACGTAAGCGGAACCAAGGACAATAGCGTCGGCTTCATCTTCGTGTTGCTTTCTAATATTGTCGTATCGAGTCATGGACCACTCGATACCAAATTCTTCGGACACGGCGTCGAGGATCCACTGCTTGGTGTCGTCGTAGGAATCGGGCTTAATACCACGATCAAGACGAGACTGCTTTCGAGCCGTGTTAGGATGGTATCGAAGTACGTCTTTGCCCCTTCGATTCATTTCGTACCGGATCACGGCATTGAACTCGACGAGGACGGTAATGGATCTTCTAGTAGTCATTCCACCGTACTTCTTCGCCGCATCTTCGACGATAACAACGTCCGCTTGGTTGATTTGTTTCTCTATATCTGCGGTCAGAAGCTCTACGAGATCGTAGTGCCTCCAATCGTCGGGCTTCTCTTTCCCAATCCGAGAATATCCATGGTTTTCGACCCCGTTCTCGTCTCCGGTTGCCCACCCCACACAGGAGGTAGAAACGTCAAGCGCTAAAAAATCTGTCATAAGGAATGTAAGTAACTTTATTCGATTTCCTCTCCGTTGACTCGGATTCTTCCTATCTTGGAAGATCCGTCGCCATCAAATCCAAATTTGTCTTCACCGTCGTAATTGTCAATCTTAACCTGTCTGCTCGCCCCGGCATCGCCCATGTACTTTAGCTCCTTCAAAAGAGGATAGATTTGCTTTGCGGCGAACTCGCTACATTCTATTTCTATTTTATTGTCGTGACCGAAGTTCTCGTCCTCGTCGCCTTCAATTGCATCGGAAATTTCTACTTCTTCGGTTACGATCTCTTTGAGAACTCGTCGGAGCTTGGGGTGCATGTCATTCATCGCTTTCGAGTTCTTGCAAATCCACGTGTTCATAGGCGTCGGCAAGAGTCCAGCGATTGCACCAACCCTCGGGCTCCACGTATCCTCGGATTTGAGAACACACGTGCTTGCCAGTGGTGGTTTCCGTATAAAGGAATTCGCAGGTGGCGCAACTGTACCTTGGGTCCTGAGCTTCGGCTGTATAGCCCGATTCCTCTTTGCTCATCTTGTAAGGGGGCGTACCAGTCTTCAGCAGCCAATAAAGAAGAGGTCTTTCGGAACCTGACTCCTTGTAGTCTTGGATAGCCTCTCTGACGCCTTCGTGTACTTCTTCAAGGGGAATGTCGGGGTACTGTTCCGGAGCGTCTTCCTCCTGCTCGAAAAATGTACGTATCGGTTGCATGGCCTTCTCGGTGGCTCCTTCTACGTCCTCGATATCTTCGCTTTCGAGATCTTCTCGAATGGCCTGCCGCATTACCTCCATGAGTTGTTCTTCTCTATCAGTCATGTGTCAAATCTAACTACTATATTCATAGGTGTTGAATCCGGCTTTCGGATTGGCGAAGAAAGCTTTCCAATGGCTAGAAGCCTATAATCGTCGTCATATAGCCCAATCGTGCTTATGTAGGGTTTATCTGCTACGGGCTCGTCGCCATTTAAGATCGTGGGATTGGTAGTAGCTCCAAATTCTTCTGGCTCTATGGTAACAAATACCTCGTTTTCAAAATTAAAGGTGTCGCTTCTGAATTCGATTTCGAATTCTCGAAAAATGTTGTCAAATACAGTAAGTTGATAGTCGGGAAAGGTGGTGCCTTCTTCGACTTCGATGTTCATAACATCTTTGAAGTCGTAATTCGGCCATACCGAAATGCTAGAAATGGTGGGTTGCTGCTCATCAAAGGGGCGACGGGTGAGAACCAAAACACCGTTACTATAAAAGATATTTCCAACGACGTCGTTCGTTCCCTTTACGAGCAGATTGCCATCACCATCGTCGGTAATAGTCAAACTCTGATCCCCGACAGATGTGGAAATTTCAAGAGAACCGGGAAAAACGCGGTTGCCAAATAACTCGCTCGAAATCTTGAGGACGTAAATGAGAGGATTGTCCCCTCTCGGAAAAGTATCTAGGTCTACGTTCTGAATGTCTTCGATGCCAAACCTTTCGTAGAAGTTGCCAGTGTAATACACATGGTCTATCATGTTATAGACAGCTTGCACCGAAGTTCCGCTTTTATTTCTTGGCACAAGATCAGTGGCGAATCGCTCGTCCAAGTCCGCACCAACATGAAATTCGAAGAACTCGCTACATTCCTCGCTCGTCACTTGCCAGAGCTTGCTGGCCGGGTATTTGTTCGTCTCAAAGTCTATCGGATCTAATTTTTTGAACATGTTGGTTCATTAGCTAAAAAGGAAGCTTCTCTTTTTCAGCTTCCTCTTCCTCATCATTTTCTTCCTCGTTCCAAATATCCCGCTTTTTGTAGTCGTCGTGTACGCTCTCCAAAGCATCCATTTGATTTTCCGACAGCTTGTTACGCTGACGAAGATACTGTAAAACGTCCTGAACGAATTCGTATGAAGATCGACCTTCGTTTCGAGGACGACCAATCTTCACGTGCCTCGGGTTAGGGTAGTCTTTATCTGACCTGTCAGAAATTTGAATGTCGTCTTTCAGAACTATAGTTTCCAGAAGGTTTTCGAGTCTCTCTTCCCACCGAGAAACCCGTCTCTGCTTCTTTTTCAGAAAGTCGAGATCGGTGTTCTTGATGTTAGTTACCACCGAATCCCGCATGTTCTGCGTAAATTCGCTCTCTCCGGTCGTCAAAATGTTGTACATGTCCCGAAGAAAGCTGTCTTCCTCAATTTCAAGACGAGCTTCCAGCCACTCGATGATCTCTTCGTATTCTTCGGCATACTTCTTTCGGCGGCGCTCTTTCTTCGCCTTCTCCTTGAGGTCTTCGATCTGACGTTCTACGTTCTGCATGTGAGACCACCCGGTTCCCATCACGTGCTCCAGGCAGTCGAGGCCGACGTCGTAATTGATATCGTCGTTGTCTTCGGCTTCGATCACCGCAGTGTAGCGGAGGTGAGTTCCGCAAAAGTCACATTGATGATCATCGCTCTGGTAATTTGATCCGGCGTCGTAGACCTCGTCAAGATTAAAGTCGTGGTCCTCGACGACGTCGAGAACCTCAGTCTTCCAACTCTTGCTTGGATTAGCTTTCATGAACCTAAGTGGTTTGGTGAGTGGCGATTTCTCTCACTGAAATAAACGTAGAAACAACATGAGCGTTCCTTAAGTCCTGTGAAGAGATCTTTAAAAGTCAATGTTTATCTCTACGCATAGCGGATCTCCATTTTCTTTTTCAAAGGGCTCTGAAAGCTTAGCAACCGCAAGAAGCCTATACTGATCGTCATACAAACCAATAGTAGTAGGAAACGTGGTTCCTACCTTTTCGAATGTAACATTACCGTCGTCGTCCGAGTAAGTAGGATTAAGAGAGGCATTAAGATCCCCATCATCGTCGGCGGTGAAAATGGCTCTAATGGAAGTTTTCTCGGCTTGGGCATAAAAGGAACTCCCTCTACTTATAGCGTCGAACAGCTTTTTGTGATTCCTCTGTCCAACGTCGGGAGATATGACGGATGGAGAATCGGCTTTTTCTGCGAGTGTCTGAGGATTGAGGATAATAATACCCATAGAGGGATAAACGTAACCAACGAGGTCGTCGTTCGCACCATCGAGACTTCCCGTCACCACTCTAAGCTCTCGAATCGGGTCTGGGTCTCCGCTAACGTCAGGAATTCCGTCTACGGCCTCGTCGACAAGTTCTATCCTGTTCCCTCCGAGTTCGAGCTCCAAGCTCCAGTTTCCGGGCCTTATCCTTCTGTTAAAGGCACGACGAGCGAAGTTAATCCCATAAAATTCGTCGTCATCAAGTTCTCCAAAGAAATCGTTTCTATCCTCAGGCAGAAGAGCTTGACGATATTGATTATAAATCGCCTTCGCTGGTTCTAGCTGATTGTTAAGGCCGATCCCTTCTTCGTTTCCATAGGTCACGTAGAATTGAGGTTGCTGCGCTTTCTCTCTTTCTTTAATGTCCGTAATGAGAAAGCTGGTCTCGGTAGCATCAAATACCTTATAAAAATAGTCTCCCAAAGCGTCGGCGTCGTCAAGCTGTTGAGTTTGGGAATCTAACTTGAGAGGGGCTGGTTTTTCAAGGGAAAACTGAGAAAGTTCGTAACGCTCACTAGGATCGGCACCGGATTGCCTTACACCCGGCAAAATCCAAGCACTAACCACGGTAAAGTCGTCTCTGTTGACCGTTTTGTCCGGTACGGATAAAAATATGTTGTCTACATCAAGCATCTATGTCGTGTGTTAACTTATTGATACTACTACATCGATCTCTTGAGCTATCCCGGTTTCATTACCCACTACTATTATTTGAGTTCTCGGACCATCGGTAGGACAATCGGGATCGTCCTGAAAGTCGGAAGGATCGAGACTACTTGCGGCCCATTCAACTTCAAACTCCGTTCCTACCGCAAATTCAGTCTGGGTTTGATCTCTATCGCTCAGATAAACCGGAAATGTAGCATCTTCGAATTCGATTTGCCCATCTTGAGTAGCGCTGATGGTGACAAAATCCGTGTCCGCAACGATAGCAGTATAACCCAACTCGTCGTCAAGATTGGTATCTTTTCCTTCAAGCTCGGTAGCTGGAGAAAATCTCTGTATATCGCCTTCATCCAGAGAAAGAGTGGCTTCTCCAGCGGGGAAATTGACTACTGGCACCTGATTCAAGTCGTCTTCAAGAGCTATGAGTCGAAATCGGGCAGATTGCCTCTCGTCAACGAAAGCTTCAAAAAGTGGAATATTTTCTATAATATCTCCAGCTACGTCGTCGTCTTCGTTTTCTTGCCAAAGATCGTAATCCACCTCATCGTCAGCTGCAACGAATTGAGTAATATTTAGCTCGCCTTCTTCTGCCAACGCTTGTCGGCCTTCTGCCGTAAGTCTAGCTTCTACTATCGTCTTTCTGTTGTCAAGGTGTCCCATATCGGATAAGCTTTGTTCAAAATTAAATAGAAAAGAATATCAAGTGCAATCGAGAATAGCCAATTAACAGTCGGGGCAACAGCCTTTAGGAAAGCAAGAACCCACAGGTCTAGGAATACAAAATTGAGCGTCTACGTCTTCGTTAACAGAAGTTTGAGCAACGAGAGTCTTTCCTCCGATTTGTCCATCGGGCTTTGGAACCCTACTTCTGTCGAGAGCATGAGGCTCTATAACTATACCTTCCAGCAGACGCGCACGCGCTGGCACGCATTTTCGTACGTGATCAAAAAAGGCATCATAAAATTCGTCCACCAGTTCCATGAAAAGCTGCCTGTCCACTCCTTCCTCGTATTTGTCGGTATACATTGAATTCAGGGTCTCGACGAACGTATACCTGTCGAGATTTTGATCCCTCGGATCACCGAGAAAGTCGTTTATATCCTCAATACCAATCTCAGAAAGAATGTCTCTGTTTATTCCCTCAACAAAAGAAAAGAAAATTCCAACTTTCCTGCTATCTCTAGTGAGAGAGTCAAACTCGCCTTCAAGAGCCGTTTCTTCGGGATCAAATCTGCCCACGACGTCTACGTCCTCTATTCTAATCTTAGAAGAAAAGAAGGACTGATTTCCCATTCTGACGGGTTTAAAGAAATTAACCCTGTTAACGAGCTCAAATTGGAACGGGCTGCTACCTTCGTTCGGGTATCCGGAAGCTTCTATACCATCCCCTCCAGCAACCTGAATCGTGGAATCGTCTTGAAAAGCATAGTTGGGCCAAAGGGAAGGATTCTGAACTTCGATCTGAGACGGGGTGTCAAGCTGAAAGAACTCCTCATTGGGTGCCTCGTTCGGTATTTCCCGATCAGTGAACAAGTTCTGGGGTTCCGGAAAATCAACAAGCACCAAAAGTTCCCTACGCAACGTGTCAAGAGATCTTCCAAATATGTCTTTCTCGTCCAAGAGAAAGTCGTTGTCGAAGTCAATTTTTGTTGGGGCAAGAGTATGTTCATTGAAGTTTTCGATGGACAGGTCCTCCTGCCAAATCATAAACTTGTCAACGTCTCCGATGAATCCGGACCCTTCGTTGAACGTGTCCGCATCCAGATTTCCTCCAACGTAAACGTCGGGGGCGGTGAGAAAGCCAATAGCTGTCGATATATCGAGTTGTATTGAGGTTTCACGCTCGTTCGACACGTTACCGAATGGACTTTGCCTCTGGAAAAAAAGGTCAACGTAAGGTTCGTCCTCTCGTAGCTGCACAAGAATATTGCACCATCTATTATCGAAGATTGGAGCAGAAGAAGTTCTGGCGACTTCTCGGGTTCCGTCTCCCCTTCTTACTTCCATCACGACTTCTCCATTCGGAAAATCGGCGTTCCCTTTTTCCAACCTAACTTCAAGAGCCCCCTCAATTTCGAAAAGCTTAATTGGAACGTTGTTTTGAAATTCGGTCCTAAACCTAATTTCAATTGCCTTCGGGTATTCATCGAAAGCTCCGAACAAATCTTCATAATCCGTGAAGCTTCCAATTTGTCTTCCAGTGTTCCATCCAGACCTAATATACTGATTGGAGAAAAATGGAAGAACGTAAGTCTCGTCCTCCACTTCAGTCGTTACATTTGGATCAGCATCGGGATCTCCGGGGATTCCACCAAACTCTCTGATGGTGAGAAAGCGAGAAGGAATTCCGAAGACGGAAAGCAGAGCTTCTATTCCTTTTTCCGTGCCTTTAGTCTTGTATTTGTGAATGACCGTGTTGAGAAGCCTTCTCCAGACCTGCTGCTGAGCCTGAAATCTGGTTAGGTTGATTTTGTCGTTTACGACTTCTCCAGACTCGTCCACCACGCTGACGGGATCGGTAACTCCACCGGGCATGTTCTCAAAGAGCTTCTCCACATTATCCTTATCAAAGAACTCGTCGAGTATTTCATCGGCATCGAACCCATTAAAGGTATCGAGTCCAAAACTCTCCACAACTTCTCTCGAAAGGTCACTGCTGAGGCTCTGTGTAGAAAAAATGTCCTGAGACTGATCAGAAAGGAACTCCAAATGCTCAATGTAAAGCCAGTTAACATCGAACCAATGGCCGATAAGATCAATGAAAAGAACGAACTCCTCGTTCCGCTCGTCTTCCAATATGTAATCAGGGATCTGCTTTCTGAGAGAGGCGTCGTTCTCGTCGTCAAATCTTCTGGCTTCTTCAAGCTTGTCTTCGAACCAAACTTTAGTAGTCGGAGAATCGGGCTTGTACAGAGACCCGTCGTTCCGCTTAGGATAAGCGGCTTCATCGTCGTTTTCAAAAAGCCACTGTTCATAGTCGTCAAAAGTGGCTACCAGTTCGTCCGCTTTTCTCTTTACCGTTTCCGTACGTCCGGTAACGTCTCCTTCTTGTGCAAGCTTGTTAATTTCGCCTTGGTACTGTTCGAGGAGACGAAGCTTGAATCGAAAGTTCTTCAAACGCTCTTCAGCACTCGAATATTGAACAAAATTATCAAACTCGGAGTAGTCTACGTTGAGATCAACTCTATCCTGCATACCGAAAGCCGAGTCCGCAAACTCTTTCGAGGTTTGACCGTCCAGAATATCCTCTATGCTCTCGGAGGTGGAAGACTGATCTCCGGTAACAGAAGAAGCCGTGAAATCCGGGGGTCCCAGATCTCGAACGGGTTCGGGCTGCGTGTCGGTTTCAAGGGAAAAGCGGTCAAAATACGATTTACCCAGAAGTTCGTCAATCCAAACTTCCTGTCCTTTCTTTACATCGACTTCTTTTTGGAGACGAACGACGGCACCAAGAATTATAGGATCTCCGTTCATAGTCTGAACATTACCATCTTCATCGGTTTTGTATACTACATCCCAATCGAATATCGGAGAAAACTCGTTATTGGCAAAATTAGCAACAAACTTAAATGGCTCCGGGCTGCTTTCGAAAAGAGACCTGAAGTCGTTTCTAAAAGCTGATGTAACGTCGCGTCTTATGCGAATTCTAACTTCGGTGTTAGAAGTCTCCTGAATCCACATTGGGCTATTTGGATAACTACCGAGTTCCCTACGGAAAAAGTTGTATTGTGCCACATATTGCGGGTTGTCGGGAAGATCGGCATCTTTGACGTGCTGATAGAAATCAAGTTCAAACTCCTCGTTGCTAATGGAATTAAACCCAAAATCCCGGAGCCGAGTCCAATGTTGAAGGTTGCGTTCACTGTCATAAACGGCGAATTCTACACGTTCGTCTTTTATCCCATCATCTGGATTTTCCAAAATCGGGGGTTCTGCGATATCGACGACGAATTTATCTCGAAGCTGAGAATCTACAAACTCTCCATAAAAAGGATCAAATATCCCCCGTTCGAGTTCTCCTGAATTTACAAACTTGTTTAGCATTAATACTTTTCGTTTATGGAATAAAGGGAACTACATTTCCTTGATCCGAATAATTCGTGTTCCCCGCCGTCTTTTCACCTCTTGCTCTAAAGTAATACTGTTCATCTTTCTTAAACAAAACCGGGCCTTCATAAGCGGTAATATTATTTTCTCCTCTGGGAAGACCCAAAAGTTTAACGCCATCTTCATCCAGTTCGGCGGTGGTATTCCAAGCCACGTCCGTATGCTGATTCGGCACGTCAACTGTTTGTGCATCTACCTCCGCCGTGTCTATCCTTTTCACGAAGTCTATAAACTGGGTATCATCGTAAACTGACGTTTGAAGCTTTCCTCGTTTAGGAATAGCCATCCATCCTGTTGTTGAATCAATTTCGACGTTTCGAACGTCATGCGCTAAATCTGGAGCTACACCAAATATAAAGTTACTTCCGTCACTGTCGTCGTCATTAGTATACTCCCACTGTTTAATTCCAGAAGAATCCCATTTTTCCACGTATCCATTTTGCTGCCCCACTATCACGTTGTCTTCATAATCAACTTTCAGGTCATAAGGTTTTCCTTTTAGGGGGATATCTCGAATCAATTCCACTCCATTCTTAGAGTATTTGTAGAGTTTGGGATCAACAAACTGATTCGATATGTAAGAACCCACCCACAAATTACCATGGCTGTCAACATCCATGGTTCTTATTATTTGGTTTTGAACATGACCGTATCTTAGCAATTCTATCCCATCCGACGCTCTTACCTTGATTATTTCCTCTTCTGTGTTAGATGTAGAATAAACGGCGTCGTCAACGGGGTCGTAAGCGACCGGAGAACGTCTTATACCAACATCATTGTCCGTGGTTCTTTCAAACCTATGCTCCCAAATCAAGGATCCGCTATCTCCATCCCTTTTTTGAACGTATCCGTCTCTATCTTCCCCAAAGAAACCGGGGGTTGAAAAGCGAAAAGCTACGTAGATGTTGTCTTCAAGATCGGAATCAAGTTCTATGCGAGTATCGCCATCATCTTCAATCGTTTGAAGACGTTCCTGCCAAATAACGACACCACCCCGACTAGCTTTGGTCAAAAAAGGACTCGTTTCCGGACCGTCGCCATTGCCAGCACTAGCGGTTATTACATTTCCAGTTGTATCAGACGTGCAATCACGTCCCCCATCTACGTCTAAACTACTAATAATAGTGCCCGTTTTAGCATCGTGAAGATCTATGGAAATTCCACCAGTAACCCATACGGTGTCGTCGTAGTTTGAAGCCATGTTTCCGCCTACTGAACCAAGTTTTCCAGTAGTAATTAACCCACCTCCAGGATCGCCAGTTGTGATCCCATCAGGAGTTAAAACATAAAAAGCGGTGCTTGGCTTGTTCCCCTGAGATTCAGTAACAGCTATGAAAGGTCTTTTCGATTGAGGAGGATTGTCGATCTTTCCCACTTCGGCTATACTCTTAAACGAAGAAAGAGTCCCTCCGGGATTTCCGGAGCTATCGGTTGCATCGTAAACTTCAACAACTCCGGTGGCCCCGGTAGCTAAGGCGAACCTTTTACCATTATTGGACCAACTTACGTCGTGGGCGGGTTCCGTAATCGTTTGATCTATGTTGCCATTACTGCTTAAATCAACATCGTTCAGGTCCGCGTCCCGAAGTCCATTATACACGAGAACTCGCCCATTGTCCGTGAATTCTTCCGCTTTCCCTATTGCTAACTTTCCCGATGCCGGGTCCCATTCCGCTGAAAATGAAACTGGAGGATTGGCGGTATCTTCGAGACGAGCAAAATTATTGAAATTTTCATCAAAGATGAATGTTCTTCGCTGGAAAGCGGAGCTACCCCAAGTAACCAGTGCTAATCTTCCGGAAACAGGATCGAAGTCAACGTCAAGAGCCCTGTTACCGAATAACAAAGAAAACTCGTTGTTAGCATCCGCGATCAAATTCAAATCGGAATCGAAAACCTGAACTTGGTTTCCTTCACCTCCAAGAAGTCCAACTGCTAATCTACCATTTTTTTCGCCCCAATCCAACGCGTTAATTTCAAAGTTATTGGGAATGTCGGGATTGGACAACACGGTTTCCAGAACGTAATTAACCACTTTACCAGAACTTGTGACCGGGGTATAAACCACTACATCTTCTCTGCCATCAGCATTGTCTAATACTGACACCGCCACTCGACCCGTTGTTGGATCCACGTCCATAGCAGTCCCGTTAATTCCTGCGGGATTGGGGTTAGATTGAAATTTAGGTTTGTTAGAAATGTCTCCGAGAGAAACCTCGGGATCTCCTACTGATGTTTGTGGGTCGATGCTTCTGGAAAAGTTAGGGGCATTCGAAGGATCGCTGAAATCCGAATCTCCAAACTCGAAAGAGAAGTCTAGACCCCCAGCTTTTGCTATGGCCGAATTAATTTCGTCAATTCTAGAATCAAAGGTGGAGGCTACGGCCTTTTCTTCTCCCGAAACGGGTACGGTTGGAACACCGTCTTCGCTAAAGTTTCCGGTAGTAATAGAAAGGGGAGAAGGCGTTTCGAAATCAAGTATCTCTCCTTCATCGCTCGGTACAGTACTAGGATCACTAGAAATCCCAAACGCTTGAAAATAATACTCAACTCCGGGTTTTAGGGTTCCTTCGTACTCCAATACAATGCTTTCAGCTATGGCTTGGTTCTGAGGAATATCACCACCTTGTCTTTGTCCTTCGGTTCCCACAACCGCCTTGCCAAATTCGGGAACCAGATCAAAAGATATGGGGCGACTCGGTCTATCGTCTCCCACAAAAGCGGGATTAACGAGAATATTATTAGTATCAACACTAAGAACCTCGGAATCCCCGTCGTATTCTACGGGATATATATTACCATCACTAAAGGCTACCTGTATCAAATCTTTTTCTTCGTCCCACGCAATTTGTGTTTGTCCAACATCATCCAGAACACTAGAGGTGGCAGAACCAAATTGATTCAAATCGATTTCATCGAGCTTGTCAAAAGACCCAGAAGAAACCCGAAGAACAGAAATAACACCATTGTCTTCACCAACTGCCAGCAAACCATTCTGGTCGTTCCAATCAAGACTAGAGAACCCATTGTTAATACGATCTATTTGAGCCAACAGCGAGAGAGAAGAATTGAATAGGAACAACGATTCATTAGAACTCGCAAGTCCCGTGGATCCGGAGCCAACAGCTAATTTACCAGTGGTAGAGTCCCAAGCTACAGACTTGATTGTGTCCAAACCTTCCTGGCGCTCTTCACCTTCAGACTTTACATTTATAACCTCAGAACTTGTGAACGCCCCCCCAACTGGTGTAAAGATTTCAACATTTCTACTAGGACCAAAACCAACTGCTATTCTTCCAGATTTTTCGTCCCAATCCATAGCACTAGTGGGGAAACCGTCACTGGAAGCTACTGTAGTATCCTCTAACTGGAAATTGCTGTCATAAATTCTTAAAACGTTGTCTTCTCTAGTAATGGTAGCGAGCCTTCCATCCCCCGTGGGGTTATATACTATATCGGCAGTGCCTTCGGGAATGGTACCGGGATTCGTGTTATATTGAGCAGGACGAAGTATATCCAAAAAATCGAATTCTTCTCCGTAAACTCTAACTTGATGATCTTCTTGAGAAGCAACCGCTATTCTTTCGGAACCCGGATCTATGGAAACAGCTTTTCTATCAGAAAGGCCAGAGCTCAGTCGCTCACGAACGAAAAGCTTGGGGTCTTCCAATCTTTTGGAAAACACGTCTCCCGGTTGTGGGCTCGTGTTATTATCGAGAATTACAATATTATCTTCTTCGGGAGCCGTCTGATTGGTGTCACTCCAACGAAGTCTAGGACCAACAAATCGTATACCGGAAACGGCTTCTATTTCCCCCTTTATCGTAGCGGCTTCGCTAGTAATGTCCTCCGCTTCCAAAGTTATAATTACCAACTCACCGAACGGAAGGGTCTTCCCCGTAGCTTCATCCATTTGAAGACACGCATCGGTTATCATATACGTGTACTCGGTATCGCTTTCCAATCCTTCTTCTCTAAACGGAAATTCGGCATCTTCAGACAAAAGTATAGTTTCGTCTCTGCCAAGAATATAAGGCTCCGAAGTCTCGTTGACCAAACTAACAGTGAGAAAATCTATACCTTCTTCTATAACCTCGATTTCGGGCTCCGGTTTTGCTTCACAAGAAAAAAGAAGTTCATCAAATTTAGCTTGAGGTAAACTCAAAGGATCATCAAGAATAGAATCTCCAATAATATACTCTACCGTCGTCCCGACTTCTATTTCTTTGCCATCTATCTTTCTGTGAAAGAGAGGAAAGCTCTCTTTTTGTAGATCATCTTCCAATACAGTGAACTGTGTATCCCCCTCTTCTCTAAAAAAGATGGTATAAGGAGGTTCGGTCGACACTTCAAGAGAAATAAGTATTTTGCTCATATCACTGATTTCTAGATAATACTCAGTTGTATTCTATGACTTAGAAAGACCAAATTCTCTCGACTTGATTGTCACCTATTCGACGCTTGAATTTCTCGATAAGACTTCATTTTCTTCTACTAGGTCGGAGGTGACGTCCGTGTCAAATATGCTATCTATTTCGTCTTCGTCTACATTATCAAGCTTTGGTACCAAGTCTAAAGTCGTAGTGCCATCGGGCTTTTCCCATATTATGAAGTTTCTTGAATTTCTCTCTATCATGAATTATGCGCTGAGTGTTTCGAAGTATTGCTCTGGGGCAAATATCTGCTCGTTCTTAGTGACGGGATCTACGAATTTAAAAAGAATTTCGTAAGGCCTTTTTGGAAACAAATTCGAAAGATCGAGATCAAAGTAATGTCCATCAGAATCGTAACTAACTACGGTGTAAGGATCGGAAAAAGGATGCACGGGTTCTTCGGTTCTCGCGTCTCGGATTTCGTAAAGCAAAGAACGCCGGGGGAGATAAGGTTCAGGCTCCGGATTTTGTCTTCTTTCTCTGCGCTCGCTAGGTCGAATCCCGAGAAAATCCCGGTCAGGAAACTTCTCTCTTACTTTAACCCGAAATCTCGTCTTGGCGGAAGCTCCGTAAGATTCCCTGAGATTAGTGATGAACACGGACATGCTTTCCGTGTTCTCGAAAACTTCAGCATTTTCGGGAACGTCGTACTCGAAGGTCTCCCTCCCGACGAGCAGGTGTGGAACGAATACCGTATTGGTGTTCCTGGAGAAAAAGCTGAGTTGAGAAAACCTGTCAAGATCCTCTCTTCTCCTCTTCAACAAAATCCCGTCGTCAGGATCAGCGTCGTTAAACAGTTCGTTAATTCTGAAGAAAACGTCGGGAGAGTCGTTGATATCGAAGGCTTCGGAAACACTGACTGCTGTATCAAAATCGCCGCCCCTGCCGTTCCAGTCGATGCTTTCTTGTCTTTCGATCCAATTAACAGGTACTTCAGTAGGAGGATCGTTGTTGCGGCGTCCGAGACCTTCAGACCAGCTTTTTTGAACCGAGAAGACTTGAAGATCGTAGCTTTGCGGCAAGCCCTCTCCACGAGCGAAGTACATTCTGAGCCAAACGTCGGCATCGGGCTCGTCTTCTTCGACCGGAGGTTCAGGTTTTGGTTCTTGACGATCCGGTGCCAAGTCAATACCGAACTCGCCAAAAACGTTAATACCTTCATCGTTAGGAAGAACGGAAGTTGTGCGTGTCGTAGTATCGATTCCGAACTCTCCAAACACATTCGGAGTAGCAGAACCCGTCACACCGACTTGGTTGAACCCTTCTTCTGGGACATCAAAATCGAACTCCAGAAGGACACGAGACGCGAGAACGGGATTCGAAACGTTATCCGAAACTCTGGTGTCGTTAGTGGAGGTGTTAAGCTCCAAGATTTCATCTATTCCACTGTTGAGATTCGGAAGATAGCCGTAAATGGTGGCGTCCTTTTCTGGACGTACAATCTCGAACATATCATTTTTATATCACGCTTCCCGTTATGTCTTTGTCCGGAAATCTGAGTTCAAACACAGCCGGATCTTGAGGAGGGAAAACCACTCCTCTTCTCGTGGCTCTTTCAATGTCGTACCTGTTTCCGCTGTAATCCTCGGTTACGTTGAATCTGTTTTCTATGTCAAAGCTTCTGACCGTCTGGACTCCCTCAACACTTCTCAACTCGTTAACCAATTCGCTGGTTATTATGGGGTCTCCGAAGTTCATGTTCTCTACCGATAGCATGTCCTGGAGTCTCGTGATGGCCCTAAACTTCGTCTTTCGCTTCGAAGACGTAGGACCAACGGAGATCTCAAAATCTACGGCAAAATTGATGGCAAAACCGTCTCTTATGCTAACTCCATCGGTAAGCATCCTGAACTGGCCGAGAAATTCCTTCAGGTTCTCTTTAACGGCATCGTTTACGGGAACCAAACGGCCATTGGAGTTGAAGCCAAGAACGTATAAATTGATGCCAAGTGGATTGTCTCGGTTCGTGTCGGGGCGGACGGTAGCTTTGGCTACCGACCCGTACCTGCTCGGCATCGAGAGAACGCGGGTTCTGTAATCCTCCGCTGTCACTGCCCTATCCTGAGCGGCAAAGAAAGCCTGCGCATTTCTCCTAATCTCGTCAATCGTCTCTCCCGGTCCACCGCCAGTAGCGGGAACAGGGTTCGTGACTCGAACTGAATCTTGAATGTTCTGCACGATCTGCTGGTTGTTGATGCCGTCCACGTCTCCCGGCCCGAATTCAAAGTCTACGGTAACTATGTTGGTGAGGTCGTTGATGGGAACGTTCGATTCTGTTCCACCACCTACGACGTACTCAACTTCGAGGCTCGTGTCGAAGGGAACCCTACCGAAGCTATCGGTGGACATGAAGTTAGCCGGATCGATAGGAAGATCAAGCTGGTTAATACTCGGAAGCTCCGGGTTTCCTATCGTAGTAGCGTCGGGAACCAGATTTTCATCAGAACCTCTCGAAACTCCGCTTCCGAATTGGATGTAAGTCGTGCCATCGCTTTCAGTTCTTCTTATAAACCTTCTTTCCTCTCTTCTAACGTCAATAAGGAAGGGCACTTCGTCGGAGAACGCGGAGAGATTAGAATCTATTCTGGCCCTGTTCCTGAACTCTGTGAAAATTTGTTCCTGAGCCAAGTAAGGAACCTCGTACCACTCGTTCCCTTCGGAATCTATAACATCAAGAATAGTTATAACGTTGTTGTCTGGAAGATCGCGGCGTGGGAAGGGCTCTGGATCGGAAAAATCGAAAGTAGTAGACTCAATAGTGCCAGCAGAGGCTCTTACCTTTTTCGTGACCAGAAAACTCGCCGGGGTCTGGTCTGTTGGGTCTGTCTCGAAGATTCTAACTTCCCTTGGACGGTCTGGGGTATCCACGGCGAAGTTGATGTCCTCCAATGTCCTGAATCGAACGTCGGGTCTACTTTCGCTGGACACTACCATATTTTCTCGAACCGCTGGGGCCAAACTGAAGTCGGGCTGAACGACGCCATCTTCTTCTTTTGCCGGAACAACAGCGAACACGTCGAGTGTGGTAGTTGCAGGTTCCGTGACGTTTGGCCTATATCCAAGCTCGTTTGCAAGGTCCCACACGTTCTCTCTTTCGTCCGCGTACTGGATGAAGCTCTCCTTAAATTGTACGTCGGTATAGAAAGAAAGAACGTCACCGACGAAAGAGGCCATGTCGATGTACAAAAGGCCGATAGAACCTTCGCTGAAGTCCTGGATCGTATCTGGATAATAGGCTTCAGCGAAGTTTATAAGACGCTCCTGAATAGAGGTAAAGTCCCTGTTCAGGTATCTTACATCTACGTCTTGTGTTCTGTCGGCCATTGATTATTGGGGTTGGTCGGAGATCTCGAAAAAGATCTCTACATTCTCTTCTTCCTCGTTGGGCAAAAAGAAAGTGGAAAATCTGACTTCGAGACGGACTACGCCCTCTTCGTCGAATTGGTCGATCTGTATGCTTTCAATCGTCACATAGGGTAAGAACCTGTCAACCACGCTTTCTATCTCGGATTGAATCTCCGCTTCCGTTTGTGGGGTGAGAGGTTCAAACAAGAATTCTTCCAGACGAGTCCCGAAATCGGGACGCAATACACGTTCTCCTCGACTCGTAGAAAGGACGTTAACAAGATTCGCCTTAACGTGTTCTACCGTAGTAGAAGTCTTGTCAAAGTACCCGTCCTCGGATCTGCGTATGGGATAGTTTACGCCAATAGACATAAGCTATGGTTGATCATCGAACCTGTTGACAAGTTCGCTGTAGTCCCTGTTGGCCACCTGCCTTACGTGGTCGGGAACCTGTCCTCCGTGATTTCTAACGTTGTCTTGTCCTCCGGGGGCTGCTCCACCTCCTGCTCCAGCAGCTTGCTGCGGCTGGTTGGGCACGGCTCCGCCTAACTTCTGGTTTCCATCAACGGTGCCCCAATCTTCTTGGCTCCCTTGCTGAACGCCTTGCTGTTGCCCTCCGGTTACGGTGCTCTTCTGAGGAGCAGCGGCTCCAGCGGGGCTCTCGGCTTGCTGCGGATCAACAGGTTGTCCTCCTCCAGCGGAAGGCATCCCTCCGCCTTGCTTGCCGAGAGCGGCTGCTGCTGCCGGGTTAAGTTGGCTCATGCCTTGATCCATTCCCCCTCCGCCTTGAGGCGCGGCCTGTTGCTGTGGGGCGGCCTGTTGTTGCATTCCCTGCTGTTGCTGATGCTGTTGTACCATCTGATCAGCAGGATGGGGTTCGTTTCCAGTCTGAACAGACTCCTGGATCTGACTTATTTGGTTCTTGATTTGGCCTATGCTCTCGTGTTGGTTGTTTCCGCCTCCATTACCCCCGCTTTTTTTTTCGGCTACTCCTTGACGGACAGCCTCTTTAGCGAAGTCGGTCTGGTCTTGACCCTGAATAGCTTCATTAACCACGGGGTCAGTGCTGGCGGGGTCCCTCATAGAGCCCTGCTGCTGTTGTTGTTGCTGTGGTTGCTGCTGCTGTCCGCCCTGAGCGAGAGCGTCTCGAACCTCCGTCAAGACTTCCTTCTTGACTTCGTTACGAATACGCTTCTCTGCCCTCTCAACACGGTTGTTGATAGCCTCTCTTATGAATTTCAGAGGTCTCTTTTTGAAAGCCTTCAAGAGCTTCTTTCTTTTTTGCTTGTTCATATCAAGTATAATTTGTGATTCAGATACGATAGTCCAGGATTTCTGTTATTAAATAGGAAGAACCCCGTAGCTGCGGTTCCTTTCGCTAGAGGTTATCGACAAAAGATTTCTCGCTTCGTATGGTCTTCTTAACCAACTCCAATATGCTCTTGTAAACGGGAGCTTGATTTGGAGGACCGGAAGGTCCAGCGGGAGTAGGGTGAGTTTCCCGTTGTAAGGTATTAAGAAGCCTCTCCAAACGATTTACAAGCTGCTGCCCCCTAACTGTAGGTTCGTTGTTGTTTTCGGTGGCTATGCGAATTTCGTTCTTAGCATCAATAGTGAAGTCGTCCCCGCTAACAAAGTTGATGGAATCTGAAGCGAACCCAAAGATTTCGTTCTCCTTAGCATTAATAACGACCCTATCCGTGTCTAGAAATATTTGAGCACCATCGAAGGTGTCAGAAGGACTTTGAGCACTGAAAAGATGATCTGAAAGATCGGAAGTAGTTGCTTCGAAGTCGATTTCGGTGTCTTCGGTCATCCAAATGGCGGTAGGGTCTTCATTGATTTCCTCGAAAAAGGGCTCCAGAAAATCGGTATCTTCCAACTCTTCCCTTTGTCCGACCCGAAGAGTTACGACGGGATTCTGGTCTTCGTCTCTACCAAGCCTCATGCTGTTGCCGTATCTGCCTTCGTAGATCACGTCTCCGACCCTGTGTTGAAGAGGCTTAATATCGGTGTTCACCGTAAAATCGTCGCCCTCAATATCAATGCCACCTCCTTCTGGGCTGCGCTGGAGTCCATCGGAAGCTTCGAGGTAACGCTCTTGGGTATCGTCGCTGCTTTCTTCTTTACTAACCGATGAAAGAGGGACCGTGTTCTGATGGACGTTGTTGCGAACGTTGAAAGTTCGGAGATAATAAGTAATACCGTGAAGATCAATCGTAGAAACGAGCTCGTGTTCCAGCGGATAGGAACGTAACCTGTCATTTGCTGGTCGAGCATACTGAAGCGCATCTTCTCCACGATTGAACTCCGACATGAGACGACGAATCTTGACCTTCCCAATGTCAGAATTTCTCTGATAATCGGGGTGATCTTCGCTTCTTATAACGTCCACAACCTCGGCAAGTTCGATTTCGTGAGTTTGAACCTCGGCTCTGGACGGGTCTCTGCTAGGGAAATCTCGATCAGCTATACGATTCGCTTCGTATCCATCTTTAGTGGGGGACCCGGAAACACTTCTATTGTATCTGTACGGCATTTATTCTTCTTCTCCAAGATCAAGTTCCTTGTCAACCTTTTCGGCTGCATCTTTAGCCTTGTCCGTCAATTCGTCGTAATCGGTGTCTTCAAGGTCTTCTGCAACGTCTCGTATATAATCCTTGTCTTGATCGCTGAGAAGACCAGACCCTTCTTCGCCTTCTTCGTCTTGAGACGTTTGACGAACAGTGGCGTTGTACATCTTTTGAACGACCTGAGAAAGCTGAAGAAGCTGCTCGTTGTTCTTAACGCTGATCTCCATATAATCGGTGATCACGGGAACTATAGTAGCAGCGTCTCCTTCATCCTCTATTAGGTCGGAGAGTTGATCTACGAGATCTTCGATGAGGTGCTTGTTCTCGTAACTGCGTTCGTAAGCTTCTTCCAAAACGTCTCCAAGTGATTTGTCCTTGAAAGCTTTAATTTCATCGGGGTCAAGACTCATAGTAGTTTATTCAAAGAATTTGCCTTCTGGCTGAACGCTACCTGTGTTCTTATAATTATCAGACAGCTTGATATAATCCTCTCGAAACTTTTTTACCACTTTGGTAATGTGCTGAGTTCTTTCTACGCCAGTCATTTCTCTAATCATGACGTAAAGCTGCCTCTTGTTAAAGGTTTCGATGGTGTCTCGTTTTTCGAAGATTTCCAGGAGAGCGTCGGCTATCCGAATGTCTCGCTTCTTGTCAAACATATTGGATATGCGCCCTCTCCAGTAGCTAATCATTTCTTCGAAGAATTCGTCTCGCTCTTCGACGTCTTCAAAGGTCTCCTCCATCGGCAGATCGAAATTGTTATCATCGTCGTCGATCCTGACCTCGGCCTTGTATCTGTCGTAGTTCTTGTTATTGATTTGGATAAACTTGTTACGAGCGATGGTAGAGAAGTAAGAAAATGCCTTACTGTCTTTGGTCTCGTCGTACATGTCGATCTTCTCCACCATGTGGTGGAGAACTCGCTGCTGCACGTTCTCAAATGGAACATCAAAGTAGCTGAATCCAAAGTTATTAAACACTCCTTCTACCAACTTTTCAAAGGGCTCTTTGATTTCGTTTCTGTAGATGACATTTCTATCCAACATGAGCTTGTCACGCCTCTTCGAAAGCTCCCTCTCCCGCTCTGGATCGTCAATTTCTTCCAGCTTTTCCTCTATCTCTTCAACCTCTTCCGTTAGATTGTTGAACTTCTCGATGTACTTGTCCGTCTCTTCGGTGAAATAATATCCGTCGTCGTTTTCTTCCTCTTCATCTTCGGTGCTTACAACTCGTCTCTCTACTATTGACATATAATTTTTGAGAGTTTTCGATGCTGGGCGCTTTCACGACACGTTGCCGCTACTAGCCTATGAAGAAGAAGGGAAGTCTTCTTCAACTCGTTCCTCGGAGTAAAAACCAGACTTGAAAAGCTCCTTCATCATGCTCCGCAGGGTGTTATAAAAATTCCCTATCTGATCGTCACTTTGATATGCTCCTGTGTCATCTAGCCTTTGCAATTGAGTATATAGCTCTCTGACCATACCCGACAGCTGCTCGTAATAATCCTCGTAAAACACGTTCTGCCAATACAGGTTCCAAACGGCGTACCCGAGGATACAGGTAGTGCTAAAGAAGAAAGCCGCAAGACTGATCCAAATCCACATAACAAAGACTAGGTAAAGAGTTCTTCAAATTCCTCGTCGGCATCCTCACGCTCCTGCTGAGAAGGCTCGTTACTAACCTGTTCTTCTTCCTCCTTCTCTTCTTCATCGAACACGTCGTCGAATTCTTCCTCGTCTTCAGAATCTTCTTCCATGGGCTTTTCATCCTCGGAGGAGGAATTTTCCACGGTCTCTTCTTTGTCTTCGGTGAAGACTTCGGAGAGGGCTTTTCCCTCCACAACGTTGCCCATATCCTCGGCCTCAACGTCCATATCCACGTTTCCGTCCCCCTCAGAACTGAAACTGATGGTAAAACTTACGTCGTTCTCTGCGAGATACTCGATGAGCTTTCTGATTTCTTTTATTTGCATGGGTTTTTGTATATTGATTAAGGATCGTAGATCGTAAGCTTATCGCTAGCACGGGTAATAGCGACGTATTTGAGCCGCTCGATTTCGTGCGGATTCGGACAGGTGTTAACGTCTTCTATGTCCACGAAAACTTCGGTGAACGTAGAACCCTGAGCCCTGTGAACTGTCATGGCGTAGGAATAATCGACGTGGGCAAAAGACTCTTTGTAATTGTAATAATCTCTCCACTTTCGCCCATTGTCCTTCGCTTTTTCTGCGAGTTCATTGAGCTTCTGTTGGTACCTGCCTTCTTCGTCTCTGTTAAGAACCTCGATGTGCCTATAATCGTCGGCGTCGGGTCCAGAAGAGATCTCAAGCTCCCAAGTATCGAATCCGTAGAGGGAACTTGGCTTTTTGCCCTCCACGATAAATTCTTCGCTGTTTTGGATGATCGGGGATCTGTACTCGTCGTCGACTCCGAACCACGGTTCGGTGGCTACCAACCACTCTCCCTGCACGTACTGCTCGTTCGAATCTCCGTAGAGCATGGACCGGAAAACATCGTTGTAGGTCTCAACAACGTCGTTCCTGTAGGCGAGAACGCGTGCGTGATCCCCTCTACGAGCATAGAGGTCAGTATCGAAGCTTTCCATAGCACGTTCCACCAGATCCATCCTATCGTCAACAACGTAGACCCCCTTGTCGTCGTTCACTCGGGTTTCGAAGTTGTGATGATCGTTCTCCCTCACCATCATCGAAGTTTCTATGATAGGGTTGCCCTTCTCCTGACGAACTATATTTTCGAGCTTGTAGCCGTCGTGATCGAGAGCGGGGCTGGGATCCTCGTTAACGGGAGGAAGCTGAGCGGGGTCTCCGGAGATAATGACAGAGAGATTATGAGCCTCTGCGGATTCCATGATCATATCATAAAGCTTGCTAGGGATCATGGACCCTTCGTCAATAGCCAAGAGAGCCCCCCAAACGAACTTCTTGGGGCCGTCTCCAGTTGGGACGAACTTATATCCGCCCTTTCCATCGGGCTTTGGACGCATCCCGAAGGCGGAGTGAATTGTCTGGACTTCGTACCCCGTTCTGCGGCCCAACACTTCAGCCGCCTTGTGGGTTGGGGCCATCATGTAAGTCTCGTTAAATTCAGGCCCGTGCTTGTCAACGATGTGACGAAGAAGATGTGTTTTCCCGGTTCCGGCATAACCTTTGAGAGAGGCTACGCCACCGCCGAAAACAATATCCGTGATAGCTTTTTCCGCTTTCGACTGCTCGTCTGTAAGAGATATGCGTTCTGGATTATTTCTCATTTAGAAACCTTGTTTTTCTGCGAGATTTGAAACGTGAAAAACGTGGGCTTGGTTTCGTTAAGCTTTCTTAAACCAAACGTAGCCATCTTCTCCTTCTTCTACCTTACACTCTTCCACTCCCAGGATATCACAGGCGAAGTCATAAGCCTCGTCGAAGTTCTGATGTTCTCCGGGACGAGAATCCTCGTCTGGATTGACGATTCTCGAAGGATATCCGACCTCGTCTTCACAAACGAGAGCCGAAATAGCCACGGGAAAGTCTTCGTTGTCTTCTATCGCTGCTGCTAGATCTTTGATACTCATAGATATGCTTGTAACTATTTGGGTTCAATTCATTCAATTATAGGTATGGCGGATTGACCTCGAACGAGACCAACCCGCCATGAAGCCTCTGGAAAGCTTTTGTTAATTGTCCTTTTGGACTCCTTGCCATTGAGCCAGAGTGCTCATATAATAGTCGAGAGAAGCCTTATTGATCTTGTCTTCGTTGTAATCGTCCAAAATGCTATTAATAAGTTGGGTCTTCGTATATCCACCGGACTCCGCAATTTCGGACCAAAACTCGTCGAGCTTGTCGCGGTCGTTGGTTTGGATTGCGTCGTTGTACTTCTTGAGTAGTCCTTTTTCGGCGTTTTTCTCAACTGCAGAAGTCATGGTTCTTCTAAAATGTGGTTATAGTATTCCTACTTATTCGAAATTAACTTAAAGGGAGGACCTCGTCTAATCGTCGTCGTCCTCCTCTCTTTTTTGTTTGGCTTTCTCTTGAGCGTCACGAGTTTTGTTCCAATTGCTCCAAAACTCCGAGTCCTTAGACTTGGAGGTGGAGTCCATTATCTCTTCGGTAACATCTTTCTCGTCTTCAAGATCGTCTACTATACTATCGAACTTGTCTGGATCCATAATGGTTTTTTTGTCTTTAGTCTTCCGGGTCTTCCCAAATGCGTTGTACCTCTTCTTCACACTTAAATACGAGTGGTTGGGCATCACCAGCCAGTATCTTGTACATGAAGCGAATAGCCCTAACATCGTCTTCTTTTATTTCCAAATCAGATCCAAATTGTCTGTGGTATTGACTCAATTCCACAACGCCGCTGTAGGTCTTTTTCGAGCCATCGAAACGGAGACCAACGCGAATACCGTTATCAAAGTGAAAAACAACGAAGAACCTTCTACCGCTTTGCTTTTCTTGAATTTGGACCCTCTTTACTATATGCTTGTAACCCAGCCAATCCTCGATTCTTTCTTCGGCCTCTTCATACCGATCAGACATTATGATTCAAAATCTGCTCTACGACACCGAACACTACTTCTTGTTCGTCTCTCAGCGCCTTGTAATGATCGATAACTTCTTGTGATGAAACAAGCTTCGCTATATAACGCCCACTTTCATATCCGTTTTCTTTCAAAACCTTATCGGGTCTCGTAGGCCCGTTGCGTACAACGTACTCAACGAATTCTTCCGCGTCGAGGTGTGAGGTGGATCTTCCGTCCAGTATCTTGTAAATTGTCATCATAGAATCCTAAGAGATTTCAAGTACGTTCCAATCGTCGTGTTTCTTGGCGTACTTCCACTTAACTTCGAACACGTCGCCTTCGGCGTTTTCCACCTCTATTTTGTCGTTACGTCCGAGTTTTTCAAGATCGGACTTTTCGTAAGGTACGCGTTCTATTTTCTTATCAAAAATGGTATTTCCGTTCAGATGGTCAATCTCATGCTGAACGACAACGGATTCCAAATAAGCTGGGTCTTCTTGCTTCTTGTCTTCGTCGTTTTCGTCCTGTTCGGTCCACTGACCGGGTCCGAATTCAAGCTTACCCATCCAATTGTCAGCTTCGACAGTGACCCAAACCGAACGCTCAGTCCGTAGCCGTTCTCCCGGAATGGAAAGACAACTTTCCCAAGTGCGGGTGGTCCCACTTCTATCAACGATTCTTGGGTTGATGAGCTCGATTTCTTCCTTAACGTCCAAAATGCACGAACGACTGTTCTGGACCCCGATTTGGTTGGCCGCGAGTCCGAAGCCTTGAACGTCCTGGAGCTCTTCCCTAATGCGATCAATAACTTCTTCGTGATCCACGTCGGAAGAATGAGTGACAGGAACGGTGAGTTGGTTCAAGTCCGTAACAATCATACAACTGTAAAATCGGTATAATCTCTCAAAGCGATAGTGGATCGTCGTTATTTGGCTACGGAAGCCGTCTCCGAAGAAGAAGCGAGTGGCGGACTACCGTTATAAGAGTGATCGGCAAAGAACCGAAAACGCTTTTCTTCAACATCCGGAACCGGAACCTTAGAAAATCTGGAAGCCCAGACGGGATGTGGCTTGTATCCGGGCATGGAGACTTCGCTGTAAAAATAGAGAGTACTAGCGGAAAATGGACGCTCGCTAGAATCGGCATTCACTATCTGCCTCGAAGTATCGAGAGCTTGAAACCAATTCCTGGACTTATGAAATGGAGCCTTCAGATGATCCGCGTCCAGAGTCAGATAATAATCTCTTTTGGGATTACTCCTGTTAAAGGCGCTGAACTGCTTGTCATCCAGCACGATATCTCGGTAGGTGGACTTGCCATTGTAGTTAACGTCAACCCTATTTCTCACGACCCAGCCCACATACCTCATTTCTTTAGGCTTCGTGGTTTCGCTGTAGATAGCACGTGCAAGCCACAGAACCCGATCACTTGTACGAGCCTTCAAAACAGTCCTAATACTATCGATCTCTTGTTCCCTGGACTCGTATTTCCACTCGGCTTCAAGTGCTCTTTCAAGGTTGGCATCTGCTCGTTTCTCGGCCTCAATGTGCTCCTGTTCCACCGAACTTACGCCCCAAGCAAAGACGCAAAAAGCTATCAAAGAAGTGATGGAAATGGAAAGACAAAAAGGAACGAGGCGTATGTGCATAGCTGAGTGGAGTTTTTGTTAAAGGAAATCACGTGAGTTCAACGAACTTAAAGGTCCGTTGTTTCAAGCCACCAGATCTCCTCCGCCTTCACCACCAATGTCGGGGGAGCTTCCCTTTCTAGTAAACACGATCCTCCAGTCACCAATAGACTCTCCATCGATGGTAACGTCGTCCACCTCCATCACAGCTTTTTGAACGTCGTCGTCTACAATTTCAGACATAAGAAGAAGCAAAGCTGCTTTTCTGGAAGCTGTAGTCTTGCCTATATAATCTTCGTTCTCTATGGCCTTCTTCTTGACCAATTTTCCTATGCTTTTCTCGTCCCAATTAAGAATGGAAGTTGATTCTTTCTCATCTTCAGTGAGTTTCAATTCAGCCATGTATTTGGTCGTTTGATAGATTCGCACCGATAGCCAAAATCGAGTTTTCTTCTACGATCTTCGTTCCTTCATTGTCTATGGAGTAAGAACGCTCAGAAACGTAAAGAACCACGTCCCCTTTATCACAGGCTTCAAGGGTAGGCCCCACTCCCAGAACCACGGCTCCAGCCACTCTGCTATCGGTGGACAAAGAACCGCGAGAAAAACCGGAATCTGGCGTCTCTATTTGGTGGTTCTTATTCTCTTTAACTTCTAAATCTTGAATTATGGCATTGTTACGAGTTGGATCGAAGCCAACGTTAGAATAATCAATCATGAAGAATTGTTTGCATCTTGGGGCTCGTACTTTTCCCACAGATCTTTCATGTCTTGCCCTATGTGCTGAATAACGTCCTGCTTTTCCAAGCCTTGAACGTCAAAAAACTCGTGTTTCCACTTTTTGTAGAGATTGTTGAGCTTGTCTAGCTCTTCTTCACTTATAGATCCACGCTCTTGTATTTTGACCAGACACTTGGAAAGAAATGTGAAGTCAGGATTGGGCTCACCACCTATCGCATTTCCGTTATCATCTACTGCTCCCTTATAATCATTACTAGCCCGAAGACAACAGACCATGTAAAGACTAATAAGGTGGGTGCGATCTTTGACCCAATTAAGCCACTCCGTTTTCTCTTCTTCGGTAATGCTCATGACAAGAGCTAAAGAATAAGGTGAAAAAGAAAATAAAAAGCAGGGGGTGGAATGCGTGGAACTCCGGGCAACGACCGGGACTTCACCAAGAGCTCCACGCAGAGTTGAGCCCCCCTATGAGCGGGAGAACGGATTCGAACCGCTGTCGCCAACCTTAGAAGTTGGGGTTATGGACCTTTCTAAACTACTCCCGCTGGTACCACGTGACAGAAAACCGCCCGTGGACCGTTCAAGTTTCATGAAGCTCTGTTGAAGAGATTACTCCTCCACCACCAACACAGCCTCGTCCTCAAGAATGGCGTGATCGCCCTTCCAATCAAGACCGGATCGTGCAGAGTAATAAATAATATCACCCTCCTCGCAAGACTCGACTTCGGGTCCGGTTCGCACCACTTCGGCACGGTGAACAGCCTCTCCGGTCTGCTCAGGGAGATAAAGTCCCTGCTCAGTCTGCTGTTGGCTGCTTTCCTGAACGATGAGATTGTCTCGCGTCGGTGTACCTCTAACTGCTGTATGTGTAGCCATTTGGAATAATAGTTTATTAATTCGATTCACGAACCTGTTACGGTCCGTCCTTACTGCTTTATTAAATAGGTGTCAAAACATATCAAACAAGCGCTTCGCGATACCTTCTGCACACTTCACGTCTTCGAGCTCCGGGTCCGTGAAAGTATAAATCCTTGACTTGATGGAAATGGAGCTACTTTCTTGATAAACTGTAAACTCGACCTTGAAAGACGCCTTCGACCTCTCTCTCGTATCATAAACGAAAGCTTGGATTATATCTCCGCTTTCGAAGGCTTTCTCGTATGCGGCCTCAGCACTAGAGTCTTTCGGTACGCGAAAGCTAGAATATTCGTTGTTCTCCAAAACCTCAAGTGACGTGCCGCTGCTTTTATTCAAAATCATCGTATCTGTTCTCCATCATTTCGTACCAATCTTCGAAGTGCATGTCATCAACTCCCAGAGGATCTTTAACCCTGCTAACGCGCTTAATCACGGGAATCAGATACTCTTGTTCAGAGTCTTTAGCGCGTTCAATGCAAACCTCGGGAGAGGTGTGGAACTCCTTGAAAACGGTCTGGAAATTCTCGTCCCTGAACAGGTTCCGCCTCTCTTCGGTCGCCATCATAGAGTCCAAAATGACGACGTCGTGATGGTCGTGAAAAAGAGCTCGGACAGCCACCCTAACATGCTTCCAGACAAGTGGTTCTGCCTGTTTGTTGTAGTGGCTACCATGCACGGCATATCTGAACCCGTCAACCTCCACTACGGGCCAACCGTGCTCTTCCATCATTTCATTAATCCACGTGCTCTTCCCCGCTCTCGGGAGTCCGACAGTTGCTACTAACGTATCTTCCTCAGTCATGGGTATCTACCGTACCGTTTTTACTTTCAAGCATTCTTTCGAGTCTTTCGAGCTTATGGAGAACGCGATCCTCGACCTTAGACTTGTCGGTATGGAGGAGAATCAGTGTGGGTAGGAGAATGTACACGTCGGCAATCTCGTCCGCCCACTGGTCCGAATCGGCTCTCCCTTGTACCTGTTTCCCGAAAAGTTCGATAAGTTCTCCGATCTCTCCAATAGCGAGCTTTTCTTGACCTTCTTCCCCCCACTGGTCGATTGCTTCCTGAGCGGCTTCGAAAATTTGGTCCGTATGATTCATAAATTGTCGAAGTATTTGTAGTTGATAATAGGCTTGTCTAGGGCTTCTCGGATGAGTTGTAAAGCGTTTTCGACGTCTTCTTTTGGCTCGTCGGAGTCCAAAGGTGATCGTACCTCAATAGGATTCACGGAGCAAAGAACGGGCTCTCCGCTGTCATTGTAAAACACTTCGTGAACAGCGTGCCAATCTCCGTGCTGATTTTCATGTTTCAAGAGCCTATAATTAAAGCCGTCGATGTTATCCAAATCGCTTCCTTTTCCAGTGTTCATGATAAAATTCGAAACGATGAGCTTTAGTTAATATAGAGGTGAGGGGAGCCAGCCCGAAAGCCAGCTCCCCTTCACCCCCCTCTTTCTCCCTTCAAGTCAAATGCCTAATTGACGATGAAGTCGTCTCCGTTAACCGAAATCTGGCGGATGGACTTCAACTTGTAGTCTCGCAGGATTACCGGGTCTTCGACACCCTGACGAGAACTTCCGCTGGAGGAATAAAGGTACTCCTCCATGTCTTCGCGGGGGATGACGTTGCCGTTGGGACCAATGTACTCGGTCTCCAGAACGTTCTCCACTTTAGCCTCCAGGTAGAAGCTACCCTTATGCTCGACCAATGGAGTGCCTTCAACGCGCTCTCCCCACTGGCGGGGCTCAGGCTCGAACGGCTCGTGGTCTTCACCGTTCTCACGCTCTCGCTGGTAATTGACGGAGTTACCGTAATTAAAGTTAATCGTCACGTTAACCCGGCTCCGCTTCGTTACCAAGCAGTTCCCATCGTCGTCGTGAAACTCGTTGTAAGGAGTGCCACGACCATCCTCTGTCTTGCGCATCCGAGGCGTAGTTTCCGCCGTGAATGTAGCAAATGCGGCACGACGAGGAAGGTTTGCCAACATCTCCTTCAAGCCGTCCTGCGTGAGAACGTTAATGTCGGAGATTTTGGTCTCGGAATCGAATGCAGCCTCTCGGATAGAAGATCGCATGGCGTAAGGTGGTGGTTGATGAAAAAGTAGCTGCTGTCTCCTTCCTTCTGTTGCGGTAATTTAAACACGCGTGAGCATGTTGCGTTCCTGAACGCGTGTGAAGACTCTGTTAAAGCCCTGTGAACTCCTCAGTCAAAAGATCGGAAATCTCGTTTCCATCAACCACAATTTCTACAAGCCAACGACCGTACTTGCCCGTGTCGTCGTTCTTGTAAGTCCTAACCAAAATCTGGTCGGCCTCCGAAATTTTGCTCTTGACAAATTCCATGTGAGCCACGCCCCTCTCGTACTCGTCGCTGCCTTCCTCGACGTTATGAATCTCTGCGGTATCGACACCGAGAAGACGGGCTCTAATATACCTCTTCGTCCTGAACCCAAGGTCCAGAAGAAGATCGAAGGTATCCCCGTCTACAACATTCTGGACTTGGGCTTTATAGGTGTAAGGGTGCATATCGCTCATAAAGAAGTAAAGTTAAATCGAGTTCCTAAGACCCGAAAGAATTGAATCTACGTAGTCTTCGATGCAAAAGTATCTGGGCTCGTCGTTCACGTGAACAAGCTCCTTCATTTCATCCGAAGAGAAGTCAATAGTTTTCACGGCATCTTCGCCATAGTCTTTGACGGCCTTTACCACGTTTCTTCCATTCAGGCTCAGAGAGCACATGATACTGTTTTCGGCGCTGTACTGGACCATGACAAAGACTTCGAGCCACAGGTTATCGGCAAGCTTTTTCTTGAAGGTAACTCTGGGCTTCGCGTGATTTTCAGTTACGTGATCAAAATCCAGTTCCGTTTCAACATCGAAGTACTTGGTTTCGTAGCAGTTCATTTAATATAAACGTCAATGACAAATTGTTCGAATTTTTCAGACATGAAGTCACGGACAAAATCTTCATCGAAACTGTCGTTCCAAACTTCAACCATCACATAGTTGTGATGAGAAGAGGTGGTCTGAAGTCTGTTCTTGAGATCGTCGGAATTTCGAATGGAAACGAGACCGATCTCTTCCGAGTAAATGATATCTGAGGGATCGTCGGGCAACTCCTCGTTATAAAGAGACTCTTCGGTTTCACGATGAAATACAGCCGCAGAAGAACCATAAGCAGAAAGGTTGCCATCGCTACTTTCAGATATAGCTCTGAAAACTGCTTCTTTGTGAGCAGACTTGGGACTGGCGACTTTCTTACCATCGATGTAGATGGCATGGCTCTCTTCGGCATGAACGTGCAGAACTTCAATTCCAGAGCCTTCAAAGGTGAAGGTAGGCTCGAACGGAAGATCTTCAAACATCGAATTCATCAAATTTTTTATAAAGATCGTCGTCGATTTCTTCTCCAAACACTTCTACCAAATACTCTTCTTGGGTCATGGGCTCTATACGTCTGTAGTCTAAAGTGGACTTCCAAAGTTCTTGCACCGTGTCTCCGCTGGCCACCAAGGTCTCTTTCAGGTACTCGAAGTCCACCTCTTTGTCCGGGCCTTCTCTTCTCTTATCGACCCACTGTCCGGGACCGTCCTCGGTGGAAACTTCGTTCCCAACGAGAGCAAACATGGTATCGAAGAAACGAGAGATACGAATCTCGTCGGCGTCGGGAAACAAATGGTGAAGCCTTCATAAAGCTTTCTTTTCTTGATCCATTACAGTTCTTCTATGTTTCCACATTTTTGGCACTCGGCCACTTTGATGTAGTTTAGCCAAGCAAGCCCGAGAGTGAAAACAGACATAACTTTCTTCTCCGTCGTTACCTTACGAGTTGGTCCGGGATTCGGATGATTGTCGTAAAGGTAAACGTCGTGGAGAACTTCGCCTTGACATTTCTTACAATACCTTCTTTCAGAATCCATCGGTCTATTCCGTCTGTTGCATTCTAGATTCTCCACAATAAGGACAGTACCGAAAAGGTGGACCTTCGTATTCAGGAAATCCAGAGTGCATCGTGGCAAGATTCATAATGCCGCCGATTATAGAAACGTGTTCCATCCAATCGTTGCAGCACTCGTATTCAGGGTCTTTTAGCCCTTCCACCTTCTTATAAGACTCGTCGTCTTCACTCATAAGAACTTTGTCTTTTATTAGTCGTGTGGGCGGGACTCGAACCCGCGTTTCCGTGTGATCTCGGATTTGAACCAAGCCTCACCTCGACCTATCGGTCGGTGTTACCGGACGTTTTCCACACGATTGGTTGTGTTTGCTCGCCGCAAACGGCCCTTCCAGCTTGCTCTGTACCGCTGATCAGACGGTAGGGGGCGCACCTTCAAAGTCGCTCACGGTGGTAGGCCACAACGGGCCAGCCGAGTGGGGCAGAGTCGAACTGGACCTCGCAAGTGCCAGCCGTGAAGCCAAGACACTCGCCCATCCACCCGGCTATTGCTTTTTTGGTGTCGGAAGCTATTCAAGGTATCGTTCGCCCTTCATGTTCTTCCGGAGAACGCAGTGATCGCTTTCAACGCAGCACGCCGTCACGCTTTTTATCGCAGCGTGTTTACGGAATCGAACCGTCCAGTCCCGCTTCTCGTGGGTTCAAAGTTATGCGGATTCTGACCACTCTTGGCGGAGACCTGTCCCTGCTTTCGAGCCTGTCCCTTACTCGGCCCTAGCGTTTCCATATTTTAGTCTTTCGTGTTCCCCTTTGATCTTTCGATAAAGTTTCGACCCATCCATGGCTTTCTCGTCTGTCAATCAAATGTTGGGGCCTATTAACTGCTCGAATCTTGAAGTTGTTCCGAAGAAACTCGATCTTCATCTGGATTTAATCTGGGCTTTGGCACCATGCCGTAGGCTACTGGAAAAATGACGAACATAAGATAAACCATCCAGAACCAAATGTTGGTAATTTGAAGAGCGGTAGTTGCATCCAGGATCATGGTAAAGGAGAGAATAGCTGCCGCGATTCGAAAATACTGCCTGTAGATCTTCGGCTTCTCGTTGCTCAGCCAGTGCAACAGGTAGGTGGCACCCGCAAACACGGCTATAACCGCAAAAAGTATGAGAAGCGCTACGGGAGTGCTCATTGATCTTGGATTCTTTCAGTGTACAAGTCCACGAACAGGTCCGTCATTTCGGCTTCCCTATCAAGGGCAGAAGCGTCCCAATCTTCCGTCTCTTTCTTGAGATATATCATGCTCTCGTGGAGAGATTCAACCACGTCTGCACCATCCACGTCGCCTTCGATCTCGTCGTGAATCCTGCGGATGGCCGGAAGCGACATACCAGCCGCGTCTCCGCCAATTTCTACTCCTATACCATTAAGATATGCGATATGCTGGTAGGCAGATTCCAAAGACTCCGCCAAAGATTCGACGTTTTCGGCGTCGTCAAGAAGACCAGAGTGTACCCACTTCTCGGTAAGAGACGAGGACATATATAACTAGTATTTGAAGTGACAATGCGCTGATCCTACGGAGTCGAACCGCTTCTCACTGCGCAAGTGAAACGGGCCAAAGACGGACCAATTGTTGCAGGGAGGGGACTCGAACCCCCAACATGTGGGACATGAATCCACCGTTCTGCCGATTGAACTACCCTGCAATATAACTTTGAAACTCGTTGAATTTCTCCTCCACGAACCCAGAGTCATGACCTCCCATATCTTTCATACGAGTTCTCGCTCTGCCAAACTGAGCTACGGAGCATTGTTGAAAGTCAATCATCGAGCTTTTCGAGCGAACCTTCCGGTGGCGTGTTAGGAACTTTGTAGGGATCGTGAGGAGTGGGCTCGGTGTTTCCGTTCAGAGCTTCCTCTAACTTCCTGTCCCTAATTTCATCCATCTGCTTCCAAGTCAATCGTTGAGTTTCTACACCGAATTCATGAAGCTCGCCATCAACGTAGATGCCCCAACGATAACGATCTCGAATGAACCTGCTCCAGACCTTAACGCTTTCCATCAATCGAGAGAGAACGTGTCAACTTTACGATCTCGCACCTCTTTCGCCCTATCTTCTATGTTGTCCTTCTTGTCTTCAAAGTCTTTGAAGGCCGGGAACTTGTGCTGCCTACTTGGAACGTGTACTTCTCTTCCATCCAGGAAGAACCCGACGCCATCTTCCCAATCTCCTCCGATTCTGCCATAGAAAACGGGCTCGTCGTCTATGACATATGAAACGACAGCGGTACAATTTTCCGTTCCCTCTACATGACCCGAAAGTTCTTCGGACCACCTGAGATCGGTTCTGGTCTCCCTGTCAAAATTACGATCATGTTCAAACATAAGTGGGGCTGGGTGGGTTCGAACCAACGACCTCACGCTTATCAGGCGTGCGCTCTAACCAACTGAGCTACAACCCCGGATCGAGCTAAACTTGGGGCCTATCGTTGTTCTCGATAAAGTGCTTAAACAATCTTCTACCCGCTCTTTCAGGATTATCGATAGGAACCTCAACGGTGTCGAAGTAATCTCCGTATCTCTCCACTTCAACGTGCATCATGTTCCGAAAAGTGTTAGCGTTATCCGGGTTCATAACGTTATAGGCGAAGCCTCCATCCATGTAGACCTTGTATCCTTCCGAGAGCTTGTGTTCGACCACGTCTTTAATGTCCTGACCACCGAAGCTATCCATTTCTTCGGTAACTTGCTTGGCGTAGTCAATTCCGGTCACTTCAAAGATCATTCTTCTAACCGCTTCTCTCAAATCATTCATCGAAATCGCTCTGATTTAAAGGCCCAATCTTCTAAGGTCAAATAACAGTTGTGGGCGATCAGAGATTCGAACTCCGTTAACCAAATTGATGGATTCGAACCATCGTTCACGGTAGCGAGCCGTGTTCCCAGGATTATCGCCCATATCTCACGCCTTGTTAAAGAGGGCGTGAGCAAACTCTTGGGCCGCTCTCGATGGAGAGCAAAAGGTCCACCACCTCGTTTTTGTAGAAGAACGAGGAAACCTAACTGCACCCCCGACGAGATCCGAACTCGCGACCTCTTCCGTGACAGGGAAGCATCCTAGACCACTAGACCACGGGGGTATAATTATGCTCCCCGGAGTGGACTCGAACCACTAACCGCCCGGTTAACAGCCGGGTGCTCTGCCGATTGAGCTACCGAGGAATGAAGTTTTTAGAACCGCTTTCAAGACCCAAAAGCGGTGTGATAACCGCTACCAAATTTCGGTATTTCAATTGTTCTATTGGTCGAGGCAACGTGCTCCCCCGTAAAGGAAAAGCGCGAAACCACAAACCACGAGAGCGTCAAACAGCATCACGGTTTGCTTGGGTCTGAATGAGAAAGAAAGCGAAAAATAGCACGGACGGAAGGATTTGAACCCTCGGCACGCGGGTTTGGAATCCGCTGCTCTGACCGACCTGAGCTACGTCCGTATGATTAGACCCGATTCCTTCTTCAAATGCTTCGTTTCGGGTCCTATCCAAGTGAAGCAGTCTTGGCGGTTCTAGTCGCAACTATACGCTGATATCGCCCACCTAAAGCTTCATCAACGCTCTGACCGTTGTTAGGGCAACGATCAGCAACCTTCTTTACTGTTCGGGTTTTTCTATTTGTCCGATCATTTTCTGAAACACGTCAAGCCTTAGATTATCTTCTTCGGTAAGATCTTGATTGTCTCCGTTTTTGAGATCTACGTCAGTTACCGAACCATTTTTAAACTTTACGAGGCAGCTATATTCGTGGACCTCGTTCTCTTCTGCTACTTTTGCTGTGGTAACTTTCCAAATAACGTTTGGACTTGCCATCTTTTTACAAATTTATTAAAGGTAAATGTTGTTGTAGCGGGGGCAGGATTCGAACACTGCGTATGCGTGGATATGAGCCACGTCTGGAACCAGCCTCCAGTTACCCCGCAATATGTTAAACGATCTCTACTTTCGAAGACCTGTCAATGAAGTCGTAGAGATCAACGTCGTCTCTGATAGCTTTCCCCTCGGCGTCTTGCATCAACACCAAATCGGCTTCACTTTCCCAGACCACGTGTCCAGCCTTTTTCAACTCCTCTTCGGTCTCGAAGTAAAAGATCTTGCAAATGGGTTCCGAAACGATTCCCGCATGATAGCTATCGAGCTCCGGTCCCTCGTAGTTGATGCCGTTCTCCCGAAATTGCAACCTCACATTGTCGGAATCGGGAATAGGAACTTGCAGGTGAAGCCAGTCGTCTTCGATGTAGTGTGGACAGCTGTACTCTACATCTTCGCTATCCTCTTCACCGTTTCCGAAGAAGGACCAAATGAACCTCATCATACTCATAAAAGAAACCATTTTTTACAAAGAAACGGTGCTACATCGCTCTCACCTATAAGTATAAAGCGGATTTGAGGAAGCCTCCCGGCTTTCGCCGTCTTCGAAGTCTTGCAGGACCATTCCGTAGCCGGACACTAGTAATCCGTACTCGATCACACTCCTTCCGACGCTGGCCTTGCGCCTTCCGGAAGCTCACCGAGATTAGGTCCGCTCCCTTTTGTGTGCTTCTGGTGGGATTTGAACCCACGGCCTCGGGGTCGAGCGCACTCGGTCAAGGACCGATTCACGTAGTGCCCCGCGCTCTGCCGAACTGAGCTACAAAAGCAAATTTCGCGTGTACCTTCAACGAAACCAACGCTTTCTGGTTTCATGAAGCTTTCTTTAATTCTGAGGTCTGTTGAACACGAATCCAGCAATCCACCTGTTGTCGAACATAACATGTGGAAGCTTTTCCGCTGGACCACAGGTGTTATGAATTCTTACACAAATCTCGACGGCAAGCTCGTTTTGATCTACCATTCAGAAGCAAGTGTTGGTCTGCCGTAGAATCCCGGCTTTCCATTGGAAATTACATCTTTAATCATCCTTCGGAAATCGACCTCCGTGGCGTCGTTGACGAAATCGGGCATCAATCCATCTAGATCAAGTTCGGACCTGTGGTACTCGGGACCGAAATTCATGAACGGAGAAAGAAGGCTCTTGAAAAGCGGACTCTTAGCTATGCGCTTTTTTACCGGATTAAGATCGGGGTGTCTGGAAGGTCTCTCTATGATGTAGACCTCCGCCCCAACGTGCTCCAGAGCAACAAGCTCTTCTTTGAATCTGACGTCGTCCACAACGAACTTGTCGCCGTCCGAATGGCTCAAACGTAGCAAAAGAGACTTGATCCAAAAAAGCTCTCCAAATTGTTCTCGAAAAAGCTCAGATCCTATTATTTGCATCGCTTCTCTGCGAGAGATATCCCAAAGGCTGTAAACCTCTTCCTTGTCGATACCCTCGGGAAACCGAAAGGTGGAATCAACTACCTCCTGAATGGGGTCTGCAATTGACACGGTCTCGTATTCCGAAAGAGCCTCAGCAGCGGTGCTCTTTCCTGCTTGCTTTTTCCCGGCAAATGCTATAATGTCTTTGTCAAGGGGTTTAGGTAAAATGTCGGACATATTACTTTATGATAACAGAGTTTCGAAGTGCCTCGTCGATGCCGAATACCCATCCCCGATAAGCTCCGAAAGCCAAAATTCGGTGTGATCTCCGTTGTTCTTTCCAACGTCTTCCAGGATTCGGAGCTCGTCGGTGAATTGACTCATGGTGTGTTGGCACAACCCGCATGGAGCCACGTCCCCGCTCTGGTCTTGTGGAGAAACGGCCATGGCGTGAAACTGAGTAGCGCCATTGAACACGGCGTTGAACATAGCCAACATTTCAGCATGTGTGGAGGTAGAACGCCCGGAAACCTCCACGTTAGCTCCTTTGAAGACGCCTTTGTTGGTCATGACGGCGGCTCCGACTTCGTACTCGCTGTAAGGGGCAAAAGCTCTCGACCGGGCTTCACGAGCATCCTGCATCAACTCTTCATCGACCATTCGAAAGTTCCAGTACATTTCTTCCAGAGCATCTTGTATGGCGCTAGAAGGAGATTGACTGGAGGTGCCGAATTGAAGAGGCCCGTGATCGTCGTGAGGAGTCCAAGACTTCAACCTTCCGTCTATAGACTTTCTGGTATAGGTGTCAGCGACGGCACCTTCTGGAGGGTCTTGAAACTCGAAAGTCTCTTTCTTAACCGTGTACTCAGTCTTGTCAGTTCTTTGCATGCTTGGGTCTCCAAATGTGTACGTTATTAGGAAGATGCTCTTCTAAAATAGGTTTTACGTCTTCAATGTCGCGCCCCCCATTCCCTATCGCAGGAAAGTTAAGATCGAAACGTTTCCAATCGTGCTTGTGGGCTACATCGCCAAGAATCTTCGTGGATTTCTCCACCAAATCGAGAGGAGAATTGTCTTTAAAGTGCTTTTTGACCTGAAAGGCTACGAGTCTGGAATTGTCAGGATCAAGTGGAAGAACTCCATAAAACCCAAGATCTCCGCATTTCTCCTCGATTCTGCTTCCGAACTTCTGATCAACGTCTAAAACCTCGTCTGCGACCTTGGCTATCCCACGACCCATCACCAAAGAGCCATCATTTCTGATGAAGCTGTTGGTGGTTATGCAAAACGCGTCGGAGTGTTTGTAGCCGTTCCACATGTTACCGAACTCGTACTCGGGCATGACTTATTTAGGCAATTTGGATACTGCGTAAAAGAACACGTCGTGACTAGGGTTTCTGCAAGCTACGACTTCCAAAACGGCAAACGTGCTACTTCGAAACCTGTTGAAGTCGATATCGGAGGGGTAGCACATTCCAGTAGGGTGATTGTGAACGACGCCCAAGTACTCTAAAGGACTTAAAGAGCAGTTGGCGTTGTCAAAAGATCCAAAGCTACCTCCGGACATTTTAACGTCCGGAACCATCAGGCTCTCGACGAAGAGGGTATCACCCTCGTTACGACCATGGAGACAAAAAGGAAACTCTGAATTCTGGCTCTTGTAAGCATGTCGCAGAGTTTCCTTCAACCCTTTGCGAAATAAGACTTCTCTATCTCCAGCGGTAAGAACAGAAGTAAAATTAGAGTCCGGAAGATACGGCGAAGAAGTGCTTTCTTCTCCTTCGTCCATCACGAAGCTATCCATGAAAAAAAGAAGCCCGATGAACGCCAAACAGAAGAGCCAAAAGGCACGAACGTCCATCAAAGTCCGGAGTCTTGGGCTACTTTAATAGCGTGAGAGTCGGTCATAGTACCAACGAGCCCACGTTCTTCCGACCAACCTTTCACGGCTTCCTCGTCTCCCCAACAACCAACGGGGAAGCAATTGTTCAGGTACATGACAATATCCTCGATTCTATCCGTCATGTGCTGGTCAGCTTTCCCAACAGCAAGAGAAAGATCGTTAGTGATACAGGCCCACACGAAGCTTCCTTTGCTGGGAAGACGCCCTTGAAGGGCAAACTGCCTCAAGCTCCGAAACACGCTGGGGTTCGCCTCTTGGATGCGTCGAGCGTAAGGCTTGCTGGGAACCGTGTTGTAAAACTCGGAAATCGTCATGATGAATAAAAGTTGGGTGGATTTGAAGTTATCGAGTCGTTTTACCCGTCATAAGACTCGGTGTAATCACAATCGGTATCGCCGTACCGGGAACAACCCAGGAACTTACCGTGCTTTCCGCTCCGAACGCTAAGAGGGGCACCACAATTCCCGCAACGGCCCTCGATCATGTCCTTCCAGTTGGAAAGACGCTTCTTGAGATTCTTCCGCCAAGTCTGGATGCGATGAACACGCTTGCTGGAGCCAATGGCTTTCCACTCCGAACCGTCCTTCCACATCAGCACGACGCGAATCGCGTCTTCTCCACTTTCTCGGGACCTTCTAGTCCTGCTATCGATAGACGAGTAGACTCGAATCATCAGATCTTCACCACCCTTGGTGGAAAACGGGTAATCGTAAATCCGCTCTTTAGCGCTCTTAACGTCGGTAGAGGGGGTGAAGTCCATTTCCTCGATCAAAAACTCGTCCATTTCGCCTTCCGTGATCTCCGTGTAAGTGGCGGACATCTTGTTGGGTGGTGGTCTGTTTGACTCTATCGCGTTCTTTTTTACGTTTCAAGGCACATGGGGTTCCGCTAGAAAAACGATCTTAACAGAGTCTTCACAGCTAAACGGCATCCTTTACATACTCCAACTCGTGATATTTTAGGTGAGAAAGAAGATACTCGGTCCTTTCAGCGCTAAACCACTTTTCTAACTGTTCATAAAGCATCTGAAAGGGTTCGCTTCTTTCGAAGGATCTTTTGCCGTCGCTATCAACAGTTTCTACTCTATGAAATTCAAACGTCTTCGTTCTGTCAGGAATAGTTTCCGTCCAAACCGTAAGACCAAAAAGCTCATAGGTCTTCTTGTATTCTCCGAAGTGCAGAATTATTCTATCCCTGTAATCGCTGTAGCCGACTTTAACGGCAGTCACGACTTCATAATAATCTATTTGCTTAAGTTTTTCCACCGGAAGTCTCATAACTGATCTTCACTGCTGAATAATATCAAAGGAGAAAAAGCCTGTAGCCCGGATTCTGTTATTTCAACCTATCATCTGCCTTTACGCTCCCTACCCACCCATTATCGGTCTGCTCACCACCAAATAGGGCTGTTCGGGATTTCACCCTCTCCGGTTAAGAACGAACCTCTCGGTTCTCCCGGATTAGAGCAGAGGTGTCCGGAGCTTCCTCACGAACGACAAAAGCCGAACGTGCGATAGGTCAGCTTCCTTCCTTTGAAGGGTCTTCAAAATTCGAGAGATCCGTGAGGTACCACCAGAGCCGCGCCGTAGGTACAAGAATAGAGATACTGACCAAAAAACCGGACGTAGAGCCTTCTCTGAAACTGATAGCCGTGTTGACAAAAAGACCAACCACCAACGCGAGATAATAAACTGAAAGTTCTACGCGACTAACCATTACGTGGGTTCCGTTTGTGATTTGAGATCGCTTATGAATTGCTCGATTTCTTCCGAGATTTCCTCCTCACTCGCTTCGTGAAGAAAACCAACGTCCAACATCGCCTGGATCTTCACCTTCTTGTTAAGTGTGTTAGGGTCGAAAGTCTGGTAAAGGTCGGACTCAACGTCTTCAAAAAGTTGCATATTAATTACTTTCTTCCAGTGGAACCGAAACCGGAATCACCACGCTTCGTGTCCGGAAGTTCTTCTACCTGCTCAATTCCTCCGTCGTAGTAAGGAGAGAACATAATCTGTCCTACCCTTTCTCCGACTTCGTAAATATCTCCAGTGGGATCTACCTTGTAAAACCGAAATTGAATGGTCCCCGTGTAATCGGGATCAACGATTCCCGCTGCATTGGCCTGAATGAGCCCTGTTTCCGAAACGCTGGATCGAGCTCTGGCATCGCCAAAGAACCCGTCAGGGATGTTGAAGGCAACTCCAGTCTCGTACCAGATTTGATGCTCAGTTTCCTTTTGAATCTCGGCTGCATAAAGGTCAAAAGCAGCGGCGGTGCTGTATCCCCTCTCTGGAGGTCGTGCGTTCGAATGCGTTAGCTTGTACTGTAGAAGATCATCGTCTCTGTGCATGTAATCTATTGAAAAGCATTAAGAATTCAGGGTCTTCTCACGAAATTCGTTCGACAGAATAGACCGAGTTCATGGTCTCGATCACTACCTCTTTCTCGCCACGTTCTTCGACGTTCTGAACGGGTGAAGTCTCCATAACGCCTTGAATAGGCTCGCCGTTCCTCTCATGCCCGTCAATGATCATGGGCATGTCTTCCACGATGCTGTGTACGAGGCGACCTTGAACTGCGTAATCGACTGGTAGAGATTTTTGGGGATTCCCGGAGCCGTGATCGTGTTCTTCCCAAGATGGAGTCTCGTGTTCCGGGTTTTTCGAGGTATCGACTTTGACGGCGGAGACCTTAGTTCCCTTGTCAAACATGAAGAAATTAAAGACTTGTTAGCAAGAACCGAACTTGTAAGAAATGAAGCTCTTGGGCGGATCGTCGTCTCGGACAATGAAACCGAGATCATCGAGCCTTTCCTTGTCTTCATCGCTCACTTCATCGGGATGAACGCCACACACAAAAAGCACGTCATGTTCACAGTGAAAAGGGGCGTACTGGTCGTCGTTGTATTTCTGGAAAATTTGGCAAGCCTTCGCCATGTCTCCGAACCCGTCAGACATATCGGACCAAAAGCGGTCAATAATAAAGAATCGAGTGGAGGTGAAGGGATTTGAACCCCCGACTTCCGCCGTGCAAAAGCGGTGCTCTACCAAACTGAGCTACACCCCCTGGCGAGTATTTGTATAGCGCTCTCAAGCGCTCAGGCGGAGAGGCTATCTCCACCGCTCTGTCCTTTTTTATTTTCGGGTCCGTACAGCCGCGACCCGGCTACTAATCGATAGCTACCTTCCGGCTGGTAAACCACGACTTTCACGTCAGTACCGATGGAGGGACTCGAACCCACACGGCATATTTCAGCCACTGCGCCCTCAACGCAGCGCGTCTACCAGATTCCGCCACATCGGCTTATGTGTCTTCGTCACCGGACGACTTGAAATCTTCCTCAAGCTCTTCTCCGTCCCCACGAACGATAACGTGATTTTCCGACTTTCTGACCACCTGAGGAGGATGATCCATTCGGTTGTCGTCCAATTTGTCCAAAACGTCGAGTATCTTCTTCATAAATGTCCCCCCGACTGGACTCGAACCAACAACTCACCAGCCTTCGCAGGGCTGGGCTCTTCCAGTTGAGCTACGGGGGAATGAACAAAGGAACGAAAAGCCTGTTCCATGAAGCTTCGGTAAAAAGTGGAGCAGAAGGGAATCGAACCCCCAACATCGACGCTGCCAGCGTCACGTTCTACCGATTGAACTACTACCCCAAACAGAGCGGCAGGAGGCAGTCGAAGCCTCAACATCGACCTTGGAAGGGTCGCGCTCTGCCACTTGAGCTACTGCCGCTTGTGCAAAAAGTAGATATAAAGTCGTTAAGCGGCGTCCCGAACCTTCTGGTACTGAGTCTCGGGCTCGTTGCCGAGAAAACCCGTAAGAAGATAAAGGCCCATGTCGTGTGCAACTCTCTGCACGCTCCTGGCACTACTCATGTCGGCACGCCCGGATTCTCGAACGACCTCGTATTCACTCAATATCCTTTCTTTTCTCTCTTCGGACTCGAAATCTTTCATGTCGATTCTGATCTATATGTTCTAGTAGGGGCGGTAGGACTCGAACCCACGTATCTTCCAGTTATAAGCCGGACGCCTTCACCAACTTGGCCACGCCCCTGTGCGAAGTTAAATATGTCAAGAAAGAGGCTTCCAGTCTTCGCTCTCTCGATCCCAATGTCTAACGTCGTAAAAAGAGAGTATGTAATCTTCCGATGGAGTCCGAAGCATCAGAGTAACTCCAGCGTGATCCATCCTCCTCTTGATCTTGACGTCGAAGCTATAAGTCAGGATACGGTCGGCCTCGCTAACGTCACCAGTAGGGACTCTTTCAAGCTCCAGAGCCTTCTTGCCCCAAAGCTTAAAGCCTTTGCACCAGTGATCTTCATGATTCATAGCTCTTCGGGATCAATGACATTAATTTCCTCCGAATCCGAAGCGATCTCGACCTCATCTTCGTAATCTTCCTTTACCTCTTCCCAATCCTCCGGGCCAATGCCCAAGGCTTGATCAATGAGAAAGTTGACCTTAGGATCGGAAGTCATAGGGGGCCAATCGTAGAAGTACTCGTTGTTAACAAGCTCTTCGGCGTCTTCTACGGTCTCAATCACGGCACGAAGTAGATGTTGTTAAACTTTCGCGGACTACATTAAACGGAGACTCGCTATTTTTGTTCCGAGTCTTTGTTAAAGTCCAGTGAAGACAGGTCCGCGCTCGCGTGAACCTCTATCCTGTGTGAACCGTCTCTGTACTTCCCGACATTCGAGTATCGAACCTGCTCCACTCGAAGGTCAACAGTATCGCCTTCGTAGTCTTCGTTTCTCGGATTGACCGTGCTTCTTAAGTGGAAGTCAGAAATGACTTCGCCTTTGCGAGGAATACACAGCATATCGGTATAGTAATCCTCGGCAAACCCGTCAATGTCGAATTTGATCTCGTAAACAGTAGTATATTTCTTCGGCATAGAACTAGTATCTGTTGAAAAGGTTCTTCTTCGGCGTCCGGTCTTCCATCGTTTGGATCAATTCCGTGACGGTCAGACCGTCTAGCCACGAGCAGTGCTTCTCCAAAAGATGCGCGTTCTTGGGATCGTCGAGATCGACCATGCCCTCGTTGCCCATGACCTCGAAGCCGCATTGAAAACCAGCTACTTTGGTGGCCTTGTCGAAATCGTCTTCCAGATTAGAGTCGTCAATGCTTTCCTCCATCTTGTCGATGGACTCACTGAGGTTGTCAAGATCCGTTTCCGGACCACCAGCGCACCCATAGACGACAACGGCGAAAAGAAGAAGGAGCGAAAATCCGAGACTAACTAAATCAGAACCGCGCATATAAATTATCCGCTTTGTTGTTGAAAATTAGCGACGACGGCGAGACTTGAACCCGCATGCACGCCCCGCTAAGTGACGTACATTTTAGGAGGCTATCCTATTTGCGCCGAAACACCGTGGCTAACGGCTTCGGGTTAGAGGGTCCCCCCTAACCGCTGGCGGCGATTACCGATTGCTCGCCACACGCCATCGTAAAGTAACGCCCTTCGAAACGGGATCAAGAAACGGACGTTTCATGAAGCTTTCTTAAACACCCACGGCCAACGGCGGAAACCGTTGGCCGGGTTCGGGGTCTAACCGAACAATGGAAGCTGGGTGCAGTCCTTTTACATCCTTCCAGGCGTAGGTATCGGCTGGCGCTTTCACCAGATCCATTTGTCGCTGGTACCCCTACGCGTTGCAGCGCTCGCTCCCATTCGTGGGTGCTAACAGGTCACCATGTGATGTAAAGATGTCTAACCTTACCGTCAGGAGACCTCGAAACTTCAGTTTCGAACCCAAGAACCCGCATATCTTCTCGAATCTCTTCAACCTTGTCCCAACCCCTGTCAACGTGCACTCTGCAATAGTCGTAGTCGTTAAGTGCATATCGTCTCACGCAGTCGGTAACGTATTCACCCAAATCCATGTCTTCCATGGAAAGGTCATTAGCCTCCTGAGCCGATATGTTTACACTGAGGTTGTTCGACATACTGTAACTGGAAGTTCAACGCTTGTGTTAAATTCTGCAGCGGCTTTTACGGCACGCTGAGCCAATTTGACGGGATTATCTTCTTTCATAGCAGCCATAGCCCCATAAGCCTCTCTCGCTCCAGTTCCGAGGGCGAAGAAGGGTTGATCAAAACGAATGACGGAAAAGTCCTTCTGAACTTTGAATATTTTGTTCTTGACGGCCAGAAGAAACATTCCTCCTTCTTTTCTGTTGTTTTTTATCTTCGTAAAGCCCTTGCTTTCTAAAACGTGTCGGATCTTAGGAAGGAGAACGTCTATGGCGTAGAACCTTTCGCTTTCCGAATTTATATCGGGAGGACACAAATGGTGCTCCAAGATTTGACCCATCCTGAAACTCGTCGTATACCCCAAAGCCAACTCAATGCCATCGAATTTAAGAACCTTACTATTCCGAGACTTTCTCGTGTGATGGTTGCCCACACAGGCCGAGTCTCCAGCCAAAATAGCACCGGGATCCGATTCCACTCCTACAATACAGGTCATCGTACGATACTTTCTATTTTTCTACAATCCTTTGCCGTTATGCCAACTGAAGGGTCCGTCTTGACGAAGTTGCTTTTGTGTCCGACTTTAGCACCGGGATTGTCGTCCACCACGACGTAATCTTCCTCCAGCCCCACGTCGGAAGCTTCTCTATGAAGCCACCGAGATATTACGGCCCCACGAGTGTCACTCTCTCCAAGCCCCCACGCCGAAATCTGTCGAGGTCCGGTAGTATCGACGACGGGACAGTTGTACCAACCGTAGAGAGCCATAATGGAGGCCAATTTCTCCGGGCCGTGTCCCTGTCTCCAAGAACTCGACCACACGACGTGAAACCCCATCCTGTCAACTACGGTTCGAACGAGCCCAATCCTAACAGGGTCGAGCCTCCATGGACGACGGGCGGAACCGTAGCCCTCGAAGGCTCTACAAGAGTCCGAAGAATTCAGAACTCCATCTACGTCAAGAAAAAGAAGGGGCGGTTTACTCATCGTACACGTCGGTTTCGGCTTTCGTGGCTCGTCCAGACGTGGACGCGCTAAACTTGTCACTTACGTCCGCTCTGGTTTCTCCATCTTCGAGCACAACGAACTGGTGAGGCTCGTAACTGGAGGGTTGCATGATGATGAAGTCCGCTCCGGGAGGAACGTCTTCGAAATCGATGTACAAATCCATCGTGACTTAAAGGTTGATGCTTGGTGTTGCGGATGGACTTGAACTTGAAAGAAATGCGTCGGGTTCTTCCTTCATTTACGCTTCACAGAAGGAGGAGGGACCGTATAGAGCGGAAGAGGAATCGGATAGTTCTCACGAAGCTCCGTTCTATCGAGAAAATCGGACATAGGAACGGTTCGGCCTTGATCGTGGTGTCTTTTGGCGGATTTCACTCGGGCCATAACGTCTTCTTCACCAAGTCCGAAGTACTCGTTTCGAATGTGATTTGGAAGGTCGTCAGGACTTTTCATCTGCGTGCTTGGATATGACTTTGTTAATGTGTTCGTCGTGGATGGACCCCAATCTCTTAACTTCACGTCCAAGATCAACGTCTAACGTTCCTTCGGGGCCATGAAAAGCCCACTCGTGACCAAAAAGCCTGTCGAAAACGAACCCACCGTCTTTCCACTCTATGATAGCGATACCTCCAGAGTAGTCGTGAATCAACTGCTCCGGGTCTTCGACGTCCGCTGGAGTTCCATGCTCTTCGTACTCGCGGCGTTGTGTCTCGGCGCTCGTGTCCTTAACGCGCTTCACAACGTCTCCTTCCCACAGACTCTCCTCGTTCATATCTGACCACCCGGTAAACCAAGAAATCTCGTACCTGCTTTCGGAAAGGTCGGGAAGGTCTTCCTGAGAAAGTTGTTGTATATGAGCCTCCAAGACGAACTCGTAAGAGAGGACGTCAAACACCCTTAATTTACTTGGAAAGCTGCTCATAATTAGGCAAGATTTCGTTGGAGGAGTTCCAGACAAACCTGTAGTAGCCCTTAATGTTGAAGTCGCCTCCACCTTTAAGGTAAGAAAGGTAATCGCTGGCGAATCTCTATCCGAGGACATTGTTGCCAATGTGAATATCTTCTCCCCCAAGACCACTGAGTTCCGAAAGCTCATATTCAAGCCCGTCGATCATCGACTCCTTACGAAAATCGGACATCTTGTAGTCGTCGGGAAATTCCTCATTCGTAGAAGTGTAAGCAGTGACCCCAGAATTGCTCATAATTAATTGACATTTAAAAAGTCGGAACGCGAATCTATGATTTCCACGATATCGTTTCTGACCCTTCTTCCGTAAGCCCCGTTATCGTAGAGGTCGTCGGCAAGGTTCCGAAGACCACTAAGGGTAGATACAGGATAGCCATACTTGTTCAAGTCCATAGAATCTCCGTTCTCATCGACCCTACGTATAGTGAGGTCGTCAAAGTCTATCTTGAAAGAGTCTACAGTCATAACGAGACGGGATTTATTGCGCGAAAATGGTCGGGGTAGAAAGATTCGAACTCCCGCTTACAGAGATTAAGAGTCTCCGGCTCTGACCTACCTGAGCTATACCCCGCTATACTTTTTGTCCTAAAATGTCGTTGTAATTCTGCACGAATTCTCGAAGCGTGGTTCCCACAACTTCTGCAGATTCTACTCCGAAGTGCTTCATCCGAAGAAGCTCCTCACTAATCCTTCCCAGCTTCAAGCCGTAAAGAAACCAATAAGCGATCTCGTCCACTTGATTCATAGAATCGGAAGGTTCGAGAATTCGGTGTCATTTCCAGACTCGATCTTCGCGATAATGCTTCCGAAGCCTATGTAGCCCTTTCGGAGCCCTTGGGTAACTTGAGAGTCTATCGGCTCCGCCTTGACTTCGAATTCTATTTCTGGAATACCGTCCATAGGAACGTTTCTTTCTCTCTTTGAGATAAAAGGGTAGCCCCTGAGAGATTCGAACTCCCGACACCCGCCTCGTAAGGACGGTGCTCTCGGCCACTGAGCTAAGGGGCTATTGGTGCCGTTATAGGGATTTTCACCCTTGCATCGTCAATCGTACGCCTCTGCTGATGATCTTCTAACATCGGTCAAGGTCTTCAAACGATAACGGCATGAATTGTGAGCGGGGCGCGGACTCGAACCGCTTGCCGAGTAGCCTTGCCTCTACCACCATCCGGTCGGGGGATTTCAACCCTTCCCGTCAGGAGATCTACAAGGCATCCGTCTTTGACCCACAGGTTCGCACAACTAGCTCACTTAGCTGTTCCACTGCTTTTTTGAGTTGCACTATTCACGAACAGCGTAGAGCGGTACTGCGTCTCGGATTTGAACCGAGGTTTCCGGCTTGAAAGGCCAGCGTCCTAGACCGAGCTAGACGAACGCAGCAGTCTTTAAGTAATCTCGAAAAGCGAAGGAGTTTCGACGTTATCCATATCGAACCAATCGTTGTCCGAAATGTAGTCGAAAAGCTTCTCCGCGATCTCCTTGTTGTCGGTTTCGGTCAAGTCCTGCGACTCCAAGAACTTGAAAATCCTACTCTTCAGCTTCTTACGCTTCTTCATCCGATCAAGCTCGTCTTCGAAGACCCCGATATCGAAATCGGGACACAAAGCTATGTCTTCGAGAAGAGAACGGTTGACCCTGCGGACGCGCTCCCTTTCCGCAAGAGAATTTCCAGAATTATTGCCTTCCATGAGACTGAAGGTCGGTTGTTCAAAAAGTAGCGGGTTATTTTACGAAAAGAGACGTAAAGAGTTCCAAGTTCAAAAGAGCTTCACTCGTCGTCTACGTTCTTCGCTTCTTGGATACCCCTCGGAGACGCGTCGTCTTCCACCGGATAAGCCTTGCCCGAACACCCTTGAATCTCGCAAGCATGAATGCTCGTAAAGAGCGGAGGCCCCGTGGTCCAAACGTGTCCACATTCTTTGCACTTGTACTCGTAGGTTTCAGTGTTCATGGTATTGCTGAGTTAATTGTAAAAAGAGAATAGAGTTTCGGTTCTAAAAAGGGCTGTCGCTTACAAGAGGATTTACGCCGCTCTCTTTGCTTGCTTTAAGCAACTTAACTGTCACCACAGCCAACAAGCAAAGCGGAGAAAAGTAATAGATTAAGGTATCTCATTAATCAAATGTATATCCGATTCCAAATTGCACGTTATGATTCGGTGGCAAGTCGCCGTAAGTGTAGTTGTATCCACCGATGAAAGAAAGGTGGCCGAACATCCGAATCATTCCTCCAGCCCCAATGTTCGAGTGGAACGTTTTGTGTCCGTCTGGATGCTCTCTGTAAACCACATTTCCAGCTTCGGTAATTGCCGACTGGTAGTTGGTAGAGCGTGTTACGCCCGTTTCTAAGAACACGGAAGCGGTGTTGAGCCGCCACGTGTCTAAGTCAAAGGTTCGCGTCGTGCCACCTGTTGCAGTCCGTTGAAACGTTTTCTTTCCCGTCACAGCAGACTCTGAACCGAAAAGTGTCGCTTGTTGAGTTTGTAGCACCATCGTAGTTGGCACGCCGCTTCCGGTTCTACCAGCAATAACAACAATTCCAGAGTCTTCATCACCAATTTGCAAATCAAAGTCGGTAGTCACAACATCGTCGTTGTAGAAGCTTCGGGCTGCAAACCTCAACCCGTAGGACCCCTCTTTCGTCGTGTAAGCTCCGATACCAATCGGTGATCTCATCGTGCCACTATAATGAGCCGTAAAATCTCGATCCGGTGGAATCTCTACGCTGAACAAGATCGGTTGTCTAGCGTCGGTCGTGTCTTGCCCGAAACTAGCAATTGGAAAGAAAAGAATCAACACATAAAGCAAGTGTCGCATGAGCTTAAACTAAATGACAATAAAAAACGGGGGCCTTTCGCCCCCGCTGTATTCCGATGCACTAAGTGGCCGTGCTGTTTAGATGATAATGATAATGCCACCATCGTCGCCACCGATGTTTACACCGTCTTCTGCGCTCCCGTTTACATTGTTATAGAGAAACACAGGGTCTTGATTGTCGGTATCTATGTACTCATCCGAGACCTGAAGCTCCAATAGAACCGAAGCCGTTCCGTCGCGGTACTGTCCCGGCGCAAGGTTGATTGTCCCCTCACCAGTATCAAACGTAGCACCACTTCGGTTCTGGAAGTCTGCTCCGTTTCTTGCAGTAGTGCGGTCGCCCGCGTCTATGCCACTTGGATCGATTCCGACGCCGCCAAGAGGCGTGTCTTCAGTAAATAGACGGCCTGCAAGGGCAGAAGCATTTCCCTTACTGTTTTCAAGGGTCACTTCGAACTGATTCCCGTCGCCAGCGAACTGAAGATTTGCATTGAAGCTCAGGCCAAACTCTGTGAAGAGGGTTGCATCTTGATCATTGTTGTCACCGCCACGAAAATCAACTTCCGTGACCTCTCCTGAATTAACGACCACGTTTCCGTCGCCGTCTCCGGTTGTGGCAAACACAATGGCGCTGTTGCGGTCGGGAGTGTTGTAGTCCCTGAAGCCCAGAAGATCTACGTCATAGTCCCCTGCGGGAACCACAAACTCCGCAACGACAGTACCGCCGGACTTCGGGTAGTTAATCCCGAAGTCTTCGCGGGTTTCGCCGCTTACGTCGCCCGTTCCGTTAACAAAGACATTGAGCTGGTCCCCTTCTTCAAGAGACGAGGCTTCACGGGTAATGGTCGTGTTGGCTTTCGCTCCGCTACTAGCCGGATTCTTGATGGTCAAAGTCAACTCTTCCATTTCTTGCTCTTCTTGCATACCCGAGCCGCCACCGTCACAGCCGACCATAAGAGCCGGAAGAGCGAGAAAAAGCAGTGCGGTGGTGAAGTTTCGAATTGTAGTAGTCATGGTTACAAGCTTTCTATTGTTGAGTGTAAAAAGTGAACTGAGTCAACGAAAAGCTGGAAGTGGCGTTCCAAAGAAAAGAAAGCTTAACCAAAACTTCACAGACTCGATACATGGGCAAGCAAAAGTAGACTGAAAGACTCGGAAACCACGGGTAGACAAAAAAGAAGTGTAGTTGCCCCGGAGGGATTTGAACCCACGACTCTCGGCTTAAAAGGCCGCTGCTCTAACCTGACTGAGCTACGGAGCATGGTTGGAGGCTTTCCACCCCACTTGGCTAATGCTATTAGCTCACTGTTCGCCTTTTCGCTACCAACGATGGGCTTGGATTGCCGCTTGAACGGTCCTAAGGTCAAGCAAGGTTGTTAAATCATCGAAGGACCACCTTCTCCAAAGATTTCTCTCAAGCTTTTGTCCGTTTCAGTGTGGCCTGGAAGAAAGTCAACGTCTCCGTCTATCGTGTTTCCAGACTTCAACAGGACGAGGAAATTGTCGTCCTTCAACGCATATTCTCCGCCGTTATCTTCGAATTCATCAATCTCAACAAGTTTCATAAGGATTTTGCTTCTTTATGATTAGTACTGCTTCTCGGATTCGAACCGAGGTTTCCGGCTTGAAAGGCCAGCGTCCTGGACCAGACTAGACGAAAGCAGCATATGTAAAATGCTCTATCTTCTATAACAAAGCGGTCTTCTCCGGTGTCATAAGGTCGTCGGAAATGACCTCCGACGAATCGACGTAATTTTCAAGAACTTCTCGGTCGGCAGGACCTTCCGTGGGCGTCGTCGGACCATCAGGGTTCGGATCGACCGGAAGGTCTCCGTCTTCGTCGTTTCGTCCTTCGTCATCACTACCGCCCCAAGACAGAGAATCAATATACTTGAAAAAGAGATAAACCACCGTTAATCCCAAGGACGTCAAAAAAGTGGCTAAAAACACCTTTCTCTTTTTGTGGTTTAAGTATTAGTACTGCCAGCGAGATTTGAACTCGCGTTACCGCCTTGAGAGGGCGGCGTCCTGGACCGAGCTAGACGATGGCAGCAAAGTGGAGGGAATCTCACCCTCCTGTCGCTTGGATGGTTCCACGGTCAAAGCGAATAATAAAAAGTGCCGCGCTCTTCGCTCTATCGCTAAAGGCAATAAGCACGGCTCCGGGTCGGGTCGTACAAGTCCCGCCGTTGCGAGCGAGTGGCACGGGATTCGAACCCGTAGGCCCCAGCTAAGGGTTTACCATATGGGGCGGGCCAGTGCCCCGTCCCACTCTTAGATCTCTTGATCACCCTTTTTGCCGCAAAGGACTTTGGGGGATCTGTCGGCCTCAACGTACATGAACTCTCTTCCCTTAGGAAATTCGAGAGTCATAGTAGAATCTGTACTGCTCTTGATTTCCCACTCCGTTCCTCCGGGAAACCTAATAGTGTTTCCTTCGTACTTGACGGTTCGAGGAAAGACCATGCAGTCTCCTTCGCCGTTAATGCTCCAAACGAAGAGAATCCTCGGACCAAAGTTCAAGTAAACCGTTCTGTCTTTGTCCTGAAACTCGTGTCTGAGGTATTTCGCGTCGTCGTCTTGCCCATGGGCAAACGAAAAGGAGCCCAAGAAGAGGAACACCGCGATCACACTGAGAAGCTTTTTCATACCATTTTTGAATTTAAGAGTCAAGATATTAGTCTACGGATTCAAGGCTGTCGAGGTTAAGAACGTGATAGACGTTGTCCTCCTCGTTAACGGAAGCAATTTCGTTTCCTTCGGCTTTACGATTAGCAGCCCAATCCAGCAAAGTAATCGCGTTGTTCAGGAGCTCTCGGGTAGACAGCCCACCGAGCTTTCTCTTCATTTCGTCCAACGCCTTCTCCTGTTCCTCCGAAAACTTTATACGAACTTCAGTCATAGCGACAAATGTAAATAAATGGGTTACATCCAACAAAGCGCTTGCTCGTGGATCGCTGTCCGGACAGCAACCCCTCGGGTCACGCTCCCTACGCCGCCGACACTTTCACACGACGCCCATCTTGGCTGGTTAACGAGCAGTTTGGTGGAGCAGTCGGATTCGAACCGACGATTACTGACCAACAGTTACTCCAACAAGTTTTCTATTTCGTAATTTTTCGCCCACCTTATATTTCCAGTATTTGTTTTCGGGTCTTCTACTCTAAGGTGTATCCCTCTTTTTGGAGCATCGCTAAACTCAACTCCATAAACCTTATTTGTCTCTGAACAGTATATGGCAAACAAGTCTATGTCATCTTTATGATAAGACCCGCTTTTATTTATATTTTTATTGTACGAGTTTCCACTTCTTTCTAACTTTGCTACTATGCAACCATTTTTATAGTTTCCATTTTTTACTTGCAGTTTCAAAAACCCATTCGAACTTTCAATCAAAAGGTCTTCTGCCGACCTCACTACTGGTTCATATATTTTATATCCTAATTCTACCAGTTTGGTTCTAACTTTCTCTTCCGCCAGAATTCCCTTATGTCGTTTTGAACCTAAAAACTCTTTTTTTGTTTTTGCTTTTCTCGGCTCTTTCGGTTCTTTTTTCAACTGGTCTTTTGTTTCTTTAGTCGTATATTTTACAACTGTCGTTTTAGATACACCTAAATTTTCCGCAACTGCGCTTACTGTCTCCCCACTTTTTCGAAGAGAGTTTATTTTCCGTTCTTTTTCTTTGCTTATCTTTTGTTGCTTTTTTCCAGTATCTTCAAGCCCCGCTTGCTTACAGTGGTAAGCTACCGTGCCTTTCGAGCAGTCAAGCTCATTTTCAATTTCACGATAGCTTTTACCCTCTTTTCGAAGTCGGATTATATCTTGCTTATACTTGCTCATTAAACTTACTTAATTTGAACCGTGTGCATTATTATATATACTTGCGGTTCAAAACTTTTGGTTCAAAAAGCCTATTTCAAAGCATATTCAAAAAGGGCGAGTGCTCGGATTCGAACCGAGACTAAGGCGACCACAACGCCTCGTGCTACCGATTACACCACACCCACCATATTTACGCAGCGGGTTAGACCAGACTTGCCAATGCCCCACATGTTCCTTTATCCGATAAGCTTCTTGCGACCGCTCTTCTGGAAATCTTCCTGCTCCTTGAATGCTGCTCCGTAAGCGGCCAAAAGCCGATCAAGCAAGACACCTCCCGTGACGCTGAGAGAAAAAGAAAGAGGAGCGAGAATGAGGTGCGTAATCAGAAAACCGATAAAGTAAGGTCGGCCCTGAGGACGCACGAAGAAGTAGTTCTCCACCGTCATGTAAAAAGTCCAGAAGATAGTAAAGGCGAGATAAAGATAAAAGAACATTCAGTGTCGTTGTTTAAGTTACAAAGTGTCACTTGATTTTCGTCCCCCCGGCAGGATTCGAACCCACGTCGTTCTCGATCCGAAGTCGAGCGCCTATCCACTCGGCCACGGAGGAATGTGTCGGATGCTTTAACACCCGAACAGATCCGTTGTTCCGGATTCACAAGAGCTTCAAAGATGCCCCCCTCGGATTCGAACCGAGACTAACGGCTCCAAAGGCCGCTGTCCTACCATTAGACCAGGGAGCAATATATCGGTTTTGTTGTCGTTTTTAGGTACCGCATTTTGTGGGGAAACCGAAAACCCCTCAAGGCTATTATTTCAAGCCTTCAGCACCCCGGTTTCAGCATGTTTGTTACCGGAAAGCGATTGAGAGCCCAAGTGAACGTCATTGAGCAGAATCTTTGTACTTGTCTTCAATTTCGGAAAGCTTTTCTTGAATCTCGTCAATCTCACCAGCGTCGATGTACTGAGGCATTTCCCAAGGTTCTTTGACCTTCCAAGTCACGTAATGATGAAGGCTCTTGTCTTTCGTGCAACCGAACATGAAAGTGTCCTCCTCTATGCTTCCAAGAATTTCGTCGAGAACCTTGGCTTCGTACCTCACGAAATCGTCGTTTTCAAGGATTTCAGCAATTTCCACGACCAAAGCCATCGACTTGTCGGTATATTGCACCGTGTCTTCCTCTTCGAGATTAAGTCGCTTTTCCTTTTCTTCCACCATAAATTTACGTTCGTTGAATGAAAAAGAAGCCCGAGTATGGCGGTATCTCAAGAACGCCTCGGCAACCGCTGGTGCAGATACGTCATTAGCTCCCGCCTATCCTGCAAATTCGGGCTTTAAAAGCTTCTATACGGTGTCGGCCCGGAAGGATTTGAACCCTCGACTGACCGGATATATCAGACCCGCGCTCTGACCAGACTGAGCTACGAGCCGACTTAGTTCAGGTGGCCGGATTCGAACCGACAACCTCCAGCTCTTCAAACTGGCACTCTACCGAATTGAGTTACACCTGAATCTACCTTCATGCCGCGATGTAGATGTCTACCTCTTTACCGTTCTTGAAGTCAAGTTCCCCGTTCGTGTGATGAGTCTCTTCCGCGATCCGTTCAAGGTGTCGAGCCTCGATGCCGTAGAACTTGGAGAAGAAGTTCAAAGGCACGTCTGCATAAAGCTTCCAGGGCTCTTGATGATCTCTATACCGCTGAACAGCGGGGTCTTCGTTCAAAACGTTCACGAGCTCTCGAAACGTGACGTCGTTGGGATCCACGTCCCGGTCCGGAAGTTTCTCGATCTTGAAGAGGTGGATCTTCTCCGGGGCAAACCCGTGCTCCACTTTGGCGACCGCCTCCTTGATCTCGTCGTCGGAAGGATCGGCAACGTCCGTCCTGAGAAGAACCAGAGACTGCTCCGGGTTCTCCACGTCTTCTGGATTCTCGAACGTGTAGCGGTAAGTCGCGTATTCAACGAGAAGTCTCATAGTCTTTTATGTTATTAGAAGAACGGCTGCTCAGCAAGGAGTCGAACCTTGAACCTCGTGGTCCAGAGCCACGCGCTCTACCGATTGAGCTACTGAGCATTTCTCAGATTTCCAACTCGATGCCATCCAATGTTAAACTCGGATCGTCGTTCTCCTGCAAGACCTCAAGAATTTCGAGCATCCTGTCAAATTCGATACCACCGAACCGAAGATCGTTGACCCCAAGTTCTGGAGTACCCCCAACTTTCGCCTCTACCTCGAACCCGTTCAGTTCTCCAGTAACGGTTCGGGCGTAACCGAGGTTCGTGTTGCCAAACCCAAAGCGGTCATACAGAACGTCTCGCCTTCTCTGGTTTTCCCTTGTTCTCTCCTTTCTCTCTTCCCTTTTCTTCGCTTTTCGTTTTCCGATTTCTTCGGCCAAATCAGCGACTTCCTTCCACTTCTTTCGAAGCTTCTTGGCATCGATCTCGCTGGACCTCGCGCCACGCCACCTGCTCCGGTCTGGAACCTCCACTTTGACTCCAAAGTGGTACTTTTTGTAGAGAAGGTGGCCTTTCTTGGGGTGATCGGGAAGTTCTCCGCCGAACGCGGTAAGAAAGGCGAGTTTGGCTATCGCGTCTTCATTTCTGCTCAAACCATCGCGCCAGTCGTTAGGCATCCAAGCCGGGTTGACGGACGGATTCAGAGCCGAAACGTCTATTGTACCGGACTCTACCAAGTCGAGAGACATAAGGTAAAGAACAATTAAATTAAAGTGGCAAGCAACAGGCCCAGAAAAAAGAAGAACCAAAGAGGATCGGAACTATCCTCCTCATTTTCGGTCTTCTCCTTTTTCGGTGAAGCGGGGTCCATCTGTTTTCGCATACGGTACTCACGATTCATTTCTTTTTCCGGCATCGAACCGTCACGTCCTGTCATGATCCGAGAACTACAAATTATAAAAAGCGAGTCGGGCGAGTAGGATTCGAACCTACGGCTTCGCGCACCCAAAGCGCGAGCTCTGACCGTGCTGAGCTATCGCCCGTAGAGTCGGGACGACTGGATTTGAACCAGCGACCACCACGCCCCCAGCGAAGTGCGCTACCAGACTGCGCCACGTCCCGAAAAGGAGGCTATGCCTCCACCAGAAAAAGCGGACCACGAAAGGCTAGTGGGCCACCGAATTCTTCCGTCTCTCCAGTCTCGATGTTTTCGCCAATCACCCCGGCGCATCCGTTGATGGTCGTGAATTCCACGACTTCATGCCTCTCGTCAGAGCGGCCTTCCTCAACGAAGACGTCGCCTTTTTCGAGATTGTTAGGGTTGATACGTTCCATAACTTATTGAATTTAGTCAGAAAGTTCAACGCGATAGATGGTCTCGTCCGACCACAAAATTTCGATCCTGTGAAGAGCCGACCACTCGTAAGATTGGAGGGTGCTCTCCATAAATCCGTAAAGCCAATGGTCCTTCGGCAAATCGTCCTTATTGCCCATCCAAGGCTTGTGGAACTCCTCAAAGGACTCGCCGTCCACCGTGCCTTCTTCGACAATATCGTCGAGACGCTCTTTGTCTTCGTCAATCATCCACTGCCACATTTCTTCGCGTCTTTCCCGATCAACGGGAATAACGACGCGGCACCCGTTCTCCGGGTTGTGAATGTGAACTTTGGCAAGAACGTCCATTCCTCTTTGGTAACAACTGAAAGAGAACGAATAGTGGGCCGGAGAGGATTCGAACCTCTGAAGGATTAACCGCCTGATTTACAGTCAGGCTCCTTTGGCCGACTTGGATACCGACCCTAACGTGTTACCGCCGAATGTCAACCGCTTCTCCGGTGCGAACGAACACGAAGCTCTGCGCGATCTCCAACGAAGTCGTGATTGCTTCGAGAACAGGCGTCGGAGCCAACCGGGTGATGGTCTGAATGGTCTCTTTGACCTTCTTCACCGTACCAACGCGAGAAGCGTTTCGGAGCATCCGAAGCGCATAATCTCCAACGCGAGTGTGGTCAAGACCGTTCACTCTTTCTTCCAACATCCGCTCGTCGTCAGCAATTGCTTCCGAAAGATCTTCCATCATCGAGGTCTGGTGAGTCATTGTCCCAAGGCTGGTTGGTGAAAAAGCGTCGGATTGTCTTTCACGTAAGAAACAAGGGGAGCGTTCCAATCCCCACGGAGCTTCACAGAGCCTTAAAACTCGAATGCCCCTCGTCTCCTGTGCGGAAACAAGGGGCGAAGAAGTCTCACCAAAACGCACAGGGGTCCATCAACCGGGGTTTTTCGGTTCAATAGCAAATTGTTGATAAGTCCGTGCGAAAGTAATCATGGTGTGTCTGCCTTTAAGTATAAACGGTCAACCAGAAAACAGCGTCGTCAACCGCTCAAGTTGTTCCAACCTGTTTCGAAGGTCGTCGATTTCCTTGTCGTAATCGAATTGTCCTTTCACCAACTCCAGATCGTACTCGTCAACGAAACTTTCCAGCAACCCAACGAGATCGTCGTGTGGGTCGTTTCGAAAAGAAAACTGAATATCGAGGACACCGTTTTGGTTCGAATCCGGTGGGGTAGTTCTAACAATCGTTCTACCGTGATTCGACGGATCAATAGAGCCCACTTGAACGACTCTTCCAAGTTCGGTGAACGGCTCCGTCATGCCGTCTGGGGGATCGGAAATGAAAAGCTGCAGAAAGCTTCCATCCCTGTCAATCCTGGAAACCGAGACTTCACCGTCATAATCGTGAAGAAACTCGAACAGTTCTTCAACCGCGAGTTTCGACGCCTCTGCACGGACGTCTTCCAAAACGTCGGTGAGGGAGTCAAGGTCTTCTTCCAAACTGTCTTTCTCAGACTTTATGTCTTCAAGCTTGGAAAGGGCACTTTCGAGATCGTCCATACGGAGTTGTGACTAATTTAACAGAAAAAAGCACCCCCGAAGGGATTTGAGCCCTCGACCTCCGCCGTGACAAGGCGGCGTTCACTCCAAACTGAACCACGGGGGTGTGTTAGGACGTGGGCCGGGAGGGACTTGAACCCACGACCACGCGATTATGAGTCGCACGCTCTAACCAACTGAGCTACCGGCCCTCCCTATTAATGCACCACTTTTAACAAGCGGGAACGCCACTTGTTCCGTGAAGCTTCTGTTAACCGAAGACGCGGCGAATCTCCTGCTGAATCACCTTGCGGATATCGCTCTCCGAAAGCTGGAGGGAATCGCCACTGTCGAGAGAAGCCGTTGGAGAAGTAGCACTCGTGACCTCCTGGTCTTCTTCAATGGTAGGTGCGATCCAGCGCTCCATGGGATCGACAGCTTCTCGTTCTCGAACCGTTTCCTCGGTCGAGGTGTCGTCGGAAAAAAGGTCGCTCATCACGTTCTCCACGGTTTCCTTCATTTCTACAGGATCGTGGGACTGCGTTTGGTCACTGTCGTTACCGGAAACGTCGTCTGGAAGCTCGAAGTTGGGGGAATCGTTCATTTCCACCTCGTCTCCCTCGTCGAGCCGCTCCTGTCCGTCCTCGGTAAGCATAGTGCGCTGACCCGTTTCCTCGTCCTTGAGAATTACGGGAAAAGATTCTTTAAGCTGGTTCTGGTTCATTGGGCTTGTACGGTCTTGGTTCGTGGTTATGTATCAAGGCGATTTTGCCAGAACCTGACCTGAAGACCACGTTCCAAGTAGCGACGAGCACGATCCGACATTTTATCGTTATGGAGCCGTGGGGCATCTTTTACGACTTCAATACTGCTTTCACGTGTCTTGATATGCCCTGCGTAGTCCGGAAGGTCTTCAACGACGCCCTCGGGAGCCGCGAACCAGAAGTAGTTGGGAATGCCGCTCTTCTTCGCGTTCTCCAAAATCCGGTGCTTCCTGGACTTGGTGTCAAATTCCCGAAGGAAATCCGTGGTACTTCGCTTGATTTCGAATTCGTGCACGAACAGGGCCTTGGTAACACTGAGGAGATCAGATTCACCTCTCGGCGTCATGGCCTTGCAGTTGGGCACCGTCATGATGTGGTTTTTGTCTGAACTAAACCTGGAATACAGGACGTTTTGGATTTCTCGCTCTTTCATGCGTGTGTGTACTTTGTAAGCTTAAAAGCTCTCTTAATGCTGAGCAACGAAGTTGCTGGTTGTTCTCTTTCTTTTTTATTTTAGTTTTTTCTTTCTCTTCAGCGTACACGTGTACGCTTCTTTTTCTTTGTGTTTTTTGGTTCTTTTTTATATTTCTTTTTCTTCCGGATACCTGAGCCCATAGCTGCTCAGCTTCCGGTACCAGCGTGCACGTGCGTTCATTTACTCGGATGCGGGGGCTCCCTGAAGAATTCCATAGAGGGTAATCTCTTCGTTGACTTCAGGCCACTTCACCTTCTTTCTGCCTTCAGCCACTTCGAACCCCGAAAGGTCTTCGGCCTCGTCAAGCTTCGTGCTCCACCAGACCGGAATAGAGATAAGCCTATCGTCAGAAAGTTTAAACGTAATATACTGGTCTTCCACAGTCACCGAAGTAATTTTTACGTCCTTGGTAAAGTACGTGGCGAGCTCGTCTTTCGTAACCGACTCTTCTTTGAAATCTTCGAACTCTTCGGTCAAATTGTCGAGCCTGTTCTTGAAGTTTTTCAAGAGCGCGGCCTTTTCCAGTTCCTTTTGCAAGTCTGTGTCTCCCATATTAATATCTGTTTATCTTTGAAATGCCATCGATTCTACACTTCTCTCGGGCTCTGACACTGGAGTCGGTACTGAAACCTTGATCTCGTGTCAGAGCCCGAGAGAACCTCGTTAAAACAAGCACGTATCTACGCCAGAGGATGAAGCTTGATGTTAGTGAAGATCTTTCCGACCTTCATGTCGCTTCTTACTGCGTCTCTGGCTGGTCTAACGGCAACATTTCTTTTCTCTGGAATTGCCCATTTCTCGTTGTCTTTTATGGGCGGTCTGCCCCCGAGAACGTGAATTCCTTTAGAACTACACCTTGATCTCCAAACCTCAAAGTCCATGGCTGCATACTCTGCCCAGAGCATACCGAACTCGTAACAGAACAGAGGCCCATGGCTTTCGGTGAACGGGGTCTTCCCCAACGCCGCAATTATGGCGTGGGAAAGCTCGTGGAGAAGAGTAGTCACGTTCCCACTCGTTAACGCTGCGGTATGAAAGTTGGGAAGGTATACGTTATCTTCGCTCTTCTCGATCTCGGGAACTCGGAGCTCTTTGAATGGGACCCTTCGCTTCCAAAGCTCGTCGGCTATTGAACGTAGAGTATCAAAAGGTAAAACTTCGTCACCAACAGGGTCCGCGATTTCAAACTGCTCTCTGTAAAGTACAGACTTTTGCGAGTCCTTAGTTGTTACTTGCTCCATTTTTGCCTCGCGCTTTCCACGAACTTTTCTAGAGACTTTTGATTATCGAAGATGTACTCAACTCCATCGATAGCTACGAAATCCATTTTAGCTTCGACAGCCAGATCAAGCTTTTTCATCAGATCTTCGTCAACCATTTTTATAACGCCGCCTCTGATCTCGTCTGCGCCCACAGAATCATCAGAGGGGGGTTGACTGTAGTAAATTGTGTCGAACTCGTCGCGGAGACGAGAAATGACGTCCTCCATCTAGAAGTTGCTTCTGTTAACAAGCTTGTTTCTTACCCACCTCTTAATTCTGGAAATCTCCCTTTCCACGTGTGGGCGCTCCGCGTTATCGACAAGATAGTCAGCTAACTTCATAATAGCTTTAGGGACTGTTCCCATTAAGAGAGCCTCTGGCGGGGGTCGAACCCACATTTCGCTCCTTACGAAGGAGCCCTGATTTCCATCGCTCCAGGCACAGAGGCATAAAAGAGCACGGGGTGGGATTTGAACCCACGGATAGATGTTTTGCAGACATCGGCGTTAGACCGGGCTTCGCCACCCGTGCTTCTATCTCTCGCTGTCTTTGATTATCTTCTTTCTTACGTTATAGGCAAACACCAAGACGAAAACAACCGGAGCAGCGAGCAAGAAATCCACAGGTTATTCTTCGAAGTCAGCTACTTCTCTCGAAGAAACCATGGCGACGTCGGGCTCTCGGATGAAGACGCTCGACGTGTCAATCGTGGCGTTCCAGGAGATCTGCTCCAAGCCTCGCTCTCTGATAAGCTCCTTCGGAGCGTCCTCTGGAGCGAGAACCAGTGCCGATTGTTTTCTCTTCTTACTTCTGCACGAGAAGGTGGTGATCTTTTGACTAACTTTGTACAGTGTCATGGTTGTTTATCTAGTCTTCGGTTCAAGTCCTCATAGAAGCTCTGTAATGAGGTGAGGGGTGGATTCAAACCACCGTAGCAGCCGTTGCAAGACTGTGCCTAATCAACTCGGCTACCTCACCTTACGGAAAATCCTTAGTTCCTGTGACCAGAAAGAAATTCTTCGCCTCCAACTTCGTTTGACTCTTCTCGTATTCCTTCCAACATCTTCTGTACGATGGCCTCACGTGCGGCTTCGGATTCGAGATTAGCGTCGTTAAACTTTTCGAGAGTGTTCCTAGCGATTTCAAGTAGGTTTTTCTCTTCAAAGAGGATCATTTTCATAACGGTACTTCTAAGGTAAGAGCGTGAGTACCCCCGACAGGAATCGAACCTGCACGCTATGATAAGCAGCGGGATTTGAATCCGCCACGTATGCCAGTTCCGTCACGGGGGCGTATGCTAGTCTTCGTCTTCTTCCCAATCGACTCCATACTTGCGGAACCGATGGAGCTTCTTCTCCACGTCTCGAAAGATCTCACCATACTTTCCGGGAAGTGACCAATCTTCTGCCAAAGGCTTATCGTTTTTGTCCGCCATAATAGGTATAGATCGTTTGTTCTCTTTGTTAAATAGCTGAACGGGGGTTTCGTTTCGCGTTTCACGGAAGCTTAATACAGATGTGGGGGGCTCTCGCCCCCCACGTTTTCTCTGCCTCGGTAGCGCCGTTGTTAACTACGAGCCCTGTTCCGAACGTCTTCGAAGTTCCGCTCCACCAGACTTTTCTTCCAACGGTCAGCGACCCTTTCTGGGTCATTCATAGCTGGCATAAATTAGGATTTAATTTCGTCAGAAAGTTCATCGATAGTGGCAACCCTTATGTTTTCTGGAGGTTCCACGGGAACGGGCTCAATCGGAGCGATGGCGGCAAGATCTATTTGCTCTCTGACTTCGTTCATGTCCACGAGCTCTCCGGGACAGGTCTTCATGTCAGTAAAGGCTCTGTGGCCGTAGATCTCTTCAACGGGAATGTCGTACTCGTCCATCTTTCTGATGCAAAGAGCAACGACAGCATCCCACTGCTCCGGGGTCCACTCTTCGTAGTCTCCGTGTCCCTGAATGCAGATTCCAAGCGATCCCGTGTTATGTCCTTTGACGTGGGCTCCAATCATGTGATCTTCACGGCCTCTTTGGACCGTTCCATCTTTAAGAATGAAGTAGTGGTATCCCACCATCATCCATCCTCTGTCTCTGTGCCATTGGTCAATATCCTCAATGTCGTAATCGGAGCCCTCGTAGGCTGCTGTGTGAAGAACAAGCTTGTTGATTTCTGAGTGAGTAGCCAACGTACTTCTAAAAGTTCTTGTTTCGAAACGTCCACGAAGCTTGAATGAAGCTTCGATGTTTCGAAAGCAACGTGTGACCCTTTAAGACTCAGATGTATACCGTTTGCTTCTTCACTTTTATGTATCCAGGAAAAGACGGTAAGTAGGGGCGGAGGGGATCGAACCCTCATGCGACTGATTTTAAGTCAGTCAGGTCTGCCAGTTCCCGTCACGCCCCCTTGTGACAATTTTCGAGATTTCCGATCTCTCTCACGCGCTTCTCGGTTCCATCTTCAAACACGAGAACAAGTTCGTGGTCACAAGATCTACGAAGGCAATAGTCGGGGCTTTCGAAGCTCCAGCTTTTAAGCTTTTTACACCCCTCCTCCGTCTTTATATGTTTAGTATCCGTGAAGTCGTCGAGTCTGATCACATCAATATCGCCGCAAAGAACATCCAAGAAAAGAGTGAAAGACCGAGGGCTCCGAATCCGTGCTTCGTTTCCCCCTTAACGAAAAGAACGATGGACATAATAATGCCGATAATCGGAAGAAGGAATCCGGTGATATAGCTGCCCACGATCAAACCTGTGCTAGCTCCACCATTGTCTTCGCCGCTCCCGACACTGGTGCTTCGAACGAAAGTGTGAAACTCGGGCTCTTCGAACTGGTCTCCGTTCCGAAGCTGGTTGATAATCTCGCTAGCTTCGTAGGTGTCGCCCTCGAATTCTACGGTTTCGGACTTCGACTCGAACGTGATTTCTTCAAGTCGGCCATTACTGGACCTCGAAAGCTGTGAAACTGCGCTCGTGTTATTGAATGCGTCGTAAATGTCCATGATTGTAACCTTGTGTTGTTATTATTAAGATTCGTGCCCAAGAGAGGACTCGAACCTCCACGGCCAAAAGCCACTGCGGTCTGAACGCAGCACGTCTACCTATTCCGTCACTTGGGCTGATTTCTTACCTCAAGACTTCAAAATAGAAGTCATGAACAATTATGTCGTAGTGATCTTTATCGTCGCTGTCGATGGGGGCGTTCCATTGAGGCACAACTCGATTTTCGAGAGCCGATTTCGCTTCGCCAGAAAGAGAACCGGGTGAAATTTCAGAAGCTCTCCGGTCTTCGGAGGTTTCCTTGTACCGCAAGAACAAATCGAGAGGAACGTCAACGTAAGCCCTTTCTGCAAGTTCTCTTATGGTCTTACAACGACTCCTGCCTTCGTGTCCCCTGACGTACCAAGCGTTAACGGACTCCACGTAAACCATTTCAAGCCATGGTGGAGCCACGGGACGCCCTTTCAAGATTTGCTCTTTCATCCAGTCGTTCGGTTCGCCACCTTCGTTCGCTAGGTCCAAGAATTCTTCGCACCGCGTTTTAACGGAAAGTTTGTTTCTCGTGTTCCCAGCTTGTAGAGGCACAAGTCCAATGGGCTCGTCGGACTGGTCAGTAGAGAACCTGACCTTGTCCGGCTCGTCGAACCTCTTTCTTCTAAATTCCGGCACGTCGAGCTCGTCCGCCGTATAATCGAGCGGCACTTCCACAATTTCTCTAATGACAGAACGAACGACCTCTCGCAACTTCGCCTCCTGCACTTCGCCCTTCGCGTACTTCTCCAATTCTTCTTTGCTCATGGAGTCTGCAGCATCCACAACATCCTGACTAACTTCGGACTTGTCTATCTCGCCCTCCTTAACTCCGAGAGCGAGTTGCATAAATTTCTTCTGAGACTTAGATTTCGGTGGCATAATTGTTTTCGAGCTCTTTGTACATTTCCTCGGCGTGTCTTCCGGAGAACTTTGATGAAGTCCTACCGTTCTTCTTCTCGACTCGATATCTCTTGTCTCCGGTCCAGGAACTTTTCTCCTTCACCACGTAGGCGTCTTCGGTGTATTTAGCGCCCGTTAAATGGCTTTCGACGTACATGTGCATTTTCCTGTACCCTTCTTCTTCCCACGTTCCGAGAAGATTTTTGAGCCAGTTAAACATGAGTATCGTAATCTGTTTTAGGAATAACAATTTAGTACCCAAGAGAGGAATCGAACCTCCAACCTTCGGTTTCTAAGACCGACGCCTCTTGCCATTGGGCTACTTGGGCGGATTAGGCTTCGAAACTGGGCCTTTCCACCATTCTCCCTCGAAGTAAGAGATCTTGATGCTCACGGTAGAGCCGTATATAATGTGAAGTTGGTCGGTCTCGTCGGAAGAGTCGTATCCGATTTCGTACAGACCGTCCACTTCTTCTCCTTCTCTGGAACGCCAGTAATAACCGGGCCTCTGCGGAAGAGTTGTCGTCCACCTTTGCTGATCGTCATTACTAATGTCTTCGATTCCGAGAGAAAGCGAAAGATCGGGACCTTCTTCGGCTTCTTTGCTGTCTTCCCAACACGAAGGGTGCATAGGCCCCGGACCCGGATACTGATTTACGGACTGGCCTCGGATCGGATCCCCGCAATGTTCGCAGATTCTGTTTTGCATGTAATTACCTATAATGTCTTCCATAACCAATTTAATAATTTATTTTCAGCCCGAAAACGGACCATGATTAAGTTCTTCGTGCTGAGAAAAGAAGCTTCGAAAACGATCAAATTCGTTGCTCAAATACGTGACGCGAATCGAAGTCCGCAATCGCAATCAAAATGTTCGGTATCACTGTATTCAATTATAAGGAGCGGCAGGTGGGATTCGAACCCACGGCTTCCACCATGGCAAGGTGGCGTTCTGGCCCCTGAACTACTGCCGCTTGTAACCAAGTACGTTCAATAGTAAATATCGCTTCTTATGCATGGGAGTATTCGTTCCAGATCTCAAGATCAAGATGAGCCGGATGTCTATCCATCTCGTTAGCAGCTTTGAGAAACCTGTGTTCGAGCTTTTTGTACACTCTGGTGCTAGAAGGGGTACCATCGGGCGTCTCGATTCCAAGTTCCTCTTCCATCCATTTTAATACGTGAGTATCGAGGGTTGCAACGTTCGCGTCCGGACGTGTGTGCATAATGAAGAACCTAGCGGTTTTGTCCCCAATGCCGGGTACGGCCTTCATGTCTTCAACGTCGCACCTCTTGAGCCATTGACACCCAAGCATGGCAAGAGTAATGAAACATGGAAGCAAGATGGAATACTTACCGAGCTTCACGTTTCTCATTTCCTCTTCAAGAACACCAGCTGCTGAAGCCGCTCGAACGTTGTCATAAGGGGAGACTCCACCAAATCTGTCGTCAAGATTTTCGATAAGGTCGTCGAGCTTTTGAGACTGAATTTTGGCGGTCTTCCCCGCTACGGAGGGTGCGAAGAGGGCAAATTCCTGCAGTTCTTTGTCTGTTCTTTCGAAATTGGTTATATTTGACGGGTTGATCATGGTCGGTGGGTCTACTTATAGGTGAACGCAAAAACGAAATTAAATTATGTCAAAAGACGCACTCAGGGAAAAGATCAGAGAAGTAGCTCTCGATTTTCTAAGCGAAGACGCCCAAGCGGGTGGCTCTAGACCTCAAACATTTACCTTCGAAGGTGACAAGTATGGAGCCATTTTGGAGCCCGACACGAGGCAAGAGGGCCGTCTTTTGCTTTACGTTCGGCTTCCGGAAAGACGACCAGTTGATACCGGGGGGATTAGGGACGATGTTTTCGACCTCATGGAATACTTGGAGTCTGGAACACCAATTGACCTCGTTCCACTGCCCGGTTACTACACCAATGAACGAATAGTATATAAGGTTGACTTGGATGCCGTTCTTTCGGCAATCATCCGATAAGTGCTAAGAGCCACGTGAGGGACTCGAACCCACAACCCGAGCATTACAAATGCTCCGCTCTCCCAATTGAGCTAACGCGGCGTTTCTAGAATGGAAGATCGTCGTCGGGTTCTGCATCAGAAGACTCAGTTTCAGGCTCCGGGACATCGTAGGTGATTACCAACCAACGAGCCGGAATCCTCTTGTAAAGTTCGCCTTCTCGATAAACGGCTATCCAAGGCACGTGGGCCATTTGGCCGTTTTCTTTATAGGCTTCAATTCTGGTAATCCCATCTTCACCTACTTCGAAACCACCACCTCTTTCGTAGTAGGCTTTGACGATTTCTCTGTCGTCATCCAACATCGAGGTTGGTTCTTCAGTTTCTTCCCTTTCTTCGGGGCTAACAACTGGAGAAGGAGGATAACGGCTACTAAACGATTGCCTGTTCATGGCCCGTAGAAGTCAGATTACAGAAAAGTTGGCACCCCCAGCAGGACTCGAACCCACGACCTGGGAATTAGAAGTTCCCTGCTCTTCCAACTGAGCTATGGGGGCGTTTGTTACTGCACCTCAACGAGACCGTCAATAATTCCGGCTTTCGACCTCACGAAGCTGAAGACGTGACAGCCGCTTTCGAGCCGATCCGCATCCTGATAAATAGAAATCACATTACGGTTTCGCCCGTACATTCCAGAACTTTCTTTGGTCTGGACAAGGATGCGTTGTGGCAGATCGTCAAAGACGAAATGCTCGTGTCCGTGACGTTCGCCTTCGAGTACTGCGGTGCTCATGACAAGTTGGCGTCGGCCTCTTGGATGAGGTGCTGGTAATTGTCGAAGTGAGTGAGCCAAGCTTGATAACTCGGCTTTGGATCCACGTCCGGAAATCCAACGGCATTCTCTCCGCCGAGACCGAACATGTTAGCGTCCATCACCGACATGTCGTAAAGGCGAAGCTTCATCATTTTGCCGAAGACGTAATCGCCGTAGAACTCGGCTTCGCTGGTATTAGGATCTCCAGGATAGTCTCCAGCATTAATCACGTTCTCCCAAACGTCGTTTTTGTCGGCGTTGGGATGAGCGCTCATAACGCCCATGCCTTGAGGACTTCCGGCTGCTTGATAAGCGAGCCAGAAAGCTTCTTTGATTACCTCTTCGGGGTCGTTTTCAACTTCGATTTCGTCGATGTTCATATTGGATGGCGTGTTTTGTAATGAAAGTTCACGCAATCCAACAACTAGACTTCAAATCTGTTTCGACGTTCAAAGAAGCTTAACATAGAAATGGTAGCCCCTAACAGACTCGAACTGCCAACCTCCTGCACGTCAAGCAGGCGCTCTACCATTGAGCTAAGAGGCTATCCCATTAGCCTGTCTTTAAGCCAAGGCCAAAAGTCTCGGACAATAATAATGGCAACTGAAACGGAGAACATGGACAGGAGCGTCGTGATTCCTATCGCATAGCTTGTGGTTCCGATCACTCCAGACAGGCCAATGGTAGCTGGGAACAGGTATATTGTACCACAAAGAACGAACAAAGAAACGGTTATCGAGTACCTGTATTCATCTACCGTCTCAAAATAGGTTTCAATGTCCGGAAGAAGATTCATAGATTAAGCCCATATCTGTTGCTCAGGACGTGATAAAGGGCACCGCCTCCGACGAAGAGGAGAAGACCCTTAAACCCGAACAAAAGAAAGATTCCGACCAACGAACCCAACAGGATAACCCGTTTCTTGTTCTCTTTAGCGTACTTTCTGAGATCGAAAAGTTCTTTTATCTTTTTGATCATGGTTGGTGTGGTTTGGATTAATGCGTTTGTAAATAGTCAATTAAGCCTGAGGTACCACCTCTTGAGATTGGCTTGAAATTCTCGACTTTTAGGCGGCTCAGCGCTTCTAACATTCTCCGCCACATCAACCTCTAAAAGATCCTCGTACTTCTTAGGAGCCGCAAGGCTGGGAGTAGTAGCACTCTGGATGGTCTCTGGATTCTGTGGAACCTGATCTAGATGAAGATCGTTGAGATTCATCACTTTTTGATTCTGAAATGAAATTTTTCATGCGAGTTCTATAATGAGCAGTTATTTGGTTGGCTATTTGACTAGAACTGCTGACCTCGTGTTCTCTCAAGATTTCCCTTACACTTTCTCTAAGCATACTTAAATCCTTCACGGTATTGTTTGATTCTTTAGAGTTCGACATAACCACCGTCTCCTTTTCGGTAGATATGAAGACCTTAAGAAAGCGTGTTCCAATCGGTCTTGGCGACCTCGTTGTTCTTGTTACCCCGATTTTTGACGTATTTGTTTTTGAAGTTCTGCAACAGGGTCTTGTAGAGATTAGAATACCTCGTTATTTCCTGCCAATCTTCTTCAAATACGCCGACGTTTCGTTTCTTGCGGAATATCTCGTTGGTTTCGGGACACCACTTAACTTCGGACTCAACTTTAGCGGTAACTCCGTTTCCGACTTCCAGAGGAATTATAGCCTCCTCGTGTTTCCATTCCTTTCCTTTATGCTCTTTCATTTGCTTGTACTTTGGAATGCCCAAGGTGACCACTTTTTGTTGTATAAGAAGTGTTAAAGCAGCGACAGACGATACTATCGTGGAAATGACTATAACCATTCATAGTATAACGGTTCAGTCGCTTAGCTGATGCATAAAGGAGACGGAACATTCCAGAAGAGCCACACCCGCACGAATAGCTTCCATGGGGTCATCGGTCTCGGTGTATTTTTCAAGCATAGACTCCGGGCTTTTCAGCTTCACTTCCATGCCTTCCACAGATATAATGTCCTTTTGCTCGTCTAGAACTACGGACTCTTGATTTCTGTGGTTGAAAAGGGCACATAGAGCATAATCTACGTGTTCCGCCCCGACATCTTCTACGATCTGTCTCTCTTCGTCAGAAAACTCCATGGGTTAGATTTCAAGAAATGGAACGTCGCCGTCTCTGTCTTCGAAATTAAGGGTACCCAACAGCATGTCGAGCAGCATGTCATAACCTGAGAATGGCCCCATCTGCTTGTTGACAATATCTAGATTTGTTGGGACCCTGAGATCGTCAATTTCTTCTCCCTCGTTGTGAAGGAGCTCGACGCTGTTTTCATGCTCCTCTCCGAATTCTACTTCAAATCCTTCTTCGGCTAGGTCTTCCTGGAGAGTGTCCAAGAAGTTGTCTACAGAATCGAAGGTAGTAACTTCATCGGAGAACGGGTTTTCGTTCGGAAGATCTGGAATCTGGTTCATAACTGTTTGTGTCGTCGTTTATAGGTTCATCGTCGAAAAGGTGTCGAACGCAAGCTTCTATCTCTTCTCCATTCTCCAGCGTAAATCGGGCCTTAACAAGACCGTCATCGTACCTTTTGAGTGGAGTTACTTCTACTACTCTATGATCAAATATATCCATGTCGTTGTCTGTGGTTGTCAAAAGTAGATATCGTTAGATGCCACAGCTCTCGGTAAGTTTTCTGATAACCATGGGATCTAGCGCCCTTACGTATTTTAACTCGTATTCTTTAAGGCCACCACGCTCTTTCAACTTTCGGATTTCCGGACCCACGATTTTGTTTTCAATCCAATTCTCCAGAGAAGACGTGTCTACCTCGTGATCCACCATTTCCGGAGTTGGCATTTCATCTGGACTCATGACTGAGCGAGTTTGTTAGATTCACCTTCTTTCTCCCAATTTCTAAGCCAGTGTTCGTCGGTTTGAACGTGATCTTCTCGAACGAACTTGGCATTGTGAAGATCAAAATCGCGGAAATAAAAGCCACCTATCGTTCTCATCACGTAGCCTTCCACTTCTCTACCCTGAGCAGCTTTAAGACCTTCATGCGTGAACTCGTTTTTGATCCTGCCCTTGTCAAATTGTCCACGCCAAATGACCGGAACGTGCTCGACGTCGAGAAGTTCGCACCAAGCCACGGTTTCGTCCCAGCTTAGAGCTTCGTTGTTTTCGTTCCAGATGGAGAACACCTGCACGTATGAACGCAAGTCTTCATATTTGATGGAATGGGTACCATATAGGTTTTCGCCGCATATGCGCCATCCTTGTGGCAATTTGTGTGACACCTCAAAAGCAAATTTGGAAGCATAAGTTCTGGTCGGGTGATATGGAGTCTTCAAGCTCCGTGCATGCCATTCTCCGTTAGCATAACAGGTGAAGTTCTCCCCATCCATTTTTTCGGTGAGGACCACCTTTTGTCCCTCGAAGAACGAAATATCCCGGTGGTAGCTATCCTCTCTGTGGTCTTCCGGGCTCCAAGGCACGTGAGGTGTGCTGGGATACTTTCTTGGTTCCATCATTGAATCTGGTCTCGCATCTTTTTCTTAGAAACGTCGAGTATTTCAGAAAAGATATCTCGAAGATCGGGATCTCCAGACATATTTTCAATTCGGTCAAGGACCTTTTCTTCTTGATCCGAGTCTTCTATGGACATGTTAAGGTCCTTCTTTTCCTTGGCGAGTGCTCTCGCTACTTTGAATCTCTCTTCGAGAACATCGGCCAGAATCTGGTCCAACTGTTTTATCCGCTTTCTTTTCTCGTCTATCGACATGTCAAGGCCAAAGTATTACGACGCTCTCGGCGTCTTCGTGCACGTCTTCTTTCGAATACCCAAGTTCTTTCTTTCGTTCCGTGAGTTCTCGGAGCCAAGGACCATCTGCAAATTGACCTCCGCCCGTCTCCAAAGCGTATTCGTTGTCAACCCCATAGAGTTCTCGAAAGACGTTGCCTTCGGGGTCTGCGGCAAGGTAGACCTCTTCTTCGGGATCGCAGTCTTGTAATTCTTCTATGAGTTCCTTAACCTTCATCCTTATCGTCTCCGTTGTTTGATTTATATCGCTCTCGAAGTACGGATTCCGATATCTTGCATATGCACGGCGTACGGCGGTCACAACTCATGCACTTGCTGTCGTCGTATCGCTTCACGCGCCTGTAAAGCGTTTCGCTGTCCTGCTGCCGTACCCAAGACCAAATTTCCGCTCTACCCGTCATGGTTGAAGTTTATGTTAGAGCCTCCCTTTCTTCTAACTTTAGTGAATCGTCCTCTGATGGTGGTGCCATTCTCGAAACTAACGTATCCACGCTGCACTCCGTGTCCACAGCAAGCGTTCTCGACGCCGGGAAGACCCGCTATGCAAGGATCGTGACCTTTTTCGGTCGGCATTTCTCCACACTTTACGCAAGGACGTTCCTCGTCTATCGGCACTTCGCCGTCCTCGTATTCCCACTCTCCATCTTTCCAAATAATGGGGTGTCCGCGCTTGTAGCCTGTAACGTGAGTCACTTTAGCCTCTATGGTACCTCCATCTACTGCATGCGTGCACATACCTGCGTGTTTTTATGAAAGAAAGAACAGAACCCCCACCCCGGCTCGAACGGGGATCTGCGGCTTAGGAGGCCACCGCTCTGTCCGGTTGAGCTATGGGGGTATGTAGAGCCTACAGCCAGATTCGAACTGGCGGCTTCCAGCTTACCATGCTGGCGTTCTGACCGAACTGAACTATGTAGGCTGAAAGAGCGTCCTTTTTGCCGAGAGATCTAAAGCCCTGTTAAGCCCTTGAATTTTGCTCTCGGCACGAGGAAAATCGTTCCAACGGGTATGGATGCCCTCCAAAAGGAGGAGGGCATGGGACTCGAACCCATAACGCCGTATTTCAGCCGCTACCCACTTTCAAAGCGGGCTCCTCGTCCAGCCGGACGCCCTCCTAATTCTCAGGAAGAAACGACGCTAAATCCAAGTTGTTCGAGTCTGTTGGTGGGGACTTGATTTCTGTAGCCTCCCACGTCCCAGACTCTGGACTCTTGAAGACCAGCATCTTCGTTGCTCCCCATAAAGTCGAAGATCGTAATAATCAAGCCGTCACTGAGAAACTTGATGGTCCAGTGATAGGTGGACTTTCTACGTCCAAGAGCAGGATCTCCGAACAGATGAAAAAGCTGCTCTTTCGTCGTAATGATTTTTCCTCTGTGGCTCCCTAAAACTTTAATGTCGTGATCGTTATGGGTAACGTATTGAGGAATGCTCATCTATGGGGTCGATTTGTTAAAGACTCAGCGTGTGCAATTTGACGAAGAAAGGTAGAGTCTTGTTTCCTCCTTCATCTGAGCTTAAAAGAAGCAGCATAATATTTCGGCCCGAAACCTGAATGATCCCGGACCACGGCCCCCACAAAAAAGCAGCTACTGGATCTAGGCTTCCATTACTTCAAATCTGTCGTCACAGCTACGAGACGCTACTCTCCCCGCCTCAGTAACATAGATTTCGAAAAGTTCTCCGTCTCCTCGAAGCACGAATTTCTCGGGGTCTGCGAACTTTTCGTTCTCGGTGTCGTATACTCGAAATCCTTCGTTCAACATATCCATTGATTTAAAGCTTTGATAGATCGGTTACTGTAGCTTCTTCTCCGGTCACGTTATCCTTGATGCCTAACATTCGGCCAATGGAAGTGACCGTAACCGTCATGGTAATCCGGTCTCCAACGGTGAGACGAGCGTTCTCTTTGTCGAGTTGACGTTTGATCCAGAAAGCGGCTCGAAGCCTCTGCTCGTCGTCGAGTTCAATACCGAAGTTATCAACATAATTCAACTCGTCTTCGGAAACTTCTGACTCTACAATATCAAGATCGACGTCGTAAAGATCAACTTCCATTGTGATCAAGTGTTCGATTGAAAGAAAAGAGCGGAGGAAGAGGGATTTGAACCCACGTGGGACACAATACCCAACCGCCTTTCCAAGACGGCGCAATAAACCAGACTCTGCCATTCCTCCAAGAGCAGAGGGCAAGGGACTCGAACCCTCAGGACTATTTTTCAAGCCCACGGCATTAGCAGTGCCGCGCAGCTAACCATTATCTGCCTACCCTCTATGTAAGATCTGAGAAAACATCTTCGATCCCAGGATAAACTTCTTCTTGTTCTCTATAAAGCTCCATAGCCGTTGCGAGTTCTCGTAGAGCTTCGGGCTGGGTGTCTCCGAAGGCGTTAATTTCAAGGTCTTCATGATTAGCTATCCAAACCTCATCTTCCGGGGACCAAAATACCTCAATTTCGGTTTCAGCCTTCTTTGCCGACACTACTTGATCGAGAAAAGCGCTCATAACTGCATTTTTGGTTTGGAGCGGAGGGAGAGGGAGTTGAACCCCCACGACTGTTTCTCAAGTCATAACGGATTTCGAATCCGCTTAGTGCGCCAATACGTCCCTCCATTTAGAAGATAACGAAAAACAACACCACCAAAATTAAAGCGGCGATGAATTTGTAGGGGTTCTGCGCGAAATCGTGCTGTACGACTTTCGGTATCGAAGACGGCTCTGGTTCCTTCTTCATGAAGACTAGTGGCGTTGATTCAAAGTTAGGTATCAGCCACCAGATCATCGTAGCAGTAGTAATTCTTTATCAATGAATCCGCCATTAGGTCTCCCATAGAATGCAAGTTTTCAGCATCAACGTCGAAAGCCACGCAGAAGAGAAATCCAAGCTTTCCGGACATTTCGGAGTTCTTGTACTTTCTTTTCCAATGCAGGTATTCGATAAGCCCGACCTCGGAACTTCTATCTCCCGTTTCTCCTCCAGGCACAATCATCTTTTTTCGTCGGTATTTTTCGTTTATGATGTATTTCGTTCAACACCAAAATCTCAAGCTTGTTCCAGCTTCAAGAAGGCTTTATACTGGTCAAGCCGGGTGGAATTAGCACCCGGCTTGACAAGATTCTAAAAGAACCCGTTGTTTTTCAGTCGAAAAAACCCTTAGTTCTTAGCCTTGTAAGCTGCCATATGCCGAAAACTAGTAGCAAAGCAGCCAAGACGCCAACGACGACTTTTATCATCAAGGTAGTTGAACGGGTATGGCGGTAAATGTGACATTTCTAAACGTTCACTTCTAAATATTTTTCAGAACTTCGGAGCAAAATCTGAGTCCTAGATCCGCATTTTCTTCTTCCGCTACTTCGTGCAACTCTTCTTCCTCCAGAAGGGCGTGACGGCTTTTCTCCTCGTAATCGGAACCGTCTCCTGGAGCTCCGGTGGTCTCGTAATCCAAAACGTCAAATGCGAAGAAGCTCACCCTTTGCGTCGTCAGCTTCGTGTAAGGCATATACTTCATTTCTCTCAGAAGCCGAATTTTGTTTGGGTATACTGGAGTTTCTTCGCCCATTTCTCTTTGCAACGTCTCGAACACGTGTTCACCCTCTTCCTTAGTTCCGCACACTGGAGTCCAATAATGTTCGTTTTCTCCCTTGATCTGATAAGGAGTGCAGGGCTCCAAACGAACCACTATCTCTTTATTCACTCTTGGTAACATCATTACTGAATCCGCTTCGTGCACGAACTCGTAATGATCGTTCGAAAAGACTTTAAGATAATTACCTTCCCAAGCTAGTTCCATTCTTCGTAAATTGATTCAAACATATCTATATCACCCTCGTCAAGAATCCGATTTCTCCAATTGATCAAAAAGAAGTTGATATCTTGCTTGCTGGACTTCATGTCGCTATCCAACAAAGACTCCATGTCGGAGATCGCGTTCTCGACTTTTTTCAGGTCCCTTCGCCACCTGTCCATTTTTTGATCGGAAAGTTTGTGCTTCTGAATGTATTCATACATAGACTTCTCGATCTCTTTCACCTTCCGAAGCTGTCTTTTTATACCCTCGATTTGTTCTTCGGAAGGCATGTCCATTTCTACGGTGTCGGTGTTCACTTGACCCGGAGAAGACCCGTACTTGATCTTCGTGGAAGTAGACGACCTGTTTCTGGAAATGGCGGTCCTACGTCTATGCTCTTTTTGCCCGACCATTTCATCGGGAATGCTCAGGACCTTCCGCATCAACTGCTGGTTGGAGTCCTGCATCATGTTCTTGATCTCCGTGAGCTTGATGGGCTCGTTAGAACCCAATGCCTTGTCTGTCGAAGTTTTGCTCGACGAGTTCTCTTCTTGCTTTGATTCGCTCATAGGTCTTTTTTAGAGTCTCGTTATTCTCGTATGCATTTATGAAAAGTCCCTTAATGTACGCTGGGGTCAACTCTTCGGACACCATTTGGGTCCACTCGTCATCATCCACCGGGTACTCTTCGCCCATCAAGTGTTCGTAAAACTCCGGGACGTAGGCTGGATCGTTGTCTTGGGGATAGATGCCTTCCAGATAATCCAAACGTCCCGGCCTGTCAACAAGATTCTTAGGTAGCTCTTCGGGCCTGTTGGTGGTAGCGAGAAAAAGAACGTTTTCTCGAAGCTGGCTGCTGTCGAGGACATTCACTACCGACTGTCGGATTTGCTCGTTCTGAATGACGTCGGAAAGCTCTTCAAAGACTACCACCTTAAGCCTGTCCTGCAGATTTCCCGAGAGCTCGTGAACCCCGCCGTTGTTGAACACGTCGATATGACGTGCATTCTCCAACCGAATAACGACTGCTCCCATCTTTCGAACAAGCTCCCGGCACTTCTGCATCACGTACTGGCTCTTCCCTGTTCCGGGTTCCCCGTAGAACAGGATAGAACGCCTGTAATCAATATCGTTCTCTTCGTAGTGATCTTTGGAATCCAGGAAACTGTCGATTCTCTCGTCCGCGTCTCCGAGTTCGGGGTTGTAATCTTCAAGTGGGAAATAACCCTCGTGTACCCATTCGGCGCTTCTGTCCATCTGTAGATCTTCTTCGTTCCCGGAATCGTTATTTATCTCTATCTCCGAGGCGGAATCTACAATGGCCGGGTCGTTGTTGTCGAGGGGAAATTCGGACGGATCGCCCTTGAAAGCTATGGGATTGCCGTTTTCGTCCCTAACGAAATCGTCTTCATCTTCGACGGAATCGTCGCTGGAACCGAACGTCTCCACCAAAAGAAAGTTTCCACTTCCATCCATGTCGGGATAGTAGACACCACCGGGGAGATCGGTTGTCTTGAATTCGGGAGCGAAACGGTACTTTCCTCCCAGATCGATCACTACCTTATCGTCCTTGTTGTTCATCGAATGAATTTAGGATTGATTAATTGATTAAATGTCGTTATAAGGCTTTTTAAACGCGCTTTCTACATCCGGAAATTCGGGCGGATCTTCGTCTTCATCGGCATTTTCTAACCACTGCTCGAATTCGTCGTCACTCTTCTCTTCTTCTTCGACTTCTACTAGATCGTCCACCCCCTTTCTAAAGTCTTCCCGTTCAGTGTCTTGAGTTGAATCCTGATATCGATTAGCTTGTTCCTTCTTTTCAGAAGCCTCATAAGGAGGCGGAACATAAGTCATGGGGATGTGAGGCGTTCTAAAACTGACAGTCTTGTCTTCACCGTCTTTGACGTTCATCGTTCTCCGAGTCTTTTGATGTGAACCCACGTCTTCGATAATCTCGGGAGACGAGCTTTTGGCGTCCACGTTAGCGAACTCCTGCATCCTCTGAATTCTCTCGTCGGGATCGAGAGGTTCTTCGGTATTTTCTTCTTCGGTTTCCACCTGAGCCTCGTCAAGATCCGTGGCCATACTGAGAGAAATCACCAACGTAACGGCCATGGGGTCAAAGACAGAAATAATGATGAGTATAAAATAAAGAGCGGCGCGGTCAGGATCGAGCCCCACGGAGTCTGCTATGAACATAATGGGGCCAAGCTTAGCACTTTTGCTATTTTCGGCTTCGAGGGTTGTGATCCTTTCTTCCAGCTTCAAGACGCGATTTCTGGAGTCCGTGATCCGAGACTCAATATCCTGCAACTCCTGCGGGATTTGCTTTAATCTTTCGGCGGATCTTTCGGAAAGCCAACCCTGCTCGGACTGTAGGTTACGCAACTCGTTTCTTGTGTTGACGAGACGATCCCTGTCGGATTTAAGCCTCTGTACTCTGTCCTCTATAGTCTGTTTCTGAGAACGGACGTTCTCCACTTTTTGTTCCGAGATCTCTCGTTGGGAAGACGCCGTTTGATAACTCTGAGACAGAAATCCGAAGATGCCGAGACTAGTGATAAACATCATCACGACGGTAAAGAAGATAAGCATCTTGTTCGTCCATCCCTGCAACACGTTTCGATATCTGTATGCAGCAGATGCACAGACCAGCTTTCCGGCTTCAAGAAATCCGGCAGCTATCGCCGTTTGGACGAAATTGGTACCGAAGAAGGTGGCGATACCGACCACGGAAAAGTACGCGGCGCAACTCGCTAGTCCCAACGCCACGGTTCCTACAATGAAGTGGTATAACCTCATTATGTCACCATTTTAGCCTTTTAAACAGAAATGACGGTCCGTGCCCTTTTTAGATCGAGTGATCTTCGTTTTCCAACTCGACCAGTTGTTCGGCATTTTGGAGTTGACCTTGAGTAGATTGTATAAATCCAAGAAGCTCTTCGAGGGCTTCACCGTTAAGCCCCCTCATAGCTCGGACTTGACGTTCCAAATTGTCGAGATTGTTTCTGGACTGATTGATGAGCTTTGAAACTTTTGACTTATAACGCATAAAGTTAATCTTTCATTCTTTTGATAACTGCTTTGCCATTGTCGAAGTATACAATGGCCACGATATCTTCAGGTTCGTATTGATCTTCGTAAAGTTCAAACTCTGCGTGGTTGGTTATGGCATCTATCTGGTATCCGTCTCTGTATTCGAAGATGGTAACAACCGAGTCGTCGGGTTCATCTTCGAAATCCTTCAGAAGATCCACAGCTTCTGTGGTGGCATCAACGTAGGATTCAAAGTATATGTCTTCGTCCTTCTCCTTTTTCTTTTGAGCTACGTGGCTCTTCCACTTAACCAGATCTCTTATCGCTTTAGGGTTCATTATCTTGCTGGAACACCCGCGTCTTTCTCGACTCTCTTACAATCCTTTGACATTTCATCCAGACGCCTAACTCCTTCATCGGAAATCTTTTTCTCGGAGTCTATCGAATTCTCGAATTTATTTTTAGCTCGATCAATGATGGCACTGGACATGTTGGCTACGGAACCCAATAGGGCCACCGAACCGCCGAACATGACAAAGGCTGCATAAATGGCATTCCCAGAGAACATCAAGAAAACGCCAGAGCATATAATTATTATTGAGGCAACGAAAATAATCATTCCAAAGAGCAATCGTTGGGGCCACTCTTGTTTGTCATTTTTTGATTTCATAATGTTTGTGCTAAGTCTCCAGGTCGAAGTAACTAAGCTCTCCGAGGCACCTGAACTTCGTTCCGGAAACCGTCTCCATCACGTCTTCATGCCAATGTCCGAAGAACCAGCGCTGAGGCTTGTGTTGAGAAAACAATTCATCTAATAAGCTGCTGGTATGACTATTTATCTTCTTGCCGAAGTCAAACATTCGACTTGCGACGGAGCCCGGACAATCATGAGAGAACACGTATCTGGGCTCCGTCTTTATGTATTCATTCACGGTCTCGTTCGAACGCTTCCATGAAAGCTCCTCATCGTCCCAATGATCGTGACCGTGAAGCCTTTGGTCTTCGTCAACAGAACGAGCACCTCTTATGAAGAAGCTATTAGGAACGAACGGGATATCACCGAAATCGCCAAGAGCAAACGCTTCTCCTATGGTGTCGTAATCGTCGTGATTACCTCCAAAAAAGACGTGTCGGTGAGGGTCATACCCGGCGTCTTTCATGAGCCGAAGTCTTTTCTTATATCCTTCTTCGAAACCCATGTCGCCAATCTGTACGCTTCCGACGTCCTGACCTCCGTAGACTCCGTGAAGATCGTCGAGAACACCGAGGTATCGGTCAATCTTGCAGTGAACGTCACCTATGACTCGTACTATCATCGAACTTAATCCTTATTCGATCTGTGAAACGTGGGTCAAAAGATCGAGTTCCGAGTTCATAGAAGCTTCAGCCATGTAGGATTTCTTTTTCGTCGCTTACTTCAGGCAAAGAAATGATAACACCAGATCCCAAAGAAGAGGCGAGAACCAACTCTCCTTCTCCGTTAGGAACAAGGGGTTGGTACTTCGTTCCGGTTTGTTTTTCGAACCCTAACACGGGAGAAATCGTTCCATCTTCAAACCTAAAATAAGGCTTGTGTGAGGTAGAAAGCATAAATCAGTGTTTGTCAATATTAAAATCCGCCCCCGCCGTCTTCTTCGTCGTCGGTACTCAAAAAGTCCACGGGTCGTTGTTTAAGCTTGTCGTTGTCATGATTTAATCGAGGAAATAACCAAACCACGGGATCTCCGGGCTCAAGGACGTGGTCTTCCTCTTCTTCATCTGGAAGAGACCCGGAAGGCGAAGGGCGAAAATAGTTATGAAGCTTGTAAGACGTGAGGGCTTCTACTACGAAGTTTTGAATCGTATCCATCTTGCCCGTGGATTCTTCGTCTATGACGTAGCTGACACAGATAATATCTTTTTTTGGCTCCACCTCCTGACCCATAAGTTCCACGGCGGGTTGGGTCAGGTCTTGTTGATCGAATTGAGAACAGACATTATCCTTGAACTTCTTGAACTTCGACACGTATTCCATTCTCTTGGCGTGAGCGCGGACCGCTTGTTTTTCCGCATCCTTGTCGAGCTTCTTCACTATATCCTTCGGAACGGAGTCAAGATCATACCAATCATATCCTCCGTATCCTCTGCCGTATGAATGTCTCCAGTCAACATACGCGGGTACATACGCGGAAAGAAAAGCGTTCCCACTTGTCAGATAGTGTGGCATAGAAGTTTTCTAGAATTGAGGTTCCGTAATTCGAGAGAACCAGAACCTTTCTTCGCCTCCAGTTTCCGCATCGCTCAGGAACTCCATATCTTCCATGAAGTTCGAAAGAACGTCAGTATTGAAGGGCTCGGTAAAGGTATCCGAAACTCCCGAAAATTCAAGAACTAGACCTATCTGGTTGTTGCTCTTGTTGTAAACGAAGGTCACGATTTTGTACCTTTTCTGAACGTCAGTATCATTCACGCTCGTCACGTCGTTACTGTCGTCATAAATTTCCTTGACAAGGTGAGAGTTATAAACCGCGTTGTCTTCTTGCCACTGCCACTCCACTTGAGACGGAGGAATTTCCGACGTGTTTTCGGATGGTGTCGTAGGGTGATCAGCGAGCAATTCCACCTCTTCTTCATCCATAGTTTTCAATGGACGATAAAAGGGAGAAAAGAGAGCTTCCTCGTCTATGGTCTGCTCAAGAAGTCGCTTAAATTTAATTGGCATATGGTCTTAGTTTAACCTATCTGCTGCACAGGATGCGGCCCAAGAATCGGGCTTAGTTTGAAAAGGAAAACCCGCGTTTCTTGCGAATCCACGTGCAGCTTTGTAGGTCACGTGGGACTCGTATTCTTCACTCGGATTAATGTCGAAGTGTGTTCTAATGTCTGTAGCCTTCGAATCAAGACGAAGGTTGTTAGCGACTTCGATGGTGGCCACCACCTCTTGCCATAGTCTATTGAAGATGTCTTTCTCGTTTCTATGCTCGTCGTTCTTGTGGTATACGACGTGGGCTCCACCCAACCGATCATTGTGCATAACTACCACCGTCACGTATCGGGTGAAGTCACTATGGACTTGTGAATCGGTGCCTACGTAGACTTCAACATCATCGCTTGCATTTCGAATAAAATCGTCCACATAACTTTCCACATCTTCGATAGAGTTACCATCGAAGTCAAAAAACGAACGTTTCATAACTTATCGATTTAGTTCATCACAATTGATTTAAATGCGGAATACCCGTCATATGCTACCTGAAGAGACGAAATCTGAAAAAACTTCATTAGACGCTTCTCTGTCTCCTCGTCCATCGGCTCTTGAGGCTGAAAAAACCTCTCTTGGGGATTAGGCCGCATAGGATTACCCATGTCTTCTTCGTCTTGATCGATCATTTCTCTCATTTCTCTCGTAGCTTTACGGCAGTCCCTCAGAATCTCGGTCACAACCTCGTCGTCCATGCGGTTGGACTCGGATTCAATCTTGTTAATGGTTTCTTCTCGGTCGAGGTCTCCCAACCTGTCTCCCAATCTACTACGAACTTGGTACATGGGGTCATCTATCTGAACATCATCCATAATAATATTATTTGAAGTTATTAGATTAATGAGCCTTCGCTTAGGCTGTCATTGGTAAATACACAACAGCCGCCCCACGGTTGTTTCACCATGGGACGGCTTTAACGGAAGATTCAAGAAGTGAAAATCGGTTTAGTCGAGCTCAATCTTCCTCTTCACCTCTGTCTGCTCGACTTTAGGAAGTGAAACCGTGAGTACTCCATTTTCGTAAGAAGCTTCGATGTTCTCCGTGTCGATATGATTTCCAAGCTTCAGAGTCCTAGAATAGTGTCTTCGTTCGACACGGCTATGGTCTTCTTCTTCTTCGGTGTCGTCGTAAGAGGTTTTAACTGTAATCTTGTCGTCTTGAAGGACTACTTCGATGTTGTCTTCTCCAACTCCGGGCATATCGATGGACCACCTAAGGTTGTCGTCCACATCTTGAATCCTCGTCGAAGAGTCTTTACGCGTGATTTCGGGGAACATCGATTCAAAAATGTCGTCAAATCTAGACCAGCCGGGAAGTCCAGTCACGTTGGTACCCGGAAGATTCGTGGTATTGCGAATCCTGTCAGGGTTAGTAACGTTTGGTCGAGTACGAGTAAGGTTGTTCATCATGGTTGCTTTATTTGGTTTTTGGTTCAGTGCAGAATTCGTGAGCGTTTGGCATTAAGTCTGCACCTACAAAGGCTACAAATCTCGTACCAAAGGTCTTGAACTGCCAGCGTGACAGAACTGCTATGACAGGTCTACACCTTTAGCATGACGAATGAGCCTAATCACGTCTATGGAATCTTCCACTCCGGTGTGAGCGATTTCGTCGTCAAATCCTGCGCGTTCCAAACAGGTAGAGAGGTTCGGTGGAACTTTTTCCTTTTCGGGATCGAAGTACATAGAGCCCGGATCGAGCACCCTATGATGAAACTTCACGTGATCCGTGAAATCGGGAAACGTCTCCAAGTGAGGAATGTCAAAGCTGGCTACGTTCTTTCCAGCGGCCACCGGACGAACTACCCTGAATTCTTTGGTTTTGTCGGGGCTATAATTGGGAACGTCGTGTCGGATCATCCACCTCTTAAAAGCCAAACCCACGATCTCGGGGTCAAGAACTTTAACGTCGTCTTCAGGATCTTGGAGCTCTTTAAGAAGTCCGGAATCAGCGTGCATACCGAGAGCGTAGCTGTCTGCCACGATAGTATCGTTGTCGATTAGACAACGGAACGTGGGAAGCTCGTCGATGGGGGACTCGAAATCGTCAATGACGGCTCCGAGTTCGATAACACTATGTTTTCCGGGTTCGAGACCCGTAGTTTCAATGTCCAGACTGACGTACATATATTGTAACCTATTTTATCTATTGATCTTTTTTACGATTCTTTTCGTAGTTGTGGAGCCTGTCTTCGGAATTCATGAGTCGAATCCACTCTTCGACGCTCATGCCTTCGTGTTCAGTTTCTTCCATATCTCCGACGTTTGGGGAGCGTTCCTCTTTATCCATAGCGCTAGTTGTTTTTTAACTTCTCTCGAATTTTTCATTTTTTCTCCAGGATTCTTCAGGGTAAGGTACTTGAAGTCTTTAATAACCGTCTCGTCGGAATCCCCGTAAGTTACGGTTTGTTCCGGGTTGTTAAGGATAACGTGAACAGACCCATCCATTCCAGCAGGTAATCCCTTAGAAATGAAATCGGCCATCGTAGTAGCAGCGCCTTCATGCGTGTTCAAAACTATGTCTTCCGGTACGATTCTTTCTCTTTCCATGTTCCTCTGCACTGCTATTGAATAATCGGTCAGAACCCAAACCAGATGGGTGTTCTTGCTTTCGTACCCAGCTTCATCAAGGAGAGGAAGAAAAGTGTCGAGTTTGCTGATGCTTTTGAGTGTCACGTCAAACATAACGTTCGGAAGACGCCCCGGTTCCGCATTCATTACCACATTTCGAACGAACTTGTTGTGAATTCCTTTATCTTTGACAAACCTGTGAAGCTTTGAAACGTCTTCGGGATTCTGCAAATCGAGTCCAGAAAGCTCCGGGTACCTCTCGGTTGCTCTTGACAGCTTTAAAAACTGTTCTTTCCACCTGTCAACGTCAAAAACACGGAACTTTTCGCCTTCCATGAAATGTTTAACCGCAAAAGACTTGCCGGAAGCAGTACCTCCAGCCAAGAAAACGGCTTGGTTGTAATTCGCTCCATTGTTGAACAGGATCTGCTTTTCGTTCAACAATACTTGATCGATCAGGATATCTTTAAATTTCATTCTTCTTTATCGTCGGAAGGTTCAGGAAGATCGTCAATATCGATGGGGTCGGAAACGTTTCCCTTCTTAAGCTCTTCTATGCCCTTGTCTATGGTTTTGAGAACGTCCATTGGTATCCCCGTCTTCTCGTGAAGATCTTCCAATTCGTCGTCGCTGAAGTGTCTGACTGAACTCATGGTGTTAATTTCGTTCTCTGCTTGTGCTATCTCTGCTTCCGTCGCGATCTCCACTTCTTCGGCTGGAGCGTCTTCTATTTTCTCGCTCGTTTCTGTCCACCCCTCGCCCTACCGTTGAACCACGCGGCCTGTGAGTCCTGTCATCGTCTTCATCTTCGTACTCGTGATCGTAGTAGTCATACGAGCGATGGCCGTAGTGGTAACGCTCTCTGTCCCACTTTTGATGGAAGTAAAGCGGATCTCCCGGACATACCCGGCGGTACGCGGTGATGTAGCCCCGTTCACCAAAACGAAGATCGACGGACACGCGTTCCCTCTCGTAGTAGCAACTCTGTGGACGGTGACGACGTTCCGCATTATCACCGGACAACTTAAGTTGAGTGTAACATCCGGTGAGAAAAAACGCGCAGAGGAGGATGGAAAGTAAGTTGCGAGTGTTCATGTGTCTCCACCTTTTCGTCTACGTCTTTCGGTGTGCTCTTCAATTTCGGTTATGGCAACAGACCTTTCTTCTCCACGCCTGTTCTCAGTTTTGGCGTCACGAGCATGGACGGACCCGAAATCGAAAAGTAAAAAAGAAGAGGCGGCGATGAAAACGAAGAAAATCTTACCCTTCATCCTCGATCCTATCCATGAACTCTTCGTAGTCTCCAATGCCCTCTATATCATCGGGCTTTCTGGTGGTGCGAAAGAGATCGAGGGTTTCGGCGCAAACGTCGGAAAGCTCCCTGTAGAACTTGCCGCACTGCTGGTCTGCAAGACCTTCTCGGTGGACGCCATGCTTGACGAGAACACGGTTCAAAGTCTCTTCGATCTCGTCTCTTGCCTCATCCAGGCAGTCACTTCTCGTAGCGGGAGAAAGCTCCTCTTGAAGTGCCTCCCTGACGTTCTTTCGGATAAACTCTTCCTTGTTGCTCTTTGAAGATGAAGAAAGTTCTTCTCTGAGAGCTTCCTTAAATTTACTCTTAATGCTCGACATTAGACTTTTGGGATCTTGTTCGTCTTTTATGTATCGTCTACAGTCCAGTCTTTGTCAAGCGCGTATGAAAGCTTGTCGGTGTTCATGTCCTTTATTCCTTCCCAGAAGTCGTCTATCTGGCCTGTAAGACGCTGGAAAAAGAGGCCATGTATTTCGGAAACCGGAATGTCCTGAACCGCGAGAGCAAATTCCTTTCTCTCCTCGTGGTCGTCGGGGTCCACCTCGTCTCCGTCCAAACGCTCGTATTTGACCTCGATCTTGCCCATGAGGTTCCGGAGGTCTTCTCTTACCTCTTCGAACACGTCCTTGTACTTGGGAAATGTGCCGACAAAATCGTCGGCTTCTTCGTTTTGGATAGCCTCGATGATCCCGTTTTTCTTTGATATGATGCTGTCCCGCATCTTGTGTCTGAGGACGTAACTTTCCTGCTTCACCTTGACCCTGCTCCAATCCCCATCAACAATCACGAAACCTTCATCGTCGGGATCAAGATCCTCGACTTTGTCCATAACGTCACTGTACGCGTCGATATCGAACCTGTCGGGACGGTCGAAGAAATCGGGAGCGGTTTCTATATCCCTCTCCTTCAGAGTCTCTCTGTTACGAACGGCGAGAAGAACAATCCGGTCTTTGTGATAAGACTTGACTACCCTGTTGAAGTCGGTACAAAGCTCGAACATGTAGCAGCAGTCTTCGTCAAGACTTTCCAGGGCATCAAGACCATAAATGCACTCGAACCTGTCCCAAAAAAGGTCGGCAAAAGTGTTACCCTCCCAATCCTTCTCGTACTTCTTCATCGATTCGTCCATCTGGACCGGGCCTTCGCCTTCGATGGTGCCGAGAGTGTGGGCTATCCAATCGTCTTGCCACCTGTATATTACAACGGCGGAGCCGTCAAGCTTCTCAAAGATCTCGGCACTGTCCCAATCTATGTCAACTGCGTGATTTTCGGCAGCGTTGAAGAACTTAGGAAGGCTGCAAGACACGACCCTCCAACTCGGCTTTTCGAGGATTAAACCACGAGACTCTTGGCAGATTCTGTTACCGAGATCGGACTTGATCTGGTTGTACTTGAATCCAATACGACGAGCCTCTGGACCCGCACTTATGATAAGCTTGTACGGGTCTTTTTTGAGATCACCGAGAGAATGGTCGGGATCTCGTAGAAATTTTTGAATAGAAAGTGGCTTTTCTATAACCGACATTAATTTCTAAGTCTTTGACACCATATTGAAAAGTCGTTTTCGGGCTTCGTTCTTCTCGTGCATCGTTCTTTGCACAGACTTGGGCATATGTCCGAACGCGTTGTCGTGACTATTCTCCAATTCTTCTACGAGCTCCTTGTATTCTGCAACGGCTTCTTCAACTTCGGAAAGCCGCTTCTGTGTCCTCACAAGCTCGTTAACAAGTGTACCTTCATCCATGGCGTGAGTGGGCAAAAAGTTTCCAACCGTACATCGAATGCTGGTCGTGCCTCTCTATAACGAAGTCCAAGACGGGCTCGTTCCCAGCCGATTCTGCCACGTCTTCAGCTTGAACTATGGTATCTATCAAGTCTTCGTTGCTAGAAAGCAGATCGGAGATCATGACACCAGATTCAAGATCGGAAGAAGGTTCCGGATTAGAGATATGGGTATTTTCCGCATATTCGGAAAAGCCGGACGTTGGGTAAGCACCGAGGGTTCGGATATGTTCCGCGATCTCGTCTACGCTATCTTCCATTTCTTCATAAATGTCTCCAAAAAACTCGTGGAGGCTGTGGAAAAGAGGACCCTCGACGTTCCAATGATACGTGTGGGCCTTCTGTCGGAACACCTGACTATCGATCAGTACCTGATCTAAAGCTTGAACGAGTTGTGAATCCCGCGTTGCTTGTTCAAAAATTTCGTTATTATCGTTTGACATAATACCTTTATAGAAAATTATTTATTGAGTTTTGTCTCGATTGTTCTATGATCTTCTCTCTAAGCTTCTCGTCTCTAATTTTTTCAGTATCGAACCAATCGTCAGTAACTATTTCTCCGGTATTTGGATCTACAACATCTTCTATTACAACGTCTCCGCTTTTTTCGTCGTAGTCTGCAACTATGACGATGTGGTCTTCATGTTCTACTTCAAATGCCATTTTTAACTTGCACGTTCGATGCGCTCTCCCAAAACCTCGTTTGGGTCTGCAAAAATTGTGGTAGAAGTACAATACACAGTCTTTTCCGAATCGGATTCCAAGGTTCTATGCATAACCTTAAGGTCGTAAGAATCGTCATATTCGTCTTCGTTTATACCCTTTTTTACAACTGTGCGAGACCCGATAGCATAATACTTGCGCTCTATGAAATCCCACCAAACATAACTGTCTAGCGTGGAAACTGGCACATACGCGAAGACGCGATGCCAGCCCTTTCGGATCAATTCCATCGGGTGTTTGTTATAAGGAGAGAACATGGAGGATTCTGTTGCAAAGGTCGTGTTGAGCAGGTCCGAGAGGATCCCGATGCCACTGAACGTAACGAATCAATTTCTCGGTGTCTTCCGAGTACCGCTCGCTGAAATCGTCAGGAGCCAAACAGAGATCGGAAACGTTATGAAGTCTGTCAGAAAGCTTCACCCTCAATGAAGAGTCGGGCATCGACGTGAGTTCAGTCTTAAGATACAGATTCTTGTCGAGAGAAGCTGGTTTTTCTACAGTGAGATCGTTCACTATCGAAACAACGCCTTCTTCGAACTCTTGTTCCAACTCGGAACTAGTAACGTCCGTGTCTTCAAGAACGTCGTGAAGAAACGCAGCGGCCAATTCATCTTCCGAAGCCTTTCCGTACTCGTACAAAATGGTAAACACGCCCGTAGGATGGGCGATGAACGGCAGATCTTGAAACTTCCGTTCCTGCCCTTCATGTGCTTCGGTAGCGAAGTCTCGGGCTTTTCTGACTTTATCCGTCATGGGTAACAAATTCGTTATCGTTGTTTTTTCGTAAAAGCTGTCCGTTCTTTTCACCGAAGTCTCCTTCCACCCGATAGCAAGCCGGGTATCCACCAGATGGAAACTCTCCTGGAACCCAGATACCTTTAATTTTTATCGGTTCTTTAAGGAAAACTCGGGCACTTCCATCTTTGTCAACGGCCAGCCAGCGGAACTGTTCCAAAGCTTCATCGTAAGTGATGGTAGTCCCGGCCTTCATCCGTAAATCACCTCCTCGTATTCTTCGATGCTTCCCACAACGTAAGGACAAGGTTCGGAGTCGTTGTAAGGCTTGTTCATGAGCACAGGATACCGAGCATCGTCAACGGTAGCCATCACGTTCTTGGTTCTATCGTCAAGAATAGCGTCGACTCCGAAGTCTCCTTTCCCGGTAGCCGTCATAATAACGTTGTCGAATGGAACCTCGTGCTCGTGGACCCACTCCATGGTGGCTTTTCTCTGCCATGGAGTCTTCTGGCTCGTTATGAGAGAAAGCTTGTCACCATTTTCGTGTACGGTGAGATACAGAGCTTCCATTTCACCGATGGAACCGGGCCACGGATCGGCGTTACGAAAGCACTCGAACGAGGTCTTGGGATTCTCCATGGAAAACCTGAGAAGGTGCTCCCCCACGTCTTCTCTGGTGGCAAGCTTCGTCATCCCCCACTCGTGAATGTCATCAAAGTCGACGAGGTATTGAGCTTTGTCGGGATGGTGCTTTCGGTATTCCTCCACGACGTTGTAGAGGAACATTCTGATTATTCCGTCTACGTCTACTGATATATGCATATTATTCTTCAAGTCTGTCCGCCACGGAATCAAGAGCATCGAAATCCGTAGTGGGCTTTAAGTTGTTGAACTTCGATTTAATTATCATTTCTGCCATCTTGTCTACGCCTCTCATAGGCTCGATAACGACGAACTCCTCAGAGGAAGGCATGTTCTTTCCTTCCATCATAATGTCGTGGTACTTCTCGTCGCATATCGTAATCCAGTATTTGTCCTCAAGATCCACCGGATAACCACGACGAATTTGAATTGACATGCCTTTGTAGGTGGCGAAAAACTCCACGCAACCGAAAAAACTCTGGTCGGACTTGGTTTCCCACTCTATCAGTCCTTTCTCGCTCAGGTTTCGGACTATGTTCAGAATATCGACTTTAGCCGACTTGGGTGTACCGAGCTTTTCTCTGAACCAAGCGGCATACCCTTCCGACTCACCTATGACTTGGAAAGAATCGTCTTCCTCGTCTTCCTTAACATCACTTGCATAAAAGGCGGCGTAGTACCCGTCTTCCGTTGCTATAACGTTATCGAATCTGGAGAAGGTCTCTATGTCTTGTTCTTGCCCCAGCTTCACCGAATACTCTTCAATGGCGTCAATAAGCTCCGTCTGCTCCCTCTTTATTTCTTCTATGCGTTCTCCTTCTATGTCCAGAGGGAAGTTACAAAACACAATGTTGCTCATAAGCGAATTTTTTGCTTCTTGTCTGGTTCCATATCGTGAAAGGAAGCCACAATAGTCTTGAGATTAGAGAACCAATCAACACCGTGCTCTTCGATAATGTTACTGAAGTCTTCAACGTCATGACGACTAACTTTGAAGTTATACTCACCCCTATCTTCGTTGTACTCGGGGTGAACGTGTTCGAGCTCGTGCCAAAGTACTATCTTCTTTCTCTTTTCATCGAGCTCGTCCCAAATATCACCACTGACGGATATAATATAATCGGCACCTTCGGTGAAGTGGTGCTCCCTATGATTCGCTACTCTACAGTTGGCGACTTTCGTTGAAGAAATGTTGGGGTACACCTTGATGTATTCTATGCTAACCATAGAGAGTTCAAGGCCCCGGTCGTTAATCACGTCTTCTGCTTTGCTCCGTATCTCGGGGGCTTCCCTGATTTCCTTGCTAGATCTATACATATATAACTAATTCTAAAGGGTTAGTGTTTAATCGTCTTCTCCGATGCGACTAATAGTATGGACACTTTTAGCAGGCATGTTAGTGCCCATAATGGTGTGTTTCAGGTCCCTTCGCTTCTTCATTTCAGCCTGTTCCGAAGGATCAATGCCGACCTCTCGAAGACTGGAACCCGTCTCGATATCAAACGTGTACCTTTCATCCACGTCGATCCTGACTACCCCTCTGTCTCCACTAAGTTGGATTACGATGGAAGAGCGCGGATTGTCGTGGATGATGTCTACAATTTCCTGTTCCATTGTTAGCTGAAGTTATGATTAATAGAGCATGAAATTAGGTTGCGGCTGCATTGGAGGCACCGGAGGAGGAGCAGGAACATGCCGATCATTATTTTTAATCGACCTCTCGAAACTGACGACTTCTTGTATTTCAGTCATTTCTTCGTCAGAAGGAGCCCACTCCATCACATCCTCGATCTCTTCGGGTTTGAAATCGCTAACCAGAAGAAGATTAGCATATATACTTTGTGCCTCGCTCAAATCCTTAATGTTAAGAATGTGTTCTTCGTATTCTGAAAGTTCTCCAACCTCGGGTGGAGGCGGAGGACTGCTAAAAAGCTCTTGCTGATTCATGATTTTACTTTACTAGTGATTCTCTTGTCACCTTCACCACCCCACTCCTTCCCGTCACTCTTCCGGAACTTGTTTCCGGCGTCGGTAACGATCTGGAATTTTCGGATTTCTTCTACGACCTCGAAGTCGGTTTCGTCCACAACGACTCGGTCTCCGACTTCAAGCTCTCGATAATCCTCAATCTCTCGAATTCGAAGAGATTCTCTATCTTCCGGTGGTTTGAAGGTTTCTACGAGTTCGCAATTTTCAATATCGTCTTCCCACTTTTCTTTGGGGGTGATGTAGTAAGAGCCTTCGAAAATGGTGTCCTCGTGAACATATATCACACGGTGTTCTCGAAGTGCTTTTCTCTCTGCAGCATCAAATACTTCTTGCTTCATTCTGCTTCTGGTCTAAGAATTTTTCGTTCATGGTGTCTTTAACATCCGAAATGCTCTCAACATCAATAAACTCACTATCGTCGCCGTACATTTCCGTGAAGTTCTCTTCGGAATTGTTACCTATATAGTAGCTAATAACCGAAATGTCGCTACGGCGGAAGTTCTCTATCTGCTTTTTCGTGTGTTCGAGAGCCGGGTCTCCGGAATAACGAACCCCTCCACTACGAGTAAAGTACGGCATTCCGTCTGAGAAGTTAACGAAGAAGGAATTTCGGCCTTGACTCCCTTCCAAGATCTTTTCTCTCATGGTTTCAAACGCAAGTCCCTCGGGCGTTGTTCCAGAGCCCTCGAAATAAGGGAACACGTTCTTCACGTAGTCCATGGAGTCTCTCGCGCTATCGTAAGCGAGAAGAAGCAAGGGGCGCTTGTCACCGGAAACCTTACAGGTGGAACGAAAAGATACTTGGCATCTGAAGTTTCTGATCATGCTCGATGCCTGAGCGAGAGCAACGGCAGTCTTCACCGCTCGTGTAAACTTCCCCGCTCCGTTCATGGACCCGCTCGAATCAACGGAAACGTGTAGGAAACCTGACTGATACTCTTCAGTCTCTTCGGTGTAGAAGATGCGACTGGAATACCCAATTTCGGCAAGAAGGTTATCGTCGATCTTGCCCTTCCGCTTTCGGGTGTACTTTGTAGTTCTCTTCTCGTCAAAGACTCTGAGCTTGTTACCGAGAATCTTGCCCATTTCAATACCTTCTCGTACCGCATCCTCGGTGTCCGAATTCTTGGAATCTGCGACGGGATCAAGCTTGTCGCAATTGGACTGAAGAAATGACTCGGAGACTCCGCCGACGAAGATAGAAGAGACGGAAACGTCGAAGCTGTCTTCGAAATCCGGCTGCATGGGGATAGCGGAAGAATCGGTGTCGTCGTCAGAATCGTCACTTCCAACTTCGACCTCTTCAACGTCCGAATTTTCGAAGAATTCCACCTCCTCCAATTGCTCAGGATCGATATCATCCCCGGCTTCGCCTTCCATGTGCTCAATCTGGTCTTGCATCATTTCTTCGACGCCTTCCGGAAGACCGCCATCACCGTCGTCACCCTCTTCTCCTTCGTCGGAAGGATCTGCATCGCCTCCTCCAGACTGCCCAAACTTAGGGTCTACGTAGATATCTTCCAAGTGGTCAAGAATGACGCGGAAGATATCACAGGCAACTTCGAAGCTATCGCGACTTGAATCCAGACGGTCGATGTTGCCGACGTCCAAAATGTCGTCGATCTCGCGAAGTCCAGGAAGAGCATCCGGGTTCCATTCGGAGTTAGTGATGTTCGTAACCCGGAAAGCGTAAGAGTTCCAGTCGGGCTTGATGGAGAAGATATCAATGAACTTCTCCTTGACTTCCTGCTCTGGTGTACCGTCGTCCAGAGAATCGAGCGCGTCAGACGCCGCGTCTGCAAGAGAACCGGGGGCTTCCCGAGACTCTCGCAAAAGAACGTCACGAAGGATAGCACCCTTCTCAAGTTCCTCAACTACCTCTTCCCTACGGTCGTCATACTTGAATATCTCGGAAATCTCGTCGCTGTGCCAGTGGGTGTTATACATCTGGATGTAGTAGCCCCAATATCCGGGACGCCTGTTGTATGCCCAATTATCTATCCACCTGTCTTCAACGACGTTCCAAAGAAGATGAAGAGCACGAGAAGCTTGCTCTTCGGGGTCAAGATCTGACTTCTTTCCCGTCTTGTTCTCGAACTCTTTGTACTCGTCGCTCTTTTTGACCTTAGGCTCCATTTTGTCCACAATGTCCTGTGGAACGATACTTCCGTCTTGGAGCTCGTTTAAAATATCAAAGTCCGAAAGAACGACGTGACTCGACTCGTGAAGAGCGGTCCCGACTGTAGAATCGAAGTTCTCTCCGATCTCGCTGGGGATAGTAACAGTCTCTCCATCGGTGTGGGCGTCCGGGCTTCCATCGGAAGAATCTCGAAACTCGACGTTCACGGATCGACCAGCCATGATCCGAACGAATTGGGAAATCTCCTTCTTGGCCGCGATGAACTCCTCGGTAGAGAATCCCTCTTCCGAATCCAGCCCACGCTTAACCGGGCTGTCGTCATCAAGCCAAAAATTGGCGTGCCTTTTTCTACCGTTATATAACATAATGCTATGTCATTTGGTTGGCGAAACGACGATCATCGGCACCAAAGAGATCATCGAAGGCTCCATCAGTGTCGATGATACCCTGAATGACCTTGTTGGCGTACTCTCGACGGGAATCGTCTTCGAAGTAAGGAAGCACCTTCAAGCGAAGAGCTTCGTGAATTGTGTATCCGTCTCGAACCAAAGACGCGACCTTGACGCTTTGGCGAGTTGACACAATGCGGTCAAGAACCGAATCAGATTCAGCTTCGAACCGGATTTGACCTACTACCGCAGCGATATTTTCAAGCTTCTCGTCGTCAACCTCGGGAAACTTGATCTGGAGCATATCGAACTCTTCCTCCTTGTCGAGAATATCGGCCTCGATAACGGAAAAACGCTCCCAAATAGCTCGATCAAGCTCTCGCGCCGAAGTGTACTGAACGCCGACGTTAGCGGTGGCCTGAAAGCTGACGCCATCCGCCACGGGAATAACGTCCTGCTCGTGGGACTCGTCAAGCTGCAGATACCTCTGCTTCTCGTCGAGAACGGGCATCAGAATGTTCCAAGCGTCGGGATTTGCCCTCGTGATCTCGTCAAGGAGAATGGTCGCATTCTCCGTCCGAATGGCTTCGACGAACTTAGAGGGCTCAAATCGGGTGGTGCCGTCTTCGGCTTCGCGGGTGCCAACGAGAGTGGTTCGAGCGTCCTGTGTGGAACCGAGATTGAAGTGATAAAACGGGCGTCCGAGTGCTTTCGCCATTTCGATAACGAGCAAAGTCTTCCCCGTTCCGCTGGGACCCGTAACGATGAGATCGTTTCCACGAAGAGACTCTCGTGCCGTATGTCTCCACTTCAGGGGATCAATCTTGTAATAATCAGGCTTCAATTCTTCGACCTTCTCCTGAAGAAAATATTGCATTCCGTCCACCGAATCCGGAGCCTCTATTAGCTCCGAATTCGAATCTTCGACGGTGGAGACAACATCAGTGACCTTTTCCTGGTTCATGGGGTGAGGCGTTGTTATTAATGACTAACGCAACCCTTTTAACAAACCCGAACTTCATTTGTTTCCAAATCTTCGTCTTCTTCACAAGAGCTTTACATGCCGCGAACGTGATCGGTAGCGTTGGGAAATTCCTTAGCCGCCCTTCTGTAATCACCGAAGACCAGTTCGTCTTCAAGATTCTGTTCCCCTCCCGCCGCGTGTATTTCCACCAAATGACTAGGATCGCGGTCGAAGTTGTCGTAGCCCTTGTATTCTGCGGGGTAGAGAGACTCGTGCCAAATGACGTATACTTTTTGACCGTGCTGAAAGTTTTTCATAGATGCGTAGAATTTAATTAAGTCCACTGAGAAGCCTCAGGTCCGGGCTGGACCGAGACCGAGGATGAATCCCCATATACTTCGACCCGCAGCACGTTCTTCGAGGAATCGACTTTGAACAAGTGATTCTCTATTTCGTCGTTCTGATCTTCGATTATAACGTAAACGTCTCCACCGGGCTCCGCCGTAATGTCGATTGGAGCAAGGATAACATCGCCGGGGTCGGGTTTGTTGATGTCGTTTGAATCTATCGCGTCAATCTGATTCTCGATAAACGTAGCATCCTCGTAATCGAGAGTCCAGATCTCGTTAGTAGTGCTGAGTTCTATCTTCTTAGCTTTGCGGTCGTCACTGGCGGTGTAAAGGTAGTCTTCGTCAACGTCCAGTGCATTAATCGAGTCGTCGTGAATGTTAACGAGCTTTTCCGTTTGATCCCCGGAGTCGTTACTAAATCTCACCTCTCCATTAACCGCACCGGAGTATGCAAACCCTTCGCTGTCGCCAACGAGAGCGGACACGTCGTTCAGATGGTCGGTGAATCGGTTTATCTCGTTTCCATCGGAATCGAGAAGAATAACTTCGGGATCCGGCGATTCGGTTCCGGCGTACACCCTACCACCAGAAGTAGCCGCAACGGTAGTTACTCTGTCGCTGGAAGCTCCAAACAGCCAAGACTGGAGACCAGAAAGACCTACACCATAAACGTCGTTTCCAAAGGCCGCTACCGCAACGTCATCGGTGGTAAGCGTCACGGAATTGATGGCTTGCAGTCCCGACGTAATTCCGGGATCAGAGTCCGGAAAACTCCAAATCCTCTCGCCGGACTTCGTCAGCTTAACGACTCCATTTTCATCGGCGTCGGCAAGAAAAGCGTATCCTACGTTATCGGAAACGGAATCGATAGCGTCACCAGAACCGTAAGTCCAGACTTGGTTTCCATCGGGGTCGATTTTTCTGAATCTGGGAGTCCCAGACCCTGAAAACCCAATGAAAGCATCGAGCGCGTCCGTGCGGCTATCGTAAAAAAGGTGGTTGGAAATGTCGGGACTGCCAATATAAGTGGTAATATCCAGCCTCTCGCTCTCCGTCATATCGACGTTGTAGAGGTAGCTGATCATTGATGCTACCTTGTTGGAAAACTCGTGATCTTGGGCCTGAGGAAACGCCAAGAACTCGAAAAGCTTCACGTCCAGTCCAACGTCTTCGGGGTCCAGGACGATTTCGGTATCTGCGTTCTGAAACGTACCCGTCAAGCCAACCTTTCCTCGATCAAATTCTCTATTCACGGCTCCTTCCGCTTCTCCAGCAGCGGTGTCTATGCCCAACTCAGCGAGAACGAAGTCGTCGGCCCTCGTCGCCTTCTCGTATACCGTGCCATCGGCAAAGTCCGACTCTATTGAAACGTCCCGTTGTGCATTTCGAACCTGCACGTGGACGTTGGTACCCTGCTTGACTTCAAAAACGGGAACGTCTCGGGAAGGAAGCTGGTCCCACTGGAGAAGGATATAAATAGCGCCGTCTCTGGAATCGAAAAGTTGGTCTGGAGCCGTGATGGTGGACGCCGAATTCCCGGACGCGTAGTAGGGAATGGCCTCGTCCGTGTGCTTCGTGAACTCCGAACTGTCGGAAATGAAGTTGATATCGAACTTAGGAACGGTCCAGAGATCGAAATTTTCGAAATCCGTGATTCCACGAGAAGTGAAGTCACCGTCCCGGAACGTACCTGAAAGCCTCTCGAACTCGGAGGAAAGCCGAGAAAGGAGGGTGGCGTCGGTCTTTGGGTTCCAGACTCCATTTTGAAAGAAAAGCTCGAACTCGCCAACGTTCCCACTGTCGTCTTCGACTTCGTAAGTTATGATGTGGTCGGTTCCCGGTCTAGCGGTTTGTGTATAAACCGTGAAATCAATATTAATAATCGGGTCTCCGTTCTGGTTTGTGTCTTGCTGAGAAGTAGCATTTACCACGGGAGAGAACGTGGCTCTACCTCCAGCTTCATCACCGTAAGCCCGGACGGAAAAACCAACCAGAGAAAGTGGGCCAGCATTCGCAAATCCGTCGCTGAGGGAGTGGGTTCTACGAAACTCTATTCTCCCTTGCTGATCCGGAGAAGACGTTTCTCTCGTTTCTTGAGCAATACTGTTCAGTGCCATTCTCGCTTTTTCTATGTCTTAGTGAATGTCATGGAGGCCCCATCCTTAAATTCGACCGTAACTTCTTCCACATCGTCTTGTTCGTCAAATACCCGAGCGACTCCGGGAGAAGCTTGGGACAAATCGGTCATAGAGACTTCCATTGAAGTATCTTCTTCGGTACTAACTTTTACGGTTTCCATTAGTTATTGAGCCGTGTGTTGAGAAATATGAACTCTGGAAAATTGCATGACCTCGTAGTCATGCACGATCCAAACCGGGGCTTCACTTCCACTGCGTTGCCCGGTGTCGATCATAAACAGAGAAGGAAAGGGTAAATCCTCCTCGCTCTCGTGCTGTTCTTCGATCATATTAAGGGCATGATTGAGTCCTGTAATAACCGAGTCGTTACGCTGACGAATTTCATTTTTAGAAGGGAAAGGCATTACGCCCTTTTCTACGATTTGCTCCGTATCCCCGCTCTCAAACCCAGATTGTACCGCACCAGCATAAAGTTCTCGGACTTGATTGTGACTAAAAACGGGCACTTGCCCATAAATTTGAGTATCCATATTTGATCTTTGAATAACCTCTTCTGATTGAAAAGCGTCGATAATTCGCTTTAAGACGTTCACTGTTTGTAAGTATCAAGCCCCATGTTTGGGCCTAGTGAAAACTCGCACTTTCATATTCAATAGCTTCTGCCTTGATCTTGTTCCGCCAATAAGGATGGTCGGCTCTCTTCAACATTTCCTCGGCGTCTCCTACGTGTTTAGCCCACCTATAAGCCCATTTCGAACCTTGAATCTTATCCTTGACGACGTCGGAATCCTCGGGGACCCACACCCCCCAAATAAAAGCTCCCCTGCTATCGGTAGCTATCTTTTCTCTTATATCTTCCTTCTTCTCCTTGTCCGGCATAAATCGGGCGAAATTAGCAAGGGCTTCTTCGGATTCAACGTGTTCAATCATCAATTCAGAGAAAAGGCCAACCGATCTCATCCAGAATACGGCCCCCTCTTCGCTGTTAACGAAGTTAGCAATATAGGAAAGCTCCAATTCTTTAAAGGCTGTTGAGTAGCGTATAGCCAAAAGAACGGGATCATCAGTCATAAGTTAATATGTACCTTCTGTCGAAAAGTCTCTTAGCACGTCCTTTCCTCCGCTGATGCCAAATATCTTCGTACTTTCTGGACATGCCCGCATATTCCATATCCTCGTCGGACAGATCCGGAAGTCCAGAATCCTCCGAAAACCTGACTTCGACCTCGTCGATGTAAGGATCGGTCCAATTTTCCCTTTCCTTCGTGTACCAATTATATATTCTAGCTATTTCTTTCCAATCCTTAAGTCTTTTCTTTCTCCTTTCTGAGAGCTCGTCAGGTGTCTTTACGTGTTTCTTGGGATCTGGCGGGGTCTTCATATGATTTAGTGCAGCGCGTCCCCATTTAACTCTGGTCTCTCGGTCGGGTGGCATCGTTTTTGGAGCGTCGGAAACCCGGTAAGCTATATCGGCCAAATAACCCTCCACATAAAGAACGAGCTTTCTAAACAACTGCTCGTCCATTTCCCAAGACATAGAGCCCGGAGAATAAGAGCTGACATATTTTCTCTTTCCCACACGTCCTATTTTGCGTGAATATTTGTAAAGGACCGAATAGACGAGGAACCTGTAAACCGCGCCTCTGGTGGTGTCCATATTCCTATGATCCAGAAGCCGCTCTTGCAACCAAGAAGCGACGTACCTCAGTACCCTTGAAAAGTAAATGTAATAGTTCATGGCGCTACTCGGCTATTTACAATTGCAAAAAGACGAAAGATCAAAATGCTCAACGAAATCAAAGAAAAGCTGGAAATCGGGGATTACAGATTTCCGCTGGAAATCGACCGTGAAAAAGATCTCGAAACCGATCATAGTCATGTGGGAGAAAAAGCCGTGATAAACGACAACGCCAACGAGATTCTGGCGGACGAACGTGGAAAAGAGGTTAGGATCACGGGTGTTTACAAAAAGTTCGGTCAAATAGTAGCCTATAGAGCTAAGCTCGATGGTGAAACAATTTACGGTCTCAAGAAAGACTTCTACGTTCACAGAAATTATGTTGAAGACGTTCATGCGGACAGCGCTTTATCCTGCAAGATAAAAAACGTTCTCGGCCATTGGCAAGAACAACACGACTATGTTGGCCCTGAATGGAGTGGAGTGGAGCTAATGAACTTCGAACTCGCGAAAGTAGCGAAGGGGGCACATTTGGAAAGCGCTGGGTGGTATGAATACGAAGCTTCGAGTCGTCCCGACATGGATGGAAAAGACTGGAGGCTTTACGTTCCGGATATGAACGGAGCAACGGCAGTAAATTGTCATTCCGTGCTTCACGACAACGTATGGACACTAACGACCACCGTTCATTCTACCAGAGAAGTAGACGAAAGTGAACTCAATTTAATAGGACATGAAGACCATTGGCAACGCACCCTGACTTGGACCATAAGGACGGCAGAAATTCTCGCCACCGATGGATACGAGTACGAAAAGCCAATTAAAGATTTGAAAAAGAGAAAAGCTATCTCGAAGCAATTAACGGAGTATGGTAAAAGAGTGATGCCTCAAGTAGTGGAAGCTTGCAGAAGGGCAACGGGCAAAAACATAGATCCCAACTTTAGAGGATTCTCCATTGGCCTTTCCAAGATGCCTTTAGGCCCCGGAAAAGTTGGAAGGCACATAGGCCACACGGATATAAAGGACTATAGCGTCATTACTATTCATCCCGAGGCTTTAAAACAGGGAGACGAGTTCGTGGAAATAGTAGTTAAGCACGAACTCATACACTATGTACTAAACTATGTCTCAAACCCAACACACAACAACGAGTTCGTGCGAGCGGGTAGAGAACTCGGCATCCCAAGAAGATTCTTGGACTAACCGAAAACCCTGTTCAAATAAATCCTTAAGGTGGCGACCGAAATGGCGAACATCAGCGTGCTAATAAATCCCATCTGCCTGAGGCTTTTTTGTCATCTGTTGCGTTACCTTACACGCGCAAAGAAGGGCTTGGTTTCGTTAAGCCTCTGTTAAGCGAGAAAGAAGAACGTCTTTATCAGTCACTTCTTCCGAAAGTTGTACGCGATGAGCTTCGTCTAAAAGCTCACCGATCTTCGGACCTTCCTCGAACCCGGCGTCCAAAAGATCCTGACCAGATAGCACGGACCTGAGAGGAACGTCGTCGGGCTCCGAAAAAAGAAGAGGGTTCATGCCGAAAGCTCGAACCCCGATGTTGCGAGAGAGGTTCAAGACGTCGAAGAAATCGGCAAGCATTCTTCGCCTCTCGAATTCGGTCATTGTGAAGTCGAGACCGTCGAGAAGCTCCGACGCCCTTCTCGCATCCGAAACGAGCCCATTTGGAAGCTTGAGAGCAACCTGTATATCGTCAAAATCGAGAGAAGTGTTGTTGTTTACGATCACGAAAAAGGCAACAAGCCTCTCGTGAACACCCTCCAAAGCCTCAATCATTGAAAACCAACGAAACACAGGCTCTCCAAACACGTCTTCAAGAATACCAAGATCTACCAGCCCTTCCAGGAACTGACTCGGCCTCTGGTCCTGAAATGCCTTCTTGATCTCCATAAACACGCGCTCTTCGGAAACGTTCTCTATAACCTCAGGGGCCACACTCTCCATCGCGCCCCACTCGTCACTTCTGATATCGAAACCGAACCGGGACGCAAATCGAAGGGCACGAATTACGCGCAAAAAATCTTCTCGGAACCTCCGTTCAGGATCTCCGACCGTGCTGACGACACCTTGATGAATGTGATCCCAGCCTCCAAAGGGGTCGATTACTTCGTCACCATCGAAGGCCATGGCATTGATCGTGAAATCCCGTCGAGCCAGATCTTCTTCTACCGAATCTGCAAACTCCACGGTGGCATTACGGCCATCGGTAGAAACGTCACGACGGAAAGTAGTGATTTCGAATTCTCCGCCGTCTTCCGTAATAGCAGTAACGGTTCCGTGACCAATGCCCGTCTCTACGACGTTCATACCCTCGGCTTCGCACTTTTCCATCGTTACTTCCGGAACGTCAGAAGTGGCAAGGTCAATGTCATCGGATTCTCGACCTACAATGGAGTCTCGAACTGCGCCGCCGACTACATGCACGTCGGACAAAAAGTCGAATCTATCGACCGCATCCTGAACGAGAACCGAAGTGGAATTCATCACTGTTCTTGCAGAGCTTCATCAATGTATCCGAGTAAATCGTCGGCTCGTGCACCGATTATGTCGGTATGACTAGAAAGAGACTGAACGAACCTTTTGGCCCGTTCAACGTCTTCTATATTATACTCGTCATGTTCGGTATGCACCGCCAGATAAGGTCGTGCTAAATCTCTGGCGGGAAATTCTCCCTCAGAGTGCACCCTCAGCCCCGCGATCTCTTCCACAGGAACAGCCAAGTTATCGGTAACACCGAATCTTTTGTCACCTCTACTCATCTTTTTGTAGCCTATTTGGAAAAAGTTTAGCGTAATCGGTTCTGGACGTTTCTCCCAGAATGTATTGATTATAATCGCCATCAGCGAATTCGGCACAGACCTGTCTAGCTACCTCTCCGGTGCCGGATTTCGTCTTAAAATTAAGTTCGGAAACCAGAAGATTAACGACAGGATGATCGCCAATGGAGCCTTCGAATTCGCCTTCTTCAATTTCCTGCTCCACGTGTTCAACTACCTCGTCCCGCAGCAGTTCCAGAACTTCTGTGAAGCTCGAATGACGAGTGGTATCGTTCAAAACGCGGTCATAAATGTTCATTGTTGAAGCTTTGACCTTGTGAACTCGATAGCTTTGTCTCTAGTGATATTTTTCTTTGATTCTTCGCTCTTGATTTCATCGGGACTCTCTTCGAAATAAAAGACTTCAAGCCCACCATCGGTTCCGTATTCTATACCGACTGTCTTCTCGTTGTCTCCGATGAAGTAATTGACCTGAACACCACCTTTGACAAGAGGGAAGATCTCGAAGTCTGTATTTTCCTTCCACGCTTCACCTTCCAATTCAGAGTGAATAGATTTGGCGAGTTCCAAAGCATCCTCGGAAATGGAGTTGCCTTTGCCATGATGCCACCCCTGCTCCAATTTCTCTAAATCGTCAAATGTCGTTCTGTACACGGCGACTGTATATGCCTATTTGTGAAAGTTCTTCTGATAGCGCCTCCACAGTTGGAAACGAACCCGCGACATGAATCTTCATTAGCTTCTCAAGTCTCTGAAAACGTTCACGAGTAGGTTCTTCGTGATCCAGAGGACCAGTGAAGACAACAGTATTCTCGGAGCTCTCGATTTTGATACCACACCAAAAAGCTCCGGAAATATCAGCGTCTTTCTTCATATAAACGACGAGCTTCGAAAATCCATCGTCAAGGTCTGGAGGAGAAGGAATTGCGGCTTCTTTGCGTTCCAGAAACACGTCACCCTCAGTCTCCACGTCTTCGAGACTCATAATGGAGTTCATACGCTCCACCTTGTCTTCGAAAGACATTCTATCTTTCGAATCGTATCCCGGCCCGTAATCGTCGGGAATATCGTGGTCGTTCATGGTTCTCATAAAATTAGTGTTGGTTTACAGTTCGTAACCCTCTTCCGAATCAACCTTAATCGGATCGTCACCTCTTGCGTATGCTACGGCTTTTTTCGCCTCTCTTAAACCGCAAGTACAATCCTCTTCGCTGCCAGAAAGGTCCCGAAGTTCCGGAGGCCCGGTTTGCATTAAGAGCTTGTCGCACGTGTCTGTATGTCCACGTTTCACCATATCTACGCACACTCGATAAAGACCGGGAGCAGCGTCTTGTAGGTTGGGGAGATCACTCACAATATATTAATTAGGGTTGTACTGCCTTTCGATAGAACCTTTGGGAATGATGATTTTTTCGTAGTCGTCCGGAGAAAATCCAACCGGAAAGTAAAAGGACCAATACACGGCCTCGTCCGTAAGCTCGAATTCGTGTTTCGAGATTTTCGGCTCCGTGGTGTCGGTCTCCATGATATAAGCATCGTTAGCATAAACCGACCTGCCGTGAATACCTTTAGGAGTATCGACATAGTAATAATATTTCTTAGACCCCGACACGCTACCGATGCCGAGAAAGAAGTTTCCCTCAGTCTCCATATTATTGCTCAAGGAGACCAACTTGTTCGTTTCTACTGCCTTCTCAAAATCATCGGGACTCGTAAGAAACAGTCCCGAAAACATGGCGAATACAAGACCCACCATGGTTCCGAGAAGCCCGAAAGCCATGGTGGACTGTATCACCCTATCAATATCTCTTCCGACGAAGTAGCCGAAGATAGAGCTTGAGATAAAGAAAAGAAAAGCAGTGACCATGTTCTAGATCAAATTAATTAAACGAGTCCAGCTTCGTTCCAACGCTTCGCGGCTTCGAGATCGGATTTGCCGAACTCCTCGCGCAGCACCTTGGTAACTACGGAGTCGATTTCATCCATAATTTCCTTTCCGGCATCGTCGTGAATACCACTGACGGATGCGTCGATGAAGTTGTCGTCCAAGTAATCCTGCAGCCACCAGTATGCAGTTACGGGCATGTGGGTGTCTGCGCCGGAGTGGAACCGTGCCATCCTCCAGATGTACTGGATGAGCCCGTTGTCGTCGGGCTTGCTGGCACGAAGACCATTATCGATGTTACCGTAAGGCGCGATGCGACAAGCGATCTCTTCGGTATCGGGCAGAGAGAATTTCATGGCGTGTGGTGGTTGGTGTTTCCCGTCTGATGCACCCTTTTACACGCGCAAGAAGGAGGATCGTTTCGTTGATCGTGTGAAGGCTTTTTGAAGCTAAAGTTCTTTTCTGTACCAATCAATGGTACTCTGAATGTCAACGTCTTCCAGATCCGTTAACTTCTCTGTAATGTCTAGAACATCCTCCGAAAGCTCTCCCTTCTTGTATTTCAACCACAGCGTCATACGATAGGCGAGATCTGGACGATCCAAGGTATACTGGAGAAAATAGTCCAGAAAATCTACGGCAAACCAGTACGTGAGAAAAGACAAAACGAAAAGAACGATCACCCAAAAGATGACGCCCCCAACGTAAAGCGAAGTAGTAATCATAACATACTATCGGTGATAATTAGCATCGTACCAGATTCTGTAGTTTCCAATTTCCCACCCTCTCCTAAATCCAACATCGGTAGGAGAACGGCCTACACGAGTCTTGCTTTCGGTTCTCGTAGCTATCCTTAAACAGGCGGGAATTTCGAACTTTCTCCGGTGGAGTTATGTCGCGTTTCATAGTGAGATAATAAATCCTACAACAGCGCCACCGAGACCTTCTTCGTCGTGTCCGAACACTCGAATCAAGGGTTCGCTAGTCAAAATGTCGTGGAGGTCCTCATCGCTGTCGTATCCGCCTCGGTACACCCTAACTTCTCTACTTTGCTCGTCGGGTCCGTGTGGCGAGACTTGAATCATGAAGGAACGCCTTCCGTAGTCCGCTTGGAAATCGTAGTCCATGACACGCGGAATCTTGAAGCCAAGATAGTCGGCAACCTTATCCGCTACTTCTTGAGTGCTCTTCTGAAACTTGTCCATTGGTGAAGTTGGTAAATGAAGAAGAAGCTATTGAAGTTCTACTTCCACTATTCTCGCGTCTTCCTTCTCGACCCGGTTCAGGTACCCGGCATCTTCGCGACTCCAATAACAACCAGTCTCTTCACGGGCGAGAGGTACGGTTTCTCCAACCTTGTCGCTGTACCACATCATAGAATCGGAGCACCGTTCGATGAACAACATTGTTTCCTTTTCGTCGTCGCTCATACCTTCCTCGTCTTCCGGAACTTCGTCAATAGAGAGCATGACCCTTCGGTCATCGTCACCTCCGGAAGGCAAAGTGCCAATCAAAGTCTGGGCATGAGCAACCTCCTGCGCCTCGGAGTGGCAACCGTCGTAGCTTCTGATTTCGCCGTCTTGGATACAGAGGAGGAACTTGGTGCAATCCGTCTTTTCGGGATTGTGTTCCACGACGAGATCGTGAAGGTTGATCGGAGCTTCATGCCGTCGATGATGCTCGTCTCCAGCTTCGTCGGCTTCTCGGCCACAAAGGGGACAGAAGTTGACTTTCGTTTCGTGCTTCTCGGTAAAGAGAACCATTTGGCCCTCGTCGTTTGTGAAGCACTTGACGTCGTCGTTGATGCAATAATGTGACATCCTATCGTTGATCGTATTTGATAGCATCTTGAGCAAGTCTGTCGGCCTCTCTGTTCCAGAAACCTTCGAGACCTCCGCCAACGCGATGAGCCTTAACGTGTTGAAATTTGAGTGCGAACCTCTGGTTGCCATAGTACCCACAAATCCGGTCGAGTTCAGTCTGGAAGTCGTCTCTGACGTCGGGGTCTCTGCCGTCTCGAATAGACTTCACTACACTCATAGAGTCGGTTTTGACCTCCATGAATTCCGGACTAAACTTCTCTCCCGCCAACCTGAGGCCGAGATAAATAATCCGGGCCTCGGCTGCATTAATGTCGGAGATATCGAACACCCTTTTGAGCTTCACGGTCTTGCTGCCATAAAAGATGATGGCCGCGCCTGCACCTCTGTCGTTCTGAGGCTGATAAAGGGCATCAGTGAAGATTGTGCAGTCTGGATCTCTCTTGTATGACATGGGGGGGGTCGTCGATATTTCGACCGGGGATGCATGGGATCTCGCTCGCGAAGTACCCTATCGAGGGAAGCGGACTTCGCGAACACCCCATTTCTTAAAGCAACTCGGATTCAGCCCACTTTCTCATCTGCTCAGCCTCGGAACCCGCGCTGTTGTGTCCGCCCCCTGTCTTCCAGGCTTCATAGAGATCTTCGGGAACCTCGGTGCCGAAACGCTCCCAATGCTCTCGGTGGAGGTCCATCGGCAAACCATCGCTTCCGTAGCTTCCGGAAACGGTGTAGGTGTGGCCACCGATTCGGGCTTTACCCATCATAAAATGACCGACCTGCTCCATCGCGACCTTACGCACCAGTCCCCGCAGAAGACCGTGCTCTACCTTCATCACGTCTTCTGGAGTAGCGAGAATCAGAAAGTTACCCTGAGTATGCCGCTGGGTTCCGTCGCGGTCGTAGCGAGTGTGGGAATCGTCGTTTCCGATGTACATGATAACATGCTGGTTGGTGAAAAGTGTCGCGGAAAATTCAACACCGACGAAGATATCAGGTTTCAGATCTCCAAAGAGCTTCATGGGACTTTCACACGGTCCGTGCGCACGTGTACCAGACAGCTTACAAAACAAAAAGCTTGCGCATACATGCTCAGTGCGTTTGCACGGATGCCTGAGCGCTTGCGCTTCTTTTTTTTGTGTTTTTTGGTTACTTTTTTATATTTTTTTTATAGCTCGTGAACTTGAACCCATAGCTGTTCAGCTTCACGGTACTAGCGCGTGTGCACGAAGTTCTTCACGGAAGCTTAAAGAAACACGGGTATTCCTCAGGTGTTGAAGCTCGTGTACTCAAATTCACCAACCAACCCCGGTCAGATGGAAACGGTAAAGTGGACTTTCGAGAATAGAAATGGGGAAGTCGCCAAAGACGGTGAAGACCTTTTCACTATCGAGTCAGAGAAGAAAACACGAGAACTTGCCGTAGCATTTGGCGCTTCTCGGCTCATCGGACTCGACGAGAACGGAGATATCAACGAAGTCATAGACTTGGACTAATATGGATACACTTGACGGCATCCTGTACTTCGAAGTCAACGTTCCAGACGAGTACTCGAATGAAGAAGCGAGAGAGTACCTTCATAGAGTAGCAAATATCGTCGAAGAAACGGACTTCGAAGACGAAGTTATGATTCTCGACGAATCCGTGACCCCAAAATTTCTTCCGGTAGAAGGTATAGAAGAGACGAAGAAAATTCCCGTCGTACCTCACACCGTCGAAGGGGACGAGCTTAAAGAAATTATGACCGATTGAACTCGGTTAAGCTGTAAAGGGGATCTCGAAGCCGTAGAACTCGTGACGGCGAGAGGGCTCGAAATAGTCTACACCATCAATGCTCTGAACGATTTCAGAGTTCCACGCCACGTTTTCTACCCTCTTCTTTAGTTCTTGCGGGGTTAGCCTGGAACTTTCCATGTCCCTTTCTGAGATTTCAATCACGGCCTGATATCTACCGCTTCTTCGATCTATGGGGTCCGTCGAAATGTGGGCATCAACGACGCCTCGAAGCTCTTCACCGAGATAATCGATAAACGTTTGAGCTCTGTCTTCCGGATCAGCACGGAAGTCGTGCTGGGGACCGAGTTCATTCACTATGACCTTTCTTGCTTCCTCTCGGATGATTTTGACGAGTTCCGATTCTGGTACCTTCATTATAGTATTTCGTAATCTTAGTGTTCAAACGTAAGTATAAGCTATGGATGACGACGTGACCATTATGGTCAATCTTAATCACCCTTGCTACGGAATCGACGTTCAACGAGACGTGTCGGAGTACGACGCGCAGATGATGGAACGTCAAGGCTACATTCGCCTCGAAGAGCTTCGAAAACTGGCAGGGGAACACAAGAACGATATCGATCTTTCGTACTGACAAGAAGGGGCGGTATTCAGGGCTTCCTTGATTTCAAAGCGGCAGCGAGATATCTCAAAGACCGATACGTGCTTGTAAAGCTCGTGTGAACATCGAAACAACGTATGCCGTCTCGTGTTTGATTAAGTGCATTGATTTTCAACAACCACCACCAAGGACAATGCAGATTGATCTTCACGAAATCAAGCGAAACGGAGACGACAGGAGAGACGTAATGGTCGCTAAGGAGGCTCTCGAACTCGCCCTGAAAGCGGAGCGGGGTGAGAGCCCGGTCGGTAAGATTAGGGCCAGAATCGTGGACAAACGGCACAGCAGCAGGATGGGGGGAATCCGGCTGGGCCTCAGAAAGTTCTCCGGTCACGGAGAAGTGACCCACCGCGCCCTGAAGTCTACAACCTTCGATTCTTCGGAGCTCGTGGAGAAGTACGACGAGCTTAAGGAGATTTACGAAATGAAGAAGGAGCGCCACAAGAAGGCGCAGAAGCGGAAGGAGAAGAAAAAGGATAAGGCTGAAGCCATCTTAGAAGAAATGAAAGAGGTCGTTGAAAATGTGGATGGCCTGGAGGAAAAGTTCGGTCGTATCCGTGAGTACAACTTCGGAGACGAAGATATTCGGATTAAGGCCAACTCCGACCACAAGGGGGTCAGTCTTAATCTGGACAATCTTACAATCGATCAATTTGCGCGGATTCTCGATACCTTGATCTAGTATGGGTTATTTCATCATCCTCCTTTCCGTTCTCTCCACTCTCGGCTTCGTGGTTGGTATCTACGCCGTCTGGAAGTCGGGGGTAAAGGAGCAGAATAGAGTGACAGGTGGCAAAGGAATAGCAATTGGGGGAGTAATAGCCATAGTGTTCGGAGTCTTTTTGCTGGTGGCTTCTACCCATGAGATGCGAAATCTCCACGATAGGATAGACGAAGCGGCCACAGATACTACTACTTCTCAAAATCAACAGATCAAGAACGAAACAGAGTAATGGAACTTGAAGGAAGAATTGAATACATTGACGGTCCGCCCATCGGCATCGATAGAGTGGACGTGGACCAGTGTTCTACCGGACCTGGAGGCACGGTTTATATCAGAGACGAAGACAACCGTGCCAAAATCCTGGCATCTTACACCTACACGGAAGAGAATGCGGAGCTTATCGCTACCTCCTTCAAGGTGGCAAAGATGGCGCGAGACAGAGGGTACGACCCCCTCGAAGCTGTGAAGGCTCTCCCTGCACTTCTTGATTTCGTGGAAACGTTCCATAGTTTTGAATTCGGGGTAGACGACCCGGAGTCGTTCCAGGGAACTATCGAAACGTCCATAGACCTTCTCAACGAGATCAGTCAATCGTGATTACTCCAGGACCTTGGCACTACAGAGAAGTTCCGGGCGGCCATTACGTGTCTTGTGAGACCGGGGTACGGCCTCCGAACGACGTCGTGATCTGCGAACTCAAAAACACGTCTGGGCATGATGCCGAGGACAATGGCAAGGTCATAGAAGCCGCTGGAAATGCAGCTAACGCGATGGACGAAGACCCCGTAGAGGTATTTGAGGCCCTTCCGGATCTTTTGGAAGCGATGGATACTGACGTTCCGGCCTCTGCAGCGGAAATCATGAGAGAAGCCGCCGTTCGCCATCCGGGTAAAAAAGGGAAGGACATTCTTTACAATCTCGCTGATAAGATAGAATCTTTTCTCGATGAAGAAGGTTGACCAAACCAAACTCATTGACGACCCCGGAACCGGAGACTGCTTTCGTGCTTGTGTGGCATCGGTGCTAGAACTTCCGTTGAGAGCCGTCCCTCATGTATGTGGTGACAGGCTTCGAGGGTATGAAATTGAGCTCAACGGCTGGTCCGTCGACAGTTGGTTCATGAACCTCAAGACTTGGGCAAAGCTCGTGGGTCTTGATACCGAAATCGTGAAGAGCGTTGAAGATTGGAAGGGCAGAGACATTAGGGGGAACCACGTTATAGCTTCTGGTCCGAGTCCAAGAAGTCCCGAAGACACGCTCCATGGAGTCGTGATGGACACGAACGAAAGCATTGTTCACGATCCTCACCCTTCGAGAGCGGGGATAGAAAAGGTGCAAGACTACACGCTGTTCTTCGATATCGACGAATCAGTCCACTCACCATAACCATGCCACACTTTCGTAAAGGAGACACGGTTTCTACTGACAAGGCTCCAGAACCTCCAAACAACTTGGACCTTGAAAGCGTTCCAATGCGGGGAGAGGTTCTCGCCACTTACGGTTCTCAGGTTCTAGTAGACTTCGGAGAAAACGGAGAACATTACATGCCTAAAGAGTGGTTCATGGAGGTTACGAAATTGCGAGAGATCATCGAGGGAATGTGGGCGCACGCCAAGGTCACGGAAGCGAAGTCGGACAGAGTGGAGTTTGACCTCTATGGTGCTCACTACAAGGTCATAGAAGATCCGCCAGGAGTAACAATACTTTCATCTTCGAACACTGCAAAGCTCATTCAAGAAGCAATAACCTACGTTTATGAACAAGATTGATTTCAACGACACTCGGCTCTCGAAGCTCGACCGCAACCAAATCCAGAAGCTTGTGGGGCGGAAAGCCCTATTCAAGCCTGATCTTCCGGGTAGTCCCATCGAAGGCACTATCAAGTCCGTGTCGCCTTCCGGGAATAGGATTAACATTCAGTGGGAAACCAGAAGTTCTGCTACCTGGACGGGGGTTCAAAGCATTAAGTTTCTCGAAGTCCTCGATCAGCCAATGGATCCCATCAAAGACATTGGTTCACTCCAAGAGCTTTCACGATGATGAACAGGTTCGAAACCCTAGTAAAATCTTTGAAGCAAGCCACGAACCAGAAAGAGAGAAACGAGGCACTCCGTGAGGCTGGAAAGGTGTTTCCAGTTATCATATTCGAAGACGACACCGTGCTTTCTCTTGCGATTTTCGACACGCGCTCCGATAGAGAAGCCGAGATCCACGAGCATGGAGGTGTGCACGAGAAGAAGTTCGTGGACGCCGAAGAATTTGAAGACCTTGTGGGGCACGAACCCGGCGTAGAGCACGTTTCTCCTCTCGGAATTTAATACGGCCTTCACACGCCCGGATGAAACCCGGTGTTAAGACGTTCCGTTCAAATCCATGCACTAGCTTTTGAAAGAGTGAAAAGGTGCCATGAAAACGCCGAGTACTACGCCTTTGCAAATGTTGACTTCCGCTCAATTCTGTTGGGCTCGAACGTTCGACAGGTATCGTGCATTGAACCTCACGATTTTGGGGAAGCCCAAGATCAGTGACGCCAAAATCGAGTACCTCACGAACGGAACTCGTCCTTCTCGATAACAAACCACCCCAACACAGTGCCTACTACTACCACAGAAGACACTTCGACTTCACTTCCGCAAATTTCCGTTGATCGATACCATTCTCTTCGTCGTAGGGTCGAAGCCCGACTTCCTGACGCAGAAACGGCATTCAATAACCATTCCAAGAGGTATGGGGTAATCGCCGCTCTCGACGTCAAGCTGTCGGACGTGCGACAAGCTCAGGGATACGACGAGTACACCGAGACCATTCGGCAAGCGGTGTCGGATCAAATCAGTGAAGCGGAAAACGGCCTGTATTATAACATTCACCTACAAAACTTCGAGAACGCAGTAGAGGCGCAACGGCAAAAGATCGAAGACGACTCCATTAGAAACCATACAATTTCCGACCTTGAAGACGAGGAAGAAGCTTACAAGAAGGGCCGTTTACACGCCCTTAATGCCGTCATGTTCTGCGAAGAGCTCATTGAGGAACTGAAATGACTTACTACAGAAACAAGGACAGACACAAAGAAGTCTTTCGGATTTCAGAAAGTGGTGAAATTTCGAAGCGGGTCGTAGACACCGAAAAGAAAGACGGCGAGATTCGTACCGTCTTCAAGTATTACAACAGCGGCCAACTCAGATACCACAAGCTTGATTCTGCGGACGAACTCGAAGAAGTGAGTCCAGAAGAGGTCGGGACTCACAAGCAGCTTGTTAGCAGCGTTTGAACGGGTCGATGGAGAGGTGGCGCAGTTGGAAAAGCGCATGGGGGCTCTCCCAACACTTACCGCCGACTAGCTATCGACACTTGGGGGTGTTGTGAACCTTACTGCCACGAGGCGTTGGGTTAGCTACCACGACGGCACTCGTGGTTCGGTGGGAAAGTGCCACCGGGCGTGGATTCAATTCCCACCCTCTCCACTCTATATTGCATCAACGATCTACAACCAGTCAAATGTCCAGCGTCCATCATGCCGGGGGTCAGAAGGGTTGCTTGTTAGGCATTGTCGTTATTGTCGTTTTTACCATCCTTACGCTCGTCACCGCGTAAGATCTTCACACGTGCTTCACACGCGCACGGAACCCGCATGCATGAGGCGCGTTAAAGAAGGTGCAATTATCTTTCACCAACCACCGCTTTACGCCATGAGAGGTTCTATCCAGGACACGTTGCCGAAAACGGAACTTTACAACGCCATGCAGGGTCCCGAGACCGGAGACAAGTCCGGTGCCGACGAAGGATGCTGCGTAGCGTGCAACCGCGAACTCGCTGACCCTTCGTTCGACGTTTGCGACGAGTGCGCGAAGAAGCTCGATGGCAACCCCGATTCGTCTCCGAAGGCCGGAACCAGCGTTGACGGGTACGACCCCAAGGACGTGGTACGGCTTCGGGAAGCTAACAACGCCCACAATGCAGCCGAAATCTTGGCTTCGATGATTCGGGACAAGTTTTTGATGGACGACGAGCACGACGATTTGGTGCGAGTCGTGCACGGGGAAGACCGGAGCAGTGTCGTTTGGCCTTCGGGTCCATTCGAGTGGACTTTGGACGTCACAGACGGTTACGTGATCGGTTCCACCGAGTTCGCGGATACCATGGGCCGCTCCAGTTCCGAGGTCTTTCCCGTTGACAGTGCGCACCTGCACGTCGAGCCTTACAACAACGTTTCTCTCTGCTTTTACGACAATTAATTCATGCAGCAGGACTTCCGGTCTTTACTTGTAAGCGAGGACGGAGCGTGGAAGGAAGACGCTATTCGCGATCTCGACGAACGCTCCGTCCTTGAGTGGATTAAGGCGAGGGTTGTGGGTCCGCAGAAGGATGGGTTCGGTCAACCCGGTGATAGGTGGAATCCAGAACATCCCGCCGACAAGTTCTTTCATCTTGCCTCCAAACTTCAAGACTGGAGACAATACAGGATTGACTATCCCGAGTTCTCCGAAGTCCTTTACAACGCTTCCGCTACGTTCCTGGAGCAGTGCGACAGAGAGAAGGTGGGGTATCGAGATATGGCGGCGTTTTGCTGGCAACTTGCAGCCAGCGCAACTTACGTCAAGGACCCCGAAGCCGCACGGAATCTGGTGAACAGGTACCGGAATCTCGTGCTGTCCGAGAAGTTCTCGTGGTGGCCCTTCGACGACATAGGCTGGACGAAGGGAGTGACAGCGAAGAGTTCGGACACAGATATCGAGCTCAACGTGCACAACATGCTCCAGCGTGCTCTGGTTCGGTTGCAAGCCCAGACTGGAAAGCGTGGTGACGACGCGGAGCTTGTCGAGCACTTCGACAACTACGACGCCCGTACCAAGACGTTCGTTGAAGGCTTCACGGGCAAACTCGCGTTCTGTGGGGACGTTCCGGACCGAGACTGGATCAATGCCCACGAACCGTTCTGGAACTTCTACAGGATGTATGCAAAAGAGGCCGGAAGCTGGTCTTCGAGGGCCTTGAACAGAATCGTGAGACAAGCTTATAGCTTCCCATACATCGTGCGGGATCCCGATTACCACGAAGAGACCATAAAACGTCTCGCATACGAAATCAGAATTTGCAAATTCAATAGCCTCAGAACCGGGTGGAACCGCGAAGACGTTTGGGAGGAGATTCGAGAGGGCATCGAAGAAAACCTTGAAACCTACAACGAGTACGACAGGCGCGGTCAAGAACCGCTCTCGCAACGAGAGTTTTGGCCGATGCCGGAAGACATTGAAGACGTTCCTGCGTTAGACCGTTCATAACCACCACCAGAACCGTGTCTCAAGACTGGTACATTTCCGAAGAAGACAAGTGGGGATTCACCGAGATCTTTGACGGGCCGTTCGAAACCGAACACGAAGCCATCCGCGAAATCGAGAGGATGGAGGAGGACGACCCGAAAGCGGCGGAGAACCTCTTCGTCCAGCAAGGCGACCACACCATAGACTCCTTTTACGAGTAATGCCTAACGTAGCGAAAGAACTTGACTACAGCGCCGGGGTAGCGAAGGTAGAAGGCGAGCCCGTCTTTATCGAGTGCGAAGACGGCTACAATCTTCGCATTCCGACGACGAAAGAAGCAGTGCGTCGTTACAACGCCTTCGAGCCCATGAAACGTGCCTTGGAGCACTTCGCCGCTGGAAATGAGAAGCGTGCACGGACGCTTATGGAAAGGGCAGAAGGCGTAGACTTTTTCGACACTAATAACAACAAATGGCCTCCAGTGTAATGGGCATTCCAGCGCAGAAGCACACGAAACCGGACGATCCACCAAAGGGATACGAGCGCAAGTGCGAAGGTAAAGTTTCGAAGTCGGACTTGATCTGGAGCACGTCGGAACACAGGTATCTTCCCGCTAAAGAGTTTAGGGTCGAGGGACTTCCCGTGGACACCTTTTGGGGAGTCGCTGAAAGAGCCCCTTCATGAGGTCTTGACGAAACAAAGGACGTTTTTGAAGCGTGTAAGCTCTTGCCAACAGATTTCACAACTAACCACCAACAACGCTATGAACAGGCAAAAGCTCATCAGCGAACTCGAACGCGCTAACACCTTCTACGGCGAACAAGCGGAGGAAGCTTTCGAAAGCGGAAATCGGGAGGAGGGCATCAAATACGGCCACATGGCCGACGCCCACGGAGAAGCGGCAAAAGCCCTTCGCAACGGTCGTAGCCGCAAGTACGTTAACAGTCGCTGGAATGGTATTTTAGACTTTTAGATGTGAAAAGCTTCGACGACAACTATAATCACATGACTCTCGCAGATATAGACAAAATGGGAAAGAAATCCCCTAAGCCCAAGTCGTCGAGCGAAATTTCGTTCGTGCAGTCGGTCCCTTACGACTTCGCGTTCATTCCGATTGGACTCTTCGTCACCGGGATACTCGGCACAGCGTTTGCCGCGTTTTATGGAGTCTCGGTGGCCCTCGTTCCCATAGCCGTTTTTGCCGCTGTCTTTTCGTATTTCGTAGCCCGTCACAACAAGATAAACGAAGTCGCGGACAAGCTTCCACACGAAGTCATTGACAACTTCATGCTATGGGAAGAGGGCGACGAGATTCGTCTCGGAGTCGGGTCAAACCACCTCAGTCTTTTCTACCAAGGCGTTTTGGAAAGCGGGCTCCTCGTCTTCGAAAGGGAAAGAGACGGCGGAGAACAGGTGCTTTCGGCACGCGTTTTCCGCTTCATGCGACACGAAAACAAGTCTTTGCGGAGACGAAGGGCGGAAGACGTTAGGACCGACAAGGTCGGAGGCAACTACAGGAAGTTCGTGCAAAGCGCCCAACAAGAGCTCCAATCTCTCACTAGCGACAGTCAAATAGACACAGACGGCGAATGGAATCGCACAAGTTCGAAGACCTCGGAATCACAAAAATCGACTCGGGCCTCCGAGACCGGGTAATCTTCACTCATTGAAACCAGTAGAGTAGACAAAAAAGAGTACGAGCGCGTGGTGGAGGGCGACGACCCGGCACGTGCACTTTCCAACCGATTCTTTTCATCTAATCAGTAACGTCTATATGCCTACAAAGCGCGAAATCTACAGGCTCGATCTCCCTGGCACCCACCTTACGAACTGGATCGTGGACGAAGCGGCGAAAACGGTCCTGCCTCCAATGATGCCGATGGACAACGGCGGGGTGGCAATCGTCGATCCCGAAACCGTTCTCGAAGGCTTGGAGAAGATGCACGGAGGTCCGTTTCAGGCCCATTTCTCGGTGCACGAAGTCGAAGAGGCGAAAACCAAGATTCGGAAAGAAATCGACGAGCTTCCCGAAGACGTCGACGAAGTTGAATATGTTACAATGCGATAACAATGGTCATTGAAGTAGAAGACGCCGAAAAGGTCCGGTATCCTTGGGAACTCAAGGAAATGATGATCTGGACATCGGGTTCTCGCTTTCAATTCGAAACTTCGCGTTCGGCAAGGATAGAAAGCGCGATCCTCGATTGGAAGTCGGGAAACCTTGTCGTTGACCTCGGGAACGTCGAACTCTCGTTCTCGGAAGACCTTATGGACGGTCTCAGATACAGGGTCTCCCAAATTCGCGACAAACACAGCGAACTGGACGCCGTTTCAATGCCACAAGACCTTTTAAGTCAACGATGAACAACATTCAAAACCGAATCAACGAGGCTCGACAACGCAATCCCACAGTCGACTCTTGTTTCCGTAAGGTACGAGAACGGCGCGACTCCACGATGCTTCGTGGTTCCGACTACGTGCGTGCACTTGAACTCGCCGTCGTTGAACTTGAGGAACAGTACGCGGATCTAAAAAAGAGGCATCTTGAGGCTTCGGAAAAGGGCATGGAGCCGATCAACCCACGCACGAAAGATTAGGGACGTTAATCGGAAGCGACAACGCCCGTAAAAACCCTAGAACCTATGAATATTAGTCCTCACACGCAACCAAAGTTATGGAAATTGAGCACATGACTGAGGTGATTCTGGAAGACGGAACCACTTCCTACGAAACGTTTCGAACTCGCGTTGAACCGCCCCCCGCTCCCCGGTCGTTTGACCATCCTGACGAAATTCAAGACTGGTTGGAGTTGAAAACGACGCTTATACCGAGCCGCCACGTTTCGGACGTATTCGAAATCAGTGACTGCGTGAGCACTGATCCGGACAGGATAGAGCGATTCCCCGAACGGACACCAAACCACGAAATCGGAGAGATCTCCGAACTTCTCCTTCCGTATTATGACTTAGATGCATAGGGACCTTCAAGGTATCTCGCGTCGTTGTGCTCCTGTTTCTGGTCTTTATAACATAGGGGTCGCGTGCGACATAGGGGGGGTCAACGTGTCGAATCTCAATCCGAGCACCCCCATGGTAGAAATTTACCCTATCGAGGGAAGGACTCTCTCGCGACCCCCCATGTTGCTCGCGAATACTACACTATAACCAGTATACTACTCGCTCCATGTTCATAACCGTGCCGTGGGATGGAAGAAAGGTGGTGTTCACGCTATTTGCGATGTTCATGGCGTCCGCCGTCTCGGTGCTTTCCGAAGATGGGAAAGACGCTTCGATTTAATGTCCGTTAAAACTCGAAAGACAATGAAAAGCAGCTTTTGGAAAACCGCTCTCGTCGGCGTTCTCGCGCTTGCAATCGGCGTCGTCGGCTCTTTGGAAAAGAGGCCCCGAGAAACCGAAGTCAGGTTCTTTCGCAACGTGGACCCGGACCGAACCGTGGCCCAAGTCCTGATTCGCGGCAAAATGCGGCCCGGTTATGGAAACCGAGTAGACCTCGTGGAAGTTGGCTCCGACCTGAAGCCGATTACGGGGGACACGCTCCGGATCTGGGTCCAGCACTACAGGCCCGGACAGAAGAAGCAAAGAGCACGGCTGCTTCGAAAATCGGCGGAGTACGACCTTTTGGTTCACTGCTACCCGCAGGACGTTCCGGCTTCAGTCACGAACAAGAACGTGTTTCCGAAAGCCAAGAACTTGATTCACGTTTACCCGCTGGTCAACAGCGACTACACCGCGATTGCGAGTTCGGAGTCCGAAGTCTTGAACTTCATGACGGCTCGCCAGATGTTGGAAGAGCCTTAACGACGGAACGCGGAAAGTGTCCGAGAAATCCAAGGAAAGGCCCGGAGAAACGCTCTCTCGGCCTCTAGCTTTGAGCAAACATTCAAGCACCGACTTTCATTTTCAAACAAAAAAGAGCTTATGAACCGACCACAACTTTTCGAGCGAAGCGTTGACGTTCTCGTGGAAGCCTACTTTAACGACACCTTGCGTCACGGAGACGACTGCGCCTGTGCTGTCGGCAACCTTGTGGCTGCTGAGCTTCATGGAGCCTCGACGGAAGCGGACAGCATCTTGGAGTGGCCGAACCACAGCGACGGCAAAGGCTGGTACGACTCCATGACGGACTACAAGTACGAAGAAAGGGAGGTCGAGATCGCGGAGCCGCTGGACTACGACAACGACGAGATCGTCGCAATCGAGGATGCCTTCGAACTTGCGTGGTTCGACGAAGATCTGAACGAGAACGCCGACAAACGTTTTGAAGGACTGATGAACGTTCTCGACGTTCTGTTCTATATCCACGACGTCGAAGACCAAAGCGTCCGCGAAGCTTCTCGAAACAGGTTCGCAGCTGCGTAATGGGCTGCGATATCCACTTTCACGAGGAGTTCAAGGTCAAGTAAAGGCGGCGTCCGATACGTGCTCGAAGACGGAAGGAGCAGAACGAGGGCGAAGCCCAAATCTACGACATGCTTCACGTAAAAGAAAAGATCGAAGATGAACAGCGCTACTCCACAGTTCAGGACGGCGAACCTTTGTCCCGCTGGAAAGGAAGCGAAACAGATGTGGCGAGAAATGGAGGAGAGAGGTCAACTAAGACAAACCGATTTCGTCAAGCCACTTGGCGGCGGTCCTTCTCAAGTAACCTTCACCGATCCACAATGACTAATCTTCGAGCCGCGTTCTGGACGCATATCGACGGTTTCAACAACGAACCGTGTGCCGGGTGGGGCTACAACGACCCTACCCAACTTATTTTTCACATCGATTGAGGACACAGGCCGCATGCTCAGGATCTTGAACAACGCCCGAACCGACCGCATCGTCAAGAACGCTACCTCGATGCGGTCATAGACAGACTCAAAGATGAGCGATAAAGACGACAAGCACAACACAGCGTGGAACATTCGAATCTCGGACCCTCTTCTCCGTCCCGGCCTTGAAATCGAGGCTGGTCCCGTGAGCGAAGACTACGTGGTGCCCACGGTCCGAAAAGGGCTGGAAAAGGTCCGCGAGATCAACAACGACGAATGAAAATTTTGTAACGCTGAACGGAGCTTTGGTTTCGCGCTCGTCGCGTGCAGGAACGAGGATTAGTATTCAAGTCAAGCGGCCCGAAGAGGGAGCGACAGAGCGCGAAGAACGACAAAAGCTCGAACTGCTTAGGAGACTGAACAGAATTCTGAGCTTGGACCATAGAGCGCCGCAAAGTCCGCAAGTTCTGGTACGCGGGACTCGGGTTTTGGTTATCGAAGCCAACGCAGTCTCCAGCTACGGCAAGCTCTCGGAAGGCGGCTCAGCGTCCGGGAGCCCGACGAGACCAAAGCGTTTCTGCAGGACTACCAGCGCAGAGCCTTCGAGCATGAGTCAACGCACGGGCGCACACGACTAGTGGGGGTATAGTCCATACCGGGTGGAGCGGGTGTACCGTATCGCGGCTCCCCGCTTTCATACCGCGCCTCCAAAGCGCCCCGTCAAGCTACGGTCTGCACCCACGCTCTTGATACCCCTTGTCCAACCCCCGGTATCACGCCCGATTTCGCTGCGCAACCGTCTTCTTGGCTATCCTGCGCCTCCTGCCCGCTGCCTTTACCGAGAAGTTGCGGGTGCTTCCCAAAGGCTTGGTAGGCTCTATAACATCTATGTTGTAGTAGTCGATTTCGTCAACGTCTTCACAACGCCGTACGACGTCGTTTACCTTCACGGCCTGAGACACGTCCTCGCGCACGATTTCGTTGAGGAGAGTGCTGATCGTCGAGCCCAAAACGTCGATCACGTTGTTGGCGCGAGTTTGGACGCCACGATCAAGAATAGAGTTCACGACCACGACGATTCGGTCAAGGTCCGACATTTCGATCACGTCCTTCATCGGCGTTATGTTGCGCACTCCACCGTCCACCATCTGTGGGCGTTCCGGCGAGACCCAAACGGGCTCGACGAAAACGGGAATAGCCGAAGACGCAAGTACGTACCTTCGCGCCTTCTCCGCTTCCCTGTCGTCGTAGCTTTCTTCGGGATCAATCTCGTAGCCGACGTACTCTCCGGTGTCAATGTCAACGGCTCCGGAACGGAACTTCGTCACGACGTCGTTCGGGTCGAAAACGTCCTGCAAGGTCCTGAACAAAGGTCTGGGATTATAAAGACCATTTTCCATTCCTGCTGCGACTCTAAGGTACCGAAGTATCCCGGTCTCCCAAACGTCCTCTCTTCGCGTTTCGTCCCAAATTTCCCGGAGCTTCGAAGTCCGGTCTTGGGCTACTACGCTTCCGTTTAGGGCTCCGGTGGATACCCCGGCGATGGCGTCCCATTCAAAGCCTTGCTTCTCCAAAAGCCTTACGACTTCGGCCTGGAAGCTTCCTTTTGCCCCACCCCCGGCCAGAACTAGTCCTGTTTTCATGGTTGTTTGTTTTTGTTTTAACTACACTATGAGTTCTCCGTACCTCGGTCCGGTTTCGTAACCGTCTTCCGTCTTGGTGAAGAAGCCTCGACGGGCAAGTGCGTCTCCACCTCGCCTGTCAACGCGCTCGTCGTTGCGGAACTGCCGGATCGACTTTAGCTGCGTTTCCGTAAGCTCGACGCCACGCTTGGTGTGATACGTCTCTCTCCGAAGCTTTCCCAAGGTATCAACGGAGACCTTCTGACTTTCCCACCTTCCCTTTTCGTCACGTGAAAGGTCCGCGAGATCCGAGATCGACAGTTCCGCAACGTCGAGCCCCCAATCTCTGGCGCTGGACACCATGCGCTCTATGCTTTCGTCCACGTAGGGTTCAAGGAGCTCGATGAAGACGCGAACAAAGACCGGGCCGTGAAAACTGACAAGATGCTGGACGCCGAGTTCCTGTACCACCGCGTGTGCGGCTTCGTGGACCACGGTGTGCTTCGAAAACCCTCTTCCGTTCGAAAGCCGAATCTGGTGGACGCCGGACCTGTAGACGCTCCAGCGATTCCTGTTCGGGTGGTGCGCAACGTTGGGAGTCTCGATGTTGTCGTGGTCCGCGAGCAATTCGTTTTTCAGAAACCTTTCGGCCTCGTCCGTGCTTTCGAACTTTTCGGTCAACTCCTCGGAGTGGGTGCCGTCCCAACCGTAGAGGTTGCTCATGTCTCGGAACCTGCGTTCCCAACTGTAGAGCTTGCTACGCTGGTAATCGTCGGGACGGTTCCAGAGCTTGTAGGCGTTCTTCTCTCGATAATTTTCTACCACGTTGTCGTTGCGCTTGATCTTGAACTCGACGCGGTGCACGAGCGCGTAGTTTTTGGTAACGTCTACACGGACTCTGTCTCCGGGTTCAGCCTTGCTTTTCAGGTCTTTCACCTTTCTCAGCCTTTCGCCGTTCAGGTAGCACTCGTAGCAGTAGGGGCTACCCCAACGGGAAAGCTTGGCGGTGATGAGGTCGCGAATGTAAGTTCGGTTCAAGTCTTCCATTGGCTTGGTGGTGTTGGTGGTTGCGTTAACGAAGAAAGAACGGGAGGGCTTTCCAGTCTTCCACACCTTCCGGCTTTTCGGCGTCGTAGTAGTAGTCCCCATCCGTGATCCAGACGTGACCGCCGAACTCGCCCAAAGGCTCGTTCCCGTGAGCTTCCGGTGTGTCGATTCTGACGTTAGGGTCGTCCACCGTTTCCACGACGTCGTATGCGAAGTCTTCACACAAGCCGTCGTTGATCTCGTAGGGCTTCGGGTACTGCTTTCCCTTCGGGTGTCGCGGCATGGTGCCGTTTTCCAACAGGCGTTCGATGGCTTCCGTGACACCCGAAATCGGCTCCACGTCTTTCGTCAGTGGCATGGGTTTCGGTTGGTTGGTGCCTCTCGATTTCGCGTCTCTTTACACGTGTAGAAAGAAAAAAGGTTTCGCGCACACATGCGCTTTCACACGAGCTTCATGAAACCGAATCAAGGGGGTCGAGCATTGAACTTCACGTTATGCTAAAAAACTACGAACTCGACTACGTTCGAAGCGTGGGGTCGGAAGGCTTGGATTTCCGTGTTCTGGACGGATCACGCACTACACTTCTAATTGAGTCCGAAAGCGACTCTTTTCTCGTACCTCCGCATTTCGAATACGGCGACTTGAAGAAGTGGGTTATGGACTGGCCGTGTCCCGTGAAAAACAAGCGCAACCTGCTCGTGGCCCGAAGTCACATGGTTGCAGGGAACTTCGCTCGTCAAACGGGGCTCGATGAAATAGAATATGTCTCGTTCGAGACCGCCCACAGAGACTTGAGAGGCGTTGGATCGAGCGGTGACGTCGTTGTCAGGGTGTTCATCGAAGACATAGAATCCAACTCACGCAAGCTGATGGACAACATCCGAGAGACGGGAAGGCTTGCAAAGCGTGGATTTGCAACCGACAGGATTCTCGAAGTCCAAAAGTTCCGACTGCCTTAACGGAGCCTTCACAGAAGAATCGAAACGTGGAACGTCTTCGTGCGTGTAAACGTGTGAACTAAAATGAAGAACCAACCATCAACCCCCGACATGAGCAAGCAAGAGCTAAAAGAGGAGCGCGAAACGCTTTCTGAGCTTCAGAGCAAGATCTTGAGCCGCCATCCGAAGTACGGGGATCGCCCGGAGGCAATTCAGGCTCTGCTCGAAGACGTTGGAGAGCGTTGGAACGAAGTTTCCGACAAGATCCAAAACTACCAGGATTACGGCCAGCCCGAAGCTCCCGAAACCACGGGTTCGGGGATGAGCCGCCACGACCGCATTCACACGGGCAGTCGTTAACACGATGATTCTTTTCTTTGCTCTCGCGGCACTGGTGGTGGGGCGTTGCCTCCGGGAGGTCTTCGACTTTCGGGGCTTTCCGGTGGTGACGCTCCTGTCCGGTGCCGTCTTTCTTTACGGTTTTTACGTCGTAGGATACTACGGTCCTTCGGTTCTTTTCCACTTCATAACTTGATCTCTTCTTCTATGCGACCAGTTGACGTTGTTAACGTTCTTCAAGAGGTCATCACCTCCGATGAAGACGGGGACGAAATTCGAGAACGGCTGAAATCTGTTATCGATGCCCTCAAAGAGAACAGAGACGTATACTACGACGAGAATAGGGCCAACTTGTACATCGATATTCCAATTGATAACAACAGCAGAGAGGAGACCTTTTATACGCTCTGCCACAAAACCGCACGGCTGTTGAGAACGCAACTCGACAACCTGTCGGTGGAGGGAAAGTCCGATATGGCCGATCTCGACGATTGTAGAGCCCGAAGCATCCAGCGTCTTCGGGAGAGGCTCGATGCCGTCGAAGAACAGTCTGTTGTCGATGCTTCCCTTTTCGATCCGGAAGTTATCCCTGACAACTTCACCGTCGTTAGAGCTATCAAGAACAACTCATGAAGACTTACTTGACTGCGGACCTACATTTGGGCCACAAGAACATTATCGACTACTGCAACAGGCCGTTTTCCGGTCTCGATCAGATGCATGAATACCTTCTGGCTCAAATTCAGGAGGCGGTCGATCCCGGAGACGAGCTTTGGATCTTGGGAGACCTGACGGGGCCGCACACGTTCGACGACCTCAGGTCGTTTTTGGCGCAGATCCCGTGCCCGATTCATTGGATCGAGGGCAATCACGCTCCCGACCTTGACAAAATCTCGGATCTCGTGGAGCACGAAGGCCACTACGCCGAGATCAAGTCTGGGATTAAGAACGCAGAAGGCTACGGGCTTTCGATTGCGCTTTCCCACTACCCCATGGTTCGTTGGAATGGCTCCGCTCACGGGCACTTTCACGCCCACGGGCACGTCCACGATGGTCTTAGGGAGAAGAACTTGGGGGAACGCCGAATGGACGTTGGTGTGGACGCTCAAGGATTTAAGCCGATATCGGTCAAAGATTTGGCGCTCGTTTTGAAGCAAGTCACGCCTCCTAAAGACAGAGAAAAGTAGCGAGAGCGGTTCGAAACAAGAGTAGGTACTTAGACATTTACGAAGAACGAGAAGCGAGAAAGACTCGCTCAGAACTGCATCCTTAACAGCTTCACGTATGAGAGAAACTAGCATCAGCCTCTTAGTAAAAGATGACCATGTCACATTTCACACTTCCGACAAAGGGACAGCAAAATCGATCAAGAATCGTCTCGAAGAGCGGGGCGCGGATTGGGAGTGGTCCGAGTACCAGTGCGGAGAAGGCTCTTGGAAATTCCTAGTATCGAAAGAAGATTGTAGAGCGCCCAGCAGAATCATTAAGAACCCGGCTCCAAACATAGGATGATTCGAAACAGCGTTTTTGGATGCCCGTTCAGAGTTGTGAGGCACTTCGCTTGCGACGATTGGGTTGTGGAACCTACGCCCACCGTTCTCGGAGTGTCGTTCACTACTGTATTTTTTGCCGTTGCTGGCCGTCCGTTCAAAGACGAAGACAGGGCAAAAAGCTTCGCAACGATTTTGAACGAGGGCAACCAGCATCCTCTACCTCCATTCACGACAAAAACGAGTTCATGAGCTTTGAAAAGAGACATGTTGGAGAAACCCGAGAAGTCGAAGACCCGTCGCCGTACGGAGACGGAAAGCACGAGTGGTCTCCATACCCCGAAGCTCTGGATGTTGGGAGGCTTGCTGAAGTTGCTCAAGACATGATCGAGCAGGTGGCGGACGTCGAAGTCACGAGAGAACGTGGCGACGACGGCGTAAGGTACGACGGTCCTCCACTTCACCCGAGGTTCTTCGTTACGGCGTTCAAGCCCGAAAAGGCGCTCTCAAAAGAGAAACTCGATTTCGCTTTTGAAGATCAAGGGCGCGACGCTCTGGAAGAGGTGATGATGGTAATTCTGCAGATGGGCATCGAGCAGGGACTTAGGCTCGCGAGGGGCGAGTGGATGGACAAGGATATGGTAAAACGTGCACTTAACAATTTGGAAGAAAGAAGAGACGAGCTTCCGGACGAGTACTTGGACAACCAAGTCGAAATGATCAAAAATCAACTTTCAATAGACGAATCATGAACAAAACAGTAGCAGGAGCTTCGGCAGTAATTGGCTTCTTCGGATTCTTACTTCTCATCTTCTTTCTCGCTCTTTTTGACGTTGGGCTAAAGAAGGTCATTTGGCCTCTGGAAGAGGAAGCGAGACGCGAGAAGTATGAAGAGTCCAGAACTCACGTCGAGGGAACTATCGACGATCTCTACAGGCTCCGAACCAAGTGGTCGAAGGCTGAAGGTGGCCACAAAGAAATGCTGGAGGGCCGGATTCTGCGTCGTGCACGCGACGTCGATCCATCGGAGCTTCCTCCGGAAATCGATTCTTTCGTTGATTCTCTCAGAAAAGAAAGCATGAACAAATGAAGCGACTCATTCCACTACTTTTCGCTTTCGCAATCGTAACAATGGGTGCCGAGGGTTGCGGCGGTAGCGGGTCTGAAGCCCAACAACAAGCTCGTGAAGACGTTGAACAGCTTGCTGACGAGCTTTATGCCGAGGTCGGAACGCCTGAGATCAACAATTTCCAGGAGTTTAAGGTAGCGAAGGAAATCATGGAACTTCGCGATCAAGAGCTTACGACTTGGACCTACATTGTTGATCGAGACGGCCAGAAGCACCTCGTGTGCAAGTCCTTGGGATACGGCCTTCCGTACTCTACTCAACTCACAAATCCCGAGAAGACAATCCACGAAGGTCACGGCGGAGATCATTCACTTCCGCAACGGGAACCGAACGGGCTCTACATGCCGGACAACGTTTCAGCGACGTGGGTACTTTGTCAGGACGATAGCGAACGTGGCTACAGTCCACAGTACGTGGAGCCGCGAATTATGGTCTTGACGAGCAAGGCTGAAAGTCTGGAGTAAGACGACGAAGGGGAGGAGACGTCGCCAACAGGTGGCGTCTCCTTTTACTTCGTTCTGAGTTCGGTCTCGAAGTCCATGAGTTCTTGGTAAAGGTCCTTTTGATCTTCTACCATTCCACGAGCCCAATCCGCCATTTCGGGACAGTCTCGCTGCGTGAGGTTGTAAATGTCTTCAAGTTTTGCCGTAGTGTACTCTACGGTTTCTCTCGTCTCACGAACACACTGCACGAGCTCGTCTTTGTCCCTTCCTTGGAAACTTCCCTTAATGGGAAGGTCTTCCATGACCTCAGAGACGAGACCTCTGAGTTTCTGCTTGTCTAGCTTTTTCATTTCAATTCTTTTGGTCTTTTACAGCTTTAAATAAGCCCATGTGCTGTCTTTTTTCGTTATACGGATCAACATGTTTGCCTTCCCGAATGTCGGTCTAATCCGAACAACGACAACCATCTCCATTCCTGACGGCTGGTACGATTCCAAGCTTTGGGAAATGAAGCGAGAGCTATGGAGAAGTGAAAGAGCACTTGACAAGCTCTTAACAAGCCCACGGGAACCTTCGTTTGGGTTCGTGCGTGCAACACAACGCGATCATCTTCAAAGGGCACGTTTTCGCCTCATGCAAGTTCTCGTAGAAGCGTTGGAGGACATTCTTCCCGACAAGACGGAATATGTGGCTCGATCTCAAAGTGCCGTTTACTTTTCTTCTCGCGGAATAGAAGAGGTTTCGAAGAATCTCGACAAGGCGTTGAAGCGCAGAGGAATCGTGGTCGAGGTCTTTGACAATCCAGCTTCTCCCCAAGTTCGCGTCGAGCTTAAAGACGTGAAAAGAGAGATAGAGAAGGCAGAAGAGTTGGCCGATTATCTGGCTTACAAGCATTACAGAAACACGCGAGACGACGAGTACGTTCCGGAAAAACCAACTGCAGAAGACTACAAGGAGTTGAAAAAAGAGCTTGGACGATCCGAAAGCTACGCAGAACTCATCGCCTTTCAGGAAAAATTCAAGGAGTGCGCCGAAGATTACAACGTCGAAATCGAAATGTATGGCGGTCCGACGAATCAGATCTTTTAACCACCACTCGATACCATGAAGGTTTTCCGACTCCACTTTCACGATGGCGAAAATCCACTGGACGTTGAATTCGAAGACGTGGTTGGCGTTGAGAATCCTAACTTTGACGGCTTGATCTCGGTCGAGGTCAAGGTCACTCGTGGAAATAATATCCACTACGTTCCGGAACGCGTGGAACTTCTGGAGCGCGACGAAGATTGCGACGTCGATCTCCATTGATGAAGCCCTCGTGAAGACCGAAACGAAAACGGGGGCTCGTGCGTGAAAGGAGTGTAACTCTTTTTGACAGCAACCACCAACTGCCATGTTCTCGATTCAAGCACCGAGTCTCGGAGAGCGCAATCGGTACGGCGGACACGTGGTCCGCATAGTTTCCGAAACTACCTTCGGTCCTACAACGGACGCCGAAAATCGTCTTCGTTCTCGACTTCCCGGAGAATTCGAAATTGTGACGCCCGGAGAAGGATACGGTAGAGTGGCATACGTCGTGTGCGAAAGCGCGGAAGAAGAAAAGGAAGCCGCGTTTGCAGCCGTGGGTGAGCGGGGCGTCCTGGAGATCGTGGACAAGATCCGCTGGTTTCTCGCCGTCCACTCCTGCGTTTATTACGACCACGGAAAGACCGTGTGTTCTGATTCAACTTGGGACCGCAAAGCCAGAGAGCTTGCGAAGCTCCAAGACGTGTTTGGAGCAGACGTGGGGTCGTGGGAAAACGAGACCTTCGACGGTTTCAGCGGAGACACGGGGTATCACCTGCCACGGACAGGAGCCGTAAAACGGGAAGCCCGGTCAGTGATCGAACAGGCCGAAGAGGAAGACGATGAATGATCTTTTTCGCGTCGTAGAAAATACCGATAGAGGCGGTCCCGCTAACTTCTACGTCTGCAAAAATTGCGGCTGGAAGGGCGCTCCACTTGATCTTGAGTCCGGTGTCGTGAAAGTTACGGAAAATACTGAGGCTCTTACCAGCCGCATTTGTCCGGGTTGTGGGAAGAGCGAGTCCGCCCTCTGCAAGACTCTTCTCAGTAGATCATGAGAGCGTTAACCGCAATACTTATTGCTTTCGTCGTTGCCGTTCCAGCTAACGGACAAAGCTTTACCGTAACCTTCGGATCAAAACACTACGCTACCTCCGAGTCGAAAAACGAAGCCAATCCCGGAGCAATCGTCGGGACCGGAGTTACCGAAAAGATCTGGGGCAAAGCCGGGATATACGAAAACAGCGAAGGCAAAGCGTCCGTTTTTCTCGGCGGCGGCTACCGACTTGTGTTCCACGAGTACTTTCGGGCATATGTAGGAATGGCCGCTGCAACTGGTTATGGGACGCTGATTCATGCTCCCACTCTGAATACCGTAGGGTTCTTTCCGACCGTTTCTTTGGAGATTGGCCCAAAAAATTATAGCCTCTCTCTTATCAACATGCCCGGAGTAGTGGGATTTGGCGTTACGATGCGACTTCAATAAATCATGAGCCGTTTGTCTTGAAGGATTTCGTCGCCTACCACTTGATGTGCGCAATTCCAGCAGATAAGCTCGATATTTTCTGCTCTGTGGTCGCTTTGGTCTCCATTCTTGTGGTTCAAATAGAGCGGGACCTTGCCGTCCGTGATGCGCTCTTCATCGAATCCACAGATTTCGCACTTCTCTTCTCTGTATCCATTTTTGATCAGCCTTTTCTTTAGCTTCAAGGGATCGTACTCTGGATACTTGCCTTCGAGAATGTCGTCGAGCGCGTATTTGCCTTTGTGGAGGTTGTAGCCAGTTCTTATGCCTTTTCCACTTGGGTTCTTTTGCTCTTCGAACAAGCCGTACATCTTGGCGTACTTTTTATACGTGTTGTACGCGACACCCAGATGGTCTGCGGCTTGAGAGCAGCTTTTCGTACTTGCGTTCGCTTCCTCTATGTCTTTCTTAAGAAGCGGAAACTTGGACCTTCCCATTTTATTATATCGTTATTCGTCGAACATCCAATCGACGACGACCATTTGACCCGGCTCAACGTCTCCTTCGTTAAGAAAGTCAATGTTTACTTTCTTCGCTTGGAACGAGTAGTCTTCGAGATAGACTTCTCTCATGGCTTCTTGGTACTCTTCTTGAGCTTCATCGCCAGGAAACTTGGCTCGATCCGTGTCCTCGACCGTTACCAAATTGCCGTCTTCGTCGGTTTCCGCATGCTGCTTCAAAAGCTCCTGCCTCTTTTCTTCCATGCTTCTTTGAATCTCCATCAAGGCTTCAGCGTTGTCGATTGCGGCCACCGTGAGACCGAAAGGAAGCTGTGCAGGTGAATAGTCGTCGTTAGCCGCATCTTCAACGAGCATCGACTGCAAAGTGTTGACGGATGCCTCTATTTCGGAGCCCGAGAGTTGAACGGTTTCTTCGGGGAGTCCGGAAATCATGAATCGAATAGTTCTCGCCTCGTCGGTTCCCAACACGTAGTCTCCGGCGTGCTTTACGTCAACCTCGTGGAACTCCACCTCCGAAGTGTCTCCGTAGATTTCTCTGAGGTCCTTTTCGAATTCCGAACGTGCATCCTCGTCTTCGAACTTGGCTTTTACCGTTCCATTTTCTTGAGTATACTCAAGTTGTCCGTTCTCGTCGGTTTCTGCGTGTCGCCTCAGAATTTGCATTCTGAAATCTTCGAGGTCGTCCGCTTCTGTACTGATTCGATTTGAAGTCTTAGAGAGAGCGTAGGTGAACTTGACCGACGTGTCTCCGTTGTCGATAATGTTGCCAATAACTTCATCGGCGTCAACTATTCTGTCGTTCTGTAGTTCTTTTGTGGGCATAAGACAATGTGAATTTTTTTCTAGTTCGTGATACGTCGCTTTCTCGCTTTTTAAATAGTGTCTCTGCAAGTTAGAGTTGCTTCTTAAAGAGCCTATATGGGAGAGTTTGAACCAGTTCCTCCAATTACGTCCGTAAACGTGCTTCCGTTCGGCGTTCTTTCCGCCCACTGTAGCTGGATGTTGTTTCCGACTCCAAGTGGGTCATAGAGGTAAATCGCGGCTTCTCCGGGGTCGAGCGTGTTACTAATGTTTATTTGAGAAGTTCTTACGCTCTTGAATTTCAGAAGGCCGTTTTCAAATTCGAAGTCTCCAATTACCTTCAATTTATCGGCGTCTACGGTCACGTCGTCGGCGCTTATGTCTACCGCGTTATTCAACGCTGTGATATCGAGGTTGGAGGTGATAGACTTTAGAGTGAGCTTTTCCGAAGCTTCCACTTGCATTTCACTTCCGCTTCTTAATTCGAGATTATCAATCGAAGATATGAAAAATTGATCGTCTCCAGTTCTGTACTCGATTTTAGCGTCTATAGTGTTGCTGTCCATGTCGCTTTTGGAGTCGTGGAACGTGATTGAAGTAGCACCGGAGAGATATTTTGTTCCGAAGGATCCATCGATCCTAAACTGGTCGTTGGGGCCTGTAAGGGTTCCGTCTAACTCTACCCCGACGAAGTTACTGCTTCCGGCGCTGTTGGTACCCGTCAGTCTTTTGTCGGAGTTCTCGTCGTGCAAGAACCGCTGTACGATTTCCGCATTGAAAGTCGAAGAATTTTCGGTGATGGAAAATTCGCTGTCCGCCTGACTGAATTCGATGTTGCTGATGGTTCCTCCACTACCACCGCCGGGGCCGCCGCCGTCTACGGTCGAAAACGTAACGTTCGTCACGTGTCCATTGTTATCGAACTCGATGGTCTCCAAAAAGCTTCCGGTTATCGTGTTTTCGTTAGCGCCATTAACGTCGTGTTCCAACGACCCGGCGTTGGCGTCTACTTTAAGGGATGGAGAAAGTCCAACGGTTACGGCTTCTTGGACGTGTCCTTCTGCGGTAGTTTCTACTACGTTTTCCGTCGCGAATTCAAAGCTCTTTCCCGTATCCTCGTGATCGATTCTAACCTCTCCACTACTTGGAGACGTTGCTTCAAGCGCGTTTCCCGCTACTATTGTTGAGGCGTCCCCAAACGACCGCGAATTTTCAGGATCGTCTACGGATATGGTACTACCGCCTGAAATCGAAGCTGAAATGACATACTTTGCAGGGCTGTTAGCCTGCGTGTTTTTCGTAATGTCTATATTACCTGAGCCGACCAGATCTATGGAGTCTATTCTTTTCACGTGCCCGTCAAAAGTACCTCCGCCTCCCGTTGGAGGCTGAGACTTGTTGATATCGAGACCGCTTACGAGCCGTACTCCGTCTTGTATGTCTTGTCCGGCTTCTTCGAATCCACCTGAATCTATGGCTACGTCTTTGTGAAAAAGCAGAATATTGCCCGAATCCGCTCCGCCATTTCCGAGTTGCAGAAGCCTTCCAGCCGACATGCTAAGAACACCTTCGTTCTCTGCGCGGATGGTGATTTCGTCCGTTCCGTCACTATCTATGTCGCCTTCAGTGACGTTGAAAGAAGTGCCTTCCGTATCCTCGAACCTGAGGGTCCTCGTGGGTGGAGCACCACTTTTAACCGAAACGGAAGAAGAAAATCGGGTTTGAGGAGAACTACTAAGGTCTCCACTTTCAATATTCCAAAAGAACTCGCCACCCACAATTTCACCCTGAACCGTGGATCTCAGGTCTTCGAGGTCAGCTTCAAACGCCCATTCGCTACCGAAGTTTAGGTCCACGATGTTCTCGGTAGCCCCGGTGAAGTTTGGAGCGTCGTATCTGTCGATGCTTCGCAACGGATGACCGGAATTGTTCACCGGATTGCCCGTCGTCCCAAATTCGTTTCCCGTTCTGAAGCCAGAGACGTAAGACACGGTAGCACCGGGCATCAAGACGACTGTGACTTCAGGTGGGATGCCGACGTTCCCGACTCCGGTGTAGTCTCCGGGGTTTAGAACCACCACACTACCTGGATTGACCACCAAGTCGTCGTTCGTGTCCGTAAGTTCGCCCGACAATTCGCTCTCCGAGAAATATCTTTTCTTCCCGGAGTCGGGTTCGATGATTTCGATTTGTCCAGATACTGCCATAAGTTTCGTTTCTTTTAGTGTTTTTTTTACTATCCGGGGTCGACGTCCGCACCGCCTCCATTCGCCTCTAAGAATACCATTTGTGCAGCACCGCCGTCTCCACTTTCTGCTTCGGCAAAGAACCTAATATACCCTTTTGGCGGGGGATCGGGTCGATCTGTCCCGCTTTGCTGCGACAGTCGGGTCGGTACGTCGATGTAGCCGTTGTTCGATAGTATAATCCTCGGGTCATCGTTTCCGCCAGTTGAAGCAAAATCGATTCCTGAGTTTCTGCACTCTATTTGAAGTCCGCTACTTGAGTTGCCACCAATGCTGTCTTCAAAAGATCTGTCAAATGCCATCCTTATTTCGTTTTCCGCTCCCATAGCGATATTTCGATCAGTTCCGCTATCGCCTCCTAATCTTATGGTGGGGGAAGTTCCATTGGCGTCCATAACTAACGTCAGCTGGCGGTCGGCTGTAATCCCGAGACTTTGGATACCGTCGATAGATGACAGTGGGGTGCTCCCGTCTTGATCGATTCCATCGTTGTTGTCAAAGAAACTGGTAACTTGTGGCGATGTAGATACATCAAAAATTTTACCGGACCCATTGTCAAAGAATCGAACCTTATTTCCGTTAGGCGCGGTTATAGCGACCGTGTCGTTTGCGTGAAAGAGTTCCTTCGGTTTTATCGTAGCGGTTAGATCGGTGCCGTCGTTCCTGTTGAGAGTGAGTTCGTTACTGTTGTCGCTGTAATTTGTTCCGTCGATGAAAGTATTACCGGAAGAAGTCTGTATAGCGTCTCGAATGGCTCTTTCCGTAGCGAGAGAATTGTGGGTGGAGTTGTTTGCATTTCTGATGTCAGTTCGAATATCGGTGACGCTGGTTCCACTGTCAAATCCGAGAGAACCGTTTATCGTTAAAGAGCCACCCATTGTGTCCCCGCTTTCTTTAACGTATCTGCTATCGAGGTTTGTGGTAGAAACGCTGGTCACGTGTCCAGCCGAGGACGTTCCGACCTCCTGAATCACGGTCCCACCACCGTTCCCTGTACTTTCGTCCGAAGACACGTTGTGGCTAACTTTTACGTTTCCGGTTCCTTGGTCTACCTGAAGATCCGAACCAGTGCTAATGCTGGTGACTCCGGAACCTGACGCTCCGCTGGCGTCAATTGTGATTTCGTCTGGGCCACCATCGACTTCGCTCACATTAACAACAGCTCCACCCACTCCGAGAAGATGGGCTTCTTCCACGGCATCGACGTGCCCGTCGCTTTCGGTCTGTTGACTGTCACCCGGCTCGGATTCGTGAATAGCCAAGTTTCGAAGAACGACGGCTCCATTCGATGGGTCGGAAACGTCGATGCCGGGGCTGGGGTTAAAGTCGGTTTTTATGGATTCGTGAGATACGCTCAAATTTCCAACAGAATTGTTGTTTTCTTCAAAAAGGAGCCTGTTGAAGTTGATGGACTGAACGAAATCGTCGGGGTCCAGAGAAATTTGAATCTCTCTCGTGTCCTCCTGAACCGCGACTTCGGCTCCCGGTCCTCCCCGAAAGCTAAGAGTTCTCAAATTCTCGTCTGCGTCCCCGGCGAGAACGTCGATTTCGTCGTCTGCTCCTGCCCTTGCTGCGGTCCAAATCTGGGGTGTAGCTTCGAGTGACCACTCGCTAGCGAGATTCAGGTCCGCTATGTTTTCTACGTGACCCGTGAAGTTCGGCCTGTCGTACCGTTTGAAGTCTCCGGAAAGAGGATGAGTCTGGTTGCTGTCGTTCGGGTTGCCGTCGTGGTCGAAGACTGCGCAATTGTCGGGGCAACCGGGGTCTCTGAAATCGTCCGTATATTCAACATCGGCTCCAGGCAGAATCGTCACGGCTACGCCTTCCGGAATCTGAATCTCTTCGTCGAGATTCGAGAAGTCTCCGGGGTGTAGCGTTACATGACCGAACGGTCGAGCTTGGTTTTCTATAACGTCTTTCAAATCTTCGACGTCGAACTCAAGCTCCAATGCTGTTCCCGCTCTAGCAAGTGATACTTGACCTATTAGTCCCATATTATATCTTTTTACCAGTCCTGAACAATGCTCGTTTCAAAAGTAACGTCTCCGGAGGTAGCCCCTCTCGTCTCTGCCATAATTACGGCGTAATCATTTTCTCGAAAAAAACCTCTTCTTTTGTGCTGAAACAGAAGAGGTCGTGGGAGTCCCCGTTGTGTACCAGAAGTATAAAAGCTGGCAAATCCATTCTTTAAATAGCTTCGATACAGAAATGGGGAAGTGCCCGAAAGCGAGCACTCCCCCAATCTGGTCTTCTAAATGTCGGAAAGTTTCCCGTTAGGCGATGCTCAAGAAGTAGTTGAGCTCTATGTTGTCCGTTCCAGAGTTCGGAGCGGTGTCGTAGTTCACCGTGAGATTGGTAGAATCAGCCGTAACGTGGGAAACTCCGGAAGCGTCGTTCGTAATAGCCTGAACGCTCCACTCGCTAGGAGTGTCGGAGAGTCCGTGCGCGATGTTGAACTGAGTCGTGCTTCCATCGCCGCTGAACGTCGCACTTCCGGTCCTAACGTCAGAATTGACGGTCACTGTGCCATCGGTGTCGTCGGTGACTCCGAGTCCGGTACCGAAGTTAATGTCCGTAGCTCCAGAAACGACTTCGGTAGTGTCTTCGGAGACATTTACTCCGCCACCACCACCACCGGAAGCATCAATGGTGACTTCATTTGAGCTTACCGTACTAACGGTGAGGTTGCTGCCAAAGTTGAAAGCAGATGCGGTCTGAAGGAGCGTTCCACCGTCCTTAACATCAACCGAAGCGGAACCGAGCTCTGCTTCGATTGCTGCCTCTGTGAGGAGAACTTCATCGCTTGGGCTCGACGTGTTGAGCGACGTCGAGATCTCACTAACTCCAGTTCCGTTAGCGAGCGTCATAACCCCTCCTTCAGTAATGTCGAAGACCCTGTTTTTGCCGGAATCTTCGATCTGAAGTCCTTGCCTGATATAGGTTCCATTTCGGTAAGTGACGTAAAGTCCGTCGAGCCTAGCCGTGCCATCGTAGTAACTGCTGTCACCGGATTGGGCGTTCGGGTTGTCTCCAACTCCGATTTGGAAAATTCTGTCATCGTCGTTGAAATCCGAGAAGTTAAGAACTCCAGTTACATTTCCACCGTCTCCGTCCCTGTAGTCTTCGGAATAAAGACCAGCGACCAAACCACTGTGAATTCTACCGATGTTATCAAGTCCGGTCACAAAGGCGTTGGCACCAAGGGACTGGTTGGGGCCGAACACCGTAGAACCCCGCTCAATAGCCTGAGGTTGGGTTTCTTCGTTATCAACGGTTTCTGCTCCGTGTGCGAAAGAACCGAAGCCGTCCGCAAGCGACCCATTTCCAGAAGCGAAGGCGTAGTTCTGAGCAGCAGTAGTACGCCTTCCAATAGCGAACGATGCATTCTGCTCGGCTCTTGTACGAATGCCGAAGGAAGCCGAGTATTCTCCGCGAGCTACCGTATTCTGACCAGTAGCGAACGAAACTCCGCCTATAGCTGCACTGTGTTCACCAATGGCGATACTGGAATATCCTCTGGCTCTGTTGTTAAATCCGAACGCGAACGCGTTGTCGGAAGTCACGGTGTTGATTCCATTTCCGAATCCACCCATACCACCTCCACCGAAGCCGAGTTCTCCGTTATCTCCACGGGCAAATGCACCGGATATCGCTTCTCCGGTGGTTGGGTCTACACTATCTTCGGGATCGATGTTAGGACTGCTTACACCAGCAGTGAAGATTGTGGTGGACCTTTGAACGTCAAAGAACGTCGTTGCGTTCGGATTGAAGTCCTGATATCCCTGCCAAAGATCAATTCCCACATCAGCGTCAGTGCTGTACTGGTAAAGAGCATTTCCATCATTACCGAGGATGTAAAGGTTAGCAAACCTAGTTGCACTGTTGTCCACCGTACCAGTCGTTACACCTTGAATGTCGCTGTCTGTTTCGGAAATATCACGACTATACCTCTGTGACTGACTTCCAGGTGAAGCTTTGTGAAAGCCACCTTCGAATTCATAAATGGTACCAGAAGCGTCGGTGATGTAAATTGTCTCACCGAAGTCGGCGTACCTGAATCCTGTGGCATTGGAAATGCCGAAGTCGTTGTTGAAACTGGTGTTTTCTACCGTAGAACTCGTGTCGTGGCCAGTTGCGAATTCCCAAAGGTGAATATTTCCATCGGTATCGAGAACGAACATCCTCGAACCAGCCGGGACCGATCCCTCGCGCATGAAGTTCAGGTCTTCGGGACTGGTAGTAGCACCGGATATGTCGAAGGTGTTGTTGAGTGTAGCGGTTGAGGTATCGTATTCGGTGCCGAGTGTGTACTCGTAAACGCTGTTATTACCAGCACCAAGAACGAACAACTTAGAACCATCGTTGGCAATCTCTACTGCTTCAGGAGTAGCGTCTTGACCACTAACATCGAAGCTGTTGACGAGACTAGCTGTGGTAATGTCGTTCGAATTACTCAAGGTATACTCATCGACTTCAGTGTTTCCCCGGTCGAGGACGTAGACCTTACTTCCTCCATCGCCCATCTCCACATCGGCAAAATCGGAGCCTTGTCCCGAAATGTCAAAACTTCCATTGGTACTTCGAAGGGAGTCAACCCCACCAATAGCCTGAGAGTTTTCGTCAAGTCTAAAGGTCATGGTGTACTCGTTGTTGCCATCGTCCGGAACTTGAACATCGGCGGGGGTGTGAGCTATTTGCTCTCCATCCTTGAGGTTCATCTTAAACCAAGGTCCCATGTTATATTCGGCAGAGTTGAAATTGGAGAATTCCTGCCTGCCGAACCTGAGCCTAGCGAACGACGCCATCAAGGACGTGCTGTCCAGAATGGTGAATTCGCCTACGGTATAAGTGATTTCAAGAACGTCGGTTTGCGACGAACTTGGTGGAAAGGTGGCCGGAACCGAACCCATAACAAGGTCATTGTAGCTGGAATAGGTCAGACCACCATCGAGGGCGTCAAGACTGTTGCTTCCGTCGTTGAATTGTCGAACTCCCTCAGTGGAACCGCCAAGTGGAACATCGACTATTGCTTCACCAGACTCCGTTTCCGTGTTGTCAGTAACGGACAGGTTGTCATTGAAGTCGATGTTATCGATTCCGGTAGCAACGTCAGTTCCACCATCTTCCACCGTGATACTGGCGGAACCTCCTCCTCCAGCGGTGGAGTTGATGGTAACGGCACCATTTCCATCATCTGTGACAGAAAGGTTGGTACCAAAGTTAAGGTTGTCAATCCCTGTGTTGACGTCGGTTCCTCCGTCGTCAACGTCAATGCTGGTACCACCACCACTAGCCGACGCGTCAACGGAAATCGTCCCGTCTGCATCGTCGGTTACAGATAGATTAGAGCCGAAGTTAATGTCGGTTGGGCTGGTGAGAACAGAAGAACCGTCGTCCGAAACGGACATTGGTACTTTGATCCTTTTCCAAACTCCTTCGTTCGCCCCACCATCTGCAAACTCCGAAATGCTGGATGCTACAAGCTCCGTGCCATCTGCGTTCGAGGCTTCACCAGCGGGGTCCCAGAGGAATTGATTTCTTTGTCCGTCGTCGTCGCTATCAACAATAACTACCCGGTTAGCGGTCGGGCGTGTGTTTTTAAGGGCCGTTATATCAGCCGCCCTTTGCTGTTCTTCAGGTACAAAAGTACGTGCCATAAGTCATTTTTGGAAGACTAAAGCGTTAGACGTGACATTTTAGACAAAAGAGACTAGTAACTGAACCCCGATTCGTTCTGTAAATATAGCTCGAATTTTCTTAACCGCTTCTTCACGATCTGGCATCAAGTCTGAACTTCACGTTGTTCGTGCCAGAAGGAGGAGCGGTTCCATAGTTCACGGTGATGAACGTTGAATCGGCGGTGGTATGAAAGAAACCGGAAGCATCTTCTGTGATGGGTTCCACATGCCAATCGTTCGGGGTTTGATTGAAGCCGTGGGGAATCTGAAACTGGGTCTTAACACCGTTTCCGCTGAACGTGTTTGGTTCTTGAAGGAACGCAGCGTAGTTCAGTACCACGTTGTCGGTACCGGAAGCTGGCGGAGTGTCGTAATTAACGATTATGTTCGTCGCGTCCGCATCGGTAAAGGCGATTCCACGTGCATCTTCGGTAGCCGCTTCTACAAACCATTCGCTCGGAACTTCGGGAAGACCGTGGGGAATAGTAAACTGAGTAGCAACCCCATCTCCATCGAGAGTAACTTGACCACCTGCATCCGGTCTTTTAAGGTCGGTGGCGTAGTTAACTATTACGTTATTCGTACCAGAAGTCGGCGCGGTATCGTAATTGATCGTTAGCGTGTTCGCATCTGCGGTAGTGTGAGAAACGTTTGATCCGTCGTCTGTAACTTCTTCGATAAACCACTGTCTTGGCACGTATCCGAGACCGTGGGTAATCGTAAATTGCGTAGTGCTGCCGTCTCCGCTAAATGTAGCGGTTCCACGCGCTTGCTTCACGGTGTCTACTCCATTGACTTCAACTTCGTCTGTGTTGTTTACACTAGCTTCGAGAAGGTCGTTGAAGTTAATAATAGAAGCCGCAGTGGTCAAAGATCTCTCGTCGTCTTGGGCTTCGACGCTGTACGTTGCTTCGATGGTCACGCTACCGTCTCCGTCGTTCACAACGTCCAACTCGGTGCCAAAGTTGATATCGTCGGTGCTAGAAACAACCTGTACGCCGTCGTCGGAGACGTTTGTTCTCGTATCCGAGGACCCGGAGGCATCGATTGTCACACTTCCATCGTTGTCGTCCGTAACGGTTAGATTAGCACCGAAGTTGATGTCGGTGGTGTCGGCAACGATCTGTACACCGTCGTCGGAGACGTTAGTGCTCGTGTCCGTGTTGCCTACACCGTCAATCGTGAAGGTACCGCTTCCATCGTCCGTAACGGTCAGATTGGTGCCAAAGTTGAGATTGAACCCCGTGCCAACGTTGGCTCCACTGTCGTCAATGGGGAGAACCACGTTTAACGTCTGTCCGGTTTTCGTGAGACCACTTCCCGCACCGATTTCACCTGCGGCGGAAAATTGAGACCAGTTGATGGAAGTCGTTCCAACACTGATCGGATCGGGAGTCGTGACAATGTAGGAGGAGTCTCCGTTTGTCGTTCCCTCTTCAACAAAGGCAAACGTGCCGCTCGTGATTTCGTTGTTCTCGTCGGCGTCTGCAGATCGGATCCACGTGGTGGGGTCAATAGCCGTTTTAGCTACATAAACTCCGTTCTCTGCAGCCGTGCTTTGATCCTTGAGGAGCACCCGGTCTCCATCGGAAAGCGTGACTCCGTCGACAGGGTTCGGGTCGGTGTCGGCAGTCAAGTCGATACTCGTTCCATCGGTGGCGGCGCGGACGCTTTCTTTCAGGTCAAGTCCCTGAGCCACGCCGTCAACGTAAGCCTTGGTTGTGAAGTCTGAGCTTTTCGATGGTGTCGTTGTCGTCGCGATAGAAGGTAGATCGGAAAATTGTGGTCTGTTGTCTTCATCGAGCCCAACGTCTGAAAGATCGATGAGAGCCACCGTTGTTGAGCCGCCGAGAGAAGCCGTGTTCCCGGCTACGGTCACTGCGTCGTTTTCGAGATCCACGGTGGCGGAACTGTCACCGTCGCTCGTAGCTTGAACGTTTCCGGTGAAGTTGATATCGTCCGTTTGCGTCACCACCTGTACTCCGTCGTCCGAAATGTTCGTCGTGGTGTCCGTGGAGGATGCAGCTGCTACAGTTACCGAACCATCGGCGTCGTCCGTTACCGTCAGGTTGGCGGCGAAATTGATATCGTTCGTGTTGGCAACGACTTGCGACCCACTGTCGGATACGTTGGTTCTGGTGTCGGTGCCGGATGCCGCATCAACGGTCACAGAGCCGTCATTGTCGTCCGTAACGGTTAGATTAGCACC